GACAATTTCAATCCATTCTATTGTGAGATTGACGGAGAGGAACACGATTGCTACGATGGTTGTGAAAGACCAAACGAAGATGATTTTGAATGCGAAGATGATTACTACGATGCACTATATGAGTGGCAGGAAGAAAAGCACGAAGAAATGTACTACAATTTCAAGAACTTTGTTCGTGACTACCAGATTGATTGCTAAACTAACAACAAGTGGGGAAGGCTTAAAAACCTTCCTCACATAACCAACAAAACAACTATGAATAAAAAAGTTTATTTGTTTACTGCACAACAAACATACGACTTGGAAGTCCTTGACTTGGTTAAGAAGGTCTTTGAAAAGAAGGAAGATGCAGTCGCTTACCTCAAAAAGTTTATTGATGGTGAAAGAGAGAACATAAAGAATAGTGGGTGGCAGATTGATGAGGATTGCGACACTTGGTTTGTTGCCTTTAAGCCATTCCGATACATCGAAAACCACATCGAAGTTAGTGTAGATGAAATGGAAATAGAGTGATTGTTTTTATTGTTATACTTGTTGCGGAAGGGTTGCCAGATTAACACTCTGGTAGCCCTTCTTTATATAAGCACTTTATAAAGTACCCATACACCTATGCGCACGAAGAAGTGTTAAATTTATGTTAAATAGGAAAATCCTCTTGGAAATTAGAAATAATTGTTATAACTTTGTCCCCAGAAAACAATAAAAACAAATAAAACTATGGGAGATTTAATTATTCTTTTGATTATTGGAGTGTTGACAATATCATTCCACGAAAAGTTTAACGAAACAATAAACAAATAAAACATAATCATCATGGAGATTTATAGAATGAGCGAATTGCTCGAAGAACATAAACAAAAGAGAAGTTTTGAATACTGGGTTTCGCTACAACAAGGCGAAATAATATCCAGAGCATACGACAAGAGAAACACAATAGACAAGAAAGGTCTGGCTTGTGAACTTGGAATTTTTGCAACTCTGGCAAATGCTTATTCCAGATTGAAGAAGTTAAGAAAGAAGTCCGAAGGCTACGATGTCATTATCAAAATTGATAAATATGGCTATCATACATTCGAGTTTTGTTTCCCAGTTACCAGAGAAGAATACGATAAAGCCATCAGCAATAAAGTACAACTATTGAAGAAGTATGGCGGTGGTGGCATTGTAAGGTTCGATGAGTGCCTTTATGATGTCTGCAAAGACAGAATAAACAAAGAATTCAATTTCTTGGAAATGACATATAATAATATCTATGATTATAAGAAGAATTATGTTGCATCAATCCATGTTACAAAATTTCTTAAATAGTGTTAATTTATTTGCATAATCCAAATAATTGTTGTAAATTTGCGGTGTCAAACAACCAAAAACAATAAAAACTATGAAAGAAAGAATTATCTTTAACAACATTAACGTGAACGAGGAAGACTATCAAGACGACTTTCTTGATTGGTGCAACATCAATGGCTATAATACAGAGGAAGAAGACTTGGATGAGTTTGTGCAGGATGAAATGGATAGTTGGCTCGAAGCTGAGCATTGGAACCTTAACAAACCTTGTGGCAACATTCTGGCTATTGCCGATTTAGGTTTCTGGTACGGAAGAAAACAAGGCTGCAAAGTTATCAACACCCAAAAACTTAATGGTATCTTTGATGTCTTGGGAAGCGACTATAACTATTTCAAATTCTATTGTGACAGGTATGATGTAAAGGCAACACTACACCACCATGACGGGACACACTACATCACTTTCCGAGAGATTAAGCCAAATGTAAACATTCAAAGGCTTCTGGACAAAATCTATAATGGCGAGGAAGTAAGCCAGAAAGAGATTACCAGATACACCAAAAGCCTTAAACCTCTGGTAAGCAAAGTCTATGGCTGGTAACAATAATTAAAATAATAATAACATGACAATCAAAGAAATTTTAGAGAATGGCTATGGCATTGATTTTGAAAGCCTACAATTCAACACATTAGATGGTTCTGGTTCAGTAAGGGACATAAAGGATAGCCTTGCAAATAACGAGATTGTGATTGAGCAAGACGACTTTGGTGGGATGAACACAAATGTCTTTGAGCCTATTGACTACGAAATTGATGATATTCAATGCAAGACAACCATATACCTTGAAGAAGAATTTTAAAATAATAAATCTATGAATTACATCGTATCATTTTTCGCAACACCCTTGATTAACTATACAAGGTTGATTGAGCAACAATCCAGACTTGTGTCACCAGAACAGTATTTCAGAAACAAAAGAAGATAAGTAGTAGTGGGGCAACTGACAGCGAAAAGCCCCATTGCATCATTTTTGATTTTCACCAGCCACTCAGCGGAGTGGCAATCGGTCACCCTTGTCTGGGAAGATAGGGGTGACTTTTTTATATTATTATTATTATTATTATTATTATTATTATTATTATTATTATTATATTGGGTGAAATGTTAAAGTTTTGTTAAAAAGGGAAAATCCTTTGGAAATTACATAGAATTGTTGTAAATTTGCGCCATCAAACAACAAAACAACAAAGACTATGTTTTTAAGATTTACAAAAGGAGATTATTCAACCGACAAGGTAAGACAATATAGAAAGTGTGTCTTTCTCGGCAATTCACTTGTCATGGAATATGGCAACAAACTCGTTGGTATTGCAAGACTGCACGAAGAAAGTAACAACTACTTTGACTACGATATTATTGTGGCAAAGAATTGTAGTCTTGGTGCTGAAAAGATTGCACGATATATCAAAGATATGATAGGCAAATCAAATAAGTTTACCGACAACCCATCAACAAAAAGACGCAAGTATTATGTTGAAGAACTTGATTGCGAAGTATTGCCTATTAAGGCTGAAATAAAGTTTTCACTAATTCATTAACCGATATGATAACACAGGAACAAAAAAAGTCGTGGTTTAATAAGTTAGTAACACGACTTAATCCAAAAGAAGATATTTTCTTCAAGTATAATGTTGTTGATTGTGAACACATGGGCGACATAGAACACGAAGAAAGCTATGTTCAAAAGACAATAACACCATTCAACGGAGAAGTGGTGAACACCTATTGGGATGGAAATGATTGCGGAGAAGCATGGATTGAAGCAAAAATACCATTCAATGAGGAAAACCTTTTCAAGCTAATTGAACATGGCGAATTCTATGATTTTCACAATAAACTACATTGGTAAACAATAAAAAAAAATAAATCACTATGAAAACTATTCTTGAAGAACTACAAGAGATTGCAAAGCAATGCAAGACAAGCGAAGAATTTACCGGAAGAGCAAAAACCTATCTTCGTGAAGTTAAGGGCATCAAGCAGGACATTATGACCGATAGTGCAATAAGGGACATATTCAGGGAAACTGCACACAAAATTGAAGTTGATAAGTGTTGGGAGAAGTACGACAACACAATTAAGCCAATGCTCAAAAAGAGAGCAGACTGCAAAAAACTATGGTATGAGTGTTGGATTGACCTTAATGAGTGTTGGGAAGAAAAATGGTTTGCATCATTCCGTTATATGTCCGACAAAGACATTGTTGAAGTCTGCGCCAAGTATCTCAACGACCAAGAAAGGTTCTATGACTCGCCTGACTACTATGATATGTTAGATAGAATGGTAAAGGATGTGAAGTGGGAGAGTGAAGAATAATCTTAAATAATGTTAAGAAATTTGCATATTACAAATAATTGTCGTAAATTTGCAGATGAAAAGAAGAAACAACAAGTTTAACACATTAAAAACAAAATTATGAAAAAGACTATTGAAAATGTTATTCAAGTCCTTTCTCTGCGTGAGAATGAGAATTGTAAGTTTAACATCTATAACGAAGATGTAACCGACATTCAAGTTGCATTTGAAAATACAAGCATTCCTTTGGTGTATGATGTTCGTGGCATCCTTTCTTGCTTCTTCACAAACGCACAACAAATAACACACATTGACAACTTTTTCGGATTTACTGAAATCTTCCTTTCATACGGAAACTTTATCAAAGGAAAGGTGGATTTGGAAATGTTGAAACTATACATACCAAACAACAAATTTAATGAATTAAAGAAAATCAAATAACAATGAAAGCAAAGCCAAAAGAAATCCGTAAATACCTTATCAAGGAACAAGGTTACGAGGAAGAAGTTGTTAATGCAATGGACAACAAAGAACTAACAGAATTGTGGAACTATTATCACGAAGATTTATGAAAAAGAAATACACCTTGCACATCTACTGGGAAGACGGACAAACTATTGAATGCCGTTACTTTTGGAGCTGGAAAGAAGCAAAGGCTTATGCTAAACAAAACGGAGTTGAAAACTATAAGATAGACTAATATGACAAACCTAACATCATTCATAAGGAAGTGGCACAATAAAGTGCTGGAAGACTGGGGCTGCTCGGTATCAAAAGAGTTTCATTCGTTTCAAGTGGCTTTTATCAATCAAATAAGAAAGATTGCAGCCAACAACGGGGCAGAAGTTGTTAAGGCTTCTTATGGTCACTACGATATGTCTTGCTTCATCAAGAAAGGAGAAAACTATCTTTATCTTAGTTATAGCAATGGTCTTGATAGGCTCGGAAGAACTCATGTCATTCTTAAAGGTTATAATATAGGTCTGCTCCCTCCAATACTGGTGAGGACTGCAAAAGATGCAAACGACTATCATGGTGGTACAAATCATTTCTGCCAGTTCAATGAATGCGAAGAATTGATAGTACAACTATTCAATAACTTTGAATTGAAGTTTTAATTTACCAGAAGAATACGAAGTTATATAATGTCTTTTTCACAACACCCAGATTTGGGTAATATCAATCGGCTACCACCAGAAAGGTAGCCTTTTTTATGTCATTTTGTAATCCCCAGATTGCAAATCATATAAAGTTTCATTTTAATCTAAAAGAAAGTTTGTATAAATTAAAATAAAATTGTAACTTTGCACCAGATTTCAAAATCAAACATAAGTTTAACATTTTAATTATTAGTTATGGCACACAACATTGAAATCAGAGAAGGTATTGCAAGTTTCGCAGAGAACGGCAAGAAGCAGAGGGCATGGCATGGTCTTGGTGATGATAGTCAAGTTTTTGATAGACCTATGTTTGTGGCAGAAGCATTGAAGGCTTGTCATGCTGATTATAGGGTAGAAAAACGACCAATAATTCCAATCGTAAATGATATGGCTCTATTTGAAGGAATTAACCTTAGTGGCGAAGAAGTTGAAGGTCTTGCAATTCCAAACCTTTGCTGCACCATGCGTATGGATAGAAAAGAAGTGCTTGGCTTTGTTGGTCCAGATTATGGTGTAGTTCAAAACGAAGACGCATTTAAGTTTATTGACACACTTTGCTCTGGAATGGATACCGATAGAAAGGATAGACCAGTAATTGAAGCGTGTGGTGTTCTTGGTCGTGGAGAAAGAATTTTTATCACTTGCAAATTTCCAGAAGATATTATTCTTAACTCAAAGAATGATGATAGAATAGAAAGGTATATTGTCTTCACAACAAGCCATGACGGATATGGCGCAGTTACTTGCCTTTCAACCTATGTTAGAGTAGTTTGCAATAACACACTTAATTATGCCTTAGAAAATAATACTGGCAAAAAGATTTGGAAGCACACAAAAAATGTTATGAATAGGCTTGACCTAATGAACCAACAAAATGCTGTTATGGCCTATGAAGCACTTGGCTGCGAAAAACTATATCAAGATTTCTTTAAGGCTGATTTGGAAAGGCTTCGCTCACTCAAAATTACCAAAAAGCAAGTTATGGACATCGTGGCAAAGACTGCATTAGATGATGAAGTTTTTAAGGTTTATAAAAAGGTCGGAACGATTGAACATGAGGACATCAGCACACGCAGCAGAAACAAATATAACAAAATACTGCAATATATTCACGAAGGTGTCGGACAAGAATACTTGCAAAGTGGTACTGGCTTGTGGCTTATAAACGGCATTACATCATTCTTCCAGAACGAAGCCAACTATAAGGACAACGAAGTGAAGTTCAAGGACATTGTGGATGGCAAGGTAGCAACTAAGGTACAAAATGCCTATAAACTAATTGTATAACAACACAACACAACACACGAAGCCGTATGCCAAAAGGTGTACGGCTTTTTTTGTACCAGAAATGCCCCAGATTGAAAGATAATGCTTCTGGTGGATAGATTATACATCTGGATGAATACAACGCGCCAGAACGCAAATAAATCTGGTTTAATGACACATCCAGAATATGCTTACCAGAATGCCAGAGCCAGAAGCCTTATTATCTATGATATAATAATAAAATAAAAGCCATCAATACTCTCTGGTATCAATGGCTCTATATACACTTAATAAAGTACCTATTAGTCTATTATAGCCTTTTAATGCCTTTCAATTCTTCCAGAAGGTAATCTCTGCCCTCCCTATTGATTAAGCCAGCATTGTGCAAGCACCGGATGCGCTTTTCGCAACCTTTCTTTGTCCCGGATGTGAACTCATCACCTTGAATACGATATACGAAACCGGTTGAGGTCTTATGACCATAAACATAGATATACATAGTCTTTGATATTATATTATTAAATCCAGAATAGCCTTGCCACCGACCTTAAAGGTCAATGGCAAGATAGTTTCCACCTCGTTCACCCGTTCTGCGGTTATAAATGTCCTCAATACGAGCATTGTGATAGCCGAGAGAACGGCAATACCTTGCGAAATCTTCCGCGTAGTCGCGACAATAGCGAGTTGTATAGACATGAATGTGCCTTTCACCCCTCTTGATTTGTCTTTCAACTTCGTTCACGAGTTCGGGGTTTGGCTTAAACTCCTTTGTGTAAGCCTTTGCTTCTTCTGCTGAAATCATTGCTTTGTGTTTTAGGTTGTTACTTGTTGTTTTGAAACTCGCTGCAAAATTATAACAATTATTTGAATTATCAAAGCATTTAGCCATATAAATTTGCTTGTTGTGCCGTTTTGTAAACTCCGAAATAGCAAAATGAACACCTTAAGCCAGATTATTAAACAATAATCAATAATAATGTACGCGCATATTATATTATTATTATACACACTTAATTTGGCTATATTAAGACAGAATAAGAAAACACCTATTTTGGTGCATTTATAAGTTATTTTATGCCTATTTTGTAATCTCTACATTGCAAAACAACACTTTTAGCATACAAAAATAGCGATTTTTTTGGAAATATCGGAAAATTGTCGTAATTTTGCAGTGTCAAACAAAAAGACAAGCGATAGCAAAGGTCGCTAACCTTTCTCCCCACGCAAGGGTTTTGCGAGTTGCTTAAAACCTATACAACTATGAAGAGCAACAACAAATTCAACGAGAGTGTAAACGCAGTAGTTATTAACTCATCTATTCTTGCAGCCAACGCAATCGGTTGTGGCGAGTTTGCCCACATTGAATATGACGGCATCGAGAAACTCCCCAAAAAGTTAGGTATTGTGGGCGAGGTTACAAAGCACGCAGAGGGGTGCGTTCAGATGCGCTATTCATACGAGAGCGCAGTAAACAATCGTCTTGAAAAGCAAGGCGATGAGCGCACCTTTGTTGCGCAAGGTCTGCCCTTTGGCGAGTGGTTTATTCCAAATCTGCTTATCGCCCATAAGGGAGAAATGTTCCTCCGTTGCTACACCTTTAAGGGTGGCAGCATTGAAACAACCTACAAGGTAAACGGCAGAGAAGCAACGGCAGAGGAAACTGCCCTTATCAAGGCTTACAAGGCGCAGCGCAGCGCAAACGGCTCTAACACTCAGAGCGCAGAGGGGCTGACCGAAAATCAAGTGCGCCCGATGTCCATCAAGGTCGCTAACCTCATTGCCCTTGATTGTGGCTCATACCACTATCGTAGGAGTGCTGAAAGCCTCGCAGAGGCAAACGCAGCAGCCGAAAGCGCAGCAAGTGCAAAGTAATTGCCACAACATCAACGAGGGGTGCGACACAAAGCACCCCTTTTTTTTGCCCTTAAAACGGCTCGTATTCGCATTTAATGTCCTTTGTGGCACTACTGGCTGGCAGACAAATTATCGTGGCTTATATGGCGTTTTTTATTTGGTCATTTGGCTAACAGACTGCAATAAATTGTATATGCATAATTATTATTGTCTTTTGAATAAAAATGCATTAAGATTATTTAACATTTTTTAACATTCCGGGGAGGGTGTACGGGACTACCCCCACCACCGTAACGGGTGGGGCGGGGAGTGTGGGGTGTCATCAATTTTTCGGGGGACTGTTACGTAAATAAATTTTCCCAAAAAATTTTCAGATTTCATAGGTGCATTTTCCCCGAAAAATTTTTCAGATTTCATAAATACATTTTCCCCTCAAAGAATTCAGGTTTCCAAAAAAAAATTTTCCAAGAATTTTTCCAGAAATAAGATTTAGCTTTGATATAGTCTCATTTTCAAAAAAATTTTCCAGAAAAAATTTCAAAAATTGAAGAAGTGGTTTTATGTAATTGTTTTTTGTTTATTTTTCAAGAAATTGTTTAAATACAATTAAGGTACTATTTATAAGAAAGTAGATAAATAATAGATGTTATATTACAGAACGTATTTAGACAAGTGTGCGACGATAGTTCGTGGTAGCAAGTTGAATACTGGTTTCAATCCTGTATCTGAGTTGGTATATGGTAGGAACTTATCCAGGTTTTTGTTTCATTTTGATGAGAAGAAGATAGGTGTATTGATTAATGATGGTGTTTTGCCTGACATTAGCAAATTGCGTCACGTATTAAAGATTAAGAATGCCAGTTCGTTGGATTTTTCTGAGTTGCACAAGGTATATGGTAGTCAGATTGATGGTGGTGAGAAGAGACGTGCCACGTCGTTTGATTTGATATTCTTTTTGATACCTGAGTTATGGGATGGTGGAAAGGGTTTTGATTACACGATGAATTGTTTCACCATGGATTATTATGATAAGGCTGTATTTGAGATTGACAAATACATATCTGAGGATGGTGTAAGTTGGTATCAGTCTGTAAACGGCAAGCCATGGGCTGATGATATTGAATATATCAGGAGTGTTGATGGTCTTGTTACGTTTCTTATCAAGTCTGACAAGAGTGTTGTAAGTGACAGTGGTGATGAAGTTGTATTCACATATTGTTGTGATTGTGGTGGTGGTTTATTTGCTGATAGTGGTTTGGTATTTAAGCCAACATTTGGTACATTAGACAATCCGTTAGAGGTGAGTGATGCAATTTATTTCAGCAAGAGTGGTAAGGTTTGCAGGACTCAGTCTGATATTGAGCAATATGGAAAATATGCTATGGTAAAGGTAAAGACTCCGAGCAATGATAGTGGTTTATTTTCAAAGATGAGTTTTGTTTGCGAATACACGATAGATGGTAGGATTTACAAATCGAATCCATATACGATTGTATCGAAGCCATATAGTGAGACGAGTATGATTCCAGTTAAGGAAGATGGTATTTATTCAACCGAGACGTTAGAGAAGCAACTGGAGTTATATGACAAAGGTGAAGAAAGTATAGTGATTGGCAAGCAGCATTTTGATGTTGGTTGTGAGGACATAAGTGTTGACATTACTGATGTATTCAACAAGTTCATAACTGGTGAATATGAGAATTACGGTATTGGCGTTGCATTCTCCCCAAGATATGAAGATATGGGTGGTTGTGATGAGAATTATGTTGGTTTATTAACAAACAGGACGAATTCATTCTTTGAGCCATATGTTGAGACGGTTTATTTGGATTCTGTAAAGGATGACAGGCAGAACTTTGTTCTTGGCAGATTAAACAGGTTATATCTGTATGCAAATATTGGTGGTGATTTGGTTAATTTGGACCAATTGCCAACGTGTACGGTTGATGGTGTTGAATATGAGGTCAAGCATGGTGGAAAGGGGATTTATTATATTGAGATAAAGTTACCTGCGAATGCATTTAGTGCGCCCACGATGCTTTATGATGTATGGGATGGTATAGTATACCAGGGTGAGGTATTAAGTCCTGTAGAGCTTGAATTTACCACAAAGCCGGCGTCTTCATATTTCCAGATTGGTAGTAGTATGCCAGAGAAGTCAACATTTACTCCGACGGTTTATGGAATTAACGACAGTGAAGAGATAAAGCGTGGTGATTTAAGGAAGGTATGTTTTATATTCAAGAAGGATTATGCAAAGAATACCGCGATGGTTATTGATGGTGTTGATGCCAGGTTATATGTAATGGATGGCACGGCAGAGGTTGATGTTATTCCTTATTTGGAGACGAACAGGGCGTTCACTGACACATACATAATGATTGACACCTCAATGTTAATACCAAACACTTATTATATGGATGTAAGGGTTAAATATGGCATGGAGATGATTGAGCATCATGACATACTTCATTTCACGATTGTTAATGAGGAAAACAACAAATATGCTTAAATATCATTTAATTAGGATATTGATGAATAAAGACACTAGGGTTAATGCGCTCTAGTGTTTTTTTTATAATTATATAAATTTTTTTATATGGCGAAAAAGAAAAAAAGTGATGTTGATTATGAGCAGTTGGGCATTTCTGCGAATGACCTTTATGCTGTTAAGACGAATTCAATTGTTGAATCTATCAAAGTTGATTTAAAGCCAAAAACGGAAAACCAGAAGGTTTATTGGAAGTATTTGAGGGACACAAACAAGGAGATTGTTATATGTGGTGGTGCTCCTGGTTGTGGAAAGAGTTACCTAAGTATTGCTTATGCGCTTAAGGCGTTAAAGGAGGGTGTATATGACAATGTGAAGATATTGATACCAACCGTAGAGGCTTCTAGTGCATTGAAGATAGGATTGCTTCCTGGGACGATTGATGAAAAGGTTATGCCATGGTGTGAGAGTGTGACATATATTGTTAATAAGATATTGAAGAATAGTGGTGTTAATGAGCCTGGTAGAATAGCGAAGTCTTTGATAGATAGTGGTAAGATAAGTTTTGAAATAATGTCATATATAAGGGGAAGGAATTTTGATAACACATTATTGCTTCTTGAGGAATCGGAGAATTTATCGCCTGGTGAGATGTTATTGGCTATAACGAGGTGTGGTGAAAACAGCAAGATTGTAATATCTGGTGATTCGAGGCAATGTGACAGGAAATATAATTCAAACACATCTGGTCTTGAACATGCAATAGAAAAACTTGAGGGTATGGAAGAAGTTGGTATAGTAAATTTTAAAGAAGAGGATGTTGTTAGGAATGATATAATAACAAAGATACTTAAGGTGTGGTAATATAATTGCATTATTTATTATAATTTTAATATAATCCATTGTTTAGGTCAATTATTTTTAGTACTTTTGCAATGGATTTTTTATATATACTAAAATTAAATGGAGAATAATTCGTACTTAACAGCAATTACAAGAACAAAACTATCTGCGCCCAGCAAGTACCTCTTAAATAATAATATGATTATTGGAAATGTTTTGGACTATGGGTGTGGAAAGGGGTTCGATGTTAAATTTCTTAAGTGTTATGGCATTGACGTTTGTGGATATGACCCATATTATTTCCCAGACAAACCAATCGGAAAGTACGATACAATAATATGCAATTACGTAATAAACGTGGTTGAAAAAGATAAAGAGGCCAATATTATCAATGAAATATCAGACCTTCTATCGAATAATGGCGTTGCATATATAGCCGTCAGAAGAGACGTTAAAAACGAGGGATATAGAAAACATGGAAGTGGTATAACATATCAAAGAAATGTTAATTTAAATCTTGACAAATTAGTAGAAAATAATAATTATTGCATTTATATTATGAGGAAATCATGAAAAAACTTTATTTAGTTACAACAACAATGTGGAACGGAACGATTCCAATGGGTTCTTTTTCGTGTGCCGTAACGACAAACGAGATTGCTGAGAAGGCAAAGAAGGCTGTTGATGAAGCGAATAAAAGCGCAACAATGGATTCTTCAACGAAAGTTCAGGAAATAACGTTATACGAAAGCGAAGAAGAGGTTCCAATTTTAAACAAGAACGAAGAGCACCCTGAATGAGTGCTCTTTTTATTTTTTAAGTGGTTTCCAGCCTCTTTTGGCCATTCTAGCAAAGTTTGCTCTTGCCCTTGTCTTCTTGTTTTTTGAATGTAGCAGTTCTGATGTTGATTTTCCAGTTCTCTTCTTTGTTGCTGTGAATTTGCCTTTATTTTCTGGTTTTATGTTGATTCCAGAATCTTCTGACAATACTTTGTTAATTTCCTCTTTAACTATCATTTTTATAGATTCGTCAACAACATTGCCATCGTCATCAAATAATTTCCCTTGTATCCATCCTCGTTTTGCCCAATAATCTTCGAAGTCTTTTTGTTGTTTTGCTTTTTTCTCCATTTCTTTTTTTTCTTTTCTTTCTTCTGCTCTTTTTTGTTTTTCCCAGTCAGACATTTTCTTTCTTTTTTTCTTAATGACTTCCGGTTCTCCACCGAACATATCGAGTTGTTTTATGATTTCTTCTCTCACTATTCTATCAAGTTTATCCATATTGTTATTGTTTATATATAAATATTTTAAGTGAATAAAAAAAACCCCACCCGATAAATCAGGTGAGGTAATATGTGAAAGTGTTTAATGACTGTTGTCAGTTTTCGATGGCCATAACAACAAAATTCAGACCAAAAACAAGAACCACCAACGAGCTCGAAAGCTAAAGCGAAACAAACTATCAACCGAAGTTTTTAAGATAGCATGTAAAGAGTTCAAAAAGTTCCCCGTTGATGCCAATTACTGTTTCGCAAGTGTTGGAATTTAACCAACGTTTCCTGGTGGTAACCAGGCGGACTAATCCCTATCCTAACTCGCAATCTACTAAGTCTTATTTTAAAAGTAATCGACCACCAAAATCCGGCACAAGCGATGGTATCACGCATCCGTGAACGTCACATAAGTCGCGCCAGCATTAAGGCACCATAACATATTTGCTACTTCATTAGTTGCGCGTCATTCGGCTTTTCTCCAAACACTCTTGCGATAAAGTCTTGTATCACTGGGATATCATAGATACCGTTAGATGTAAGACCGACAACAAGACCGGTTGCGGTAAGTGTAAGCCAAGCTGGTTCAGCAACGTTAATCATTCCGAGGAAGTATCCGCCAACGGTGAAGACGACACTTACTACCCAAGCAACAACCTGACGCCAAACCTTGTTAGTGTGTAACTTTCCATTGATTGCACCAGCAACCATTGTTGCAACAACACCTAGTGAGGTTGCAGTAGCCCAGAAATTCTCTGTGAAAAAATTCAAAATTGAACTCATTTGTTTGTAATTTTTTTAATTAATTATTTTTTTTTAAAAATGGCCGGTAGTACCACCGAAGTGGCAACCACCAGCCACAACCTTGCCATATGGGGTTATTTTTTCTTTCCAGTTGATACCACTTTATTATAAATATCTAATAAAGCATTTGGAATTATAATTTTTAGAGAAGAAATTCTTTTCAACTCATTTGCTTTCCAAGTGGAATATGCGTTGAATACCTCTTTTGTGGCATCTTTATATTCCTTGCATTCCTGTTCATATTTTTTATTTTTCTCAATATCGTCATTTGTGACTCTTGACTTGATTTCGGATTTGAGTTGATTCAACTCACTTTGATATGCGGAATGCTTTTGTTGGAGGGCATAGAATGTGTCTTCAATCTTTTCCTTGGATATTGATGGAGAGTAGGTGTATATAAGCGTGTCGAGGCCGCTTCCGCTTGTTCTGCGGGGGTTCTGGAGCTTATCATAATAAACCTTTCTTGCTAGGTCAATAGCACCGCCCTTGTGGACGAATTGGCCGATTGTAGCTGCTTGTGCTTCGAGGTAATAATACCTGTTACGTTTCTTTATATCAAAGTCAGCAACAACCTCATCTTCTGTTAAGGTATTCTCTCTAACCGGAATCTTTGGTAATTCTATAGAATTGTCCTTAGCATACTGTTCGATGGTGTAGTTATTGGTCTCTTTTACCAACCTCTGTTGGGCAGCAATTGCTTCACGAAGCCATGCGCACAAAGCTTTAAGGTTGCCAATCTTTTCAAGTTTTTGTTCAACGTCTGACAAATCTGAAATGCCATATGACAGGTCTTTTGTTTTTTCCCCGTCGATGGTTTCAATTTTTTCGTCAACAAAAGTCATATGAGACAATGACGTTTCATCGTCAGTATAAGACAGTTTTGCAAAGTTAGCAACTTCATTTGCTTTTGTGAGGGTTATCCCACCTTCTCCAAAAAATACCAAGTCTTTCTCCATATAGTTTTTCTTTTTTTTTTTACATATTAGAATGGCAAGTCATCAGACTCCTCTTCAACCTTTTCTGGCGACTTTTTGGTCTTAAGTGCTCCGGTTGACATCTTTGCGTTTCTTTCGTCCTTGTCTGTCTTTTCGTCTGTCTGTCCTTCCTGTTTAGTTCCTGTTGAAACGAACTCGATAGAATCTGCCCAAACACGTGTATCAACGCCAGGCTCTCCAGTCTTTGACAGATATGGACTAACACGTTCGTTACCGGTTACATAAATCATCTTACCCTTTGTGAGGTATTGTGCGAGATTCCTGAATCTGTTTGCGTCTGCACTCACATTTACCCAGCGTGTTGACTTTTCCTTACCATTTGTGTCGTCAACCGCAACTCTACAACTGTAGAACTCTGTACTTCCTGTACTAACTTTTTCGACATCCGCTCCAAGACGTCCAATAAAAATTGATTTTACCATAATAATTAAAATTTTTAAATTTATACTATATTTTTTAACCTTGTTTTCAAAATTCGGTGCAAAGATACTAGAAAAAAATGATATAGAAAAAATTATTGGTAAAAATTTTCAATATATTTTTTATCTTTGCTTAAAATCCACCCATTATCTACCATTTCATATATAATATCATCTGGAATTTCAGATTTACTTAATTCTAATAGGTTTATTTTAGAGTAGTATTCGAGACCACTTTCTTTTATACCAGAATCAACATTTACATATCTCATGATATCAACCATTGATGACATTTCTGGTGGGTTATCTTTCTTTTTTGATTTACTGAATAGTGTTATCAGTTGATTTGTTGTTAACATATGTGTTTAATATGAAATTCGGCGCAAAGGTACTAAAAAGATTCTAAATATTAAACAAATTCAGAAAATATTTTTGAGAAAATTTATAATATTTATTATCTGGGGTTGAAAGTTACCCCAAAATTCTTTCTTTTTTCTTCTTTTCTTTTTTTTTTCTCTCCTGATTGCTGCCTGTGAAGGTCGTATCAGGAGTTTTTTATAAAAAAAAATGAGTAGCCATTTTCGTGACCACTCATTCAGTTTTATTATTTTTCTTCGCATTTTACATGTTTGATTGTGCAAAACCTGTCATTGGAACGAACTTCTCACCAATTTCTTTTTCTGCAATTTCAATCATTTTTTGTTGGTCAACAGGGAAGCCATTTTTACCAGACAACTCCAACTTATCATTGATGTAGTAATATGACGTTCCATTTACACTTGCACTTATTGCCAATATTGCTGAGAAGTTTAATGTATTGGCCCTAAATTTCTTCTCAAGTTCTGCTTTTGCTTTCATGTATGCTTCTATCTCTTCTGGGCTTAATGCTTCTCTAATCTCCTTTTCTGGCTGTGGTGGTGTGTATGGTTTTTTCATTGCTTTTATCGCTTCTTCTGGTATTTCGCCAACAATATGCCCATCAACATCAACCTGGTACAAAGTACTATCCAACGTCTTTTTGGTTGCAACATTAAAATCCTTCGACAAATTTCCATTCTGGTTTGCTTGTGCTCCGCCAATGTCCATTCTTTGATTATGATTGTCGCCAAGAACACCGTCTCTTTCACGAGCAATATTATAGCTCATTCTAAGGTTGTGCAAGGCATCAGCGTGCTTACCGTAAGCCTTATCAAAATTTGACTTTGTTGTCCAATTAACCTCGAACCTCTCAACACACATAACACTTCCAATTGGGTTTGGTGTTGAATTTTTTACATCGTCAACATTGTAATTGGTAAGGGCTTTGTGCCAATCTGATTCACCATATTTTTCTCTTGTTTTGTCTAACATTGCATTAACGTCATCCGGTCTCCACGTTCCAGTTCTCTTTGTTTTATATACCGGCTCAGCCTTTGCGTAAACAATAGTGGCAAATAAACCACCATTACCTTTCTCGTCCTGCTGGTCCAATATATCAACAATTTCATTTCTTGTAACAGCTTTCTTGGTGACACTTGCATCGTTTATGTGTCTTTCCTCGTTTAACATTCCTTGCCTTGCGGTCATCGGCTTTTCCATGCGCTCCATCAACGAACGCATCTTTGCAATTTCAATATTAACTTTATTCATTTTATTGTGTATTATTATATTATCTAACAAATTCTAATGGGGAATGTGCACCCAAATCAACGCCACCAATATCAATTGAATTATCATCAACATCACCAGTGATTTCTCCAACAAACTTATCAATTGTAGCTTCAATTATTTTATTTATTTTCCCTTCGTTTATTGTGTTATCATTCCTTTTCATGTTTTCAAATACAAATTCTTCATTAGTTTCGTAATCATCAAGATTATTTATCCATGGATTATCACCAACATGCCAAAAACGCCAAGTTCTCATTATCCTTTTATATCCAGCATTAAATAACATTTCAATTAACTCAGGGTCTTCAGATGTTACAATAGACTTTGCCTTGCCATAACCATTACCATCTCTATAATAATTAACTATTTGCTTGAAAACATTAATATTACCTCTTGAAGTAATCGTCATCTGAACATCGCCATCTTTCTTAAATACAAATATAACAAACGCATTTATCTTCTTGTTGGCAATTCTCCTGTCTTTCTTGTCCTGCATCTCCTTGTCAAGTTGATAACCACTCATCACTTCCGCACTGGCAAGCCTCTGGACAGTAAACATTCCATTAGACCTGGATGAGACCATAGCAGAAATCCTCCTGAAATTAACACCGTGTGCTTGCTTTGGACATATTCCAAACATGTAATCATAATAATGGCACATCTCATGGACCAATGTCTCTTGTAATGACTTTTCAGTACCACTGTAATGACCATTCAATGATATAACGGGGTTGCAATATTCAACAAAATTACTTCTATCAATATCGCGCCTTGTGTTGCTCCAAGAATTAAAAATAAACATTTTACCAGTGGTTCTGTTGGCTTTTAACTTATAGCCAAATGGTCCCTCTATATGGAACTTTCCAAGCCAACCACCTTGACTACCCCTACCAGTGGTGAATATCTCAAACCTACAATCACCAAGTTCACCACCAAATAACTCCTGATTGAACCTGTCATAATTCTCTTTCATCCACTCAGGAGTTGCTCTCATCATATCACTATTGGATTCCATCTAAATTAAAAGCCAAATAAATTATATGTTATACCAACACCAATTGTTGGTGCGAAATTATTGTGTTTGACATCATATCCAACACCAACTTGTGGTCCAACAACAAACCTTTGTTTTTTGGTTTTTGTTATGGTGTGGTCAATGTATACAGTCTTCTTGTAAATGTCTATGCTATCCAGATTTGGTTTATAACCGCTTACCCAGGCGGTGTATGTGCTGTCATCACTATATTCTTTTTGTGTTATAGGGATTTCGGCAACAACTTGTACAGTGTCACCAGGAATTATTTCTACGGTTCTAAGTGTGTCGCGTTTTAGTGCAACGACTTTTTCGTATTTTATTTCCGGTATTGTATCATGGATAGTATCTCTTTCGACTCTTGTAACTGTTTTTTCAACAACAGTGTATTTGTTTTCCTTTGTTAAAAGCCAAACATTTAATCCAACGGATATGACAAATAGAAGGCCAATTATTATTTGTGCCCATTTTAATGTTTTATCTGCGATATTAAATGTCATAAGTTGAGTTTTATTATAAATAGTTGATTATTTAGCTTATTCTAACATTTGGTGATATAATTTTTTCATATTCATAATCAATCAGGTCTGGTAAGTCAGTGCCGCCCCACGTTGGTTGTACCATGTTGCACGGGTGGGTGTGTGTTGCTAAAACGTTAACAATTTTTTTTAGGATGACAATTAATTCATCACCGTATACACACCTATGGAGGTTAGACATGATTTCATCAAGTTCTCCGTTTTTAATTAGATTCTCCCTATCACTAATTTTTTCGCCGAATTGGTTATTATCTTTGTGTGATATGATGTTTATCTTATCAGCAACAATATTAACAACGGAATTTGCTGTTCTTTGTGATTTTGATTCATATTTTTCATCATCATTATCCCCAGTTCCAGACTTTAGTCCAGACAGTCCGTTTTTCGCGTATTTTACCTGTATGTAACCAGGGTTTGTTGAATTGAACACAACGTTACCTTTAAGATATTCTATTGTGTTGTCTGTTGGTTCTAATCTTATTCCAGCCCTAAGGTCTATTTCACTTTCTGAACCCTTTGCGGTGTCGTTTCTGTATTTCAAGATAATATCTTCTTGTCCTCTACCTAAAATTGCAACGTCTTCGGATTCTGGGAAAGACCCAAAAACCAAATCTCTTTTTCTGTTTACCGCTGTTAATGGCTTTACTGTTCCAGCCTTTTGTGTTGACAATAGAGACATTGCCGGCCCTCTTGATGATGCTTTTTCGCTACCAGAGTTATCAATGTCATATTGGCAATATTCTTGATACTGTGGCTGTGAAATGATTGGTCCTATGTATAATCTTTGGCTATTTGGGTTGCCGATTTCAGAATTAAAAACAAATACACCCTCGCCGACTTTTGGTACTATGTGTAATAACTTTGGGTTGGCTGGGAAGGCCCATGGTAAATCCATGGTTCCAACACTTTTACTATCAGAATCTAGTCTAACCTTTATTCTTAATGCGTCTGCTCCGTCACCGAATAAAGAATCCCACTCCACATATTCAACCTTTCCGGTTGCAAATAAATTATTTGCCATTACTTGATTCCCTTTCTTTTATTTAATTCTTTCTGGGCTTCAATATATTGTTCATGAAGCTCGTCCATTTCTTGTCCAAGTTTTTTTGCTAACTTGAGCAACTTCTGATATTTCGTTTCGAGTTCTTTGATAAAATCAGAAAGTTCTTTATCGTTTAATTTTTCTAACATATTCGCAAAACTATTCAATTAATCCCCAAAGGTGTGTTGGTAATATATTTGTGCCAGTTGAAACGACTGGTCCGGCAGCATTCGAACCATTTGATAACAGAACCATTTCTGCTGGCCTTATGGAACCCTGTACAACCGCATCTTCTTGAAGCGCACGATAAACTTCAGAAACAACAGCATGAACAAACATAACGTTAAGGTTTGTGCTTCCATCTGGGTTTGGTCCTGTTGGTATTCCATATTCTTCAAGTAATTTACATATGTTTGATACTGATGTTAATACAGACAATCCTCGTCTTTGTAATGCGGCACACAATAATAGTATTGCTGGCATTGGTATGACTTTTGTCAGTTTATTATCAATAGCCTGAAAGAATGAATTTATTTTATTTACTACAGTATTAATATTCATAATTTAACATGGATTTGTATTTGGTATTATTTCGTCTATGAGGGTGTCAATATCTGCGTAATCAACCTGGTTTATAATTGAAGATATGTCGTCTGACATCCTTGAATTATTATCATTTGAATTATTATCATTTGAATTCATCTTATTTCTATTAAACTTGAAGCATGATATTAACATTCTTAAAATGTTCACCCATTTCATTGCAATTTCAAGACCAAGCTTTCTGATGTAATCATACATCATGATTTTAAGTCGTTCAAGTATCATTCTAAGGAACTCTTTGAGTATTGTGTCAATAATCTCTCTGATTACATCCTTTAATATTGAAGACAGCCCATTAAGTGTTTGTATAACATCTAACTCATAGTTATCTTTAATGTTCTTAATGTTTTTTATATCTTTGTCCAGGCCTTCTGGGATTGCATTCATTCCCATTAATATCCTATTGACTTGGATTAGCATAAGAACTTTTGGACTTAAAAGCGCATTGACAACAGCACTAGTTAAAACCTTAACTGCTTCTTTTATGAAGTCTAATATACTTCTACCGGAATTTCTTCCTGATGTGTTGGCCATTTGCATTATTCGGCCATTAACATCCGTGTCATTTACGTTGTCATAGAATCCGCATGAATTTGCGGTTTTCATCAACGCATTTGTTATGGTTTCTGTTCTTTCGTGTAGTGTTGCATCAGCATCATACGCATCTAATATGTTGTATATTTCTTGTATTTGGTTGTCATTTCCGTCATTTGGTATCAATGTGTTGTTTGCAATCTTGTTCACAACATTTTGTTCCATTGCTTCGTAATCCTCGTTGCTGAACGTGTAAAAACAATCAGTGTACTCGCCGGTTTCAGTCTCTATCATCTTTTCGACAAGTTTGTCAACGTATGCATCTATTCTTACTTGGTCTGAACTGTTTTCCGCATTGTTATCATTACTCCTGTCGCGTTTGAATAAGTCTTTTAACGACTTCAATGGGTTTGGAATATCTATATTCATCAGCGTGTTTATTATTGATGATGCAATAGCTTTTTCATCAAATAATTTCATACTGACAACATAGTCATAGTTGAATTCGAATATTGTTTTACCAAAATAACACTCTGTTATTAGGGATTGTTTTGATACTCCATTCTCTGGTTCTATTGTGAACTCTTTTGTTGCTGGATTTAGTTCCATTGTTGCAACATAATTGTGGTTGGCGCCTTTTTGGTAAATATAAAAGATATTGGGGAGGTCAGCATTACTACCAACCCAATAATCTCTTAGATTTATACTAAACCTGCCGTTTCTGTCATATTCACCTTCTGAGTTGAATCTTGCGTATACTTGTTTAATGTTTTGTATGTCATTAAACTTGAAGTTTGGTAGGTTATTGTCCTGTAATTGTGCTCCAATATATTCTTGAACCTGGTCGGTATCAACATAGTCGGCCATTTTGTCGGCATAATTACTAAGTCCAACACCAAATCCAGTGCCAACACCAAATGGCTTTGGTAATATTTTTAGTTTAAAGTTTCCGTCGAGGTAATATGGAGAATCAATATATTCGCCAACATATTCGAGGTGGAATAGTGGCTTTGATTTATCATAATTGATTTTTCTTTCTAGTCCAGTTAATGTTGTTCTGTCTTTATACCATACAGATGTCGTTGAACCATCTCCAACCCATGAATTTGTGACTGGGACTATGATGTACCATGTTTCAAGACCATCATTACCCTTTCTGTTTTCTTTTTTCGTACAAAGATAAATTGTTTCACTGTCTGGGTGTTTGAATGTACAACCCTCAATATACCTATGGTCATCAAGGCCTTTAAATTCATGTGTATTATTAAAGTTTGCGCCATTTGGAACATCATCAAAATAGTTATTCATTTCACTTGGCGCGATGACTGTTGATGTAACAAAATGTGCGCAATTTTTTGAGAACCATAAAAAAGCATTCATATCATCTGCCCTTGACAATGAATATGGTGATTTTGGTTCCATGTATTCTTTGTCATTGAAGCAACCGAAATACATATACCTACCCCATTTGCTAAATGGGCTGGCCATTAAGACTCTTCTTGGGTCTATGATTGCTTCATTAAGGTATATGCCATTTGTCCTAAACTCGTCTGGTATTCTTGGGTCGATTGAGCAACTTACAAGTTTTTTTATGTTTGTAAGCAGTAACATTTTAATTGATACCTCTAAAGCCGGAAGAACGGAAACGATAATATTGGCAATCCATTTTATCAACTCTCTTATACCAATATCCAAGAATGATGCAATATTTGCAAGGAAATCTGTGACACTTCTCGATGCTTTTTCAAGCTTGTCTTTTCTTTTGTTTTTCCTTTTTTGTCTTTTTATTTTCTTTTTGAGTCGCTTTTGTTCATCCTCGTCTTCGGTATTAGCTAGCTGTTCCTCCAATTCCTTGATTTCTCTTTCATCGGAATCATCATCTAATGCTCGTGAAACGCTTGAAGAAAACGCTTTTGCGGCACCAATTTGTCCATATATATTAGCTAGACTACTCATGTGCGGTTATGGTTTTTTTATGGTTACAATTTTTGTTTCGTTCTGTTTATCCTGGTCTTTCATTGCCTTGTCAACCATATCCTGTAATGAACCAATATCAAAGCTGTTGTTTTTATCTTCCATTCCAGCCTTAATGTCTCCATTGTATTTAATAACTTCCTGTAGCATTTTCGCAACATCTATTTTTTGTGCGGTTGCTTTGTTTTTTGTTGTTAAGAAGTCATTTATGGATTTTGCGTATTTTGACTTACCGTCCATTGCTTCTTGTGTGAGGTCAGTTGAATTTGTCAATTTGTTGATTTCATTCTGTGCCTGATTTATTTGTTCGTCAGCCAACTCCATGATTGTCTGTAGCAAATCCCTCAAATTATCTGTTGAATTGAGTTCTATCTTGAAATTTTTTATCTGTTTTGGCATAATAAAGTTGTTTTTCTATAAATAGATTATTGTTAACTTTCTAGCATAACCCTCTTTATGCCGTAATAGGCGCTTTTGTATCTCTTCATTGAGTTTCTGATTGTTGATGTGTCGAGTCTTGTTAATTCTTTCAAATACAACAATATTGCCGATTTGTTGAACTTATTACTGCCAAGCTCCTCTTCCAATTCCTCCCAATTTTCAAAGAGATTTATTAACGCCATACCAACAATTTGTTCATTATGTGTTAATGCCGGTTCTTCTTCCTCATCAATTATTTTTCTTATTCCATCACATGTTTTCTTAATAAGGTTTGTAAGAAACTCTTCGTTGGATGGCTCGCCGCCCATGTTTACAATATCTTTACCATTATTTACAAACGTTTCATACATGTCATTGTATGATTCCTCTCTCGTTTGTATTTTCTTGAAACTGTTGAGTTTCCATAAAAGGTAATTTTTGCATATTGTTCCACAATACGAATATGCCTTAAACCCCTTTTCTGGGTTAAACAAATCAATTTTAGTCATTAAGAATGATATGGTATCATTGAATGTCTCCTCGAATTCTTCATCTGGAGGCATTAGTTTATACCTTCTTATAATTGATTCTATCATTTTTGTGAATGCGGGCCTAAGCCAGGTATTGAATATTCTATCTTTCTCTGGTTTTGAATCCGCATTAATGTAATCTACTACAGCTTGTTCTTGTTCTTCATAAAAATAGCCTTTTCGTTTTCTTCCTCTTTTTGCCATTTTACATAAATCTTATTAATGAATTATGCGTTTGGCATTATAAAATATTTTGTTGATTATATTTTCTTCCTTTCCACTAACATTTCACATGTTCTTTCGTGGTGCCTATTGTAACGCTAAAAAGGAGAAGTGCTAATGTCTTCTCCTTTAATATGTAAATATTTGTAAAAAATTTTCAAATATCTTTAATTTTCTTCTGTGGTTGCTTCTTCTTTCTGGTATTCTATTTCCTTATCAGTTTTGTGGAAGCTTTGCTTTTTTGCTTCCTTAAACCAGAATTCTGATTCATCCTTGTCCATTGTTTTCCTATATTCATCCATCAACGAACCTTCTCTTCCCAAAACGTGTGCGTATCCAACCTTTGGAACCACATAAACCTTTTCTCCGTTGTGGGCGATTCTCAACATGAATTCATACCAGAATGTTAGCTTGATGTTTTCCTTCAAACCACCAGCGTCTTTCCATAATTGTGTTTTAATGATACCACCAGGAATATAGAAGCTGAAATAATCTTCAAGACACTTTTCATCAATCACACCAAGTTCGTCAGAGAAACTTGCAGCAAGAACGGCCTCGTTACCATTACCAACAAATTCATCCTTTCCGTATTCTACGTTATATAAATCGTTAAGCGGTAAGAACATGTTATATTGTTGGTTGTATTCTTGGTATTTAATGAATTCATCAAACCAAATGCTTGAATATTCGTCGTCAAACTCAAGGATTGAGAACCATTCTGTTTTTACTTTTTTAACACCAAGATTTACCAAATGTTGAAAACTGCTTCCGTCTTTAGATTTAACAACGGTTACTTGGTCTTCTTTTGCGTCGCTTCTTGCGTCAAATGAATAGTTAAAACCACTGTCTTTTGTTGTAGAAATCAATAGTTTAACTTCTGCTGGCACACTTTTTACGGCCTCGGTAAACATTTTTTCAATGTTATCATCCCACTTATGTACCGGGATTATTACTGTAATATCACTTTTCTGTACCATCTTTTTCTTCTGTATTATCTTTATTATCTCCTATCTTCTTCAGTTCTTCAAGTGCCTTCTTCCTTTCTTGCATAACGTTGTCCAAATATGAAAGGAATTGATTCTTTGTATTTTCTTCTGTATACATGTCTTTAACCAATTCTTGGTCTTTGTAAACTGAATCTGGAATGTTATTGGTTATGAAGCCTCTAACAACGGTTGCAATCTTGTCTTGCATCAGATTGATATTATCAAACCAAACACATGAGTTGTTGAGGGCCTTTCTGTCTTCAGTATACATCCACTTTTTACCAGTTTTTGGTAACATGGCAAATACTATATTACCACTCTTCATCGCTTCAATTGCAGAATAACCGAAGCTTGCATTTTCATCGAGCCAGATTGTAAGGAATCCTTCTCTCAGAGCTTCTGCGAATTTAGCCTTGTTCATACCTCTCAGGTCCGCAAAAGAAACCCACTTCATAAGGGGATATTTCCAATAGAATGGCTTTACAAGTCTTGTCACGTCATCAGGATTGTGTGCAATAACATTAACGACACATTTCTTTGGCTCTTTTGTTTCTCCAAACATTTTATCAATGTAGGGGTCAATGACAGTTGTCTTGACATATGGGAAAATGCCCTGCAAAAGCTGTTTATTTTCCTCGGTGTTTGTTATTGCCTCCATCATGCCATAGCCACCCCATTGTGCAGAATATGGTGTTTGTGATAGGATGTAGTCATAATTCTGCATGATTGCGATTCTTTTACATGGCAATCTCTTTGTTTGATTCATTACCTGTGCAAAAATTTCAGGGATGAACAACACATCTGATGCATTAATTTCAACTTCATCTTTTCTGATGTCGTAATGTGGGAGTGACGCATATTCATCACCAAGCCATCCGCCAACGCCTACGAATTCACCCTCCTTTTCGTCAGATTGGTAGACCATTGCAACGTTGTAACCAGCATCTTGTGCTATCTTTGCAAGCTGGTATTCATATGCAAGGCTTCCGCTTGCATACCCCTCTGTGTCTAAGACATAAAACAAGATTTTGTTAGCCTTTTTATCAAGTCTAACAATTTCATCTTGTATTTTACTTAAAGCACTTTTCTTCTTTTCTTCTTCCATTATGTTTTTATTATTTTATTATATTAGCTTAAGAAATCCGTAGTTAAACAGTGTGTTATAGGCAACCTCTTCCCCAAAGTTCATGTCACCAACAACTTCACCACTTTCAACACTAAGACCATCAACCGAATCTAATAATCTTGACATTAAGTTAACCCTAATCGCTTCGTGTTGTGCACGTTCTCCGTTTTTAACCTCGTGTTTAACTCTCTGTATGATTCTCAATGGTGATGATGTGTCAATCTCGCCACCTTCATCTTCACCTGGGACAAATGTTTCCTCAAGTTCTATGTCTGTGTTCCTTTTTTCACTTGGAGCAAAGATGAAATCCAAGATAGCATCGATGTCCAGAATGACTTTTTCTTGCTTCTGTTTTGACATGTGTTTTTGAATATATTAATTATTTTATTAAGCTTGTCTTCATAGTCTAAAAATTCTCTGAATTCGCTAACAACAATATCAGAATATTGTTCGCCGTCTTCATTAAAATTCATCCTAACGAAAACCACACCTTTTCCACTTTGTTTTAATTCCTTTGCAACATTTGTATTTGCTGTAACATAAATATCACCATATTGCTCAAGCTCTTTTATTGATTTTGGGAATATAGCATTTCTTACTCTTGAACCAATCTTTGAAAGGAAGAAGTAACTGCTCTGTATGGTAAGATTAAACTCCTTCAGTGAGAAAAAGAAAATCTCAACATCATATTCCTCCTGATTGGTTAAGTCTTGTAACCATTTGTTGAGGTCTCTACTAAGATTTCTTGACATCTGTCCAGCATGTCCGAATATCTCAAGTGGGTAATCTTCGTAAAGAAAAACCTCAAGTTCTTTTCTTGAGTCAAATTTGCAAATTGTGTTTAGTACATCATCTTTTAAATCAACTTCGTCAATGTCTATGCTTTCATCAAAGTCTTGTTGATAATATTTTACAATTTGCCTATTAACATCCCTTATTACATGGTCAAGGTCAATTCCAATTCTAATCTTTTCCATCTTCCATAATGTTTTTTATATCATATTCAACTTCTTCTTCCTTCAGCCAGGCATCCAAATTCTCCGCATCTCTATTTCTTACAACGAAATCTTCATCTTCATCCTGTTTGATTCCTGCTCTTGGTATGTATCCTTCTCTTTTCTCTTTATTTTTAATTTTTTCCTCTCCTGTCTTTGATTTAAACTTTTCTGATAACAACACATTGCCGTCAAACTCTTTCCATTCATATTCAAGAATAACATAACCGTCCTCTTCTTTTATTTGAATGAATTGTGGCTTTTTAAAGTTATAATCAATTCCATTTGGGACGTCATTTGTTGCATTCAATGTTGTAAATTTCAACTCTGACAAATCTGAACATATTTCATTCTTCGATTTGTATGTTTTCTTGGCGATTTCGTTTTCGCCAAATGCATCCAGGTCTTTTTTCGTCTTTTTAAGGAAGTTCACAAGTGGTCTTAAATCCCTATTCAGATTGTCATCAACAAAATACAATAGCGTTCTGTTTTTTCCACCAGTTAGGTCAACCATGATTTTTTCAACATGATTTTCAAGCCTGAATTTCACAACACTGTTGTTATATGTTATTTTAAATATCTTTCGTTTTTTCCAATCGTCTTTAAGTCTATCATCTTTGTTGTTTAACATTTCAAGACTTTCCCTTATTCCATATTCCTGGTCAGTGTTATATTGGATAAACTTTTTTCTTTTATTTAAAACGCTTTTCTTCGTTCCTTCTTTCTTCACAGCTTGTCCATTACCAATATATTGGTATTCGTTTGACATTTCCTCTGATTTGAATGTTTCATATCTTAACTCTTCGACCTCTTGTGTCAATTCACCCTTCAACAAATCATTCCATATGCTTTTGTGTTCGACCTGCTGGTGTATTGAGTCACCGCCATCAACATCTGTGTTCGAGGTAGTCAATATATCATCCCCGGCTTTCATACCAAAAGGTATGGCCATGAAAAATCCTTTTATTTTATCTAAAATTCTCATCACTTAATGTTTTTACAAAAACTATGCCAATTTATTGCTTTTTAGTGGAAGTTTTCTTTGTTTTAGTTTTTCTTGGTTCATAATTATCAAGTTCGTTAAAAGATTTCTCTTGCATTATGTCTAAAACAATATTTCTATATGTTTTTGCTTTTACAAGCTTGTCATTTATTTCCATCCACTTTAATTGTTCATTTGGGTTCTGTGAATTGAAGTATGGTTTTATTTCAAAGTCATATCTACTACAAACGGCATTTAATGCGTTGTAATATTCCAGCAATTGTGCCAATGGCATTTCCATTAATTTAGTGTAATTCATATTATTTGTTAATTTAATCTTATTGGGAAGTATTCTCCGTATTTGTCGTTAATAATATCTCTGTTTGTGTACCAATTTTCACTTAATTGGCCTATTGATTTGTGTGCAAGTCTAATATTTGTAGTTACACCTATTTTTGTTTTACCATCAATAAAATTGGCAAGGCAGAAATCAATATCATAGAAATTAAATCCTGGCAATTCTGGGTCAAAATTCTTTGTTACCCTGCTTCTCTTTACTGCAATGAATAAACCATCAATAACACAAACCTCTTCTAGGTCTTTGTCCAACAATGGTGAAAATGCAGTTAGCCAAGATTTCCCATCGTGCTTGTGCAGCACTTGGCCAAATTTTTTATTGTAGTTCCACCAGGCACCATTTTCATCAAATTCTGCGCTTCCGGCAACCCCAATAATTCCAAATTTCTTGTTTTTCGTGAAGAGCCTTATAAGTTCTTCTCCCCATCCCTTTTTCAAGAACTCAATATCGTCGTGACAAAAAACAATTATGTCAGATTCAATTTGTTCGTTTAACATCATATTATAGTATAGTCTGCTCAGGTTCATTGAATTGTCATTAACAACAAAAATAACCTTAGCCTTACAACCTACCGTGTTTTTAATCGACTCTATAAATGAATTACTTGCATCGTCATTTTTTCTTGATGGGACAATTACGGTTATTTCTTTATCTTTCTTCACTATTCATCATTTTGTTCATATAATATATAAGAAAAAACCCATATATTTCAAACAATAGATGGGTTTTAACTACATTTTGTTAAAGGACTTTACTCTGCACTTTTGGTTTCTTCTTCCAGCTTCTTTATCTTCTGTACTTCGTGTGAGTACGTGTATACCATTTCGTTAGCTTGCTTTACGATGTTCGTCAGCATTGAACTGTAGTACTTTGCTTGTGCGTCGTCGTCCTTTCTGTCGATAATTGTCATGGCTTCAGCCTCGAATGGTGTGAATTCAATACCACATTCTGTTGCCATAATAAGGGAATGTAATCCAATTCCTATTGCCGGCATTCCACTTGTGTAGGTATACAACTCACCAAGTTTGTTCCTTCTCCATTCATCTGTTGATTTCACGAGTCTGACCGCTTTGGATATGTGTTGCAACAGGCAAACCTTAACAAGAGAAAACTTGTCAACAGCTATTTGCTCTGGATAAATTTCATTTACCTTAACCGCGAACGCTGTTAACTTTTTTAGGGTGGTTTCTATCAAAGAACCTTCATAAGCAAGGCCGCTGTCTGCTGTCGTGTTATAGCTTGCAATGTGCAACAAGTCGCCATACTTATCACGAAGTGAATTACAAGCATCTACAGAAACACCACACGCTTCAAGTTTTTTAAAATAGGTCTCAAATAACGATTGTTTTTCCATATTTATTTTATTTTTCTGATTATTTTCATTGCAAAAGTACTAAAAAAAAATTAAATAATAAACAAAACCGCATAAAAAAACCACCAGAAAGAAGTGATTTCATCTATCTGGTGGAAAAACAACCAAAAAATTATAAAAGAACAAAAAATTATTTTTCGTTATGTTCTTTGTATACCTTTCTATATAGCTCAACCCTGTCTTTTGTTACGGTTTCAATTGAGTATTTGTCACAAATGTCTTTTTTGAGATTGTTTTTCATGATTTCAATGCATTCTGGGTGTTCGGCAACATAGGTAATGTATTTTGCCCATTGCTTGTGATTCTTGGACGGGTCTACAACGAGTGCGTTTCCATTTTCATTAATCTTTCCACCTTTTTCAATATATGGCACCAAGTCAAGGGTGTACGGACCAAATGATGATGCAATAATTGCAGTATCAGTAAACGCACATTCAATCACTTTAAGCTGACTCTTAACTGCATTGAAATCATTTTCTTTTAATGGGGCTAGCAACACATCAACATTTTCGTAATGCTTTGCATATTCATTGATGTTCTTTGTCCAGAACCTACGATATGGTTCATTCGTAAACGGGTCTTCCGTATTAACATACATCTTTAAGAAGTTCTTATGTTGTTCTGAAACCGTTGCGTAGTTATTTGTTAGGAACTCTTCATATCTTGCCCAAACAGACTCTTCCGGCCTGATATCCCTTCTTGTTGACTGGCCTGTGTTTCTGTCATACACGGTTATAACACCTCTTGTGTCAAAGCCACAAAGACAAATTTGTATTTTATCAAGAACTTCCTTTGGAAGTGTGCTAATTCCAGACATCAGTTCAATATCCTTTAAGTGTGTTGAACCACAAATCAAACCAATCCTGATTTTATCTGACGGTTTCTTTGTTTGAATAAATTGCGGCATGTCCTTGTCGATTGAGTTTGGAAGAACTGCAACATTTTTGTTATATTTCTTTAAAAGATTAGCAAAAATTGGGGTTGTTGTTGTTATATAATCAGAGTTCCTCAAGTGATATGCGATTGTTTCTGCCCACTTTTCTCTCTGTGATGTAATAAACAATGGGTGGTCTGGACCCAACTTCAGATTATCGTCAATATCTATGATACATGGCAAGCCAATGAACTTTGCCGTGTCAATGACCTTACAACCTCTATCCAATTGCTTATGATACACAAGTAAGTCATATTTACTCAAGAAATCGACCAGGTTATCCTTTGGGAAATCCTGCAACATCATCATATCGATGTCAAATTCATCACCATAATGTTCTTGCATGTATTGGTGTGGCCAAATTGAACGAAATCTTGACACGCCACTGTTGTCATCATAATGTACAAGTACTTTGATTTTCTTCTTTTCCATATTATTTTGGTTTTTTTATTATTTTTACAATTAAAGTATAATCAATTTCAATTATTTTCCAAATAACACTTGTTAATTCTTACTGTATCATTATATTTTAGTATGTTTGTAATGACTTAAATTATATAATAACACATGGATAAATTTAAAAACAAGTACACTGCTATTGTTTGTGTAAACAACAAGAATGCCATTGGGAAAGATGGTGAATTAATCTATTCGATTGGTGCTGATATGAGAAATTTCAGGTCTCTTACCACAGATAATGTGGTTATTATGGGTCGTAAGACTTTTGAAAGCCTTCCAGACAGGCTCCCGTTGAAAGAGAGGGTTAATATAGTGTTGACCAAAAATGAATCATACACGGTTGATACTGATAATCCAGAACTGTTTAAGGATACATATGTATGTAATAGTCTTTCCGAGGTTGATGATTTGTGCTATTCAATGTTTCCTGATAAGGAGTTGTTTATTATTGGTGGAGAAAAAATTTACAGTGAAGCATATGTTCTTGGAATCATAGACAAGGCAATTGTTACACATGTAAACGACGGGGAAGATGGTGATTCATATTTTCCAGATTTGGCCAATGACGAAAACTACAAACAAGTCTTCAAAACAACAGCGTTGAGGGACCAAGGAAAAGATTTGTATTATAGGTATATTGTATATAAGAAGAAATGCTAAATAAAGAAGAAATACAATTTAATTCACGCGCAATTGTATCTGCATGGATTGGAAACGGTGATGATGTGTCAAATCTCACCATTGAGTTGAGTAATGATGATGAAACAATAAAATATCAATCATCATTAAATGAGTGTGGCGATAAAATTGGTGAGTTGTTATTTATTAATGGCGGGAAATACAAACGCCTTCAACTTGTTGGTTGTGTTTCTGGCGTAACTAAGACTATTGGTGAAATTGAGATAGTATGAATAGGTCTGAGGTTATTGGGTTAATCGATGATGTTTCAAATAAAGGGTGGAAGGATTATTTCACCAGGAATGAGTTTGAATCAATTATGTGGTCGATATATGAGGAATACAGGAAATATTCTAATATTGACTATGGATTCTTAATGACAGCAAACGCAGTACTAGGAATGCTTAACACTAATGGCGGTGAATTGGCAATAAGGGAAAAATATCTAAAATAACAATGATTGTTGAAAGTGGTTCTAATGTTTGTTGTTGCCCTGTTTGCGGTAGAATAATAACTTATTTGGAGTATCACAGAAACGATACGTACAATGATTATAAGGGTTATTGCTATCTGTGTGAAGATAATGAAAGAAAAGAAAAAGAATATGACAGAAAGTGAAACAAAGTTATTTACTTTGATGGTTGTAAGCAATACACCAGAAGAGGTTATCAAAAAATATGATGCAAGTCTTGAAGTGGAACCTTATATAAAGTATTCATACAAAGATATTGGTAAGTATAAAAAGAAAGCAATAAAGATTTCACAAGACCTTGTTGATAACGCTGATAAACTTGGACTAAGTCAGTTTATGAAGGATTACTTTGCTGATAGGGTTAAGTCATTAAAGAAATTGAGTGACTTCGAGTATTATACAACAATTAGCGAAGGCTGTTCGTTTGACAAGGACGGAAATGCAATTACAACAGAAAATCCAAACGGAAAGTGGGGTAGCTGTAGGATTGGTAGGAACCTTTGTATACCACTAAAATTAAAGAATGGGACTGAAGTGTTACAAGCAAAAGCCGGTGATGTTGATTGGGAGAAGATGCATATGGTTAATGTTCCATTATATACGGCAGCATGGCAATTGTTTCATAAGGAAAGGGAACCAGAAACAGTTCAGGAAAAACAAATTTATGAAAACATAAAGAACCAGAAACGATATTTCGAAGGATTTGATTCCCAGGAAGACTATGTTAACTATTGTTGTAGTTATTGGTGCTATGCATATGCAGACGACAACGGGTGGCAAGATGCGGATGACCATAAGAATTATGAGTGGATTACCGGTTTCTATGATAAGTTTGTTAAGAAATTAAAACCAGATGATTTGATAACGATTTACGAATGCTCAAAACCATAAATATAAAAAACGCCTGAGAAAATCTCAAGCGTTTTCTTATCTCAACTCTGCCATGTCAAAATATCCACCAACACTACCACCTTCTTTACTTAGTCTTCCCATATCCAAGGCAATAAATTTTGTTTCGTTAATTACATCAAAGTGGTGCATGTGATAGTGCCCGTAAAACCAGTGTGTGATATTGTTTCCATTTTCTATGAGGTGGTTGTACAATTTTGTAAATTGTTCCCTTTCAAAGATTAGGTCTTTTTCTAATTCATCATCCAACCTAGTCCACCCTATTGATTTTGGGTTGGTTGTTGGCTGGCAGAAATCTGGTGCGCTATGTGTTGCCACAACGTCAATTGAATAACCAGCCTTTTTTATTTCATCAATGATATCTTCCCTGTATTTAAAAGCTTCATTCTCCCACCAATACAACTTTGCTTTTTTGCAAGCGTCTTCAAATGTATAGTGTTTATTTACGATTAGGTTGCTTATTTCGCAATCGTACATTGTTTTTCTATTTATCCTATCAACAGAAACCGCACCACCAACACACAGGATGTTATGTTCCGGTGTTTGTATTATTGTGTAATCAGAAACCGTTTTTATGTTGCTAAAATTTACTTTTGGAATGTCCTCATTATAATATGATGGGTCATCATGGTTTCCTCTTATAATGTAGCAATCGACATTGTTTTTTATGCACTTTTTATTTGGTTTTGATAGTTCGGATAATTCATGTTTTATACTTGAAAACCCAAAACCAAAATCTCCACAAAAAATGAGATTACAATTGCTTAATGAGTTTATGTCAATCCAATTCTTTATGGCTTTGAATTCTCCATGTATGTCTCCAATGAAGAATGTCAAGTTTTTATCTGTTGTTATTACGTTAAACATTATGTAAACTCTATCTGAAGGAGTTGGCAAAGTCTTCTTTGCTTTCTCTCATTTTTTTCAATGCTCTATTATGTATGTTGTTAACTCCTGCATCCGTCATACCCAACTCTGATGCTATGAGACTGACACCCATTTCCTGGTTTCCGTCTAGCCCATATAACAACTTTATTACTGTTTGCTCTTTTTCTGATAAACACTTTAAGAGTTTGCTTACCTCACTCTTATTGTTTTCTGTTTCTATGTCATCGAGATAGGTGTTATGACAATCTGTCTTGTCATTGTATTCCGTCTCGTTTCTCACAGACTTATTGTTTTCTTTAACAGACGTGTCTAATTCGCTAATATAGACATATTCAACATCTATAACATCGTCTGCTTTGTTTACTGGCTTATCTGGGAATTTCTTATTATATTCTTCTAGGATTTCGTCTGGGGTTGGTTTTCTCTCCAGCTTTTGCATAAGACTATTTGTTATTTCCGAAATAACAATTGACGTTTTCGAACAATTTGTCTTCACAACCATTGGGTTGGAATATGTCTTATACATATTAATTTCTCTTCTTATCCAATATACTGCATAAGCATAAAATGGAACGCCACAAGTTTCATCAAATTTTTCAATTGCCTTTATTAGGCCAATATTACCCTCCTGTATCAGGTCATTCAAATCGTTATTGGATACGCTGTACTTTTTTGCAACTGATACGACTAGTTTTATGTTGTGCTTACAAATCTTATCAAACGCTTTTTTCTTCTCTTCTTTAGACCCATTATGATAAATTTTAAATAGGTCATTTATTTCTTCTTTTGTTAGCGTATCAATATGCCTAATATCATTATAATAGTTAGTCAAACTGATGTTACGAAACGAGTACCTTTTGGGTGCTCCACTTACATAAATTTTTCTTTTAGATTCTACCATATACTATATTTTTCAACCTTATTTTATAAACAACACCGCAAAATTACAAATAATAATCCAACCGTGCAAAATTTTCTCTAAAAAATAACCATCAAGATATAAATATCACATCAATCAATTCTTTTTCTTGAGAATAACAATGGTTTTTGAATCACCTTCATCTTTTGGCAAGCTTTCCGGTACTGATACATCAGACAGCATATCAATGAACATGTAGATGCTCTTTTTGTTCTCCTCTCTACGTTGTTTTTCTCTTCCCTTCATTGTTAAAACAACCTTAACCTTTGAACCGTCGTTCAAGAATTTTCTTGCGCTATTTGCCTTTGTGTTGAGGTCATTTTGTGCAATAGATACTGATAATTGAATCTCCTTGGTTGGCTTTGTGTTATGAAGCTGTTTCTTGGCGTTCTTCTTCATTTCATAAACCATCTTTTGGTAGTTCGCTATTTTAACAACAGGTGGGTTGGAATGTGGATTAACTTCTATCAAGTCCAGGCCGAACTCATCTGCTTTTTTTCTTGCTTCAGATATGTGGCATACTTCGTTACCGCCATCAGGGGATATTAGTCTTACCATTGGTGAGCCTTCAATGAAAATCTCCCCATTCACTCTGTATTGTGGCTCGTTTGTTTTGTTCTTGTTATATGCCATTATTAATCCTCTTCTTCTTCGTCATATAAATCTTCAAAATCCTCTTTGTATAGGTTTTCATCAATTGTGATGTCAGTATCCCTATATTTCTTCCAATTCTCAATAACAGCTTCCTTGTTTGAGTTTGGGCTTACACCAAGATATATGCTTAATCCAAAATCATTCAATTCACTATTCCAATTAAAGAAATTTCCAGCCATGTCAAGAAACTCAAAGAACTTATCACAAACCAACTTTGGCAATTCTTTGTTGTCAAGGAAATCGCCAATAAGTTTATTAACTTCCTTTTCCAAATTGTCAGGGTGGTCATAGCCTCTGTAACCTGGCCACTTGTTACCATCTTCGTCTGTTTCTCCTTCTATGTACTTATCAACAATTGGTTTATTACAATAATCTTTAAGTATTTTTATTGTGTCCAACAATTCTTGATGGTTGTCGATTTTATAGGCGTATACGTATGAGTCATAAATTTCCTTCAACACATCATTTGGGATATAATAGAACTCATAAGGTTTTGGCCCACAAAATTCGTGAATGTTTGGCCTGTTTTCCTTGATTTCTTCCCACTCTTTATACTTCTCTGAATAATCATTACATTGTTGGACGAAGTCATCCCATTCAACCTTTGGCTGCACATATTTGTAAATCTCTTTCATGCAGTCATCAGCAGCCTTACTTAAAATTTGTCTTCTTGTTATCATACTTATATTTTACTTTTGATACAAATAAAGTTCTGGATATTTTTCTTCTAACTCTTTCTTTATGCTTTCAAACTTCTCTAATGATAAAAATCCCATTTTCTGGAGTATTGCACTTGTAATCATCCACTCAACAAATGGCCTGTCTGAATAGGTTCTGTCAATCTTAAGTGGACAACCAAGAAACTGGTCATCAATATATGTGTTTGCATATATTTTCCTTGACTTACTCCATGCATCCTGTGATGGGTTATCATTTATTGCATAAAGCTTTATATCATGCTTTTCAAACCAATCTTTAATGCCTTGAATTGTGTCAACTTCAATTGTGGTTTTGTGCTCCTTACTTCTCATTGACATACATATTATGTTATGACCCTCATCAACAAGTGCTTTGAGTACAATTTCAGCACCAATATTCTTCCCTGTTTTCGGAAACTCATGTGTAACACACGTTCCATCAAAATCTACAGATATAAGCATATTTTATAGTGTCTCTTTTAAATCTAATATCTCTATTCTTTTTCCCAAATTTCTTCTGTATCAATACACTTGTATGTTCCGGCAGTTAATCCACCTGAGAACACAAACTGATGTATAAGTGTCTCAATATCATGTAAATTGTCTACGACATAATGGTGTACTTCGAGGATATGTTCTTCAACATCATCAGGAAATGCAGCGCCTTCTGCGTCATTTTCGGTTCCAGGTATTGCTGTGTTCATGTAGCCAAGTGCAAGGGCGAGGTCTTCCAATCTTCCACCCAACATATATGGGTCTTTTTTATTCACCACAATTGTGGAGTCAAAATCATTCTCTTGAAAATTCAATAAACGAATCAGTGTGATGTGTTCGTTTGTCAACGTAAGTCTTTTAATCATTTTTATATCTTTCTTAATCTCATTATACAATTCTGGGTGACACTCTTTTAGTGTGTCTTTTATAATCTTTAAAGAATCATAACTTTCCTCATAGAACCTATCTGTTTCTAAATCACCAAATAAAGCCCATAGAATTTGCCAAAACCTAAAATCTTCATACTTGTCTGCGAACTTTTGCAATGTTTTAAGTATTTCCAAATTGCATTCGTGTCTTTTTTGGGCTTTTTCTTCCCATGTTAATTTTTTCTTTGTTTCTGGCATATCTTTTCTTTAAATCCTTAATGTACTGTTTTTTAATCATGTTTCCGTGTGATTCTTGCTTATAATCATATATTGTTAAGTCAAAATCTTTTACTTCGTTATTGATAATGTCAAGAACCCTGTCTCTATCTGCGTTTCCATCGAACTCTGTGCAACCAATCATGGTTGTTGCAAGATGTTTCCCCTTATATAAAATATTAATCAATTTCAAGCATTTTACAAGTGAGTCATAGTCAAAGAAGTCTCTCTCATTACCTTTAAAATTATAACCAAACGTGGTAAATGCTAATATGAATAATGGGTTATTATCATCCTTGCACTCTAATATCGTCCCTAATTTTTCTATGTCACCATATTTTGTGTTGTAGTTATAGTCGATAACATATTTGTATTTCTTTACAACTTCTTCCTGGAAACCATTTCTCATTACTTGATAGCAGTTTGTCCCAAGAATTATTGCGTCATACTCATTGACGTGATTAATCGGACTTTCATTTATTACAATATCAACCATTATATTTTAAATGATTCTGATTTGCTTAATTTTTCCAATGCCTTGACATCTTTTTCAGAAAGTTTCTTTGGCATAACTATGTGAAGTATGCAGATTAAATCACCAACGGTATTTGTGTTGTATCCTGGCAAACCATACCCATTCACAACAAGTTGTTTTCCTTCCTCAGAGCCTCTTGGAATGTTAAGGTCTATCTTCTTTCCGTTTAACGTTGTTATTCTTACTTTTGTGCCGAGAATTGCGTCTATAACACCGACGTTGACAAGCATTAGTAAATTGTTACCATCCCTTTGGAATATCGGATGTGGTTGCTCAACAACTGTTATAATCAAATCACCTGGAACATTACCATTTCCTGGTATCTCGTTACCATATCCAGACAGTCTAAATTGCAACCCATTTACAACACCCTTTGGTATGTTGAAACTTTTTTCTATCATTTCATCTTCAAGCCCAACGCCACCACATGTTTTGCATGGATTAATCACAATCTTTCCGGAACCTTGGCAATATGGGCATGTGCTTCTTACAGTCATAAAACCATACCCCTGTTCGGTATATCCACGACCATGACAGTGCGTACACGGCTCCTCTCTTGAACCATCATCCTTTCCACTTCCGTGACATGTTTTGCAGAGTTTCTTTCTGATAAATCTAACCTTTTTTGTTGAGCCATTAAGAACGTCTTCAAGAGAAACGCTTACACTTCCCATTATTGAACTGCCCTTCTGTCTCATTTGTTGACTCCCACCACTGAATCCGAAATTACCAAAACCAAAATCATCATTGAATGTTGATTGGAAATGGCGTAGGATTTCCTCCATATCCATGTTTCCGGTAAATTGGAAATGACTCATTGGATTGTCATATTCAGCCTTTTTACCGTCATAATCAGACAGAACCTGATTAGCTTCATTTACCTCCTTAAACTTTTCCTCGGCTTCTTTGTTTCCTGGATTCCTGTCTGGATGATATTGTATTGCAAGTTTCTTGAAGTTTTTAGATAGCTTTTTCAAGAACTCTTCTTTAGGTAACTTCTTGTCTTCTTCTGTTAAACCTAAAATCTTATAGTAATCCTTTCTTTCGTTTGTCATTTTTTATTCTCCTGTGTCAATTTCTACCCAATTTCCGTTAATCTCTTTTTTGTATTGTATTGCCTCCCCATTATGGTTCTTATTGTAACAGTTATTGCAATATGGGCATTGCCAACCGTATGGAGTTGTTATTATGTCTGCATCTTCTCCACATTCAATGCAAATATGCTCACTCATTGATGAATATTTGTCAATTAAATCATACATTTCTCTTGATGCGGTTCCACAGTATATGCATAATTGTCCATATTTCTCTTTTATTTGAGTAATCCTGAAACTATACAACATTTTGTCCTTTTTCAGTTGTTTTTTCATGTCATTTATTAACTGTTTTCCAAACCTCTTATACCATCCGTAACACCCATACTTTAAGGCATCAAGTTCGGTATATGTGGGTATACAGTGAAGAATCTGTAAAACATAGTCATTTAAGAAATCAGCGACTTTTATTTTAAAGTATAGCCATTTATCTATTACATTGGTTATCAACATAAAGCGCCTTAAAAGAACAGTACTATCATCAAAAACAACATCAAGATGGGTTCCGCCATAACGAGTTCTGAAACCTATGTTAACGATTGAACTGTATGATTCAGATATATCATAAATAGAAATTCTTTTAATAAGTTTTCCGTTGTAAAAGACATTAATCACACCATCCAGAATGCGATAATAATAACCATTATGTGCCAGATTTAGTTTTTCTGTACTATTGAAATTATTAACATTGTGAAAATATACAGTAACAACCCCAACACACTTATTGTAGTTGTCAACGTGATATTGATGTAATTTCCAATTATTATAATGTTTTCCAGTAAACCTATTTCTTGGATACAAAAATGGATACCTAATACATAGGTAGGTTGACCTAATTGGATTTAAAATCTTTTTGTCTATAAACCTTGATAATTTACTCATGAATTGAATTTTGATGCAAATTTACAATATTTTTATAATCTCTCCAAATATTCTATGTTAAAAAATGTTAATAATGAAAAATATGGGCAAGAAATGCTTCTCACCCATATAATTCACCATAAAACTAATTACTCCTTAACTTCTTCAAACGTTGCATTCTCCTGGCCATTGTTTGGTTGCTGTTGATTTGCATTAGTAGAGCCAAAACCACCAAATGGGTTTCCTGTTACGTCAGCAAAGTTAAATGCACCAAATGGGTTTGCACCAGCCTGTTGGCCTTGTTGTGATTGGTACATCTTCTGAATTATAGGAGACCACTTTTCTTCAAGCTCTTTCTTTGCTGATTCTGTCTTAGACAAATCCTTTTCTTTAACAGCATCTTTTACCTTTTCGATTAATGGTTTGATTTCTTCCTTTTCAGAATCACTAATCTTATCTCCAAGTTCTGTAATTGACTTTTCGATTGTAAATGCAAAAGCGTCTGCCTCATTTAACTTGTCAGCAGTTTCCTTAATCTTCTTATCTTCCTCTGCGTATTGTTCTGCTTCAGCCTTCATTCTTTCAATCTCTTCTTGCGTAAGTGTTGATTTTGCTTGAATTGTAATCTTATTTGGCTTATTCAGAGCTTTATCAAACGCACTTACCGTTAACACGCCGTTGGCATCAATATCAAATGTAACTTCTATTTGGTTCATACCTCTTGGGCTTGGTGTTAATTCAATATCAAACCTTCCAAGAAGCTTATTCTGATTTGCCATTGGCCTGTTTCCTGAGTAAACCAATATTGATGCGTTTGCTTGCATGTCAGTTGCGTTGCTGAAGTCTGTTGTCTTCTTACAAGGAATTGTTGTGTTTGCTTCAACCATTGGGGCCAAAACACCACCCTGTACTTCAATACCTAACGTAAGCGGTGTTACATCAAGAAGTACAATATCACCAACATTCTCATCATTGTTCAAGATTGCGGCCTGTATTGCAGCACCGAGGGCTACGGCTTCATCTGGATTAACATTATGAGAAGGTTCCTTACCGAAGAACTTTTTAACGGCTTCTTGAATTGCTGGGATACGAGTCGAACCACCAACCAGGATTATCTCGTCAATATCATTAACACTTAAATCTGCTGATTTTAATGCTGATTCACATGGCTTGATGGTTCTATCAACGATATCTTTAATCATTGATTCAAATTTTGCACGTGTAAGTGTCTTAACCAGGTGTTTTGGTGTTCCGTCAACTGAAGTGATGTATGGAAGATTCACATCTGTTGATGATGCGCTTGATAGTTCAATCTTTGCTTTTTCTGATGCCTCTTTGATGCGTTGCATGGCCATTGAATCCTTTGACAGGTCAACACCCTCGTCTTTCTTAAACTCATCAATAATCCACTTTGTGATTTCCTCATCAATATCAGAACCACCAAGGTGTGTATCACCATCTGTAGATAATACCTCGAAAACACCACCACCAAACTCAAGGATTGAAACGTCATGTGTACCACCACCGAAATCAAATACAACAATTTTCATATCCTTGTCAGACTTGTTTAGACCATATGCAAGTGCCGCTGCTGTTGGTTCGTTAATAATTCGAATACACTCCATACCAGCAATTGATGCGGCGTTTTTTGTTGCCAATCTTTGGTTGTCAGAGAAATATGCTGGTACAGTAACAACGCATTGTTTTACCTCTTCTCCGAGATAATCTTCAGCATCCTTCTTAAGCTTTTGAAGAATTGTTGCAGAAATCTCTTCTGGTGAATACTTTTTCTCATCAACATTAATTCTTGGCTGCCCATTTTCATTAACAATGTTGTAAGTAACTCTATCAACCTCTTTCTTACACTCGTCGTAAGTGTTACCCATTAATCTCTTAACTTCGTAAACAGTGTTTTTAGGGTTTGTTACAGCTTGTCTCTTTGCTGGGTCACCAACTTTTCTTTCACCTTTGTCGAAACCAACAACCGAAGGTGTCGTTCTTTTTCCTTCTGAGTTAACAATCACAACAGGATTGCCACCCTCAAACACGCTTAGGCAGCTATTCGTCGTTCCTAAGTCAATCCCAATTACCTTACTCATTTTTTTATTTAAATTTATTAAATTAATTCTTTAATATTTTCTAGTTTTTCTTTAAGGTTGCTATTATCGTTTTTATAATACCCTAATTCAAAAACTAATTTCTCTTTTTCTTTTTTTAATTTTTCAACTTGTTCTATAAGTTCTGTAATTTTACATTCTTGTCTTTTAAGCACTCCATCATATTCTTCTGGGGACAAACAAGCGATTCTTGTTAAATCAGATTCAATATTTTGTGATTCTGACTTAATTAGTCCAGCATTTTCAAATAATTTATCAACTTCATTTATTATTGGGTTGTTGTCAAACTTATTTAAAATTTCTTTTTCTTCTTGTGTGAGTTTTTCTGGTGAATCTTTTCTTTTCTTACATAATTCTCTATAATCTTTCAATTCTTTTATATGTCTCATTGATTCTATTCCTTTCTTCTCACAATAATTGATAAATTTTTCACCAAAGTCCTTACCATTTTCATTTTGAATGCTTCTTCCAATTGATAAATCTTTTTGAAGTTGTTCTTCTTCACTCAATTGTTTGCTTTTGGCATATATGTCATTCATCATTTCCATATTAATTGGAATTTCTATGAATAACTGGCCATCTCTTTGGGTGATATTAACATTTGTATTTATTTCTTCCATTTCTTTATTTTTTTCTTCTTTTCTTTTATTTCTTAGAATAATGATTTGATGCTATTGAGTTTTCTTCTCAATTCAACATTTTCATTTTCAAGCTTTCTACTTGATTTTTCTAATTCTTTAATGTCATTTTGAAGTTTATAAATTTGTTGTTTAAGTGCTTCGTTTTCGATTGTTATGCTCTTTTCTTTGCAAGTTTTTTTGCATTCGTCATTAGACTTAATTGTGGTGTTATCATTATCACTAATATAACCGCAACCATGGCCTTCATCCTTTAATACCTTACCATCTTCTACTTCTTTTTCTTGGTGATATACATTTTTGCCATTCTTGAACTTGTCACAAACATAATGATAGTAAGATTTGTGTTTTGGCTCATCTTTCTTCTTTTCTTCACACTTTTCTTCCTTACAACTCTTCTTGCATGATTCCTTTTCTGAGAAAAGTTCATTAAATTCATTCATAAACTCATTTGCTTCATCCATGAAGACTTCAAATAAATCTGTATACATGGTTTTATATTTTTTTATTAATTTATTATTTTACTAACACCATTACAAATAACATGCCAAAAATATGGCATAGACAAGAAACACGTCTTAATCTATGCCATACATGTCATTTTGTCATGTCATACCTGTTCTGTAAACATTGATTCTGCCAACTCAAACCCCTTAATCCAGGCTTCTGTAATTTGTTGACTAACCTTTTCATCAGCACCCATTGACTTAACAAGCTTTTGTGCTGCATTCTTCTTAAAACTGTTACTAATGATACTCATAATTTATTTATTTAAATTTATTATATGCGTCTTTTAGTTTTTGGTCATACTTATTTTTCTTATATGATGAACCATTATACTTGTATGCAATTTTCGCCCAATCTTTCTTCTGCATATATGGAACAATACCCTTTGCTTTAATGAACTTTATGAATGAATAGAAATGTGCATCTTCGTTTTTACAAAGGTCTTCATAGAACTCTTTTGCTGAATTATAACCACACACCTTGTAGTTATTACCCATTATTTGGAACATTCCATATGACGCTGATTCGTAAGCGGCGGCTTCATTTATTTTTATCGCTTTTTGCAATCTAGCATATTCTCCAGAGTTTCTTCCGGTATAATATTTCTTCGTCCAAGTTTTATATAGTATATTTTCGTTACCTTTAACATACTTTGACGGATTAATCTTCCTTGCTTCAAGTTGTTTCCAGAAAATATGTCCTTCAAACAACATTGTTGGAATTCCATTTTGCATTGCCTTACCACCAGACTCAACTGTTTTTATTGCTTTGAGTACGGCAACCTCAACATCCAAATCTATTGCGGCTTTAATATAATCAGCGTCAGTTAACTGTCCAGACTTTAAATCATCTTCGATAAGTTTCATCCAAGTCTTTTTTCCAACGATACCATCTGCAACCAGGCCATGTTCACTTTGCCACTTCTTTACTGCTGATGTTGTTTTGGGCCCCCATATACCATCTTGCCATGCTCCAATATATTTTTGTAGTAGCTTGACATCACCACCCCTTGAACCTTCTTTAATTGTATTCATAATTCTAAACCTTATTACCGATTATTTGCATGCGTGTAAGGTATTCATTACACTTCTTTTTATCATTAACAATGCTCATAATAAGGCCTTGCGAATATTGGTCAGCCATTCCACCGTTAATGTAGACAAAACCCCTAAATAGGATTATTTCAGTTCCTTCTGGAATTGTTCCAGCTTCAATGGTATATGCTTTCTTAAAAACATATTTTCTTTGTTCGTTTAATTCCATTGTAGTAATTTTTTATATATAATTTATTCTAAAATTCGTTGCAAAGATACTAAAAATATTTGTATTAAACAAATTTTCAATTAAATTTTAACAAAAGATTTGAATTATGCAAGACGGTTATGTATATCTGATATGCGAGAATGGTGACAATGAGTTATATAAGATTGGTGTCACAAAGGGTAGTATTGAAACCAGATTAAAGAAGCTACAAACAGGAAATGGAAATAAATTGATTTGTGTGAATTCGTTTAAATCAAATAGGCCATATAAACTTGAAAGTTTGCTTCATTCACATTTTGCTAACGATAGGGAAGAGGGTGAATGGTTCCTGTTAAGCAAAGAGCAAGTAGAATCGTTCACATCGCTTTGTGAAAAGTACGAAGGGGTTATTGAGGCGTTAAAGGACAATCCTTTCTTCTAATCTTTCGTTTTCTTAAGCATTTCCCTTATAAGCTTTTTTTGAAGTTCCTCTGCTATTACCTGAGTGTGGCAAGGTAATGGATAACACCAGCACCCAAGATATATGTCTTCGTTATTTTTGTAGTGTTCATATATCTCATTAAACTTGTTCGTTAAGCCTTCGAATCCAGGTTTATTGTACGCCATATGGAAATATTCTCTATAGGCATCAATTGATTCTTCTCTTGTTTTGAATGATAATTTAGCAAGGGATGACCTTTTACCATTAAATGTGTATGGATTTCCTAATGGGTTGCCATTTTTAGACCTTCCACAATAATAGTAGTTAGGCATTCCTGAGCAATCTTCTGTGTTTATGTTTACTATATGTATTGTTCCTGGCATATTGTATATTATAAAAAATTGGGAGGCTAAAACCTCCCAATTGTACGTTACACCTATCTGATTACCCTACGGATTATTCTTCTCCCTGCGGTAATTCTGGTTGATGGGTTTTGTCTGGGCGGCGCTTTTCTTACTGCCTGTTGAATGACCTTTCTTTTATTACAACTGCATGCCATGATACTCTATTTTATTAATAAATAGTATTCACGCATGAAAAGTTATATTAAAAGCTTATCAATACGCTGTCATCAATGTATTGACATATTGTTTTCTTTAGGTTTTCAGCATCAATATAACCAACAGGCAATACCAATTGTTTAAACCTTAAGATACAGTCCATTGGGTTCTCAACATACATTAGGTCTTGTTCAGCACTAAAACTTGAATACGTTAAATTTTCCATATTCATTACTTTTTTGTTGATTTTTTGGCTTCCTTTTCCTGGCGCTTGCGTTCCTTTTCTTCTTCCTTCTTTCTCGCCTCCTCTTCCTCTATCTGTTCAATTGTCATTGCAGCAATCTCAAGTGCGTTGTCATATTTGTCAAGGAACTCAACACCATTATTGTCTACATAATGACGCATGTTAAATAGGTCTGAATATGGGCGATTGTCAATTACCAGCTTGTCGTGGTCAAAATCGTATGACACGAGAGAGAATACACCCTTAATAAGAAGTCTCTTGTTTAGTTCGTCAAGCCTGTTGAATGCGTCTTCGTATACAACCAGTGTAATTACATCATCTTCTCTGATAAGAAACTCTGTTGTTGCGCTTGCTTTTGAAAGCTTGAGCATTTGTTTTGATTTTGGTGTACTTACAATCTTAAGATTAACACCAAGATTCGCACAAACGTGGTTTTCCCATTCGTTCGTGATAAACTCAAATACATCATCCGATGTCTTAAATAATTTTGCCATTTGTGTTATATTTTTTGGGTTATACATTAAATTTCGGTGCAAAGATACTAAAAGAAATTGTAACATTCAACATTTTTCTTAAATATTTTATGTATAAACGATATTTATTAATATATTATACCATAATCATTATGAATATAGATAGAATTATAACAGAATCAATAAACAACTTCTTAAATGAGAACTTTGTGTTTGAAGACGAAAGAAAAAAACACAAGATAAGAAAAAAAGCACGTAAGGGAAAAGGTGGCATTCGTAAAGACTATGACGTTGAAGACGAAAGAAAATATAATGCCAACGTGGACGACCAAGAACAGGGTTCGTTTGTTGGCGCCCTTGATAATGGTTTTATAAACGTTAAGAAGGTTGCAGAAAAACTTTACCCAGACCACACACCAGAAGGCGCACAATCTGAATTAAGAAAGAAATTGAAAGGTGAAAGGTCTGATTCTGGTTCAAAATATAAAATAAAGAAGAAAGAAGCTAGAAGGCTTCGTCATATAATTGCTAGATATCTAAGAAAGTAACATGAGAAAGACAGTATATAGTTTTGTTTGTAAATTAGAAGGATATAAGACAGCCATTAAGTCTCTGCATTGGGATGCTAAGAGCTTATCACAGCATAAGCTTTGTGATGATATTGCTGATAGACTTGCGGACTTTCAAGACCAGGTTTCAGAGGTTGAGCAGTCAATCACCGGAAACCTTCCGGTAAACAGGTTAAAAGGTACTCAATATAAGGTAAGAAACTTGAAGAAATTTGTTCAAGATGTTATTGACTCAACAAACTCTTTTTATAAGAAGATTAAGAAATTTGGTGATAACTACGTTGGCATGGCTAGCGATTGTGAATCCTTCATTTCTGATATGCAAAGGAATCTTTATCTTGTAAACTTCACGATAAAAGAAGATTTTAAGAGGAATTACAAGAATAAGATACGTGAAAGCATGAAGGCTAATGGACAGATAATTGAAATGTCAGGTCGACAATTCAATGACTTAATTTCGGAAACAGTGAACAATGTTTTGTCCAGGCTTAATGAAGGCAAAAATAACGACCCATCATATACTCACTATGCTGTTAACAAATTCACAAATCTTATTGTTAATGGCTGGGAATCCAAAAACGATTATTGCTTTGAAGATTTAGAAGGTTGTGGGTTTAATCCAGAAGCATACAAAATACTTGGGTTGGTTGCGTGTAAGAAACGAGGATTAGACCCAGACAATGACGTAAACTGGTCTAGTACTGGAGTTTTTCCGTGTTTTGAAGAATCAAAAATGCAACAAGATGGGGAAAATATATTCGCAGTGGCAAGAGAAAAACATCCAGATTGGTTTGTTGATAATTAATAAAAAAAACCACCTTTGATTAATCTCATTGGTGGTTTTTTTTTCTTTTATGCGTTATGAAGAATATTTTTATTTTTCAAATAAACAATTATCCATCCTATGTCATCGAGTATGCAACATATTGACCACAAGAATAAGGCAACCTTTAATGATGGCAGTGCGATAAGTGCAAATAAATAGCCTATAACACAAACAATACCAGCAACAATATCCGCATTGTTATCATAGATTTCCCTTTCTTTTTCAACCCACAATTTTGCTTTGAATGCCATAATGCATTTTCCGACAAATGTAGATATAAGGCTACTGTATACAAGTGATGAAATTGCGAAAACCCAAACGTTGAATGATATAAAACACAAGTAAAGACCAAGTAAGCAACCGCATAATGATTCGGTTATTGTTAAAAATAGGAAATATTTGATTGCTTTTTCTCTAACTTTTCCTCCCCAAATCATGCCCATTAACAACCCAGATATTGACATTGCCAATGATTGAAAGGCAATCCATTGTGCCGGAAGTTCTGACACAATAACCTTTAGTATTGTTGGGTGGGCATATGTAATTAACAAACCAGAAAGAACGAGACTCATTAGCAAGTACTTCTGATTTGAATCTGGATGTATATTAATAAATGATAGTATTCTTTTTAACATTTTATGAATAATATTTATAACCTATTGATTCATATTTAATCTCAACACATATCAATGACAAGCTTGAATCAGAATAATTGATTGGGTTTCTAACCACAGATACTATCTTTGAATCTTCAAAAATTTCATCATAATGACACCCAAGTTTATCATGATATGATATACATAGATTAAAGACATCTTTATGGTTTCTTAGTATTTCGATTATGGACGTCCTTTTATTACTAATATCGAGTACACTATCTTTTATATAAAGAATAATACGATTATCTGATTTGAATATAACACCACTAACATACCAGTTTGGAATATTAAAAGCACTATCTGTATTGACTAGGAAACGATTGTTTGATATTAATTCAAAATCAAATGGATTTGTTGATATGTATTCTTGTTCTTTTTTCTTCTTAAATGGCCACATAATTTATTTCTGTTTATAAAATATTAGTTCATTACACTCACTTCTGTCAGGAAACTCAAAGTCTCCCCACATTCTGTCAATTATTGAATCCCACTTTCCGTGTCCTCTCCTTTCTTTACATACTTCAATTGAAGGAGCTTCAACATACACATATATAATATTTGGTGTACCATACTTAAAAGCAGTTTCCTTTAGTTCTGTACGATACCTTTTCTTCATGTTCGTTTGGTTAATTATGAAGCTAGTACCTTTTTCACAACAGGCTTTTATCCTTGAATTAACGATGTCAGTCACAATTGATTCTTTTGTGTTATCAAGTTGTATTTTTCTGCCTTGTATATTTCCATGCGTCATTTCTTCCCTTATATCGTCTCTTGAAATTGACTCAAGATTTGGAAGGAATTTTTGTATATATGTATCCTTTCCACTTCCTGGAACACCAATCATAATATACATGTTGAAATTTGATTTATTTATAAATTGTTTATATGGCCTTGAGAAACATCTGTTCGCAACTGCAAGGTCTTTTATCTCATTAAATCTTTCTTCAACAGATTCGATTGAATTCTCTTTTGATTTTGAACCAAGACTATCTGCAAAATTAAGCCAAAGAAGTTTTTCTATTGTTGAATTTCCTTGAGCAAGCCTTGTAAGTTCTTCAAATCTCTCCTTATGGCCTTTGTTTAGGAAATGGTGAAATTGCATATGCCACCTGACAAGCCAGCAAATTTCTTCTCTCATCCAATAGTCTTTTTCATCGAATATAAGGTTTCTTGTTATCCTCTCACCAGCCAAACCGTGGTTTTTGCAGTGCCACTCTTTGTCGTTATCGTCAAAATATGTGGTTGTTGCTTTTCCTAGGTCGTGGCACAATGCTGCAATCATCAATATTTTCTTATCTCTATCTGACATAAAAGAAAGTTGGTCATTGATAATTTTATGCATTTCTTTTGCGACAAGTATGGTGTGATTCCAGACGTTACCCTCTTTGTGATAAATTCTGTTTTGTTTCGTATCCTTAAGAATAGCAAATTCTTTGCAATGCTTAATATTTTTGACATTTGGTGTCAAGTCTTCATTAAGCATCCAACCCGTGTTTTTTGGAAACTCACACATCTTTGTTTGAAAAAGTTTTTTAATCCAGTTCATTGCTCTTTGAAATAATTTAATTCTTCTTCTTTTGTTACAATCTTTGATAATCTTCTATCGATTACATCATCACATGATTTATGCGCAATTTTAATAAACTCTTCTTTGGTAATTTCTTCAAGATATACAGTATATTCCCACTTTTCACCTATATTATAACACATATCCTTAACTCCGCCTTCATATTGTATATCCATATCAACACATAAACACCATAACGTGTCATTCTCTTCTAAAAGTTGATATGGGAATATATAATTCTCTTTTTTGTATTCGATTCCATTGGAAACCTTTATACATGTCATCTTGTAAAACCCCATAAGAGCATTTTTCCATAAATTACGCCTTTTTGTCAACTCTTCTTCACATTCATCAACACTGGCATTATATTGTGATATCAACGCATCAATGTGCTTATCAGGGTCAATTATTTTGTTATGCCTGTTGTGTTTCAATTCGTATAGTTTGAAGAGCGTTTCCTCCAACAAATTCTTGTTATCAACATTAAAAGCTGGTATTTTAATTATTTCTCCCATTGTTTTTTATTTTATTTAAATATTGTTTAGCCTTATTTACAACCGGATGCCCCCTGTTCTCCATTTTATTTGCGAGGAAATCAATATAAGATATTTCGTCAACTTCTTTCAACCTCTTTCCTTTGTATTTACCAAAATTAAGAAGGAAGTCACCAGGGTCTTCGTTTGATTTAACGGTTGATTCTGTTATTACGGATGCTTTTGGTAATTCAACAGCATTAAAGTCAACTTCAAGATATTTTCTGGATGCAAGACAATCTGCAATGTGAAGTAGTTTTTGTGCGTCTGTCTGTGGTTGTTCATTACCAAATTGACCCATATGGGTTAATACAGCATCAGAAATAAATAGAGCATATTCAGATTTTAAGTTCGCTTTCTTGCTCTCTTCAATCACATAATTACCGGCAAGCTCTGGGTGGGTTTTAACCGTGAATCCAGAAGTTCCATTGCCATATTTCTTTATGTCATGAACAATTGCAGCACATATCAGCAAATCCTTTTCAATTCTTGTAAAACTGTAACAATTTGTCTCAAGGATATCATTCATTATTAGTGCAACACTCATCGAATGCCTTGCTAAACCACCATCACCAAGGGCATATTGTGGGTGATATTTCCCTGTTGATGATGCTGGTTTCTCAAAGAAATAATCATCCGCGTCTGTAAGTAATAACTTACAGAAATCACGAATCTCGTCAATTTGAATTAATGACAAAATACTCCTAAAATATGTAAGCCTATCTACTTCCTTCATTTTTCTTCTTGTGCTATTTCTCCGTAATTATCCAACATTTCCATGTCAACTTCTCCAGCATCCATAAGCAATGCTTCCTTAAATGCAAATGCGCACGTCTTTAATTTCCAAGCACTTGGCAATTCAGAACCTACTTTTCTAAGAACAAATCCTTCTCTTGGAACTTCATTATTACACAATGGCTCAAGTTCTTCCATCCCAAAGTGTTCCTTATCAGTCTTCATTTTCTTAAGGCACTCTTCATTCCAATGTTCTGCTGGGTCAAGTTCTGGATAAAGTTCTGCAAGTGTTCCATGATAGAGAATGTCAATCGGATGAATTCTCTTATAATTTTCATCATTGTTTTCCTTCATCCTTTCAATGAGTTTAACAGTCCAATCATAAACTTCATCTATTTCCCATTCTCTCTTTATACCATCTTCACCGATAGTTGAGATACGATAGAACATGATAAAGTTTTCACCAGGTTGGCAACCATAATCATAATGTTTTTGAATCATCTGTTGACAACCAGTAATGTAACCACAGATTTCCCCATATACACTCATACCTTCATCAAGGTAAGGATAGATAATATCACCATACTCAGTCCACACATCTTTTGAATAGAACCCAGAATTGACTTCCTTGTTAATATACCTGTTTTTGATAACTTTCCTTGAAGAATAAATTGGACCATATACGATGTTATAGTCAATAAAGCGAGTGTTTCTGAAAACACCAGTTATATCAACGAACTTATTCCACAACCACTTGTAGAATGCAATCTTCTTTGGTTCTTTCACATGGAGTTTTGAAAAAATTCCGCTTGTTCCGTGCAACTTAACTGTCATAACACATTCATCATTTGCAGAGAACATGTGCATACACTTATTTAGCTGCGCTGTATCGTAGTGGTATGAAAATTCTCCTTCAACGAGCCTATCAAACCTTGAAAGTTTCTTACTTCTCTTTTCCCCTTTGCTCTTTCTTACATTTTGGGGCTTAATTGGTGGAACGTATGCTTTAACAAATAATTCATCATTGACTGTATCGAAATCTTCACCAACATAATCTTCAATGTTGATATTTTTAACTTCTGGACAGAACTTTGCCATTTCATCAACACCGAACACAAAGCCAAATGATGGCTCACCTTTCAAGGTGATACAACGCACCCTTCCATATTTGTTAAAGAACCCACAATGAGTCTTGGCTTCATCGACAATATGCTTTCCTGCATTTACAAGTTCTTCAATCTTATTTTTTAGATTAGTATATTCTACTGTAAGTGCCATGGCCTTAGAGGTGGCATAGTCCACTTTCTGTTGTTTGTCTTCAATCTCTGAATTAATTGCTTCAATTCTCCCAACTTCAGGAGTAATATTTCCTTCAACGTATTCATCAAGTTCCTTTTTTAGTTTGTTGATTTGTTTATTGTACTTTGCAGCATTTGATGTAAGTGAATTAATCCTAGACTTTATATCTTTTGCCTTTGAACGTAAACTATCTGCTTCATTGCGATAGACCCTATCATACACTTCCATGATAGCATTAACCTCTTCAGCGTTGGCGTTCATATCACGGCAACCAATTTCGAATAGGTTATTGATAGATAAGAACTTTTCATTAAGAGCAGTTTCATTAGCCGAATAGAACACAACTTGGCCATTAGAGACCTGGTCTTTACGAACAACAATTTGAGTACCAAGAATATCTGTCTTCGCAAGGAAGTCAGAACCTTCAACCGGTGTGAGTTCACCAATACGAACAACGGAACAACAATACTCTTCCTTAAAGGAATCACTTTTTGAAAATGGATTCTTCATAACTTCTTTTTTTTTTGATTAACCATATAAAATTTAAATTCAGTGCAAAATTACCAAAATATTTTTTAATATGCAAATAATTTGATATCTATTTTTATAATAATGATAAATTTTGTTTAAATATGAAAAAGAAATAAGTGATTAGATTAACAGAATCAGACCTTTACATCAACCTTAATATCAAACCATTTACGAAAAAACCAATTGGACTTTTAAAACATATCAGTAAGGCGTTCGGATTCGGACGCTTTTTTATACAATATACTGTACGTACAGTTAAGTATATATTAATTAATATTATTTAATAATATATTATATTATAATAATTAATATTATATATATTTAATATTTATTATAAATTATTATATAATATCATATTTTTACTTGTATTATATTAAAATATTATTATATATTATTATAATAATAAGATATTAATATTTAATAAAAAAAAAGAAGATTGAAAACAAGATTAGAAGATATTGATAAGGCTCATGACATATTGAAGTCTTATAATGGCCCAAACGGTTATATTGAGAAGTTAAAATCTGATGTATATCGTTTAAAAAAGTCCCTAAATGATTTTCACATTAATTTCATTATCAAGAACAGAGATTTACAATCAAGGTATATTGGAAGAAATGTAAAGGTAATGGAGTGGTGGGGAAAGAAAGCTCAGGAGAAGTATGATTTACCCTTTATTCCGAAGATAGTTGAAGTTGGGTGGTATTTTGGTGAATATAACAATTTGCAGGTGTTTTATGGGAGGTTCAGAAAATCTCAAGAGAAAGGAATTTTGTTAGTTGTACCAAGTGATGCTTTAATTACGAATTTCTGGTTTGAAGATTTTCACAGTATTGATGTTGATTTTTCAAAGTACAATACAGAGAAAAGAACGCTTTTACCGATTCAAGAGGAAGCTGTGAAGTTTTTGGTGTCAAGGAGAAAGTGTATATTGGCAAATGAAATGGGTTCTGGAAAGACAACTGCTACTATTGTTGGTGCATTAGAGGGTGGTTATAATCACGTATTGGTTATATGTCCAGCTTCAATCAAAAACACTTGGGAGAATGAATTATCTTACTTTGTTGATAAAGATGATATAACGATAGTAAGTGGTAGTAATTGGAAGGATAACAAGTTTACAATCATCAATTATGATATATTGGATAATTTTTACAAGATTCCAAAGCAGACAGTAAAGAGAAAGAGTATATCACTGGATGATAATGGTGAGATAAGGACGACATATGATGACAAGGAAATAGTATCAAGAAGTAAAAAGATTGTTAATGAAGCAATGTCTCAAAGTCAGTTATTCCAGGCAAAATATGATTTGATTATAATAGACGAAGCACATAAGTTGTCGAATAACACATCCGGAAGATTCAAGATTATTTCTGACTTGATTAAGAGAAGTAATCCAAGTGGTATATTTGAATTAACGGGTACGATGATAACAAACTCATCACAGAACCTTTATAATCTATTAAAGATTATAGACGTTCCTGTTACGAGAGACTGGAACAGATATATGGAAAGATATTGTTCAACAAAGAGTTATTACCAGAAGGGTGAAAGGGATGCTTATACAGCAATGTTCTTGAAGGAAATTAAAAAGAATTCGTGGTATGATTTAACAGATAAAGAGAAGGATAAGTTAAATGAATTTCTTGAAAAGAAGCATTGTAAGAAGTTTTATGTCAAGGGTGATGATGCTTATATGGATGAATTAAAGGAAATAATCAAGCCATATTATTTAAGGAGATTAAAGAGTGATTTCTCTGATATTGTTAAGAAAGATGTTAGATGCCTTCATTATGAAATGACAGAAGAGGAAAAGAATTCATACGAAAGGTTGTGGGATGAATATTTGTTGCTTCAAGAAGACGTTGAGAAAACAGAGAAAAATAAGCAGTTGATTGAAATATCGCTTATGAGACAATGGTTAGCTGATAAGATGATACCAAGGACTGTGTCTTTGGTTAACAAGTGTATAGAACTTGGGCATAAGGTTATTGTTTTTTGCACATATGACAATGAGATTAATACATTCAGAGAAGCATTCAAGGGTTATTCTGTTTATCACAATGGAAAGATAACACTCAAGAAGAAAAATGAAGCTGTTGACAGATTTCAAACGGATGAAAGTATTAAGGTCTTTATTGGAAACATAACAAGTTCAAGTGTTGGCATTACATTAACTGCTGGCGATGTTGCTGTGTTTAATAACTTCTCATTTGTTCCAGCAGACAATTTACAAGCAGAAGACAGGATTTGGCGTATAGGTCAAGACAAGCCATGTACTGTTTATTATCAGAGTTTCAACGGGACGTATTTTGATAAAATGCTGAATATTGTTCACAACAAAGAAGATGTTATTAACAAGATAATTGTAAAGGAAGGTGAAAAATAATTGAATACACCTATATTTTAGAAAAGAAGAGTATATGAACGAAGATTTTGTATATTATAGTGAGAATGACGGGTATGATGAATCTGAAAGGAGTTTTGACCGTTCAGGTGTTGACAGCGGAGAGTTTGATGACAGTCAAGATTTTAAGGATGATGATTTGTCATTAGCGTTTATAAATTATATTGGAAGTGAAATGGATGGCTATAATGAATATGAGTTTATGTTCACTCTTTATCCTGATGAGTTTTGGGGTGAAAATTTCAATTATAGGCCAGCCGGTGTTTGTAATGGTCTTGAGCCAGACAGAAGGTTTATACAGAAGGTTGTTAGAATAAAGACACTAATCAATCTTGATTTAATTCAGGATTCTGGGTGTTTTTCGATGCAGGACTGTATGGATGGTGTTGTAAGTTTGGCTTATCAAAGTCTTGATAATTTGGATGAATACCCGGAGGACGGAAGATTATATCTCATGTTTGGTGAGAGTTTTAAGGATGTTGAGAGGAAGTTAGCAATGTGTCATATATTAATGCCATAGAAAATGCCGTATTCTATTGATACAAAGAAATACATTAACAAGATGACATCATATCTCAAGTCAGGAAAAGTTAAGGTTGATGTCAATTTAAATAATCCAAAGACCATACAAGACAAACTTGCGTGGTTAAACATTTATGACATAAACCCATTAAAGGTTAAATGTGCAGACAAACTTGGTGTGAAGGAATATAGCAAAGAAGTTCTTGGAGAAGATATATGTATAAAGACGATTAAGGTTTATAACAATACCAAGAGTATAAATTGGAATGGATTACCAAACCAATTTGTGATTAAGTGTAATCACGGTAGTGGAATGAATATCATTGTAAAAGATAAATCTAAATTAAACAAACCAAGAGCTATAAGAACGTTGAATAGATGGTTAAAGGATAATTTTGCGTTTAGGAATGGTTTTGAGGCTCATTATCATGATATTAAGCATAAGATTTTTGTCGAGGAGTACATGAATGATGGTCATAAGACATTACATGATTATAAGTTTTGGTGTTTTAATGGTGAACCTAAGATTTGGACAATAAATGATGGGAATGGTCATGGTGATATAATGTATTACAAAATGGATGGTAGTGAGATTAATCTTTATGGTGTAAAGCATCACAATGATTATAAGAAACCAATCAATTTTAATAAGATGGTTGAGTATTCAACTAAACTGTCAGAGCCATTCAAGTTTGTTCGTGTTGATTTTTATGAGATTAAGAATAAAATATATCTTGGAGAGATGACATTTATGCCAGGTGCGGCAAAGTTCAAATACAAGAAAAAGGAATATGATATAATGGTTGGTGAAATGTTGGAATTATGAATAAGAAAGTAGTTATAGTACATTATAATACCCCAGACTTGATGATGGCACTTGTTAAGAGTATTAGGAAATTTACAAGTGGTTTCCACATATACATTTTTGACAATAGTGACAAGGAGCCATTTTCTTGTAGTGGGGATGATATTACAATAATTGACAACACGAATGGTCAGATTATTGATTTTGACAAGTGGGAAGAAGAACAAGATAACATTGACCAAAAGATATACAACAGAAATAAATTAGCAAGCGCAAAACACTCTTATTCAATACAGAAATGTATAGAGTTAATTGGTGGTGATTTTATTTTGTTAGATTCTGACGTTCTGTTAAAAAAAGACATATCTGGTATAATGGATGACAGGTTCTGTTGTGTTGGGATGAAGGAGAAGCTTAAGGAAAGAAAAGAAAGGGTGTTGCCGTTTTTATGCTATATCAATGCAAATAAATGCAACGAAAACAATATTAAGTTCTTTGATAAATACAGGATGATTGGTATCAATTATGAAAATGAAGGTAATTTATATGATACTGGTGCATCATTTTTAGAGGACATAAAACAAATTAATGCGTTCAAAAATATTGATATAATGCAATATGTGGTACACTACGCAAGTGGAAGTTGGAATGCTCCATGGAATAAGGGAAAAAGTAAAAATAAGTGGCTTAATGTATATAGAAGATTATGGATGTAGACAAGAAAATAGTTGTTTCAATGACAAGTTGGCCTAAGAGAATAGGCAATGTCAAAACGGTTTTTGAAAGTTTGTTAAATCAAACAGTAAAACCAGATTTAATTGAATTGAATTTATCAACTCAAGAATTCCCAAACAAAGAAGATGATTTGCCGGAAGATTTACTTGAACAGATAAAGAACAATGAATGTATAGAAATAAACTGGGTAGAAGAGAATACTGGTGTATTCAAAAAGTTAATACCAACAATAAAGAAGTTTCTTGATGAAGATGAGTATTATTTGTTAAGTGTTGATGATGATTACATTTATAGAAGTGATTATATTGGGATGATGATTAATTATCTTCAAACAAATAAATCGGATGCATTCTGTTTATCAAAAGCAAAGGTTATTGGAAATAGGATGATATATCTTTCATCTTGCTTTAATGCCGATTTTTATGAAAAGTTAACACAGGAAATTATCAATAACAGGATTAGTGATTATTATATTCAATGTTTCATAGAAAGATATAGGAAGAAGAGGATATCAAGATATGACCATAAGGATGCAAAGAATATATTAAAGTTATATAATCCAGTATCACCAAACTCAGGAAATAAGACAGAACCAGGAAAGGACAGCAGATATAGCCCACAACAAGTAAAAAGGGCAAAAGATGCAATAGACAGATTATTCAGAAAATTAACATCAAGAACACCTAATAAGTTAAAATATCCATTATCAGCATGGTAAGTGAGATAAATGATATAATAACTGTTCACATAAAAGACAAACCAATTACAAAAAACAAGAAGGCTATAGTCACGTGTTTGATTGGAAATTATGAGAAACCGACAGATGAATTTGAACATATGCCTGGTTTTGATTATATTTTATATACAGATAAGCCAATAAAATTAAAAAGCTGGAAAACAATTATAGTTGAGTTCAATAGTGGTAAAGAATTATCAAGCACAAAGAAGCAGAGGTTTATAAAAACGCATTTAACAGAAATATTGAATGAATACGAATTAGTGTGTTATGTTGACGCGAATACAACAATAAATAAAGTGTTATATGAGCACATTGATAAGAACAAAGGTAATATAGTTACATTCAAAAAACACATAAGAAATTGTGTGTATGATGAAATAAATGCTTGCATTAAAGCAAAAAAAGAAAGTAATGGTATTTGTGAGTTGGTAAGAAAGAGATTAACAGATGAAAATTATCCAAAGAACAACGGGCTATTTGAAAACAATGTTATCGTATTAAAACCGAATAACGAAAGATTAAACGAGTTGATGAGATTATGGTGGAGAGAAATATACAACTATTCAAAGAGAGACCAATTATCACTTAACTACGTAATATGGAAAAACCATTTTGAAGATATAATAAGCGTGTCGGAAGCAAAATGTTTCACACCAAAAAAACATAAAAAGAAATGATGGAAAGCGGAGTTTATAATTTAATTAAGATTGATGATGGAAAGGTTGCCGGAAATGCAATTGGAAGAACAGGAAATCAGATGTTTGCAACCGTTGCTGCAATGACATATGCAAAAAGAACATCAAGAGAGTTTGTTGGTATGTTAAAGGCTGGCGCACCGGAACAATATCCAGAAGAGATTGAAAAAACAATCATGAGAAATGTTAAGTATGTCCCATTGGAAGAGTTGGATGGGTTTTATTATGAAGATACCGGCCCATGGCTTTGTAATGGTTTTCCAAACACTGACATAAAAAACATTTTGCTTAATGACTATTTTCAAGATGCCAGGTGTATTGACAGGGATATTGCTTATTATCTTTTTAAACCATATGATTCAATATTAAAGACAATATATGAACTCTATCCTGATATTAATGATATGGTTTGTGTACATGTTAGGCGTGGTGATTATCTTGAATTAGACAACAGGGGGTTTAATCATTACTCAAAAGAAGAATTGGATGAAATAATCCAGACACACTTTCCAGGTGATAAGATTTTGTTTATTTCAGACGATATTCAATGGTGTAAGGACAATTTTAGTGGAGACAAGTATTATTTTGCCGACAAACCATACGAAAATCCAGTTGAAATAGATTTATATTTACAGACACAATGTAAGGGTAATATTATATCAAACAGTTCGTTTAGTTGGTGGGGAGCTTATCTTAATGAAAGGACAGAGAAGGTTGTGTGCCATTGGCCATGGTTTAAACCAGGCATAATACACCCAATGGAAACATTATTGCCAGAAAATTGGATTAAATATGAATTTAAACCAAACAACGTGGAAAAAGTGACAAATGAAGATGAAAAGGTGGTAGAACAGGAAGAGAATGTAACCAACCCAGATGAAAAAGTAACCGAGCAGGTAGAAAAAGGTGAGGTGGAGAAGAAAAAACAAGTTGTAGACATTGTTTGCATTGCAAAACGAGAAGAGATGACAATTGTTGATTGGGTTGAATATCACAGACAAATTGGAATCAATCACATTTACATTTTTGATAATAATGATGTGGGGGATTTATCTTTGGTTAATAAATTGAAGATTTATATTGATTGTGGGTTTGTTACTGTGTTTGACAATATTCGTGGTATGAAAGGAATGCAAATGGAATGTTATAATGCGTTTGTAAGACAAAATTTAAAAGAAAGGGTTAATGACTGGACATTATTCATTGATTGTGATGAATATCTATCGTTAAGAGACAAATATAACAACATAAGTGATTTCTTGAATGATATTGAAAGTAATTGTCCAAACATCGGAGTTTTGTATGTGAATTGGGATTGCTATTGGGCAAATGGTAAGATATTCTATGACCCAAGGCCAGTTGTTGAAAGGTTCAACGAAAAGCTTCAATTATATTTGGAAGAAAATTCACAAATTAAAGCGTTTGTAAAAACCGGATGCCAAGCATTCTATCAAGGCAATCCTCATAACCCAATACCAATAGACGGAAAGAAGACATATGATACATTGTTTAGACTAGTGAATCTTAGCCCGTTCCAAGAAATTAGAGATGATTATCCGGTTTATATAAATCATTACCTTACAAAATCATTGCAAGAATATCTATATAGGAAATATCAGAGAGAAACAGCAGACAATATTGGCCAAAACCCTTATGATTTCAAATACTTTATAAAGAGAAATGGCAATGATGAATATTACGAAAAAGCGTTTAATATGCTAATAGAATTGATGAATGATGAAAGAAATTAAAACATATATAACATATTTTGATGACGACCAGATTAAAGAATATAATCTGAAAGAAGATGAAAACACGGTCCTGTTCAAGGGCAATGATGTTTCATATAGCGGAGAATCAATAAACGATTTGAATACGTTCTACTGTGAGCTTTGTACAATGTATTATGTTTGGAAAAACAACCTGAAAAGTGATTATGTTGTATTAAGACAGTATAGAAGGCCATTTAATTGGGAAGAAGTTGGAAAGTTACCAGAAGAGGGTGATATAATATGTTATGAGGGTTTAGAAACACAAATACCAGTAATATTCAACTATGCAATTTATCATGGAAAAAGAAGGGCAAACGATTTACTACATGTTATGGTTGATTTATTTGGTAACAATTCGGATGAAGTAAAATATTTCCAGAGGGGTATGATATTATACACAAACAATACGTTTGTGATGAAATGGGAAGACTTTTGCAAGATGTGTGAGTTTGTGTTTGGTGTTACTGAGAGTATTGATAGGTTTTATAAGTTGAACCACACATATGATAGATATATGGTTAATGCAAGAAAATATGTTGAAGATGGTAGGGATGAATACCAGACACATTGGATGGCATATATTGGAGAAAGGCTTGTTAGTTGTTATATTGCAACGAAAATGAAACCAATTACAATACCAAGACTTGAAAATAACGGCTTTTATTCACCATATAAAAAAGAAGAGACTCAAAACTAGAGTCTCTTTTTAATTATTGTTTACAAGAGCGTAAACATCACTTTCTCTGTATCTTCTATGGCCACCAACAGTGTGTGTAGACTTAAACTTACCATCCTTGTCCCACTTTCTAAGTGTCTGGGTTGTTACACCCAATATCTCTGCAACCTCTGAAATCTTTAAAAGTTTATCCATATTTCAATAATTTTTATAATAATATATAAGGTTTATCAGAAATAATCCAAACATAATAAGGTTATATTTGATATTTATTTTATATTAAGTAGATTTTGTATATGATAAACGAGACTTTTAATATTAAGAACAAGAGGTTAACAGCCAAAGACGGTCATCAATATGACATTGCATACATTGACCCGGCAACTTCAGAAAACACATTCCCATATAAAGATGAGATTAAGAAATATGGCGCAAAATTTTTCAGTGATTTAAAGGCGTGGGGTTGGTATCTTGGCCAAAACCCAGAATCGGTTTATAACAATTACATAAAGCCATGCCTTGAATATTTGGTTTCCGTTGAAGACAATAGTTCAGGAGAAAGACAAGACAACGTTATTCAAATAATTGACAGTTTATTATCCGAATTAAGTTCAGGAAACATAGAACAAGGCAAATCATCAAGCGTGAAAAACTTGAGAAATGAACTTCAACAATTTAAATCAGATTTGCTTAATAGTGTTAGCAGTGAAGATTTTAAGAGGAAAATTGAACCAATTATAAAATTTCAACAAGCACAGGGCCATAATTTCTCATTTAAGAATGCGTTGCTTATAATTTTCCAAGACCCGAAGGCAACCATGGTTAAATCAAAGACGCTATGGAATAAAATGAATAGAGAAGTTGTTGATTCATCACACCCAATTGTTTTATTCAGACCAGATAGTGATAATAAAATATCTCAAAGCGAAAAAGATGCGATTACAGCAGATTTTCTTTATCAGTGTGGTGTTTATGATGTGAAGGAATTAAATCCAGGTCAGAAGGAAGAATTATCTATAAGGCTTAGAGGTAATGCGAATGCAATGTCATTCAAGATGTATTTTGGCTATGACATTAGATTCACAAAGCAAATGGAAGGAAAGGAAGAGTTGGTAAAACAAAAAACTGGTGATGAGCCGGATTGGTATGATAAGAGTACAGACAAGAGTGAATACCTATCACTCTTAATAGATAGTGCGACACAAATGATTATTGACAGCGGTTTAAAAATAAAATATGTTCCGTTAAGTGAAATGGGTGGTGCATTAGGTTCGGCAAGTGCAGATGGCACGATAACATTGGCGCAAGATGCAGAACCAGTGTTAAATTACGCAAATACAATCATACACGAATTTTCTCATGAATTATTGCACTTGAAATATTTGAAGAAAACAAGTGAAACAAATGAAAATTCGGAGTGGGCACAATACTATGTTGGAACAAAAGCTGGTCGTGGTTTTGTTGAACAACAGGCAGAATTATGTGCTTGGATGGTGTTAAAACACTTTAATTTTGATGTTACCGAAAGTAGTTTGGTTTACACATCTGGTTGGGGAATGACAAATGAAAAGGCTGCTGCAAAAGTGTTTGATACAATCGCTGACTGTGCATCATTTATAATGAGAAAATTGGATGCGTATATAGATAGAGATGCTTCTAATCAAGAAAATAATACAAAATAGATATGATAAACGAAGAATTTTTAAGAGAAGACTTTGAAGGTGGACAATTAGTTACCGGTCAAGATGTTGCAGACCTCTTGGGTATGGGAGAAGTCTACAAGAAAGGCAAACAAATGGAAGCAATGGATAACGAAATGAAGATGGAAGCAAAGAACAAGTTTGTGAATATCTTTAATAGGATGAACGAAGTTGCTAAGAGAAATGCAAAGGACATAATTGATTAATGGCAGAAATTGAATTTAATATAAATCAGCAAAGAAGAGTCCCTGTTAAAAGAAATAGAATGTTCTATGACAGGGAACAATTCCGTTTTGACATGGAACTTGGTAGGGAATATGTCGAGGGTGACATGTCTCAAACCGTTGTATTATACCAAGTAGATTTAACAAAAACAAACCAGGATGATTTATATGGTGAAACGAGGTCTGATTCAATTATTTATTTTCCTCCAGTAGAGGTTCCATGTACATATAAAATAGAATCTCCAGAATTAAGAGCATATGACAAATCAAAGAATTTGGGAACCTATCAAAAGATGGGAAAACTAAGAATGGGTGTTTATGAGCAAACATTGATTGATTTGAATGTTGATATAAAAATTGGTGATTTTGTTGGTGTTCAAGTGTCAGAAAAGGCTATGGTGTATTTTCAGGTTGAAAATGACGGAAAGAATAACTATGACAATGAACACCTAATGTTTGGAACAGTTCCATTGTATAGAAGTATAATAGCATCGTGGGTTGATGGTGCAACATTTAATGGTTAGAGAAAATGCAAAGGCCAAAAAGCATAATAAAGAATTTCAGGAATAGAAATATTGCTGTTGGAAGAGAAAGAAGACTTAACATGGCAAAAACCGTGCTTGAGCACCAACCTCATTTTCCAAAAACTTTAAACTATGAAGACGTCGACCTTGCTGTTACAAAGTGGTTGAATGACAGTTTTGATTTAACTTATGATGGCAAGAAGTTTAAAACCTACAAATTATTTTCCAACCAAAGGATTAGCGAATACGGACAAACGTGGCAAAATCTCGATGAAAAAGGCAATCTTGATATAAATTTCAAAACAATCACAAGGGAAAACAATCCACAAAAGGGTGAAATATATGGTGGAAATTATACAATTCCAGGTGCCATAACATTTCCAATCTTTAATGTTAAGAGCCTTGACGAAAATGGAATGGAATATGTTGAAAGATATTCCATGAAGCAGCCGTTTGCTGTTAATTTGATATATACAATCGGTGTGTTTACAAATTCATATAAGATATTGAATGAAATGAACACATTGGTTCACCAACAATTTAAAGCACTCGAAAGATACATATATCCAAATGGATTTGCCATACCAATGGAACTTAATTCGGTTAACGATGAAAGCGAATATACAATAGACGATAGGAAGTATTATTCACAAACATTCCAAATAAAGGTTATGACATATATAATAAGGAAGGATGATTATGTTGTAACGAAAGTTCAATCAAGAGTAAGAATGCCGTTTGTTAGTGGCGTTAATTCTTCAAGAACGAAATGTAATAATAAGTTTGAACTTGATTTCTTATCATCACCATTAACAAAAACAGAAGTTAAAGAGTGTGAAAGTATTTCGGAAATTATTCCAAAACCAGAACCGACCAAGGAAGAAATAATGACTCAACCAGCAGGAAAGGTTGAGCTTGAAATTGAGGAATTAACTGGAAAACAAGTGTGCTGGGAAGATACAGAAGACGAGTTATATGTAAACAAGAAGGTTGTATATAACGCAACAATCGATTATTGTGAAGTAAGAGAAAATGAAGGAGAATTCCAATTCCAGGTTGATTACAACCTTTCATTAGAGACAATTGAACTAAAGAACATAAGTTCGTATAGATTTTTTATTAATGACGCGGAAATTAACATAGAAGGTTCTGATGTTAATATGCTAAAGGGTGATATTGTTAAAGTTATTGTGTCAATTAAAAATGAAAAAGAACTTGCATATTTTACAATGGTGACATATGATGTTGACACAATCCTTGAAAACAATTATGAAAATAGGCAACCAGAAACAATAGATGTTAATTTTGAAGAAAATTAGTGTTAACAAATTTTGACTTATTTGATATTTATTTTTCTTTTTTAAATTTTAATAGATATTTATATATAAATTGTCAAGGCATTGGTATGCCCATTTGCAAGACACTAGAATAAATAATTAATAAAAATATAATAAGATGGCAGATTTTGTTAACAGAGTTCACGTATCTCCTGGCATTTATGCATCGGAATCCGTGGACATGAAAACAGCAGCAAATAGCATTGGTATTACCAAATTAGCTGTTGTCGGCGAAACCTTGAAGGGTCCAGCTTTCCAGCCATATTGGATTCACTCGCCAAAAGAGTTTTCTTCAGTGTTTGGTGGAACTAGCCCAAAGAAGTTTCCTGGTTCAAACTACCCACAATACGAACTACCATACATCGCAAATGAGTACCTGAAGAAGAGTACAGAACTTTGCGTTGTTAGAACGTTGGGTGTTAGTGGTTATAACGCAGGTCCAGCATGGGTTATTACCGGTAAACAGAGCACTAATAGTGGTGCAACTGAATATGTAATTGCTGTATTACGCTCAAGGGGTGGATACAAATTCCGTCCAGAGTTCGGTAAAGTAACAATGGAAGATGGTTGTCCATGTACACTTGGCAACGATTCAATAACATTTGAGGTTGGTGAAAAGAATACACTCATATCTTGTAATTCACCATTGACATACAACATGGACGCAGTTTCACTCTCAACATACACATCATTGTATTCCAATGGTACAGAGTGTACGAGTTATTCATTGAATGGAACTGAACTCGGTTTCGAGGCTTCTTATGGTGACTATGGCAGGTTTACAATTAATTGTATTGTAGGCCCATCAGATAAGGCTGTGGATGCTGTAACAGATAGCGATGATGAAGTTGTTATGCACATTCCTGTTTCATTGAACAAGACTGACAAGGATTACATCTTGAATGTTCTTGGAACTTCCAACAACGATGGTGATATGCCACTTTACGTTGAAAGTCTTTATGACGTTGCTTGGGCTGATTTGGTAATCAATAATGGATATGATATGGTTTCCCAAGATTTGACTAAGTATAATGTTGGTTATCCTTCTGATTTTGGTGGTTTACTCCCTGTTAATAGCATTTTAGCAATGTACACAGAAGAGTTAAAGAAAAAGGATTTAGGGAAGCGCTTCTTGTATACAAAGAGCAACGGTAGTCCAGAGGGAATAACCTACTATTTGTTTGATTATTCGAAGGGCGCACCGATAAGAAAAACCAACCCATCAGAGGGTGCTAGTGGATTAGATTTGTTTGAGAGTGCAACATGTGAGGATGGACATATTTACACGGTAGCTCAAATTACAGACGAATCTAACAGGAAGCACTATGTTTACATGGCATACTCTCCAGAATCAACAAGCCAGCTTGTTGGTGATGAGAAGATAATGGCAGAAGATTACCTTTTGACTGAGGATGAAGTTGCTGGCAATGTATCAAAGCGCGGTATGCTTGTTTATAATAATGATGATAACTTATATTATAAAGCAAATCGTGGGTATAGTGAAATTATGCCATTGTTAGCAACGAGTGTTAAATCTAAAGATGTTACGGACATATCCAACAGTGGAAAAACGTTTAATATTGACAACCAACAAATTGATGGAACATTCTTATATGCAGAAACGAACAAAGACATATATGAATATGATACAAATAATCCAAAGTATCAATTAGGCTCAAAGAGAACGGTTGCTGCAAGCGACTTTATTGAGATAAATAATGTCACATATGCTAGGTATAAAATTACCGCAGCTCACAAAAAATATCAATTTGTATCACAAGGAAGTTCAAGTGGTTTCAATGTTCTATTAGCAAATAATGTGAGTGGTGACTCTGCAACATCACAGACAGTGATTCCAGTTTCAAATAGCGCTTATAAGGGCTATGAAAAGAATGGACGTGGACAGAATTTGATTTACGATTTCACTGAATATGGTTATTTCTTTGTTCCGGCAACAAAGAAAAAGAATGCTGGCTATCCAGCAACTTATACTTATGAAACTAATTTTGATGTTTATCCACTAAGTGGTGATACCCCAATAGGATACTACGCTAACAAGGTGTCAAAAGATGCTGAAAAGGGTTATTACAAGTTAGAAAAAAATAAAGAATATTTGGTTGCTAGTTCAGAGGAAGGAACTCAAGTAAAAATTATACTCTATAACACAACAATAGACTACCATATAATTCCTGTTACTTGTGACCTTAACAACTACAAGACTGGCTATAGATATTCTTCAACTCCTTGGGTTGTATCAAACGCTAAGGGTGATGCAAAGCATATTGAACTGAATAAGTTGTTCAGATTCCACACAATAAGTGATGGTAACGGTTCTGTGACGGAAGTTAAGGTAAGCATTGAGAATATTAGACCTGATAGTGGTGAGTTTGATGTTGTTGTAAGAGACTATAACGACAGTGATTCAAGCAGTACTGTTTTAGAGTCATTCAGAAAATGTACAATGGGAACTGATAAGAAGTCGATTGCTTACAAGATTGGTACCATTGACGGACAGTATGAGAGCAAGTCAAAGTACATTACCGTTGAAGTTGCTAATGGAACAGCAGTTAAAAATAGTGTTCCTGCCGGATTCTTAGGCTATCCAGTTCCTTGTTATGATGGCGCAGAAATTATATCAAGTGGCGTTCATAGTGCTAAGATAGCACCAATCTCTTATAATAAGGTTTACAACGAGGATATTCAGAAGAAGAAACAATATTTCGGTATATCAGAGTTGGCTGGATATGATTACGACTTCTTCTCATTCAAGGGTGTTATGGCAACACTTGAAGACCCAATGTTTGTTACAAACGGCTTCCACCTTGATTGTCGTGTGAATGAAAATTCTTACGCAAATAAAGAAGAGGCCCCAATTATTACTGTAGATGGTGTTGAGGGGTATGTATTTGATACCGTTAGCATCAACGAACGCACAACCACATTACAGAATACTCCAGTAATATCTTCTGAAGCAGACATGGAAGGTTCAATTTACGAAGATGGTAAGCTCCGTAAGTTCACAATGGTATTCGCTGGTGGTTTTGATGGCTGGGATGTATATCGTGAACAAAGAACAAATACTGACGAATTCTCATATTCAAACTATGGTGGAAACGTTAACACGAAGACCGGAGAAGGAAGAGGATTTGACATCTTCGCTGATAGTTCAAGTTATGGAATAGATGGCCGTGCAATCACGAGTGACTACTATGCAACGCTTGCCGGTGTATCCATGTTGAAGAATCCAGAAGAAGTTGACATTAACTTGTTAGCAACACCTGGTATTGATACATTGAATAACACCAAACTCGTTGAAGAGGTATTCAATATTCTCGAAGACCGTGCAGACACGTTCTATATTGTAACCACCCCAGATAAGGAAGCTGGTGCAAGTGATTATGTTGACGACATACCTGATGTTGACGAGATTGCAGATAATTTTGTTGACAAGGAAGTTTATAGTGATTACGCAGCAACATATTATCCTTGGGTTAAGATTGAGGACAATGGCGAATATGTTTGGTTGCCAGCAACACGCGATGTTGTTAGAAACCTCGCAGAAACCGATAACACTAACACAACTATGAACCTTGCTCCAGCAGGAACAACAAGAGGTCGTGTTAACGCAATTCGCGCTCGTAAGAACCTTAAGAATGGTGAATCTGATGAGCTTTATGAAGCAAACATCAATCCAGTTCGCACATATGCTCAGGAAGGCCTTGTTATCATGGGTCAAAAGACATTGCGCAAGGAAGATGACCTTATGAACCGTGTGGATGTTCGCAGAATGGTAATGCGAATGAGAAAGCTTATTGCTATTGCTTGTCTCGGTTTGATTTTCGAGCCAAACGACAACAATACGGTTAAGGCATTCAAGAGCATTATATCTGGAATTATGCAGATATTCGTTGACAACAGAGCAATCGAAAAGTGGACAATGGATGTTGATGATTCACAGGAGGCTCGTGACAGACTTGAAATCGGCGCAGTTATTTACATCAAGCCAATCAGAGCACTTGAATACATCACTCTTAACTTTGTTGTTACGAACAATGATGTTTATTTCGAGGATTAAACCAAATCGGTTAATAACGAAAGTCGGGAATCAAAAAAGGTTCCCGATTTTTTTTTCTTTTGCAAAATGATATTTATTAACATATGAAGGATGTTAAACTTATAACAGAAAACATCAACCTTGACGGGGTTGGAGAACTCGAAATTGGATGGGATTTCGATGAGGATGATTATCGTGACTGGCTAAGTGAGAATGGTCTTGAACACAATAAACAAAGTCTTATTGCATATGTTGGTGACAGTGTGACATTTGAGGTTGAATATTTCGACAATGACACATATCATCATATGGGCTATGACTATGCTGATTATGATGACATGGTTAATACTTTTGGTGAGGAATTAACATATGAAATTATTAATGAAATAAGTGATAATGACACATATAGAATAGAAACCTCAGAATTATACAATAGAGATAAGTTTGATGTTAATAATCCAGATGAACTGAACAACATTGCCATGAAGATATTGAATCATGGTGAATATTATAAGGGCTGTAGGGGCTTTATATTAACCAATGGCGTGGTTGTTTATACACCAGCAGAACACAACATGGTAAGTCAGATAAACGGTATTAGAGGTACATTTGACTTCATAAAGAAAGGAAATATAAGAATACTCAACCAATCTATAGATTTATCAAAACAACCTACACCAGAGCAGAGAGAAGTGTTAAGAAAAGTCATAGCAAGTTATTCAAATGAGGAATTATATGTTGACATAATGGATGGGAATGGAGAATGTGGTTCAACATATGTTAAACCTGATTGGAGATATGTTATGGGTGAAATTGACAGGTATTTCAGTGAAGGAATAAGGCCACGAGGAAATACATATTATGAGGGTGTTCAAAAGAAATGGTTGAATACTATACACCATGATAGCAAGAATATTGTCATAAACGAAACACAATATAAAAGATTGTTCAAGGAAGGCGCATCGAGCATATTATATCATTTCCTTGCATTTGATGAGTTTGCTTATAAAACCGATGCAAGAAAACCCATTAATCTTTAGTTAATGGGATGAATTGCAATGCAAAAGTACTATAATTTTTTTTTAATAACAAAATAATTTTATGTATATTTGTCATTGAATGAATTGGAACATGGCATTAATGAGATTGATAATTATGATTTTCTACTCGATAAAAATTAGAATGTAATGATATTTATATAATAATACAAGCATTGAGAAATGAAGGAATATAACAAATATGTAAGACAGTGGCAAGACATTGCAATTAAGATGAATGAAGCCATGCAGAAAGATAATTTTGGTCTGGCAGATAAATTATTGAATGAGTCAATTGAAGCGTACAATCACTATAAGAAATGTTGCTCATACCCGAAGTCAAACAGAGAGAAGACGTTTGGTGAATTGAACTATATGCTTGAATCAGAGTTAACGAATCTTTTCAAGAATAATAAGAAGGCACTCAAGGAGTGTACAATCTTAATGAAAGAGGATAAGAATTTAAGGTCTGCTTTCAGGTTTATTGATGCAATGAGAAAATATAATTGCGAAGGAAACGCAAACAATTATGTTACGGAATCATTAGAGTTGGCTGACATTGACAAGAAAACATTCAAGGAGAGCGTTCAAAGGTTAGCTGATTTGTTATCAAAGTATGAAATTGGTGGTCAATCAATTGACGAGGAGAGTGTCAAGTACTTCAAGGCATGTGAGAAGGCACTTTGTGAGGAAAAGAAATTAACAAACCTAACAGACTACACAAATAGCGTTAACACAATCGCATCTTATATTGAAGCACATAAAGCGCCTGTAAATGAATCAAAGAAAACCATTCAAACCATTTCAGAAGAGCTTGAAAAGAAAATTGCAAATCTCACAGAAGAAGAGCAAGGTCTTGTTAAGGACATAATTGATTTCAAACAACCAATGGTTGAAAAAAGACAGGAGCAACTTTTTAACAGATTTAAGAACGAATGTCTTAATACTGTTTCAAAATTAATGAGCGAGGCAAATGAAGATGATAAGGATGGTTTAAATGCAATAAAGGAAAGGCTTGAGAATAAGTCTTATTGCAAAGAAACAATAGTTCAGGATATAGCAAATCTGTTAGAGATAAGAGACGTTTTACTTGAGAAGTAAAAAAAATGTTAAAAAAAGTTAAAGAATTTGGTTTTCTAGTTGATATCGTTTATATATTGGTTAGAAAACCAATATTTTTTATGGCAGCAAGAGAAGCGAAAGGTATAAATGATTTGTGTGTTAATAGAGGCGCAATAGTGAAAATAAACCAACCAAAATCACAAGATAGTAATGTTCTGGAAATAACAATGTCATTGTGCGTAGTACCAAGAGAACAGTATGAGCAATATGAGTACGAAGCACAGGTAAAGAAAATAACAACGTATATTTCAAAATCGCTTAGGGGGTATGTTATTGACAATAATATGTTTCATAACAAATCAATTGTTGATGTAAACTTTACCTCAGCAAACTTAAGAGCCGGATATCATAAGAATGTTCAGGTTTCAATGTTTGTGATGCTGAAAAATAAATTAAAGCATGACCGTCTCGTTAAAAGAGTTAAAGAAACAATAAAGCCGACGATAAAATCAATAACTGACAGGTTCAGTGTCGAAGGTTATATATGCCACAAGAGGAAGAAACAAATAAATAAAAGCATAAAGGTAACGAGAAATGGAAATGACATTTCATGATATTAAGAACAATAAGCCATTATTTGAATTTTGCCAAAAAATATGGGCATATAAGGTTGCGCTTGAATGTGATAAAAGGTATCTTTTTTTAGTGTCTTTAATAAGTTCACACAATCTTATAAATGAGGAGGCTTGCATTCATTCAATTAAAACGATTAACTTTATACTTGACAACATAGACTTGTTTGATTTAAAGGAAGGTTTGAAAGAAGAAATAATTAAGTTCTTGGAGAATGGCATAAAAATAGCTAACCACGATTTAAAGATGTTTTGTGAAGCATAAAAAAAAAAGGAATTATATACCTGTTGACCCCGAACAAATGGAAATTGTTAACTATTTATATTTAAAATAATAAGATATAATTTGAAATACATATATGAAACGTACAATTAGATTGAATGAAACGGAACTGAAAAGGATGATTTTTGAATCAGTAAAAAGAGTGCTAAAAGAGAGTTATTCTGATGTTGCATATACATTGGAAGATGAAGCAAGTGGGGCGGTTTATGCAAATTATCATGAGGACGAATTGGAAGATGCAATTAATGACGCAAAGGAAATGGCACAAAAATCGAGACCTTATGGAAAATTTTTAGTTGTTGACAGTAATGATAATATTGTTTTTGATACGGACCCAAATGTTTCTTATAAAATATAAAATTTCTACTTTGAAAAACTATTCGGGGTCAACAGATATATAGTTCCAAAAAAAAGAGGCAAGGTTATCATTATCGATTTTCTTGTCTCTTTTTCTGTTGTATAGTTTTTTGTTTTTATGTGGCCTGTCAACGGCAATCCACCTACCACCATTTCTTTCTAATTCAATCTCCCTGTTGAGTTTTTTTTGAATCTTGATGTAATCATCACCAATTTTCATTGTTTTTTGTTTTATCTTTTTCATTGTGTTTATATTTTTTATGGTTTAATGATAAATATTTTGCAAAGGTACGAAAAAAATTTGAATTAATCAATATTTATAATATAAATTAACGTTAATTAACATATGATGAATAAGAAATTAAATGAGGCGCAGGAATATCTTAACCTCGTGAATAAGATTTTGAAGGAAGATTATGGTATGGGATACGAAGAGGTACCACAAGAAGATGGATATGTAGAAGGTGGAGAAGAAATGCCTCAGGATGAGAACCTTGCCAATAGTGATGAAAGAATTGCACAGATTCGTGAGATTGCTTTAGGTGGTTTACAAGACTACGCACATGACGTTGATAGTGAAGAATACCAATTCTACAAAAAGATTTGGTTAATGTGTGACAAAGCAGTATCAGAGAAAGATAATGTTGGTGAATCAAATTAATAACTAAAAACCAATGATTATATATTTATATTAAAACGAAATAATTTATTAAGAGAAATATAACAAATGGCAGATTTACTTTTGAATGCGCCGATGCAAAGCGAAATGCTAAGGCAGAATCGATTTCTTTTGACTTTTCCAGATAGTTTAGGTTTAGCATCATGGTATGTATCAACTGCACAGCGTCCAAAGATTAATATAAACAAGGTACCAATTCCATTCTTGAACACAGAAACATATGTTGCTGGTCGATATGTATGGAATCCGCTGTCAATCACATTCCGTGACCCAATTGGCCCATCTGCAAGTCAGGCACTTATGGAGTGGGTGCGTTTACATGCAGAGTCAGTTACAGGACGTATGGGTTACTTTGCTGGCTATGCTAGGGACGTTGAATTGTCAATGCTTGACCCAACTGGTGTAACAATAAGCAAGTGGATATTGAAGAATTGCATGTTGTGCGATACAATTGACTTTGGTTCATTGAACTATTCTTCTGACGCTTTGGCTGAAATCACATTGAACTTGCAGCCACAATACTGTATCCTTGCTTATTAATTTAAGTTTTGTAAATATTTTTAATGGGCGTATCTATTATATGGGTACGCCTTTGGCATTTTGAATAGATGAAACAAGTTAGTAGAAATAGACCAACAGCAAATGGTGGAAAGAATAAGAAGAATAGGGTGACCGATAAAAGATTACCACCAAAACAAAAGGTGGTAAAAAAGAAAGAACATCCAGATTTTGGAACATCAATTGCAGAACAAAATTTTGCTAGAGATTTCCTCGATAAGCTTGGTGTGGAATATATTTGGCAGTTTGAAGCAAAGGAAATTCATAGGTTTTTTGACTTTTACCTAACAAAATACAGAATATTGATTGAATATGATGGACAATATTGGCATTCAGACGATAGAATATATGAGGAAAAAGATTTAAACCCAATGCAAAAACATAACAGACGTGTTGATGAACAAAAGAATCAATGGGCGTTATTACATTGTATACCATTGATAAGGGTAAAAGAAAAAGATGTAAACGAGCACCCGGAAGAGGTAATGGACATGTTAAGAAAAAGGCTTAAGATTCAGGAAGGTTTGATTGAAAAGAAGAAAGAAATGAACAAAAGACATGTAAACAGATTAAATGACTTGAAAAACTGATTAAAACTAATTATATATTAAGAAGAAAAGAAAGAATATAATGCATTGTGATTTGTTCATACCATATATAGAAGGAACATCAATTGACATTAACGATAATCTTAATGATTATTACAAGACCGCACAAGATTATGCAGATGCTTTGATAAATGAAGATACGTCGAATGGGTCGATTGTATACAATGCCATGACAAGAGGTACACTTGGAAATACAATTGGCTATAATAGTGTAGCAGGAAATAATAGGCTAATCAGTGAGAAAATCGCATATGCAAAAACCGAATGCATCCTGTTGGCACCAAATGGTGGGAGTCAGGAGACTGTTGACAGCATGATAGATAAGTTTGCAACACAAAAAGAGTTTCTTGTAACAGTGCATTTTAATATGCAGTCAATGGATGCAGAATTCGAGGAAGAATTAAGAGAGTGGGCAAAGGAAACATTAAACATACTTCGTTATAGCAGAGAAATGATAAGCAAAGGTGTATCAAGACAAGATAGCGAAATGTTTGTGGAAAGGAATATCCCAAGAAGAGATTTAAGAATAAGTTTCCTTAACAAATCCAACAAAAGAGTTAACTTTGTTCTAAGGTCTTGTGAAGTTGAACAAAAATTAGCAAGGAATAGATACTTATTCTATGTTAAAAGAATGGAAATATTGAAATAAATTATTCACAAAATAAATTATGGCGAAAAAATTGGTTTTAAGTGAAGAAAAACAGAAAGAATTGTTATTCCTGAAGTCTACATATGAAATGCATTGTAAGACAAGAGAGGAAGCACAATTAAGGGGAAAAACAAAGAACATTGATAAGATAGACAAGATTATCAATGAAACTGTTAATAGCATGGCACAGATTGATAAAGACTTTGCCAGGAAATGTGTTGAAGAATATCAATCGAAAAACAAGAAGGTTGAACTGATTGATGTTATAAATGGTGCTGACGACAGTCAAACACTTTTTGATGCGTTGGGCGAAGATACCGAAACAAACAGCCTTGTAGATGACGAAGATGTTCAGGAACAGACAAAGACATTTTACGACCAGTTTACTGATGACGAGCCAGACCTTTATGCTATGGCAGATAGTATAGAAGACTCAAATGAAGACAGCACAGAAATCGTCATAGACAGCTTTAGTCAGAAAGGTCAGGAACCAACGCAGGAAACATCTCCAATGGCAGAGGCTGAGGAAGCAATATATAACGATGTGGACCCAAATGCTCAATATGATTTAATTCCACTGCCATCAAAGGGTGAATGCTATAGGGTTAAAATAGATAGGATTCCTGTTGGTTATCTCACGGCGGCTGATGAAAACTTAATAACATCACCAAACCTGTATGAAAGTGGAAGCATTTCATCAATATTGCTAAAAAAGAAGGTCTTGAATAAAAACATCAATGTTGATGATTTGGTTGCCGGTGACGTTGATGCTATTATGGTATTCTTAAGGGGAACAAGCTATGGAAATGAATTTCCAATTGTTGCAACAGACCCAAGAAACGGAAAGAAGATAGATACCAGTGTAGACTTGTCAAAATTGAAATATAAGCCGTTTAATTTGGTTGGTGACGAGAATGGCTTCTTTGATTTCCAATTGCCAAAGAGTGGTGTTAAATTAAAGTTTAAGTTCTTGACAAAGAAGGAAGAGAATCTTTTGCAGAAACTAAACAAGAAGGAAAGCCAGGGTGTTGCAGTGTTTGATATAAATGACGCAATAGATAAAATCAAGAACGCACTCAAGACAGATGATAAGCTTAATGACGGAGACAGAAATCAGATTATAGAAATTAGCAACAAGCTTAAGAAATGGTCTGATAACCTGGCACAAAATAAACAAGCATTACCATATACAAAGTCTGTCACAAATACAATGGAAATGCAAATTGTAAGTGTTAATGGAAACACAGACAGAAAGTACATACATAACTTTGTAATGAATATGCATGCAAGCGACTCACTCGCATTTAGAAGATATGTTTATGATAACCAACCAGGCGTTGATTTTGAGATAGAAGTAGAAAGACCCGTGTCAGATGGAGGTGGCACGTTCAAATGCTTTCTTGAATGGGACGATTATGTTTTCTGGCATATCGCCTGATTTCGCAAAATCTCTAAGAGAAGAGCTATTCGGATGCTTTAAGTATATACACATACCCTATTCTGAACTAATGAAGATGCCAACAAAAGATAGGAAATATTACATAAGAAAGCATAACGAAGTTACCGAAAAAGAAAACGAGTCCGGACACGGAAATAGCCTAAGTCAAGAACAAATGCAAGACTTAGGGCTTATGTGATGAAAAGTGGTGACCAACTAGATGTTAGTCACCATTTTATTTAAGCTAACAATGAAAGGCCAAAATAGACAATTGCACCAAGAACAAACATAATCACTATGAAAATAAAGGTTATAAGTAATGATGGTGTACCCTCACTGAATGCAAAATATTCAATTGGGTTGTCGTATGCAACCATGTTACCACTTTTGAACTTAACAATGTACTTTGTATCACTCATAATAAAACTTATTTTTAATGGTTAAACTTAATTTTTGTGCAAATTTATAACTTATTTATGAATTAAACAAATAATGTAAGTTAAAAATTGTTAAATAGCTATTTATTGATATATTATACCTGAATAATGGCAGATACTAACATTAACATAGAACAACTCGCTAATATTATATCAAACGGAAAGAAGTCAACCAGTTATGATAGGCTGCTTGACAAATTAGAGCGTGTTAGTGATAAAATGGAACGCGCAAACGATAATGATGGGGTAAGCAAGAGGTATATGGAAATGCTTGCTGAGGAGCAAAAAAGGTTAAAAGCCGCTGCGGAGTCTCAGATGAAAGCATCAGAATCACTCGTTTCAACACTCAAAACTCTTACACATGGCAGAAAAGATTACAGCCAAGAGATGGTTAATAATGTTATGCAAGCAAGGGTTGAGTGGGTAAAACTTAATGAACAATTTAAAGAACTTAATCAACAACTAAAAAGAGAACAAAGGAGAAAAAACAAAGACGTAGACGAAATCAATTCTTTAAATAAGCAAATAGACAAGATAAAAAAAGAACAGAGTGACATATTAAATAAGATAAAAAAAGACTATGGCGACGGCTCTGTGGCTGAAAAGGCTGTTGAAGAAGTAACTAAAAGCAGAAAGAAACAGAAAGAAATATCTGATGCAATCAACGCAAGTGAAGAAGCAAGTGTCGACAATACAAGAGAGTATAATAAAGAATTAGAGAGAAGTAAAAAGCAACTTGAAGACATAAACAAAACATGGGAAAGCATTAAGGCTGTTGCCAGAAAGACATGGCAACATGTTGAGTCTGGTGGCAACATGTGGATTAAGTTTAACCAAGAGGCAATTTCTGGTGCGAAGATGCTTGGTATGACGACCAGGTCAGAAGCCCTTGCTTATACTAGAACACTTATTGACAACTCTAAAGAGCTTGCAAGAAACTACGGAATGACGGCAGAGCAAGCCATGAAGTTACAAAACACATATGTTAAGGTAACCGGAAGAGCAACATTCTTGTCAAAGTCGCAAATGGAAGATATTGCGGCATCGTCAAAGATAATGGGTGACGAAACTGTACAGGGTGCCATAAAGATAATGGACAGTATGGGAGCAACGTCACAATCAACCGTTGAACTACTTGATAAGAATTATGCAAGAGCTAAAAATGCAGGTCTTGATATTAACAAGGCAAGCGAGGCATTAGTACAGAATCTTTCCCTTGCAAATAAATTAAACTTTAGGAGTGGTGTTGATGGTATCTCGAAGATGACGATATATTCTCAAAGGATAAGAATGAATCTTCAGGAAGTTGCAAATGTTGCTGATAAATTCTCCACAATTGAAGGTGCGCTCGAAGGTTCTGCAAGACTACAAATGCTTGGTGGCACTGGAGCAATGTATGGAAGCAATCCAATGGCCATGATGTATGAAGCAATGGCAGACCCTGAGGCTTTGTTTAAGAGAATGGGTAAGATGTTCAGTACACAAGCATATTTTGACAAGAGAACTGGTGAAGCAAGAATCGACCCAGTTCAAATGGCGATTATGCGAGAACAAGCCAAAGCAATGGGAATGAACCCAGACGAAGCAATTCAAAGTGCAAAACAACAAGCAAAACTCAGGTCAATTGAAAATGATTTAAGGGCTGCTAATCCATCATTGTTTAATTCAATGACAGACGACCAAAAGGCTGCAATCGGAAATAAGGCTGAATATAGTAAAGAAAGTGGTTGGACTGTAACATATTTTGATGAAAGTAAAGGAGTGAATGTTACATCGTCAGTTGATAGATTGACAGCATCGCAACTTGAAAAAATAACAAAGGATAATAAGGAACCGGTAGAAGACATCCGTGATAGAGTAAGGGACATTGCAAAAGAACTCATAAGTTTCAGAGAGAGAGTAGACTCAATGAAAGACCAGTGGAAGATGGGCATTGCAAAACTTTTACACCTACCAATGGCTGGTATGAATAATGGCCTAGAAGGAGTAAATGGAAGTGATATATGGGGTGGCCTTACTGGTGGCGGATTCGGTACTGGAATTGGTCTGGCCGGTATTGCTGCCGGTACTGCCATACAAATTTCACTCTCAGCAAAGGGTGTTAAGTATGCCAAACAAATGCTTGGTGCAATGAAAGGTTATGAAGCAGCAGGAAGAACGGCAGAAGTCACATCAGAAATAAAAAATGCATCAAATTTGGAAAAAGTTGCTTCAGCCGGTAAAGAGACCAATGCATTGAAAAACTTCAGCAACTTAAAGAATTTAAAGAACTTAAAGTGGGGTGGCAAGGCTGTTGGCGGTTCTGTTCTTGCGATTGGTGCAGAATTGTTTACGGCTGGGCTTGATTGGTACTCAGCAAACGAGCAACGCAAGGCTGATGAAGATAGATTGGTGAAACTTTCTGGTGTAAAGAACGCAGTAACAGGTGGCAATAGATTTAGTGAAAAAGATTTAAAATACCAGGACATCACATCAAAAAACACAGAAAAAAAGGAAAAATGGGGAGCCTGGGGTAGAGGCGGCGCAGCAGCAATTGGAGCAGCTATTGGTGCTGTAGTTGGTGGACCCGTTGGTTTGGCTATTGGAGCAATGGCTGGTGGTTACATCGGAAATTGGGCTGGAAAAAAACTTGCACCAGAAGAGTATGAAGGCAAGATTGGAGAACATCTAAAAGAAATTGGGAAGGATGGTACAAAGGAAAATATCAGGAAAATAATATTACCAGTTGAGAGTATTGATTATAATGTGTCTTTAATCGCAAATAAGTTGGGAATATTATCAGCAACACCAGCAAGGGGTAATATATATTTGGAATCAGAGATAGCTGGTGAACACACCGTGGAAGTTCAAGAGTTAAATGCAAGCCATGTTAACCAACAAGATTCGAATGTCGTTTATAATAGTCAGTATCAACCAAGAGGTCCACTAACATTAAATATAAATGGTTCAATTGATTTGAATATGAAGGGTACGAACATTGGAAACTTGTCAGCAGCAGATTTCAAGAAGATGTTTGAATCAAATCCTGAGTTACAAAGGTGGCTTACTGGTGGAATAGCGAATGAGCTGGTTAGGAGAGGAAATGCTGGAAGATATAACCAGGAAGCCACTGATAACAGAATTGTAGCAATGCCGGATTCATATAAATCGCGTGGATAATAATTAAAAAACATTAAATTTTAATATTAAGTATAGGAAATGGCACTTTATGGAAATATAATAAACAATTTGGGTGAAGACTTATCCAAATACAACTCTATAGGTTGGATTGAATTTAGAAACCAGATGATGGCTGACATCAAGGGATTCCGTATACCATTTCCAACAAGAGAGTGGGAATCAGAGAGTATATTAAGGTATAATATATCAGAAATTAACGAAGCAAATAATACAACAAGGGGCAACGCCAATTTCACATATTATACAAATGAAGGACCAAGGAAATCACACCCAAATAAACCAATACTCGCAAATCCGGATGATGTCATTAAGATTTGGAATGACTATAAGGTGAGGATAAATGATGAAAGCCCATTATATACAGATGGGTATCATTCTACTTATGAGTACGAAGAAAATGACAGCACAAGAAGTTCATCCAGAGATAGGTGGTCAGAAACACCATTAGATAGAACAGTGTATTATGGGGATGAGTACATAACACCATACAACGATGGTCAAACACTGTTATCAAAAACAAAAAGGTGGTTCAACAATGCCACGAATGATTATATTTCAAAAAGATATTCAACATTAATTTCAAGGTTTCATACAGACCTAAATCAGAGGTCAATTGAAGATTTAGATAACGATATTGGTGTTCAAGCATTTAGCCAAAAATATGGCCTATCACACGGAAGAAATCTTTTAAAATTAAACCCAACAGAAAGTGATGGTTACAATGACCCGTATTGTCGTGTTTGGAAATGGCATAAACAGTATTCAACACTAAAGGATACAATAAGACCATTAAGAGGTAATGGTGAACCATTGGATTATGAAACGCTATTAGATTATAATTGGGATGTTTTTAGGAGTAGTGATACGTCATACGGAAGGCAAAATGGTGGAAGAAGGCTTGAAATGTTTGGTGTATTACACGGAAAAGGGAATCAAGGTTTGGTAAATATAACACCATCCTCAAATGATGATGGAGAGATGGTTGTTGGTGTTGAAAAGTGTATGTTCTCTATAGAAAATCTTGCATGGAAGGGAACCTTTAATGACCCAACAATATTTGAAAAAAATGGGTTGTCACCAGAGCAAAAAGGCCCACTTGGTGGGCGAATAATGTGGTTTCCGCCATATGACATAAAATTCAACGAATCAACACAAGCAAACTGGCAAACCAATGAATTCATTGGTAGGGGTGAACCAATATATACATATGCAAACACACAAAGAAGTGGTTCTTTAACATTTAAATTGCTTATTGACCACCCGGCAATACTCGATTATTGGGAGAGAAGGGATGAGACAGGAAGTGTTACACAATCTGGTGTTGACAACGTTGACAGCAAGGAACAAGAGTTATTAAGGTTTTTTGCTGGATGTTCTGTTCTTATGGCCGACAAGTCGAAATATGCACAAGTCGATAATGAAGCTGAGGTGGAAGAAAAAGACCCGGCACAGTCATCAACGAAAAGCCAGGGAAATGTGATTAACTTTTTCGTATTCTTCCCCAATAACTATTCTGGTATTGATGATAAGGTTGGTGGTGTGGTTGACCCAATAGATTATTTGATGAATGGTGTTGGTTGTCAAAAATATACTGATATTGACGAGATAAATGATAAAGATTCATACAAGGATTTAAATACAGACCCAAATGCAGTATACACATATAACGGCGTAACAGTTGGTGGTTATGAAATGAGAACACAACCAGGTGTAAGCGTCATACAGAGCAACACAACAAGTAATTGGATATGTGATGTTTCAGATAATACTGGTGAATACTATTCACTTGTAAAAATGGCTGGAAGTAAGGCGGATAAAGAAATAGGATACTCTACAGACGCGCCACTTGAGAAGAAAATAGAGTGGAATAAAAGGAGGTATTATTATAGAGCAGACAATGACACACTGAATCAGATTCTTATTGGTGATGAGAATGATGGTGCTGTGTCTTATATTGATAAGGTTAGTTATCAATTAAACTCTTTTGGTTACTCAGAAGCTTGCACGAGGTTTAATTTTGACCAGAACACAACATATAGCATGGCAGAGGTTTATGTTGCGTTAAATGGTGAGAACAATTGCTCTTTTACCAATCTATGTAACAGTGACAGGGTAGCAGAATTGAAAAAGATATTCGCAGGAGAAATGGGCGAAATCACGAACATATCTTGTGAGGGTATGGCATCAAGCCAGGCTAATAATGAAAGCACAGCCACAAACAAGAAAAGAAACACAAAACTGGCAAAGCAAAGAGCAAAAACCGTTAGGACGTGGCTACAATCAAAATTAAAGAATGAATCAATTCATTATGCAAGTGGCGACACATATACAATTGACGCAAACAAGGAATACAACCAAAAGGATTCAAACGAGAAAGAAGCGAAATTAACAAGGTGTGCAATAGTTAGAATCACATATGGCGGTGATGATGTCGTTGATGGAAGCCAAACAAATGTTTCTGTTGATGAAAGTGGAAAAGCAGAAAACAACTCAAATGTGTTGTCAGAAGAGGCAACACAGGCCAAAATAGAAGATAATGTAAAAGAAAATGGTAGAACATTTCCAGTAGAAGCAAGTTATAGGTATGACAACGAATATCTTTTCTTTAAGAAATTAACAGAGGAAGAGCCGTTCATTAAAAAGCTTCTTAGTGAAAGAATCAATAATTTTGACCCAGTATTCCATTCAATGAGCCCAGAGGGTTTCAACGCAAGGTTAACCTTCTTAAATCAGTGTATGAGACAGGGCCCAACAATAAGTTCATCAGACACAAGTGGAATGAAAAAACACAACCCAAACAATTTGGCTTTTGGTAGACCACCTGTTTGTGTTTTAAGGGTTGGTGATTTCTATAACACAAAGATAGTTATCACAAGCATGACGATTGATTATGACCCACTTGTATGGGATTTGAATCAAGAAGGTATTGGTGTGATGCCAATGATTGCAAACATAACGCTTCAATTTAACTTTATCGGAGGAAGTGACCTTGGTGGTCCAATTCAGAGGTTACAAAACGCAACATCGTTTAATTATTATGCAAACGCTGGTGTTTATGATAATAGGTCTGAAGCAATAGAATATGGCGATAATGGAAGGGTTCAAAGGTTTTTCTCTTATGACCCATATATAAAAAAATAGAACATGGCAACGTATAATAGATATAAATCATTTGTGACTGATAGCGGTAATGTAAAAGTAGTTCCATTCATTAAAATACCGAAGAGGGCTAGTGATAAGTATGCATATTGGGATGGTTATAATTCCAGGATGGATTTATTGTCATATCAATATTATGGCGACCCAAGTTATGGTTGGTTAATATTACAGGCAAATCCACATCTTCCAAGTCTTGAATTTATGATTGAAAACGGAACACAAATAAGAATACCATTCCCATTAGAGATTGCCATATCTCAGTATGAGAACGATATAAAAGCATATTATATAATTGAAAATTCTGATTAATGCCAAAATTTGTAACAGATAAGGTAATATATGTCGAACCAAATATGACGGAAGACTACTCGTCTTATAATTCGGCAAACAATGGTCAGGTATATAAATCTATTGACCTTGAGGATATGTGTGTTGTTATTGGCCTTGAAGTAGAGGTTAAAGGAAGAACACAGGACACAGGAGAAGACAAGACATTAAGGCTTGTGTGGCAAAGTGGTGTCAATGGGGATAGTCATATTTCATTCCTTCAGGGAACAAAGGTCAAGACGGCAAATCATGGTGAAGTGAATTTATTAACAACAAGTTTCACTGAAACATATTTAAAGGACATTGAAGAAAATGGAACCTGTGAAATGTTTGGAATAAAGTCTATTGACGTTAGTTATGACAACATGATGGTTCCAGAGGTAACAATTAACTTCATTGATGTAAGGGGTGTTTCATTATTTGCTCAGGAAGAAATGCGTCACCATTTATCAAAGGGGGACATTAACGGTATTGCTGACAATGACATAGATGGTTCATTTTTCAAGGCATTCTTCACATTCCCATATCCGAAGTTTACGTTGTATGTTAAGGGTTTTTATGGGAAAATGGTGTCATACGAATTAACTTGTTCTGATTTCAGGTCGGCATTTGATTCAACCACTGGAAACTTTAATGTTACGGCAAGATTCATAGGTTATGCATTTTCTTTCTTGAATGATGTGATGGTAGCCGGATTATTGGCAGCACCGTATAGTGAATACATTGGCAAAGAATATTGGGAAGACAATATTGACAATGGGAGATTCAAAATTGGTTCTTTTGAAATGCCTACACTGAGCGAAATATGTAAGGAGTACAAAAACATACAAGAAGATGTTGCAAAAACCATGGAAAATGCGCCACTTGGGGAATTGGCACAATCAGTTGGGATGCCAGAGAATGTTGTTGAAACACTTTCCACAACCGACGAAAATATACAAAAGGTTGCAACAATGTATGATGAACTGATGGCAAAGTTTAAAGAGGTTGAAGAAGTATTAAATGGAACAGATAGGCACCATGGTGATGCAACTATTTGGGGTGAGGAAAACGGAAGCCCAACAAATAGCGTTGCATTCATTTGTGACACAATACCAGATGAACTTAAAGAATTATTAAATGACAAGGAATTAAAAACACTTAATAGCGCAATTGATGATAACACCAAACACAGTACAAGGCTTCAAGATTGGAATGGAAAGTATGGAAATGTTGAAATCATTGATTTTGGCGATTATGATGACATGATAGATTCCAATCACAAAATAAAAGAATCGCTAATCAAAGATGCTGGGTTAAGAAATAAAATAGACAAAAAGGCAGATGAGGATTGTATTGGGTATACAGAAAGGGGTTCTAAAAGATATAAGAAATATTATGATGCCTGGATAGACAACGAACATTGGTACGATAACTCAAGTCAAGTAATCGTGTATCAAGACTTTGGTCTTAATGATGCAATACATGCCAATCAAAGTGCAAACTCAAATGGAGAAGATGTTGAAAAGGCCAGAGAGAAATTACAAACAGAGTTATTAAATGTAAGTTTTCAAAAGCATTTTAATTTTGAGCCAACGGTAGAAAACATAACAAAAATACTTATGGCTCATGTTGAGACATTTGTATACATGATAGAGAGGTGCGCAAATAACATCAGTGCGTTGGGAACACAAAGATGTTTTAAAAACTTAAAGTTGAATTATGACTTCTTCCCAGACGCAGGGAAAAATAACCCAACAAGAGTAACGCAAGACACAGTATTGGCACCATTCCCAAAGGTTGTTAACAAAGCAACATCAAAAGATGACCCAGAAGTAACAAGATGGCAAGATGAGTGGATTGGGGCTATACCAGGAGCGTCACGAGATGTTTTTGAGGAAATAAAGCTTGTTGAGGGCTTGTTAAATGGCATATCAGAAGCACAACAAGTTAGTGGAGAACTTACACCAGATGGTTTGTATAGCCCACCTGAAGAAGAAAAACCTGGTATAAAATATCCGTTAACTTATTTTGACCTTTTCTTAAAGGAAGATGATTCTGTGTTTGGAAATGACATAAATTTTGGTGATACAAATGAGGTATTTGCAAGATTTTGTGTAAGGGCGTTTTCTGTTTTAGCAACACAAAGAATTACGAATCAGCAAACAAGTTCATACGGAAGGGCTGATGCTGAGAATTTCTTGGAAAAATATAATAATAAAAATGATTTATCAAGATTATCGGATATTGTAAAATCATTGACAGGAAAACAAGTTTTCGATTTTATTTCATCAAAAGACAATTTAATAGATAAATCAAAGAGCAGCAACCCGTGGGGTTATAATGAGTCCCTAGTAACAGTTGCCTACAATAACAATTATGGAACAAAATACTATAAGCTTTCTTGTGGTGAATATGGAGAGCGGAAAAATGTTTTTGCTATTAAGAATTGGGATTTTAAAGAATTATCGAGTTTTAGAGGCGAAAATGGGGGGCTTGTAAAAAAAGATTTGTCGAACTGTTATATAACAACAACATGGGTAACGAAGGACAACAAAACAAGTGACATAATAAAATCGTTAGAAACACCAGTTCAATATTTGAAATCGAGATACGAGTTAATATCTGAATCAAAGTATAAAGAAGTTGGGGATGGTGTTTTTAAGGATTCAAATTTTGAGTTTAGCGGATTTGAAAATTCAAGCCTTAGATTCTTTAATATGGATGGAGAAGAAAAGAAAATTTCGGATGCTGTTGAATATGATTCAGATGGTAAAGCAAGCATAAAATATGGCGAATCTGAAGGTTATGGACTCAGCACAAAGAATCTGTTCATAAATAAAACATTTTTATCAAAAGAAGTCCATGATAAGGCTATGGCACTAGCACTAGCACTATTCAAGGACAATAAGAATAGTTTTGATATATTAAAAGTAAGAAACCCAAGAACAATATATCTTCCAAAGTGCGCAATATTGGCTGATGGCGCTTACTTAAAAAAAGAGGGTAATAAAATAAAGAATATAAGGAAATCTATTGTCGATTTTTATACGGATTATTTTGATGAGTGGAGTAGTTCTCAGGAATTTAAAGATTTGTGTGATTATTTTACACTTGAGTTCAAAACAGGTCTTAATGTTGATGATTTAATAAGTGCATTGAATAAAATAAAGAATGGTGCAAATGAAACGAAAATATTAAACACCATAATATCTTTCTTGACAGAAGATGGTTCAAACAAGTTTCAGGAAAGATATGCGATAGTAAAGTCTGTAAACTATAAATCAACAGCGGCGAATGCTGGTTTCGGAGGAATTCTTGGCAATACAATAATACCGGGTTTTGGTTTGTTAACCGGTATAGTGTTTGGTGGGACAAATGGAATTGAACAAGATATCATATTGGTATCAAAACCAACAAAAAAATTAAGCGAATTGACAGAACGTTTAATGGATGTTGTCGCTGTTTGTACAACAACAAAGTTCAACTCAAGTAACGAAGACTTCATAAGGGGAACAAGTGGTATTGCAAGCCCATACTTAACAGAAAACGACCTAATTGGTTATTTTGATGGCATAATAGACGTTTTAAGGGGTGGTATAAATAAAAGCGAAACTGGTGGAACTGATGAAACGGTTAGTGTTGAAATAAATACAGACCCAGACGACATAAAGGTTGGTGTGTATAATTACATTAAACTCTTACACGATAAGTGGTTGGCAAACAATAACCAGAAGGGTTTCTACACTATTGAGCGCATGTTTGGCAATGTTGATGGCAATGGCCCAGCTTTCCACTTTATTGATTCATTCTATTCAAAGATTGGCCAAACAATGTATTTGAATCTGGAAACGATTGTGGATAGACTTATAGAATCAAAAACAAATGCTGGATATACATTATTGTCATTATTATCACAACTTTATGCTGATAATAAATTCCTTTTTGTTTGTGTTCAGAATTTCCTTGATTTTTCAAAGAGCGACAATTTGGACACAATGTTTAAACCAATACCATACATTGAAATGGGGGATTATCCAACAAACATGCCTAATTTCATTGTATTACACCCATATGAGTCATCTAGCAAGTTAGATGTTGAGGGCGCTGATTATCCTGATGATGGTTTCTATCTCGATGATGATAATGAGGCAAATTGGCCAGAATGCATAAGGGGTAAAAAAGGAGGAAGTCCAATGCCAGCATTTGGTGTATGTTATGGACAGCAGTACCAGAATTATTTCACCAATATACAGGTTGACATGAACTCTCCAATGGCAACAGAACAGTCAATCAGGGCAAAGTTCCTTATTGCTGGCGCAAGCACAGATACTGGAAATCAGGGAACACAGACAATAACAGCCGGTCAGGATTTGTACACAATATATGCAAACAACTCATATACATGTACAGTTACAATGATGGGTTGTGCCTGGGTTCAGCCAATGATGTATTTCGTCCTTAAGAATGTTCCAATGTTCAGGGGTAGTTACATGATAGTTAAGGTAAACCACCAAATACAGCCAGGATTTATGACAACAACGTTTAAGGGTGTCAGAATGGCAAGGACTGCAACCAGGGCGGTGACTAACCCAATATTTGGAGGTTCCCTCGATTCAACAACATCATCACAATATGGAAGATATGAATCTAATTATGAACCACCATCATCATTCTCTGATATAGGAAATGACTGCCCATATTCTTATAACGACCCATTACAGAGAGAGGTTAAGGTTCCAACAAATGCAGATGCGCAAGCGTATTGTTATGCAGTATATAAGATTTTAACGAAAACTGGTACAAAGTCAAGCAAGATGTATCAGAATTTCGAATACCCAGGTTTAACAGACCAACAGGCGAGGGGTATTTGTGCGAACATTGTTGCAGAAAGCCGTTTCGACCCATATGTGTTAACAATAGATGGAAATAGCAAGGGACAGCACAGCGCCGGTGGTGGATTGTGTGGTTTTTATACTGCAAATGGTGCTGAGGGGTGTCAGTTATTCAGAGACTATTATGGAGAATCTAGGTATCAGCAAGAAATAGCCAACCTAAACGCAAAGCTAGAACCAATTTGGAAAGAAAACCCAAAGCCATGCAGCTCAAAGAATACCGCAAAGATTAGAGAAATGGGCTTGTCGTTCCCAATACCATTTGAAATCCAGGTCGATTATATTTGCCAGAAAATAAAAACAACATGTAGTGGCATAAAGAATTGTAGAACAGCTTCAGAAGCAGCTTATTATTGGTTAGATAACTTCGAAAGACCCGAAAAGAGAGCAAACAGATGGTCAGAAAATGGTAAGTGGGTTAACACGGCAATAGATGCAAAGCAAAAAATTGAGATAAAGGAAGACGACACAAACACAGAAAAAACAATTGATGAGGTGGCAGAAGGTTTAAGGAAGTCTGCCGAGTATTCTTTAAAATCAAGCAAGAAGTATGCTGATGTTAGTGTGACAATGACAAATACTGGTAAGTATTATACCCTTAAAGCTGGAAGCAGAGAAAACACCAACGCACTCTTTGATTGCCTACTTAATACATATTCGGATTGGTTTGATAAGATTGCGTGGGATGTCGGCAAACAGTCAATAAATGGAGATGCAAACTCTGTTACGGTTGAGGTTGTGAAGAAAAAGCCGTCTTCATTGGTAATAGAAGTCACGGCGGTTGATGTTAATGGGAAGAAAATGGCTCAGATAACGAATAAAGACGAGCTTAACGAAAGCTTAAGAATAAGTCTGGAGAAATACTTCAAATCAAAGAACATCAACACAGCATCTGCAATAAAATCTGTTTGTAGGTCAATAACAGCACCAGATAGTGACGTTGAAGAATGGTTTGGAATATCAACCGACAATAGAATCGTACAGCCATGTGATGATTGTATGGGTGACCCCAAGCCTGTTGGAAAAATTGAAGGGTTCTCTGGAGAAGTAACCAATCCATTGATGAAGGCTGTTTTGTATGATGTTAATCATATAGACAGTGCAAAACTTGGAAAAAACTATAAAATAAGTATGGACGGCGGTCATGGTTGTTGCACATCAGGACCAACAACATGGTACAATAGGGCTAAGCAAGGTTTGTTGAGTGCAAATAGTTGGTGGTCTCCAATGAAGGTTAACACTTCCACATTCGAGGCAACAAAGGCTTATCTAAATTCAAGGGGCTTTGTATGTGTTTGGGCCGGAACAAAGGAAGGAGCAATCGCTTTGCCACAATCAAGTTTATGCCCTGGTGACGTTTGCACAATACACGCATATAGCAAAAATGGGGCAACCTCACACGCGCAAATGTGGACCGGACACGATTGGAGGAGTGATTTCATACAGAGAGGTATTTGGGTTTATAATGGTTATAATGGAAGGGGTAACCCATCCGTTGCAATATGGAGGCACCCTGAATTCCAAGAGCCAGGTGCAAATGTTGTTCCTGTTGCATAGGTTACATTTTTGTTTAATAATTTTATTATATAAAACTTTTTTAGTATCTTTGCATCAAATTTTAACGGTTAGGTGCAAAGATGCTTTATTTTGGTTACATAGTTAGTAAGGTTAAGTATAGTGATTTACAAGAGGATATAATCCAAATTGTGGGTGATTTAAGCGAGTGTGTATTAGATATTCCAAAGTTGATTATTGGTTTGGAAGAGGCAAAGGCGTATGCGTCTCTCAATGGTTGGAAGTTTGACATTTTAAATCACAGATACCCAAATGGTGATATGTGGACATTCAAAAAGACCGAGAAACGTGAATATTATGAAGAGGATATTACAGCATTTAAGAATGAGATTGTTAAACATCAGGGTGATAATATAACATATCACTATATAAACATATATAATCTTAAATTAGATAAGATAAAGAAATTATATAATATATTATTTAATAATTTATTAAAGAAGAATGTAAATTATTTCATTATTGATAGGAATATGTTATATCTTTCTTTAGATGCAACAAATGTCATTGGCGTATCATTTACACATTTAAATTACATAGGTATTAATAGGGATAAGATAATTAACAAGATTAGGGAACAAAAGCATAATAAGATATACTTTACAACATCAAAGAACATGTGGAAATTAAGTGACTGGTTCTCAGGAAAAGAGTATGTAATCGCCAGTATATTTGAAAGGAACACAAAAAAATAATTTTCTATATATTTATATATTATAAAAACGTCGATATATGAATGTAATAAAAAGACAAATAAGAAGGCCTGTTGTGAGCCGTATGGCAATGCAGCGCATGAATGAACATCAACCGGCACAATCTGAAAACAAGAAGCCTGAAGAACCAAAAGTAAAACTTACGGTAAAAAAGGAAGGCAAAGTTAAGGAAGATGTTGTTGAAAAGGTCGTAGAAACAAAACCAGAAGAAGTGGTTAAAACACAGGAAGTCGTTGTTGAACAAGAGGCTGTTGAAGAAGAGAAGCCTACAAAGAAACCAAGACGAACAAAAAAGACAGAAAAAACCACAGAAACTGAAAACGAAGATAATAAAGAAAATTAATGTAATCATGAATACCAAAGAGAAGATAGAACTTGCAAACCAAATTCTTGGTGATGCAACACAGGGTGATATCAGAATACTGAAAGGCGACAAGAGCCTTATTGAGAGAACAATGACAGAGAAAATCATTCTCACAGACGACAACCGTGAATTACTCAGAGATTAATGTGAAGAATATATAGAATACAAAAATGAACAAGGAATATATTGTAAAACACAATTTAATGGAAGCCCATAAACAATTTATGAGACTTTCAGAGGGCCCATTGTATCAAGAGTCATTGAAAGAGGCCGGAGAAGATGAAGAACAGCCACAAGGTCCAGATATGCCACAAGGTGATATGCAAGGACAGGAAATGGGCCAACCACAGGGCGCACCTGGAATGCCTCAAGGAGACTCAGGAATGGGACCAGACATGCAGGGTGGCGAAGGTGGTGGAATGCCGCAGGGTGACCCAGGTATGCAACAGGATGCAGAAGCGCCGATGGATGGAGCAGCAATGCCGCCAATGGGAGGAATGCCAGAGCCAGATGCAGAACTTGATGATAATGTTGATGACACCGTTCTTGACGTTGAGGATTTAACGCAAGCGCAAGAGAAGCTTAATAAGAAACAAAACACAATTGGTCACGACCTTGGAGAGTTGGATGGAAGAATCTCAAGTTTAATAACAGCAGTTGAAAAGATTCAAGGTTCACTTGAAAAGAATAACAATGATATTGTTAGCTTAAAGGCTGAACTTGAGAAGAGAGTCCCAACGGATACCGAAAAATTGAACATGCAAAGTTTAAAGATGTATCCTTATAATGTTTCTCCAAATGACTATTGGAACAAAAAGGAACTTGATGGAAGATATCAGGCAGAAGGTGATGAAGACAAAAAACGAAAATTCGAATTGACGAACGCACAGGTAGATGACTACAATGATAGCGAGATTGAAAAGTCGTTTGATGAGGAATTAAACCAAACAATGAAAGATATTTTTAAAGGGTTTTAAGTTGTGAATTAAGAAAATGCGAAGAAAACAAAATTCTTCGCATTTTTTATGGTAAAAATTTTATCTATTCAATTTTTTTTTAGTACTTTTGCAATGAATTTTGAGACATGGTTAAAATGTTTATAATAATTTATTAAATTTTTAAAAGAAATGGTTAATATTACAACAGAAAGCGTATTAGCACAAAAGGTTGAGAAAGAAGAGGCTGCAAAGAACGCACAGGCAAAGAAGAAGTTCACTAATTTTGAGTTTGATGAGAAACATTATCTTAACACAAGATTGTCGGATAATGAAAAAGAAAAGGAGATTGTTATTAGATTGCTTCCATTTTCCGAGACACATTTGAGTCCATTTTACAAGATTCATGTTCATTCTGTAAGAGCAAAGAATGAAGACGGAGAGAGAAAGTGGAAGAAATTCATGTGCCCAGTTGGAATGGGTAAGGCTGATAGGTGTCCATTTTGCGAGACATCAGAAGAAGCAAGGAAGCTCAAATTCGAATCCAAAGAAGATGAAGCAAAGTGGAAAGAGTACTCATCAGTAGAGTTCATGTATCAACCAAAGAATTATTGGTTAGTTCGTTGCATTGATAGAGCACATGAAGACCACGGAGTTAAGTTCTGGAGATTCCCTGATGCAAAGAATGGTGATGGTATTTGGGATAAAATTGTCTCACTTATCGAAACAAAACAAAGAAGAGGCGTAGAAATACTTGACCTTTATAAGGGTAAAGATTTAGTTATTACAGTTAAAAGACAGCCAGATTCCTCAGGAAAGGAGAAAATGGTTTACCAAATTCAGGATGATGAAACAACAAGACCACTTGCAGACACTGAAGAACAGATGGAAATGTGGGTTAATGACCCAATGAAGTGGGAAGATGTTTACACAATCAAGGATTATGACTACCTATCACTCGTAGTAGAAGGAGAGTATCCTATTTGGAGTAAGGAAGAAAATAAGTGGGTTGCAAAGGGTGAATTGAATAAGACTAAAGAAATCGAGAGCGAGTCAGAAGAAACAGAAGATGACTCAACAGACTATTCATCTTTTGACAACAATACAAGCGGTAATGAAAGTTCATCTGGCGATGATGACGATTTGCCATTCTAAGCGATTAAGTTTTTATATTTATGGAACAAGCTAAAAAACCATTAAAGAAAGGGGCCGGCATACACAAGAGTGGATTGGCAGCATTTAAAGAAAAACAAGGTCTGGTACCAAGCCAGGATAATATTGCAATGGCAAACAATGACAAGCCATTAAGCTTTATTTTAATGCCACAAGCATTCCAAGACACACTTAAAATTCCAGGGTTTGCGGAAGGATATTGTCATGTAATTGCTGGGTTTAGTGATACTGGAAAATCATTAATCATTAGCCATTTAATTGCATCTGCACAAGAAATGGGAAGAATTCCTGTTATTTATGACACCGAAAACAATATGTCATGGAAACTCTTGCAGGATTTGGGATTCAAGTGTACACCAATATATGGCAACGTTGAAGTTGAAGAGGTTGACCAGGAAACTGGCGAAATCACAACAAGGGTGGAGAATCAGATTATTGGTTATGATGGTGATTTCATTTATTATAACAGCAATATTCTCGCGCAAAAGTATGGTGATTGGGACTACAGTGCAAATAAGTCAGTTTCAAAGCACAGGAAGCAAGCCGTATTGGAAGACATTGCAAAGAGCATGAACGAGCTTATTGATTCACAGGATGAAATTGGGCAAGGATTTGTCTTTATCTGGGATTCTATCGGAAGCATATCATCGTTCAAGAGTTATTCAAGCAAATCTAACAACAATATGTGGGATGCTGGTGCGATTAGCCAGGCTTTCTCTAACATATGGAATAATTTAATCCCATCATCTAGAAAGGTATCATCGAAGTATACAAACACATTTGTTGCTGTAAACAAGATTTGGCTTGATTCAACAACAAGCCCGGTTGGTATACCGACAATGAGACTTAAGGGTGGTGATGCGATGCGATATGCCGCACACGGAATGTTATTAAGGGTTGGTGGTGCGTTGACTGCTGGAACAAAGAAATTAACAGCAATATCAAAGGGTGCAACATACAGGTATGGAACTGTCTCAAAAATTGCGGTAGTTAAAAATCACCTCCCATCACCATATTCCGTAACATACGAAGGAGAAATCATATGTACACCATTTGGCTTAATCAGAAAGGAAGAACTTCCAGAGTACCAAAAGAATCATATATCTGAAATATTAAAGGAACTTAATAAGAACCTTAAAGACGGAACAACAACGTCTGTTAACGATATTGATTTTATCGAGGAAGATTCGGAAACAAGTGAATGATTTTAAGTCTGTCTAATTTGCCACCCAATAATCAGGGTGGCATTTTTGTTTGTCTAGATATTTATTATATATAATCTGATAATATGAAGAAAGTTTATTACAAGAAAGACATAATGTTGAAGGAAGACCAGGAGAGGAATTATGCTGCTTCAACAGATGGTGCAGATAAGACCGCATCACAAGCAGTAACAGATACGTTAAATAAGAATCCAGACGCAACAAAGGTTACTGTCCCGGCAGACGAGATAAACGGAAGTCAAGATTCAACAACAACTGTACAGGTCCCAGCAAATACAGATGGGTATACTACTGCACAAAACATGGCAAGAAAACTTGGTTCTGATGCAAGTAAAACAAATTTTGAATTCACAATAAAAGAAGGTATAACTTTTACGAAGGGTGAACTTAGCGATTTTCTTAGAAGTATTTAATTATGCGTTTTCCAGAATTCATAGCAACAGCAATAACATCGAAGAACACATCTATTGGTGATAATAAGGCTTTTGGCGATAAAACAGTGTCATTGCCAACAGATTTGCTTATTGGTAGATATGAACAAGTAATTTCTTCAGTTAAGGATATATTTGGTTATATTCCATCTCCAGATGACGCATTAGACATGTTAAGTAAGCTGATTAGAGATACGATGGAGATTGAAAGGCCATTAAGAAGCCAACTTGAGAGTCTTTGCGAAACAGTTGTCAACTCAACACTTAATGTGCCAAAGGAAACCGTAATGCTTGAGTGTAAACTTGTTGATAACATTAAGCCAGATGTATCACTTAGGATAATGCCAGAGATTGATGAATCCACGGAATATTCATTTAAAGATGTCGAATTGAATCCGAATGATGAAATAATGAAAAGGAGGTTCATTAACACAATGGTACAGGGGATTTCTTATTTATTGATGATGGCAACATATGATGTTGAGAATATAAAAGAATGGAATCCTGAATTGACAGAATTATATTCCCAGATAATTGCACTCAATGACTTTCTTTTGTTCACAAAAGAAGAGAATGTCACAGATGAAAACCCAATGCTTGGCGCTCACGTTGAAACATTAATTGGAAAACAGGATGAACAAACAATAATTAGTTCTCAAGGCTTGGTTTATCCATTATTATTGCAAGAAACATATAGGGGATTCTTTGAAATGTTTGCAGCAAATGGTTTACCTGATGACATAGCAGATGCAAAATATGTTATTTCAAAAGCAGATATCGTTGTTGCCGAAGCGTGGGACTTAAGAATAGGTGTACCAATATGGCAGAAAATAGACAGCTTAATACCAGATAATACAGAATATGGCGTTTATCCTTATTTATTTTCAAGCATTGTAATTAAGCCAGTTGACGAATTCAACAGAACGATATATGATTGCATGACACATGTAGAGGGAACAATAGAATGGCTTAATGATATAGTTAAACAAGTCATACACGACAAGGAATATCAATTATTCAAGAAGGACATTGACAGATTTAATATTGAAAAGACAATTGTAACTGATGATAATAATGACGATAATAAAATAATTGGATAGGTTTTTTAAATTAAAGATATTTATATATAAAATAAAGATTAAATCATATGAAACAAGTAATTAGATTAACAGAAAGTGACCTTCACAGGGTTGTGAAAGAGTCTGTAAATAAAATTTTAAAAGAATTTATTGGCGGTTCAAGCGAAAATGGATATGGATTTAACAAAGGTCACACAGAGAGGACTGGTAATCAGGGTGGTCCATTTGGTTCAAGCCCATTAGATGACATGCACGACGAAAAATATCTTGAAGCAAATAGAAAAGCAAAGTTGCGAGATGACGAAATAAGAAGAAGTCGTGGTTGGTAATTTTGGGGGGGAATGATATAGATAAGCATCCGTTTTGGGTGCTTTTTTTATTTTTCTTATGTAAAATATTGTCTATGTCAAACATTTTTAGTATTTTTGCACCGAAATTAATTCAATAAAGGTTTTAAAAGTATGCAAAATGTAAAAATGGGAATACCAACAAGGTTGGTTGACAGTGATGGTAATGTGTATGATAGCATATGCAAGCTATCAAAAGCAATTCACGTGAAAAGAGAAAGGGTTAGTAGAGCTATTAACACTAATGGTTATTTTAAGCACAATGGTGTTGTGTACATTATGTACGAGCCGAACAAGAAGAAAACAGAAGAAACACAACAGGAGCTTCCGCAAGTGATAATTCAACCAAGAGAAGATGAAGAAGAATACCAGGAATTCCTTAAAGCAAAGGAGGCACAGCAACAGCCATTCCAGATTTATAAGTTTAAGCCTTTTTCAAATAAAAGGGGGTATAGATATGCAGTCGCATTATTCAGTGACGCACACATCGAGGAAACCGTCACTCCAGAATCGGTTAACTTTCTTAATGAATATAATATAGAAATTGCTGAGCAAAGAATAGAAACATATTTCAGAAACCTTGCGGCGTGTCTTGCACAGGATGATGTGGATGAGCTTATTTTTGCCAGTCTTGGTGACACAATTTCAGGGTATATTCACCAAGAATTGGAACAAACGAACGGACTAAGTCCATTAGAAGCAATATATAAGGCACAATCTTTAATTTATAGCGGTCTTAAATATCTCTGCGAAAACCAGCAATTGTCAAAACTTAAGAAAATCAGGTTTATTGGTATTGTTGGAAATCATAGCAGAACAAGCAAGAAGATTCAACACAATAACGGATTTAAGATGAGTTATGAGTGGCTGATGTACCAAAATATCAAGGATTATTGCGAAATCAATAAATTGCCAATTGAATTCTACATACCAGAAGGTGAACTTGCGATTGCAGAGACCGTAGATGGAAAGAAGTTCATTTTTGCGCATGGATTCCAAATCAAGTCTGGTGGAAGTGGAACCATTTGTGGTATATATCCTGCGCTTAACAGGCTTTGTCTGAAATATTCAAAGGTGTTTAAACAGGACATGTTGTTTATTGGTCACTTCCACTCAAGTGTGAATACACCAAATGCGGTTGTTAATGGTTCTATTATCTCATATAATTCATTTGCACTCACAAATGGCTTTGAATACGAAAGACCACAACAGCAGTACATTGTTTACGATACTGAGTTCCACGACCAGATATTGACAAGACAAATATACTGTGATTGATTTTAGAACATTCTTTTTAAGAAGGCACCCCAGTTTGAGGTGCCTTTTTATTGTGTAGTAAAAATTTTTATGCTTTTTCTTGTTTGATTAAAATAAATGTTATAATTTTGCATCTAGAATTAATTTTAAAACATAATAATATGGTTGCTGATTTTAATACAATGCCAATGGTGTTCTATGATTGCAATGAGAAATATTTCAACGGAGAACTACCAACACCAAAATTTGGTTTGATTAATAATACCAAGTTCATTGCAAGGTTTGAATACAGGAAAAGTAGCAAAAAAGACAAAGATAAAAAACCACTTGAACATAAGATAATATTATTTTCCGATTGTTATGATTATGATGAAAATGATTTTATTGAAATAATGGTTCACGAAATGATTCATTATTATATTGCGTGGAATAAAATAAAAGACAACGGAGACCATGGGAATGAATTCATTAAAATTGCAAATGAAATGAAGAATAAATATGGCCTTAATATAACAAAAACAAAAGATGCATCCCTGTTTAATAAAACCAAGAATGCACCTAAATCTTTCTGGGAAAAATTGTTTAATTAAGCGTTTGCGAAAGCACTTGTTCTTGCTTTGAATCTACCACTAGTAGAACCAAGAACTTTTAAGAGTTGGTCAATCAACACACCCTGTTTGCCAATTACACTATATTGTCCCATACTCTGAAGCTTTTGGTCTGCCGCCTTAAGGTTTTGCAAAGCCTTTACAGCGTCTTGGATTGCACTTTGTGCATCTGAGCTTGCAGAGCCGGTCTGATAGGCTTGCTTTGCATCATTATAAGCATTGCCAACAGTTTCCTTTGCATTATTATAAGCGTTACCAACGTATCGCCCGGCTTGATTTACCTTATTACCAACAGCATTTGCAACCCTTCCCATAGCATCTTTTGCTTGGCCAATTTTCTGACTTGCTGCGTTTGTCATTCCCTGGCCAGCCTTTCTTGCCTTATTGCCGAACATTTGTCCAAGGGCACCGAGTCCACCAAACAAACCTTCATCCATTTCTTCAGTAAGAATTCTCTGTACAGACTCATTTACAATTCTATGTAAGTCTGATTCTGTCAATCTAATTACCTTTTTCATGTTTATATATAATTTTTTACATTATAAATATGTCAAGAGTTAAGAATTTCCTTAATCTTGTTTATTTTTTCTGTTAATTGTGGTTTATCATTTCTGGTTGTATCACTTTCGACATATTGTTCCAACTCTTCACGGCTTCCAATATAACTACCCGGAGTAGATGGTGTTGCAACAACATCCCAGCATATTATTTCAAAGTCGTCACAAACAACTGTTTTACCAAGTTGGGATTTAACACTACCTATACCTCTTGAAGAAACGCCTATTTTGTATCCATTCATAATAAGGTTAACAACCGTATCTCCAAGAGATGAACAAATACCATATTTTCTGAATCCTTCTGTGAGGTTGAATTCTATCTTCCCGACAAGAGTATGTCCCTCCCAATGACATTCAATTATATTGTGTGAAATTCTACCAAGGTCAATCTCAGATTTTTCAGGGTGGTTGCAGTTTTTGGTCCAATGACATTTTCCATTTGACATCACATACCATGTATGATTGTCTACTTCAATACACATCACTTTACCTTTATATGGAATTTCTTCAATATTAATAAATCGTTTATCAATATAAACACCTTTACTCAAAGACCTTAATGAGAAGTGTAATGGGTTAGCATTTTTCCCTTCTATTAACCTTCCCTCTATAATCCTATCATTATCTCTTAACTCTACGTGATAATCACCACTATACCCAATTTTTAATTGTATTTCATTAAGGTCTAAAGCCAATTGTTTTGATGAAGAGAAAATATCATCAGTTAGAGTATGTGGTTTCAATCTCCTTTTGTCACCTCTTATCCTTCCATCGCCAAGAACAAACCAATCATATAATAACCTTAAATTTTCTTTTGATTGTGATTTAAGTTCCTTTGGTATATATTTTGTGTAGCAATCACCAAATTGTTTAACATAATTATGTAATCTTGGGTCACAAATTTTAAATACTTTACAGCCACCTTTCCTGGTTTTAACAGAATATTTAAAGCCAAGTTCTTCACAAAGTTCTTCTATTAAATCGCAAACATTTTCTTTTTTTTGATAAATATTAACGCTATAGCTCTTTTTATTAAAACAACCTTCAGAAAGATAAATACCCATAAATTTCATAAAAGTGCTCATTGGTATTGATACGTCCATTTTGCAATATGGATGGTATTTAATTGTATTTGGGCTTGGGTTGACGATTCCTTTTAGTATGAAAAAATCATTACCTTTTTCAACCCATTCACCATTTTTTGGTATATAATAATGGGATAAATTATCCTCATTCATTAATTCATTTGCTGTTTTGAAAAATTTAAATTTATGGTTCCTATCATATAATGGGAAGCCGTGATGCGGAGTGACTTCATCATCTATATGCCTTCCTTTAATGTTTATCAAGTTTCCATCGAAATCATATTCTATTTTTCTTTTTATTGGTTGTATTTCTATTTGATTTGTTTCAACATTTAATGTTAATACATTATCACCTTCTTTTACTGATTCGAGTGTTTTCCAACCATTTTCAGTTAAAACCAAAACATCTGGCTTATAACATTCGCCCAATGCCATTCTTTGTTGAATTAGTTTTTGGTATTTTTCAACTTCTCTTTTTAGTATACCCTCAGGATATATTCTTTTATTTGCGTTTTCAATACCATATTTTTGTAGTACAACATCAAGGACAAATGGATTAGGGACATACCATTCCCCATTTTCTCTTGATTCCAATGCTTCTTTTATTATTTTTTTGTTATTTTCCGTTAAATCACGAGAAACATATCCGTCAGATTCTATAAGGATTCCGTATCCTGTTTTTCCAGCTTTAATTTCAACAAGCCTTTCCTGTTTATTATTATTTGTTTCCATCAAATATTAAGTTAAAACTATATATAAATATAAAGAAATTTAGTTGAAATAACAATAAATTAAAATAAAATTACAATTGTTTACTATTTTTTTTATTTTTATAATATTTATTATTATCAAAGTTTGGGGTGATGATTGACGTCTATTGCCTTAAATTGCGATAAATAAATGTATAATTTCAAAATTACAGATATTTATATTTAAATTGACATTAATTTTAAAAGCTTTTAATATTTCATTTAGATATGAGCACAGATAATAAAAACAGCAAGAAACTCAATGGAGCTCTCATTAAGGAGTCATTGATGGATTACAACAATCTTGCACAAAAGTTAGAGGAAAACGTTACCGACAGCGTTAAGGCTTTACTTAGCGAACAGGTAAAAGAAGCATATGCCTCAATCCTCAACGAGTCAGAAGATGATGATGTAGAGGAAAAGGAATATGATGTAGAGGAAGTGGATGATACAAATGATGATGCCACAGACGACGAACAAGTTGAAGATGCTGAAGCAACAGAAGAAACTGATGAGGTTGATGATGATGCTGATGCAGAAGGTACGGAACCAGAGGATGACCAAGAAGCCACTGAAGATGACGTAGAGGAAATCGAAGTAGATGGTGAGGAAACTCCAGAAGGCGATTTTGAAGATGACTTGGACTTCGAGAAATACAAGGTATCAGACAATGAGTATGACTTCCGTAATGCGAAAGACGATGAAATCGTAAAGATTTATAAACGCCTGAATAATGATGACCAAGTTACTGTTGTAAAAGACGATGATAAGGTTAGCATTTCAGACAAAGAAACAGGAGCCGAGTATATTATCGACTTGTCTGGTAATGACAACACTTCTGAAATAACGGACGAAAATTTTACAGACGATATGAAAGAATCAAGAATTTATGAAATCGCACTGAATGAATATGACTCCAACGTTGGCTATACAGACAACTATCAGGATAAGGATGTCATGACATCAGACGGCGTACAGGAACCTGGAAATGGTAGAGACATTGACGATGGCGTTCCTCACACAACCGCAAAGCCTTGGTCAAACAAGAAAGACGGTGCCCCATTTAATAAAAAGGCACAAACAAGTGAATGTGGACTTAAGGAAGATGATTTGCCAGAAATGGAAGAAACTGTTGTTGAAAAGGGTGGAACCAACAGAGGAAGAGCAAAATCTCATGTTCAAAACACAAGTTGCAATAATAACCCACCAAAACACAACACAACTTTCGCTGGCGAATATCAAGGAAACCCAAATGCAACCAATGAGTCAATTGTTAAGAAAGCTGACAGGATTTTCGAGGAAAACAAGAAACTCAAGGAAGAGCTTAACAAGATTACTGACATGCTCAAAGAGGCAGCAGTTACAAATGTTAACCTCGGTGGTATAATCAAGCTTATCTCTGAGAACTCAACAACCAAGGAAGAAAAGCGTGACATTATCAACCGCTTCACAAACGAGGTACACACAATTGAAGAGTCAAAGAGTCTCTACAACACAATTTCAAACGAACTTAAGAAAAATCCACAGAATGTAACAAACATTAATGAGGAAAAAGAGTTCGGAACTTCCAATGCGGAAGTAATCAACGAAAGCAAGTTCTATCAGGACGAAGGTCTTATGAGTTCACTTGGACTTATGCATAAAATTTGCAAGTAATTTGATATTTATAATTTAAAAGACTAATTAATTTATTTTTAATAGACAATGAGAGAATTTCTTACTTCGGGTTTAGTTGGAAATATTGAGTACAACACCCAAAAACAGATTCGTGAGCAAGTTCAGAGTCGTTGGGACTCTCTCGGTTTTACCGAAGGTCTTCCTGAAGGTACAATCAAGGAAAACATTGCCACTCTGTATGAGAACGAGGCAAAGTATCTCCTCAAGGAGGCTACTGATGCCAACAATAGCGGTTCTTTCGAAACCGTAGTATTCCCGATTGTTCGTCGTGTATTTAGCAAACTCCTTGCTAACGACATCGTATCGGTACAGGCTATGAACCTTCCAGTTGGTAAGCTCTTCTTCATCCTCCCCGTAACCAGTGAGCGTGAATGGATTGCTCCAGAGGGTTCTGACATTGAGTCTGGTGACATCTTTGATGGTACCGTAGGTCGCCACAAGGGTCTTATGGGTTATGACCGCACCAACCGCAACAAGGATGGTCGTCAAGAACCTCGCTACTATCTCCCTGATGAGGTAATCAACGAGCTTGAGAATTCTTGGGTATTCAGTGGTCAGACTTATAGCGCTTACACTGAAGCTTTGAGTGCTGCTACTGAAGCTGGCTTCAATGGCACCGCAATTCGTCAGGCTGGTCCTGAGGTTACTCAGTACTTCCAAAAGAGTCTCTATGACCTCTTCTATGATGACTTCCTCTATGACAACTCAAAGGGTAAGGTTACTCTTCATGTTGGCAACGCAGAGGCAGTTGATTTAACTCCTTTCGGCTTCAAAGAAGCTGCTACTCCTAAGCTTTGCGGTTATGACGGCACCGTTCGTAACATAATCCTCAAGGTTAACGGTTTCTCTGCATTCAATGCATCTAAGTTGACTGGTCCTGATGGAAACGAAATGGATACTGAAGAGTTCCTCGCTTCTCTTAAGGTTATCACAACTGCTGCTATTTCCGCTGGAACTGCTGGCGCTAACTCTGGTATCACCACCGCAGCTTTTGACCAATACGAAAGCGTTCCTTTCCGTGTTGTAACTCAAAAGTATGGTAAGGGTATCGTTGAGTACACTGGTGCTCCTTGCGATGCAGAAGGCAACATCTATATCGAACTCGACCTCGCTAAGACTTGTGCTGAGCAGGGTGGTACTATCGATGGTTATGTTGGTGTTGACGCAAACGCATTTGACCCAACCGCATTCAAGATTGCATGGGCTCAATACGACAGCCTCGAACTCGAAACTGAGATTGGTGAGGTTAGCTTCAAGCTCGATAGCGTAACCGTAAGTGTTACCGAACGTAAGCTTCGTGCTACCTGGTCTCCAGAGCTCTCTACCGACGTTAGTGCATTCCACAACATCGACGCAGAAGCTGAGTTGACTTCTATCCTCTCTGAGCAAATCGCCGCTGAGGTTGACCGTGAGATTCTTCGTGACCTCCGTAAGGCTGCTCCTTGGCAGTTGAGATTCGACTGGAATGGTTGGAAGCGTCAGGCTGCTACCAGCACAAACTACACTCAAAAGGATTGGAACCAATTCCTTATCACTCGTGTAAATCAGATTAGCGCTCAAATCAATAAGGCTACTCTCCGTGGCGGTGCCAACTGGATTGTATGTTCTTCTGAGATTTCTGCTCTCTTCGATGACCTCGAATACTTCCACGTAACCGATGCAAATGCTGAGCAAAATCAGTATAACATGGGTATTGAGAAGATTGGTGCAGTATCTAGCCGTTATCAAGTTTATGTAGACCCATACTCTCCTCACTGGTCACTCTTGATTGGTCATAAGGGTAAGAGCCTCCTTGACACTGGTTATGTATACGCTCCATACGTTCCAATGCAGTTGACTCCAACCATGTATAACGTATTCAACATGGCACCTGTAAAGGGTATCGCAACACGTTATGCTAAGAAGGTAGTCTGCAACAAATTCTTTGGACAAGTTCGCGTTGATGGACTAACAACATTTAGTACCATGGAATTGAGATAGTTATCTATCATTACTTAAAACAATACTTTAAATACCCCTTCATTTGGAGGGGTATTTTTTTTTTAAAAACAATTTTAGTATCTTTGCAAAAAAATTAATAAAAAATTGTATGTAGCAAATATTTATATTTGGGTAATGATTATTTTTAAAAATGAAACGGAGTCAATATGAAGCATTGGAGTTGATAAAAAATTCTTGTATAGGAAAGAACTATAGTTTTGAAAAAACAGAATATATTAATTGTAGAACAAAAATATTAGTAACGTGTCACGAGAAAGATGTTTTTGGCAATGAGCATGGTGATTTTTATATTAGAACAGACCATCTAAGAAATGGTGTTAGGTGTCCGAAATGTTCTGGATATTATAAACCAACAACAGAAGAATGGATTGCCATTGCTGAACAGAAACACGGAGAAGGTAGATATGATTATTCACAAATGGGTGAATATAGTGGAAAACCATCGGATACTGGTTTATTTATTTGTCATGTTAAAAATGAAGACGGTGTTGAGCATGGTCCTTTTTATCAAAGGTTTAAGGCACATTTGCTTGGGTCTGGGTGCCCAATTTGTGGCGGCTCAAAGAAAATGACAAAAGAAGAATTTGTTGTTGCAGCAAGAAAAAAACATGGTAATAGGTATGGGTATAATAATTTCTATTATGTAAATGCAAAAACAAAGTCATACATAACGTGTTATAAGCATGGTGATTTTAAGCAAACACCATATCAACATTTAAGTGGTAATGGTTGCCCATTATGTAAAAATTCGGTTTTAGAGGAAAGATTGTGTGTTAGTTTTGATGCAAATCAAATTTATTATGAAACGTGGAATTATTACAATGGTCTTGGAAGACAGAGTATCGATTTTTATTTACCACAAAAACATTTATACATAGAGTGCCAAGGTGAGCAGCACTATGTTCCAACAAAGTTTGGCTTGAAAATTTCAGATGAAGATGCTGAAATGGAATTAAAAAATAGAATGGAATTAGACAAGCAGAAATATAATACAGTAACAAAAGATAAAAATATAATGATTTATTATACCGACCCAAGTACTTTTTATGAAAAGGGAGTTGATGTTTTTGGAGGTTGGTATGCGGATAAAAATGTTTTCACAAAAATAAACGATTTGCTTGACTACATAAGTACGTTGGATAATTTTGAATATATACCAAAGGATAATGCTTTAAGGCGTAAAAAAATGGTAAATAAGAGAATACATTGGACATATGAATTATGCAAAGAAGAAGCAAGTAAATATGCCACAAGGACTGATTTTGAGAAAGGAAATCAACCCGCTTATAAAGCAGCACAAAGGAATGGTTGGTTGGATGAGTTTATTGTGGCACTAAATAAGCCACGTGGATATTGGAACAACAAAGAGAGGGTTATTGCAATTGCAAAGAAATGTAGTGGTGCCAGGGATATGTATAGTAAATATCCGGCGGCGTACAGTTCTGCTTCGAGACATGGTTGGACAAAAGACTTAGTTTATGGTGGGTGACATTAAAGATATGATATTGGATTACACCTCAGGAATGAATCTTGAGAATGTGGTGTTAAAATACAGGGTTGGAAAGAAGGGATTGAAGAAAATCTTTTCAGACAATGGTGTAGTATTAAGGAAGAGGGGGTGGTCAAAAGAATGATGCTTCTCGGACATACAGAAAGCAATTAAAGTGGGGTTGTGGCTTGATTAAATATGTTTATCACAATACTTAATATTCAACGACTTAAATAAAAAGTAAAATGTTGTATATTTATCTATATAGTTAGATGCAATTCAATGATAGACAAGAAGGAAATGGCTCAAGAATACATTAAAGCGTATTCTGATAAGAGTAGGACATATTTTATGGAAAAGTATCTCAGTACGTTTGATGGTACTGAGGGAAGGAATGTTCCATTTGCTGTATTTCCAAGGCAGAAGACATATTGTGAGATGTTAGCTGAGTATAATAAGATAATACCAACAAAACATCGTCAGTGTGGTATATCCACATGTACATGTGGGTGGATTGTTGGTGAATGTACTTTTGCGAAGCCTGAGTCTCCGTTTAATGTTCTGCTTATTGCCAATAAACTTGAACAGGCTTGTGAGCTTATAACAAAGATAAGGGACTTTTTATTACAGGTTCCAAGGTGGTATTGGGGAGAGGAATTTTATTCAGATGACCCAAAATCAGAGAAGAACACAAAAGACATTTTTGTAAAGAATTCAAAGACTTATATTGAGTTGTGCAATGGTTGTAGGTTTTATGCCAGAGCGAGTTCCGCTAATGCGGCCAGAGGTATTTCTAGTGTTGGTATACTTGTGATTGACGAGGCTGCTTTCGTTGAGAATTCAATGGATACATATGCTAGTGCCGTTGCTGCAACATCTGCTGTACCAAACGCCAAGATTGTTCTTATTTCAACGCCAAACGGTCACGACCCATTGTTCTATCAAACATATAAACAGGCATTGGAAAAGAGGAATGGTTTTGTTATTGTTGAATTCAAATGGTTCCAAGACCCAAGGTATAATAGATTCCTGAAGTGGTATAGGAAGAACGAAAAGACTGGTGGTACTGAATGGATAGAAGAAAAGACAATTGACGAGGCTGGAAGGGTTGAATTCAATATAGAGAAGTGGGCAATGCTTGAAAAGGATGGTTGGAAGCCAATTTCACCGTGGTATAAAAAGATGTGTGAGTCATTTAATAATGACCCAATGAGAATTGCACAGGAGCTTGATGTCTCATTCCTTGGTTCAAGTGACAACGTTATACCAGCAGCAACGATTGAGAAGATAAGAATAGAGGATGTGTGTGAGCCACTTGCAGAATTTGCAGACCCAACAGAAGAAGACACATGGTTTTGGAGGATGCCAGTTGAAGGACACAGGTACATTTTGTCTTGTGACCCGTCTGTCGGCTCGTCTGATGATAGAACGTCAATACAAGTCATTGATGTTGATGGAAAAGACCAATATGGTATGCCACACTTAGAACAAATAATGGAATACAATGGTAGGGTTCTTGGTGATAAATTGGGTGATATGATATACAAATATGCAAGTTTGTATAATAATGCATACGTGGTTGTTGATGCAACTGGTGGTACTGGTGATGCTTGTTTATTGAGGTTGATGAATTATTGGGGGTATAAGAACCTTTATTATGATGATAAGGTGATGAAGGACTACATGAGGAAGGTTGAGAAGTCAAATGAAAAATATGCTGAAAGAATGCCTGGATTCCATTTTCAAGGTAATAGGTTCTCATTGTTAAGGAACTTTGCAAATATGGTAAGTGATGGCTCATTTACAGTTCATTCTGCAAGGTTATGTAATGAGTTGGATACGTGGATATTCAAGAACGAAGATGGAAAGATGGACCACCAGTCAGGAAGTCATGATGATAATATAACATGTTGTGCGTTGGCATTGTTTATATATAAGTTCTCATTTCAAAGGATTGAAGCTGACAAATCAAGAGACGCAGCAATATTAAAGGCATTTATAAGGAGTGGAAGTGATTATAGCTACCCAAAATCAAAAATGACAGAAGAAAGTACTGTAGCGCCATCTTCACACATAAGTCCATTTTACACATCTAATTCATGGAAAAGAAATAAAAAGATAGCAAGAATAGAGAATAACATTAAAAATCCGTATGTCTGGCTAATGTCAGGGTATAGATAGAAAGAAAGCCTCCCAATCGGAAGGCTTTTATTATTTTAGAACGTTTATTAAACTCTTTCAATGCCAGTTTCACGTGTTTTGCGCCTTGTTACAGGGGTTTCTCCCTTTGTGTCGATATAGCCATACTTATCACCTATTCTAACCTCTCCATAGCCATTTTCAAACCACCCACACCAATCAAACCAATTCTTTGATATGAACTTACCATCGTGGTTAATATAGTTCCACTTATGGATGTTATCAGGATTAAAATTATCACTAACCTTAACTGCTGCATAGCCTTCGCTTGAATAGTGCACATCATCAAACCACATTCTGGAAATAAGTTCTCCAAGGCTGTTAACGAAATTCCACTTATTCTTTCTTCTCACAGCACCAACACCATCTCTGAAATCCATGGCATCGTCAAACCATTCCTGGCATATAAGTTGGTTGTGTTTATTTACGTAATTATATTTTCCATCGCTATTTTTAACCCATGCAACACCATCGTAAAAGTCGCCATGGTCTTCCTTGCCTTCATTTATTACACGAGAAACAGCTTCTCTAATAATTGTGTGTAATTGTGATTCTGTTAATTTAATTCTCTTCATACTTAAACATGTTATTATAATAATAAATATCACAAAGAATTAATTTTTTAGCTTGAATTGTAGTTTCAGATATTTATATATTATATTATAGTATAGTAGTAAATGGCAAATAGATTATATACGACGTTCCAGAACATGTCAAAGGTATTTAATGGGGCGTGGTCTGCATCAAACGGAATTGCTGATTTAACACCAGAGGAAAGTCCGGATAAGGTTTTATATACAACTGAAGACCCGCAGAAATATCAGGAGAAGAAGTTAGAATTACAGCAGAACAAATACTTGGCAAACAGGTGGATAAGGGCTAATCAGAACTTATCAATGAGTGCGTTTGCAAATTTAAGTAACATTAAATTAATGTACAGGGATGCTGATTTGATGGATTCTTATCCAGAGATTGGTGCTGCGCTTGATTTGTGCTCAGAAGAGAGTGTTCAGCCAAACCCGAATAATGGCGGCCAAATTGTTAATGTTAGTTCAAAATCTGATAGAATTAAGAGTATTCTTGAGGATTTATTTGTTAATAGGTTAAATCTTCAGGTAACAGCGCAAATGGTTATTCGTGCAATGTGTAAGTATGGAAACCAATTTATGCTTCTTGATATTGATAAAGACCTTGGCGTTAAGGGCTGGAGACAATTGCCAGTTGGTGAGGTTGAAAGGGTTGAGTGTGGTATCGTCAATCCATATGGTGGTGCATCAACTGTTAATATGACGAATGGTGCTGGGTCAAAAGACACATCAACTAAATTTATGTGGACAAGTGAGACCGGTGGTGAGTTGGTTCCATTTAGAAATTGGCAGATTGCGCATTTCAGATTGCTTCATAATTCAATGTTCTTGCCATATGGTGTATCAATGTTATCTGCCGCAAGAAGGCATTTCAGAATGCTTGCACTAATGGAAGATATGATGTTGATATATAGGCTGGAGAGGTCGATGGAAAGGCGTGTTTACAAAATATATGTTGGTGCTTTAGACGATGAAGACATACCAGCGTATGTTGAGGAAATCGCAAATCAATTTAAGAGAACTCCGATTGTTGACCCAATGACAGGACAATTGGATTTAAGGAAGAATATCTTGTGTAGTCAGGATGATTTCTTCATCCCGGTGCGTGATATGAACGCAACAAACCCAATAGAAACACTTGCCGGTGCAAAAAATCTTGAGGCAATCGATGACATAAAATATATACAAAAGAAGGTTTGTGCTGCATTAAGAATTCCACAATCATTCCTGAACTTTGAAGAAGCGACTGGAGACGGAAAGAATCTTGCGCTAATGGATGTTAGGTTTGCAAGAACGATTAACAGATTCCAACAGGCATTCTTAATGGAATTAACAAAGATTGCCACAATACACTTATATTTGCTTGGCTTTGAAGAAGACCTTACAAACTTCAACTTAAGCATGAACAACCCAAGCACACAAGCAGAACAGCTTGAATTGGAAAACTTGCAGAAGAAGATTGCAATAATGAGGGATGCTGTAAGTGACCCAGGAAATGGTATACCAGTTTTGAGTGCACAGGAAGCGTGGAAGAGAATTCTTAAGTTTAGTGATAAGGAAATCAAGGATATGCTTGAGGAAATCCGTCTCGAAAAGGCATTAAGCGCAGAATACGAGAAGACATCACAGATTATCAAGAGAAGTGGTATTTTCGACACTGTTGATAGAATGTATGGTGAGCCAGGGGCAGAATACGTTGATGATAATGGGGGTGAAATGGGTGGCCCAGATGGTGGAATGTCAGGTGGTGGCGGTGGCGGAATGACAGGAGGCTTTGATGACTTTGGAGGCCCAGGCGGTGATACTGGAGAAATAAGTGGAGAAGAAGGTATTGAACCTGTTGGCGATATGGTACCAGGAGGTGGCCCAGAACCAAATGCAGCCCCACAAGGCCCTCCAATGGAAAATGTTAATAAAAATGGAAAGTTATTAACAGAACAATCATTAACAAAGCATGAGGTTCGTGCGAACAAGTTGTTTAATCAGATTGTTGAAAACATGAACACAAAGAAAAAAGAAGATACTCAGATACCAAGAGTAGATGTTTATGACAAGAATCTGATGATTAACGAGGAAATGAATGGTGTTATTAATAAGTTAGATGATTTGCTAAATGACACACTTGATGAGATAATAGACGATAAAGAAGGTGAATAAAAAAAAAGAAAGGTGGTTCAAATGAGCCACCTTTTTGATTAATAATTGTTCATGACATAATCCTCAAGAATCTTCTTGTTTGTGCTGTCTAGTGCAAGATAGAATTTTAGCATTACACCATAAGGCCCAACAGAGTCATAGAATGCTCCAAATTTTTCTTCCAGGTGTTTTGCCATGTTTGGTTTATCTGCCCATGCCTTTTGGATAAAGTCTGGGTAGTAATTTGCACACCAATAGTTCCACTTTTCAATTGGTTTTCCGTCAGATTGTCCCTCATTTAATACCATGTTTATTGATTCATGAACAATCTTGTGTAAATCTGATTCTGTTATTCTCTTTTTCATATGTTTTTTATTTTCTTGCATTTTAATTTTATTGTCCATAATTGTGTGTTTTATCTTTTATAGTGTGTATTCCAGATTTCTTCACTTAGCCCACTGTCAAGGATTATAATTTGTGGCTGGTTGTTTCTTAACGCAAGGCCATAGTTTTGTATCACATATAAATCACCGACACTGGCGGTGTCATAAGAGCCTATGTAATCATTAAACTCATATACAGTTTCGTTATTATCGCACAGTTCCCATAATTTTTTATTTTCTATCGGTTTTATATGATGTTTCCGAAAAATCTTTTCATTTCATTCTTGAACTCATCCTTTTTCTGTTGAATCTGTTTTGAGTTGTCTTCGCTCCTTTTAAACAAGTCGGGACGTATTGGAGAATCGTTATCACCATACCTATTCTTATATTGGATTTTATATTTTTTTTCTAATCCATGTGGGTTATCTTTATCTCCCTTATATATAACACTATCATCACCATTTCTTTTTGCAGCAGCGTATTCTGGGTCATAATTCCCAGCAGTAGCGCCATGCGTTGCGGCTAAAACAGCATAGTTTTTAATGTTTTTCTGCCCATCGCGTGTTACACCACCAGACAAATCATGACATACAGCACACTTTACACCACAAGGTGATTTTATTTTGTTCAATAATGAGCCAAGTTCTTTTTTCTGCTCATCTGTAAGGTTGTTCTTAAGAAAGTTTGTCATTGCATGAGTTGTTTGTGGTAGTTCATCGCCAGATTTAATTACACCAATTGATTCTAGATACTTTTGTCTTGCTTTGTCTTTATTGTATCTCCAGAACGAACATGGACAAATGTAATAATATCCACTTCCACCATCCCAAGAGCCTTTATTGAGGATTGGTATTGACGGGTGCCCCCATTGGTCCATTATTGGTTGTTCAACCTTTAATTTCTGCAAGTCTTTGTCTTCAACATAATCAACATCGCAATATGCGTTATCAAGATTCACATTTGGGTTTGTTGAGAAGTTCTGCATCTTAATTCCAAAGAAATTTCTGTCAAGAGAATCTTCTGAGTGTGGTATATCGTTCCTTGAACGATTAATTGCAATAATTGTATCTATTGGCTGACCGTCAACTTCCTGAGATGGGTCAAGCCTTTTATTTGCTGTATAAGCCATTGAAATAACGCCATACTCATCTCTCATTTTCTTGGAGAATTTTGCAGCTTTAACAAGCATATCTTGGTCGACAAAATCACCAACCTCATTGTATCTTATATATTGAATTGGCAATCTTGTGTGTTCTTTTGCCTCGACAATATAAAGTTCTGCAATATCAAACAAACCATCAAGAAGATTTCTTGATTTTGCATGCATAATAAGGTTTTGTACAATAAGGTTCTTTCTTCTAACGTCTTTTAATCTGTTTTCACCAGCAACAGCATAACAAGCCTTTTGTGTGATTGGGCAATCATTCATAGATGGGCAACCAAGAGCAGAAGTAAAATTGATTATAAGTGTTTGATTATCAAGTTTTTGATTGCCAATAGAGAACATTCCGCTTGGTATATCTGCATTATTATATACTTCTGCTTCACCGTTCTGGAAGTATGTGTCGCTAAGTCTATCATTACGAGTGCCATATTTATCACCAAATACGTCTTGTGCGTATTTATCCATGGCGGCTTTTACGCGATTCATTGATTTTTCTGGCAAATGTCTTGCTTCTTCCTGGTTATTTTCTAAAATCATTATTGTTAAGTCTTAATATGTATATAAATATATGTTAGTAGTTGTTTTTTCCATTAAAATATAAATTAAACTAGTTTAATATTCAATTTAACAACTATTTATAAGAAAATAGAAACTTAATGCTTTTAACTGAAGAAATAAAGGATTTATTTGCCGATATACGAGCCATTCTTGGTGCTCCTGAGAGAAGCGTTCCATTAAGTGATGACGATATGTGTCGCTTGTTAAAAATGGCCGTTGGCGATTATGCTGAAATAACGCAACAATTTATCATCCAAAGCAATTGGTTGAACATGCTTGGGAAAGATAAAACGAAATTTGTTAATTCACCACTTGATTTGGCATATGCGTTGACAACAAGAACAATGGACTGGACGCTTTCTTATGCTCAATGGTGTTCGAAAGAGGTTGGTCTTCAGGCAAGGGGAACAAACCCGAAATATGAGTTGAAGAAGGATTTCATACCAATTGAACCAGGAAAACAGGTTTATGTCATTCCGGCTGGTCGTGAGGTGAACAGGGTTATGTGGATAACTCCAAGCACAACAAAAGCTGCAATGTTTTCACAGAATGGTGGTCTTGGCTATGCATTTAATGGTGGCCTTGGCTTTGGGACACAGTTTGGTGGTGCAGCAGGTTTTAATGGCTTCTATGGCTACATTGGAAGTGCATATGATACCGCATTGCTTGCTGCTGACTTGAAGTATAAGAACAAGTTCTTTATGAATGATTTGGCTTATAAGATTACACTAGGACCAGATGGTACACATTTATTACATCTGCTGTCGGTTCCTGGTATATTAAACCCAAACACATTCGGAAACATGGCAATTGATGATAAGGGATGGGGTAGATTCAAGGATTGTTATGTCTGGTATAACTACTATGAGACAGACGGAAGCCAAGAACAAATAGATGAGTGTAGGCTTGAGCATAGAGATACACTAATGCTTTCTCCAAGTGACGTTCCATTGGAAGCAATGAAGTTCGAATTGATGAATTATCAGGCACAACAGACGGTAAGGCAATTATTACTTGCTTGGTGTCAGATTACACTTGGAAATAAATTCGGTAGGTATAATGGTGTTATTAAAATACCAGACAGTGAAGCAACGTTGAACTGGCAGATGTACCACGATGATGGCAAGGCTGAAAGAGAAAGAGTGATAGGAGAATTAAAGGCGAGATATGAGGCAATGTTACCATGGAATATGGCAGAGAATATGCAGAAGTTCGTTCAGGCAAATCTCGAAATACAGAAAACAAAGCCATTCATTAACATTTACATAAGATAATATAATAAACTAGAAATACAATATGGCATATTCATTAGATTGTTACGGATACAAGGACGCTTCTACACCTCTCGTGTCAGCAAAGCAACAACAAAAGGCAATAGATGCTAGTCAGAATTATAAGATTAAGGAACTCGAAGCTTCTGAAGGTGGTGGTGGAAAAACACCAAAAGAAACGCTGGTTGAAACAACCTATCTTGAACTGGTTGGATTAAGAGATGGGGGAAAGTTAATACCCGGATGTAAGTATAGAATAACTGACTACACAGCCACTGTAGCAGAAGACGATTATATTCGTTCTGCTGGTCACCAATTCGATATAATTGTTACAGCAACAAGCAATAATACCGTATCAGAAAAGGCGCTTGCAATACAACATGAGGGTGACACATATTTCTCTAATTGTGATTTGAATGCGTGGGAACTTGACTACACACTTGACAATACTATGGTATTTCCTGACGATGGTGTTTTTATAACGGTTGCTGAAGGCGAAGAATTTAGTGAAGATGGCAATTTCATTGTTTATCCAGGAACATATGCTGTACGCGATTATAATAAACGAACCACAACATTGATAAAAAGTGGGACAACAGAAATTGTTTATAATGAAACAATACCATCAGCAGGAACATATGCCACTGTTGCGGCTGATGGTGATGATTATTTTGTTGTAAAGGAAGGCGAAGAAAAATTGACAGTCCTTTCTGGTGGAACTTTTGTATCAACAAATGATATTTATGGTGAATATTATGACCTACAAAGATTTGGGAATGCGATAGTTGAGTCAGGAGGAACGTTTGGGGTGTTTTATGCATGTTTAGGAGAAAAAAACAAGGTATTATTTAATACAGAAAAATTCGGAAGTGTTAACGTTCCGCAACAAAATTTTGCTAAGATATCATTGTTGCCAGGTACATTTCTATATGAAATGTTAATTGATAAGATGGGAATGGATGTTAATGAATTAACAATAATTAAATCTGGTACAACCGAAATAAGTGGCGAAACGATGGTTATTTGGACTGGCGTTATTGAAACCATTCTTTTTTTTGTTAGTAAGGGTGATAAGGTTGGTGACAATGTTTACTATGCTGGATATTATGATGGTAGTGGTAGTGATATTGAAATAAATGAAGATGATTCATACGAAATATTATCAGTTGGGACAAAAAAATCAAAAACGTATACATCGTGGCAAGTTGAGTATGACAGTCCGGCATTTGTGTTAAGTGATGGCCAAAATATAGGTTCAACTTCATATATTGCTTTTATCTTGGATGGTGGTACTTATATTTCGTATGACTTACCACTTCAATTTATTGCAAAGGATGTTGTTTCTGACGGGCAGGAGTGTATTGTTTGGAAATACTCCAATGGCTCAGTTTGTTCGTTTGGAGATGCTGTTGGCTCTGCATTATATGACCTCGAATCAGTGTTAGAATTAGTACAAATTGATGGGTCAGAGAACAAACCAGTAAGGATAAAAAACATACAAATTGGTTACACTTTTTTATATCCAATACAGAAAAGCGTAACAATAAAAGATGGTGATTCTGTATTTGCTTGGTCTTATCTTGGAAAAGATGGTGGTGTTTCATTAACAGATACTGTTGGTTCTACTATTTTTTTTGGAAAGGTATTTGACGACTACGTTGATGTCGCGGGTGTTGCTGGAACCATTGATGCAATAGATGTTATAGATGACAACACCCAACCAATTGTTTGGTATGATATTCTTGAAGACAGTTTTTGTATAAGTTTTAACGAGAACCCTGGATTCATGACATATGACCACAATGATTACGAAACATTTCCAATTGGAAAGGTAAATGAAAAGATAGAAATACCAGAAGGAACTCTTTATAAAAAGTTTTTGTCTAGTATAGATGGTGTTGTTGGTCCAAGTGACGAGGTCGGTTCTTATGTTTTTTATACTATGTACGGTGATGGTAATATTGGCCATGTTGCTTTTAGTGAAAAAACAAAAATAATATCAAAACAAACGGTTTATTCTGGTGGTAAGGGTGTCATAACAAGAATGAAAGACGAATATAGCAATGACCTCCCTTATGACTTTAAAAACATGCAATTCAAAAGGTGGAAGATAAGTAACCTTAGTGGATTTACTGATACTTTAACGCAGCATAACTACGGTGGCAAGTATCTTGGTGTTTTAGGGCATTTGCCAGGTTATAGTAGTGGTAGTAGTTATGTTAATTATGTTTCAATAGAAGATACAACTGATTTTATTTGGGCTTACACATTCTCAGGGTTTGATGCTTTAGATGGAGGAACAGTTACAGATGCAAGTATTGATGGTTCGTCAACGGGCAACATCATAATGCAGCCATACTATGATAAAGATATTATAATACATGGAGGAGGAACTAGATGCTATAATTGTGGGAATAACGTTTTCTATGGATTGGCTAGAGGGAATATAATTGGACCAAATTGTTCTTGTAATACATCTTCTCACAGTTTCAGAGGAAATAATCTTGGCAGTGGATGTGGAAACAACATATTCATGAGTAGTGTGTATGGAAATAAATTTTTAAATGACTTTTCTAGAAATTTTATTGGTGAAGTAGTTGCTTATAATGTTTTTGGCTATGCCTCTAGAAACAACGTAATAAACTATAGGTGCATGTATAATTTTTTTGGCAATGGGTTAGCAACAAACGAAATGAACGATTATGTTCAACATAACATAATAGGAAACTCATTTAGTTTCAACAGTATAAAGGGGTATTTCAACCATAATACTATTGGAAATGATGTTGGCGGCATTTCTGTCGCTAGTGGCGGAGTTAGTGTTTATGAGTCTAATTTCAACTATAATACGATTGGGAATTCTTGCAAAAGAATTAATTTCGAAAAGGCTTATGTTGAGGGTGTTTGTGTTGAAGATGGTAACCAAATAATCACAATCACATCAACCGAAACCACATCAATTTCGAATAAGCTTCGCAATTTCATTGTCGGAAGGGGTGTGAATAACACAACAAGAAGGAAGACGATTTCGCATGATACGGTTAATGACACAATAAGGACAACGTATGAGTCATCTGGTTCAACAATAGTTAACGTTTAAAATAATTAATTAAAGAATAATATAATATGACTAACGAAGGTAGTAGATATTATGCTGAAGAAGGTAACTTCATTGTAAGAAAGTCAGATAATTTCATTATGGGTGAGGATATTGACCTTGGAACTTCTGATTCTATTGAGAATTACGAGGAACAGCCATATACAGAAGAGAGTTACAATGCTTTTTATGATAGTTTGGGTGTTGAACCACCAAAGAATTTTGACACAGAGACAGAAGAGCAAGAAAATGGTGGTGAATAAGCCGCATCAACAGTAGGATTAACGCTCGAATCTAATTGGTTCGGGCGTTTTTCTGTGTTATAATACCATTTAATTGCGATTTTTGCAAATTTTTGACAAATTTTCGAGTTAAAATTGGTGTTTTTACCATTTTGTTGTGATTTTTGCTCAGATTTATTAATTATTTCTGATATTTTTAGTATATTTGCAACGATTTTACTCAGATATGGAACAGGTAGTAAGAAAAACGATAGCAAAAGCTAATAATATAGACACAACTGGCAAGGTTTATCATCTTTTGGTTGATGGTAACTCTGTTTTGAAGTCTTCTTTGGTTAATAGAGATGATATTAACGATAAGGGAGAGGAATATGGTGCTATAGTTACGTTTTTATATAGAATAGGCAACCTGTTATCGATGCGAGATTTCAATCATTGTGTTGTTTGCTGGGATGGATTCAATTCTGGAGCATTAAGATGGCAAATATATAAGGATTATAAGGCAAATAGGGATAAGAATTATGAAGCAGCTTCAGCAATAAGCAATCCTGAAAGTGATTATGACGCATATATTGCAGCATACTGCAAAAAGGTGTTGGATTACCACCAAAAGAATAAAGTTGGTGTAAGAAGGGGTGAAACTGACGATGAAAACTTCCAAAGACAGAGAGAAATCTTGCAAGAGATACTTGATGAGTTGTTTGTAAGGCAATATATGTATGAAAATGTAGAGGGCGATGATTTGATTGCCTATTATTGCCAACATAAGAAGAAAAATGACTATATTGTTATAGTAAGTGAGGATAGAGATATATCACAGCTTATTCGCGATGATATTTGTCTGTACATTCCAAGTCAGAAGAAGTTTGTGAGTCCAAAGAATGATGTTGAGGTGTTGGGAATGCCATATTATAATATAGTATTAAAGAAAATAATATGCGGTGATGCCAGTGACAACATAAAAGGTGTAAAAGGAATGGGTGAGAAGACTCTTGAAACGTATTTTCCACAGATATTGTCCCAGAAATGCACTTTAAACGAGTTTATAGACACTTGCAAGTCTTTGCTGGATGATAGAGCCTCTGATAAGAAAAAGCCTCTTAAATGCCTTGAAAATGCGGTTAATGGGGTAACAAATGGTTGTCAGGGTGATAAGTTATATGAGATTAATGAAAAGATTATTGATTTAAGCACACCATTATTGACAGAAGAGGCAAAGAGTGAGTTGGATGAGATATATAACGCCCCGCTTGATATAGAAGGAAGGGATTTAAAGAATGTATATAGTATTATAACAAGGAATACGATGCACAGGCTAGAAAATGAGAATACATTTGGAAGATTATTCGGTTTGTTTGAAAGAATCAAGAAAAAAGAAACAGAATTATCGAAAAAATTGTTATAAAATGTTTTCTATGTTAAATCTTTTTAGTATTTTTGCACCGAATTTCAGACATGTGGTCTGATTATAGAGTTAGTTAATTTAATGTTGAACCTTTAAATTTGTCTAAAGAAAGTGGAAGTAGATGAAGTTAAAGAAAGTGTTGCTCAGACAGATGGTGTTGAGAACACAAAGCAACGAAATGGCGAGAAAAGATTCGCCAAGCAGGAATGGGACATGAACAGGTTTGAGTTTGCCCTGTTTATCAATGATTTCCTGATTTGTAAACGCAGCTTCCCAATCAATGGCTACGTTGAAAAATCAATGCAAACTCCAGAGTTCAAGAACGAGGTCGACAAGATTGTTGAACTCATTGACGAGGACTTAAAGTCCAAATCTCGTATTTACACGTGGTATCACTCCACATTTGACAACCCAGAATGGGAGCCTGAAATGTTCACAGAGCCACTAATCGAAGAGGGTGAGTTGGTTTTGAAGTTCGTTGTCTACGACAATGGAGAAGAGGTTATTTCCAGACAATGGGATGCTCGTTATTATCCAAGTTATGTGAGGAAATGTATCGACCTTACAAACCGTCAGGTTAAGATAATGAAGGATGACAGGGCAACCATTTATGACAAGGAGAAATTCTTTGCTGACCATGGTTCTCAGCTTTCTGGAGACCTTTATGTGTTGATGCACATGTTGTCAGACAAGGAGAATCTTGTGCCAATAATCCAGAAGTACATCAATGAGGTTTGTTCCTCATACGTTGGCTTCTATGAAAAGGCATCGGATTATCACAATGTTGTTGAGTACAAGAACACCGTGCTTAAGCTTGACGAAAACGGTGAGCCAATCTACAAGCAAAAGACTGTTGTCGATGAGAATGGTAACGAGGTTGGCGTTCTTGATGCTTTTGGTAAGCCCTGGATGGTTCCGGTGACAGAAAAGAGCCCAATCAAGGGTAAAAAGTACAACTTCAACATCAAACAGGAGAACCTTAAGCTGTATTCTGATTGGAGCACGGCAGTTCGTGATAAGACAATCAAGTATGCAAAGGAGTTCTACTATGTGACACAAAACGATGTGAAAAACGAGAAACGTTCAAACAGAAAGGCTTCAGAGTAGTCTTTTCTCGTTCTAGATGCAATGTCCAGGGGCTATGAAATATTAGCCCTTGGCAAATTTTACAAACTTTTTTTAAAGCGCAATATAATAAATGTCGGCACAGATAGATAAATCAACATTAGGGTATTTGGGTGAAGATGTCCAGTTTAAGATAGTGAAAGAGTTCATGGAAGACAAGAGTCTTTTCAAGGACCTGGAGCCACTTGTAGACCAAAACATGTTCACTGGGCAATACTTGAAAATGTATGTCGGAACGATGCTTGAATACTACAGAAAGTATGGTTGCATTCCATCCTATTCGGCAATGTCTGTAGAATTAAGACAAAAAGCACACACACAGGCTGACATAGAGATTTGTGATGCGATTGTAGATAAAGTTCGTAGCACAAATTCTTACGGAGCAGAAAACACAAAGGTTATTGCAACGAGGTTCTTTAGGCAACAAAGAATCATCAAGGCTGGAAAGGAAATATTAAGGCTTGCCGGTGATGGTGATTTGGAAAATTATGATACGTGTGAAAAATTGCTTAGAGAAGCTCTTAATGCCGGAAACCATGATGATTACGAAGAGGTTAGTCTTTTTGATGGGGTTGAGAATGTTCTATCTGAAGACTTTAGAATAACAATACCAACCGGAATTGGACTTATCGATAAGGTTCTTAATGGTGGCCTTGGCAAGGGTGAATTGGGTCTTATAGTTGGCCCTACGTCATTTGGCAAAACAAGTTTGACCACATCAATGGCTGCTGATGCGGCAGTTTGCAAATCAGAACAGAATGGTAATCTTGGTTTTAAGGTTTTGCAGATTGTGTTTGAGGATACCCTTAAGCAAATTCAAAGGAAGCACTTCTCGAAGATAACACAAGTTGAAGCCTGTCAATTATCAAATCCTGAATATGTTGAGCATGTTAGGGAACAATTGGAGCATTATGATGATAGGGTAATGCTTAATTCCAACCTTAAAATTGTAAGATTAAAGTCTGGTCAGAAAACCATTGAGGATGTTATCAAGATAATAGAAAAGCATATAAATAATGGATTTAGGCCAGACCTGGTTATCATTGACTATTTTGAGTGTTTAAAAATAACAGGCCCATCAACGATGTCAAAGTGGGATAAAGAGTCTCAAACAATGAGAAAGATTGAATCTGCTGCAAACGAATTGAATACTGCATTTTGGGTTGCAACACAGGGAAACAGAGACTCAATCAATACTGACTTGGTTACAATGGACAAAGCAGGTGGCTCTATCGGAAAGATACAGATTGCACACATTATAATGACAATTACTCGTTCACAAGAAGACATTGCAGACAACATAGCAACGATAGCCATTACGAAGAATAGGGCTGGTTCTAGTGGTAGGGTATTTGATGGTGTTTATTTCAATAATGGAACGTGTACCATATCAACTGATAATGTTGAGGAATTTGATACAACAATGGCGTTTGATAAGGAAAAAACAAGGCGAGAGGATGATAGAAACCAAGAAACAATAAACGAATGTTTCAATAGAGTTAAGAATAAAAACTAAATATAGGTTGAAAATGAAAAAAGTGAAAAAATAGTAAAATAATATTTTTTTCATATCATAACTTGTTGTAACGAGGGGTGTTTTGATTGTAATTTGGAGAAAAGTTTTATAATTTAAACTCTAATTGTTATTGTTGTAGATATGTATTATCTACCACGTAATAATATATTAAAATTAAGAAAGAATGATTGTAATTAAAAGAGACAATTCGGAGGAATTATTTCAAGTTGAGAAGATTGAAAAAGTGATTAAGAAAGCGTTCGAATCATGTGGCGCAAAGATGGAGTACAGTGTTATTGACTGTGTTATTTCCAACTATAATATTGATTCGGATGAGTTTGTTAGGGCACAAGAACTACAGGATAGGATTGAAAAGTGTCTTATGGATGTAAATAAGGATGCAGCAAGGGCTTATATTGCAAACCACGAGCAGCAAGATGGAAGAGTAAAGATATTAAAAAAGGACAGTGATTTTATAAGCGACTATATTAATGCATCAAACGCATCGACAGGTTCAAAGTATGACGCAAATGCAAACGTAGAAAAGAAGAATATTGTTACATTGGGACAAGAGTTGCATAAGGGCAAAAACATACAACAGAACAGGTATATGATGCAGAACAAACTCAAGCAGATGTACTCTAAAAAACTAGCAAACCAATATATAAAAGACCTTGAAAGTCACGTTCTTTATAAGCACGACGAATCTGGTACACCTGGATATCCATATTGCGTTGCAATAACAATGTATCCATTCTTAATTGATGGTCTTACAACACTTGGTGGCCAGTCTAGTGCACCAACAGACCTCAAATCATTCTGTGGCGAGTTCATTAATTTGGTTTATTCTGTTTCATCACAGTTTATGGGTGCAGTTGCAACACCTGAGTTTTTAATGTACATGGATTACTTCATCAGGAAGGATTATGGTGATAACTATCTTGAAAGGCTTAATGAAGTTGTAGAGATAAGTAGAAAGAATAGAACACTTGAACAGGTTATTGAGAATTGTTTCCAACAGGTTGTGCACTCTATGAACATGCCGGCTGGCAATCGTGGTTACCAGACAGTCTTTTGGAATGTGGGATATTTTGATGAAAATTATTTCAATGGTGTGTTTGGCGAATTTAAGTTTCCAGATGGAACAAAACCAAAATGGGAAACACTGTCTTGGCTCCAGAAGAAGTTTATGAAGTGGTTTAATAAGGAAAGAACAAAGTACATTCTCACCTTCCCTGTAGAGACTATGGCTATGTTGACTGACGGTCATGACGTTGTTGATAAGGAATACGCCGATTTTACAGCCGAAATGTGGGCTGAAGGCCATTCATTCTTCTGTTATTTGAGTGATTCACCCGACTCATTGAGCAGTTGTTGCAGACTCCGTAACTCATTGAAAGACAGTCAGGATGATGAACACAATCAAACAACACACCAATTCTCTATGGGTACCGCATCAGTTGCAACCGGTTCAAAGTCCGTTATGACAATCAACCTTAATCGCGTTATTCAGGACGCAACTAGAAAATATTTCGTTGAAGTTGAAGGACACGAAATTGAGCATGGTGAGCAGGTTGACATCAGGAAAGTGTCGGATAAGGCTAAGCTATATGAGTACATAGAGGCAGAATTAACAGAAATGACCGAAAGAGTACACAAGTATCAAAAGGCATTTAACTCAATTATAAAGGATTTCTATAATGCAAACATGCTTGATGTGTATAGGGCTGGGTACATTGACCTTAAGAAACAATATTTAACAATTGGTGTTAATGGCCTCACAGATGCAGCAGAATTTCTTTCGATTGACGCCAACCTTAATAAGGATTATGAGGAATTTGTTAATTTGATTCTTGAAACAATTAATAAGTCAAACAAGAAAGACAGAACAAGGGATTGCATGTTCAACACAGAATTTGTTCCAGGAGAGAATTTAAGTAACAAGAACTATAAATGGGATAAGATGGACGGCTATTATGTATCACCGAAACACATCATGTACAGCAGTTATTTCTTCAACCCAGAAGATGACAGTTTGTCAATTATTGATAAAATGAAACTACACGGAAACAACTTTGTTAAATATCTTGATGGCGGACAGGCAGCACACCTTAATATTAACGAACACCTTTCTTTTGAACAGTATAGACAACTATTGAGGGTTGCGGCTGAGAATGGTTGTAGTTACTACACTTTTAACTGCAAGAATAGTGTGTGCAATGACTGTGGTTATATAAGTAAGGATACGTTGGATACTTGCCCGAAGTGCGGAAGCAATAATATCGATTATCTAACGAGGATAATTGGATATCTTAAGAGGGTATCTTCGTTTGCAGAACCAAGACAGATTGAAGAATCAATGAGATATTACGAAAAAGTATAAATAAGAAAGGATATGGAATTGTTAAAGTTTAGTGCCCCATGGTGTGGCCAATGTAGGGTGTTGACAAAAAACCTTAATGGGTTTAATGTTTGTAATCTTGTAGAGGTTGATGTCGAGGACGATGAAAATGAGCCAATTGTTGGGAAATATGGAATTAAGAGCCTTCCAACACTTGTGCTTGTTGATGATGAAGGAAATGAATTAAAGAGGTGGAATGGCATTGTCAATGTTAATGACTTGAAATCAGAAGTGGAGGGGTTTAATAATGGTTAAGTTCTATAACGCAATGGTGGTTTTTGAGGAAATACCAGATGAAATCACCATTGCCATTAACATTACGAACTGTCCATGCAGGTGCCCAGGCTGTCACTCTCAATTTCTTTGGGAAAATATTGGTGATGAATTAACAACTGACGAATTAAGAAAAATTATTGTTGATAATAGCGGTATAACATGCGTTTGTTTCATGGGTGGTGATTCAAATCCGGAAGAAATTGACAAATTATCTTCATTTGTCAAGGAGAATTTCTTATTAAAGACTGCATGGTACAGTGGAATGGACAAATTAAGCGATAAAATTGATATCAACGACTTTGATTATATAAAGATTGGTCATTATGATGAAAAAAGTGGCCCATTGAACAAAAAAACGACTAATCAGAGGCTGTATAGGGTTGTTGGTGGTGATTTAATTGACATAACAAGTAAATTTTGGAAAAATTAAGAGGAAATTTTTAGTTTCCTCTTTTTTATTTCAAAAACTTTTAGTACCTTTGCATCAGAATTTAATGTTTAACATAAAAAAAAAAGAAAATGTCGAAATTTAAGGTTAATCAAAGTGTTGTCAGGAAGTCTGACGGTAAGGTTGGTGTTGTAAGAGCCAGGGAGATTAGTTCTGTTGGTGGTAAGACCGATGTTAAGTATCTTGTGGATTTCAACGAAGGGATTGAAAATTGGAAAGTTGTAACAAGGAACGATATCACATCTTTTGTTAAAGGTGGTGAGAAATCTCCTTATGTAGTTAAGAATTACGAGGTCGGTGATGGTAAGGTTTTGACCGTTGCTGCGCATGTTGAGACACAAAAGGACTGCATGTATGGCCCGTTGCTTGAAGAGTATAAAGTAAAGACGAAGATTCTTACAATTGGCTTCTCTCTTTACAATGGTGTTGACGAGTATGATGAAGAAATTGGAAAGAAATATGCTATTCACAGGTGTAAGTGTAATCCGTTCACAACAATGACGAGCGCTTTCTCTGGTGAATTCAACAGGGAGACTGTTGATGTTCTTATGGATGTAAAGGCGAAGTATATAATTGATAATATTGATAATTTCTATCGACCAGAGTAATTTGTAGGGGGAATTTGGCTGATAGATATTTTGTGTTTTGTTTGGCTGGTTTGCGATTGCGAACCAGCTTTTTTTTATCTTGAAAATTAATTTCCAAAAGTTATATATTAAATACTTATAGTAATATAAGAGATAATTAAAATCAATGTCTAGAAAACAATATTTTGATATAAAATATCCATTCACAGACGGTGGCACGGAGAATTATGTGTTTGACTTGAATTCAAACCAGAAAGACCGTGTTGCTAGTGACATATTACATGTTATTTTTACACCAAAAGGTCAAAGATTGAGAAAACCAGATTTTGGAACCAATTTAATCAAGTATATTTTTGAGCCGAACGATGGTGAATCATGGTCTGGCGTTAAGAAAGAGATTCAAGAGAGCGTTTCGAAGTGGGTTAGGGGTGTAAAATTAAACAACATTGAAGTTTTGTCATCTGAAGATGGCATGAGCATTTATGTTAGGATTGATTATAGTGTACAGGATGGAAATTCATCATATAATAACAGTATTGCAGTAGAATTATAAAAAAAATATGGCACAGAACCACATAAATTATTTAAGTCGAGATTTCGATAGCATTAAGGCTGATATAATAGCATATGCAAAGCAAAGTTATCCAGAATTGAGTGATAATTTTGGTAGTGATACAAGCGTAAGTTCATTTATTGTTGATGCGCTTGCTGATTGTGTTGATAGTTTGAACTACCACATTGACAGAACGTTTCAAGACACGCAGTTGAGTAGTACAAATTCAAGACAGGCGTTAATTAACATTGCAAGGTCGAATGGTTTGAAAGTTCCAGGCCCCAAAGCTGGTATGTGTGAGATTAAATTCTCTTGCATACTTCCGGTTGGTAATGATGGGGACAATTCTCAGCCAAAATGGAGTGTTGCACCTGTAATACAGAGAAATTGTGTTGTTGGAACTGGAAATTTGTCCTATACGATTGACGAAAATGTCGATTTCAGGGAGCAATTTAACTATGATGGTTTTTCCAATAGAACATATTCACCTTTAAGGAACGCAAATGGCCAAATAACAGGTTATACTGTAACAAAATCAGTTGTTGCAAGCGCATGTCAAAGAAAGATTTACAAAAAAGTGCTTGGCGATGGTGATGTTGTGCCATTTATGGAGGTTATGCTTCCAGATACAGATGTTCTTAATGTTGAAAGCGTTATATTCAAGTCAAGCAATAACATTACAGTAACACCAGAAATATCAGAATTCTATGTTAATGAGGAACAATACCAATTCAGAAACGGTTCTGTGACAACATATAGGTATTTTGAGACGAATTCATTGGTTAACCAATGGAGATGGGCACCTGAAATGGATGACACAAAATTCCATGAGGGTATTTTACTTGATAAGTATAACCCTGAGGCTTACGATGACTTTGATGAGTCTGGAAATACTTTATCAAGAATATATAGGGGCTCTTGGAAGCCATTGAAGCAGAAATTCATCACAGAATACACCAACAATGGCTATATGAAGCTAATATTCGGTCCTGGTGTTGAATATACCACAATACCAGATGGTACAACCTATTCAGAGTATAGAATGGCAAAGATTATGAACAATGATATGCTTGGTGTTTTGCCAAAGATTGGCTGGACAATGTACATTCTATATAATGTTGGCGGCGGTATCGACACAAATGTTGCAAATGGCGCAATAACAACGATAAAATCGATGCAGGTGGACTTCCCTGACATGGTTGGAAGTGACAATGACTACAAGGCATCAATATTGCAGACAATGTCAGTAACAAACACAACACCATCAATAGCCGGTAAGGATGCACCAACAACAGAGGAGTTGAAATATATCATCAAATACAACACATCGGCACAAGATAGGTGTGTCAGCGTTAAAGACTATCAGAATAGGCTGATGATGATGCCACCAAAATATGGTGCACCATTTAGATGTTCTGCAATTGAAGAGAATAACAAGATTGTTTTGAGTTTACTTGGAATGAACGCAAATGGAACACTTTATAAGGGCATTCCTAGCACACTTGCTTCGAATATAGAGAAATATTTGAGCCATTATAAGAGCATTGGTGATTATGTTGAAATAAAGAGTGGAAAAATATATAATCTTGGTTTCCTTGTTGACGCATTTATTGACAAGAGTTATAACGCAGCAGATGTCATAGCGTCCATAATCAGAACTGTAGAAGATTATATGGATGTTAATAAGCATAATATGGGAGAAGATATTTTCATTGGAGACTTATATAAGGAAATATCAAATCTCGATGGTGTTATAGGTTTAATAGACCTCAAGATATACAAGATTCATAATGGGGCTTATAGTACCGATGAATGCCCATTACCATCAATGGAAGATACCCATTACAGCGAATGTAATGTTGAAACCGAACAAGGCTTCATGATTGATGGTGCAGATGTTGAGAGAATCGACATAGATGCGACAGATTCTGTTTTGCTTGGTGATTATAATGCAATGTATGAAATAAAGAACCCAGACGTTGATATAAGAGTCAGAGTAAAACAAAAATAAAAAAGAAAAGGTTTTGTGAATAAATGTCAAACAAGAATTATCGAATAAGAACCCAAGTAAATGGCGAAGACAAGGTTTTAAAGGTAAACCTTAAGCAGGGTGTAAAGACACTTAACATTCTATCACTTGAAATAAATCCTGAGGATGTGTATGAAAAGCATACCAGTGATTATGGCGTGATAGTTGGCCGAGTTTTGGCCAATGAAGCTTTTGGTGTGCCAAATGTTAAAATCAGCGTGTTCGTCCCTCTTGATGATGTTGATGAAAATGATTATGTCATTTCAAATGAATACCCATTCAAAACATCACAAACAAGGGATGCAAATGGTGCAAGGTACAATGTTCTCCCACAAAGAAATGGTGGTGCAGGGACATTCCCAAGCAAAAAGATGGTTCTTGACAACGACGGTTGTGTTGAAGTGTTTGACAAATATTGGAAATACACAACAACAACAAATGAATCCGGTGACTATATGATATTTGGTGTACCAACAGGAAGTTGTCAGATACATTATGATTGTGACCTTTCAGATATTGGTATTATTTCACAACACCCATATGATTTCATTGCAAAGGGCTATGATGCAAACCTTTTCAAATCTAAGACGAAATTTACAGACGAAGACCTTGATACGGCAGTACATATAATCTCAAGCGACATCTCAACATATGTATATCCATTCTGGGGAGATAAGGACGTAAATAAAATCGGAATTACCAGAAATGACATAAACATCGACTATAAGTTTGAACCATCATGTGTGTTCATGGGCAGTTCAATAACAGACCCAGATGGTACATATATCGATGAAATGGGCAAACCAAATGCATCAAATGGTATGTTTGAGACGCTTGCAACAAGCACTGGTGACATCGAGGTTATCAGAAAGACTCAAGATGGTGGTGTTGAGGAGTTAAAGGATAATGTAAAGGGAATCATAGATGCGTTTGGTGTTTGGTGCTATCAAATTCCAATGAACTTAGACAGAATTGGTACAGATGAATTTGGTAATAGAATTGCTATAAATGACCCCAATAAGGGAATTCCAACAAGGGCTAGAGTTAGGTTCAGAATAAGTCTTTCAAATAATAACACATCTGGAGGCGTAACAGCAAAAATGTTGGTTCCATGCAACCCAGAATTGGAATATTATGGAGAAGGTTCTCGTGAACCAATCCCAAGTGGGATGACAAAGACTGGAAGTGGTTCTTCGTATGATGTCACATATCCAGATGATTATGTGAAGATATATGAGTTTGGCTCAAATACACCAGATGAACATTTCAGGGATTTGTATTGGGGGAAGGTATATAGTGTAAAACAATATTATCCAAGATTTCAGTATGAAGATAATCTTAAACCAGTTAGAAGATATAATAGTAAAGAGAATGCATACAAACCTTATAAGGATTATCTTTTGAAGATTGATGATGATGATGCAAAAGAGATGTATAACTTTGCTGGTTATCCACCAATATATTCATTTAGGCAGTCATGTATTTCTTCATGCGATATGATTAATGGCTTAAATACCTTTCCATACACAACGATGTATGCGGGTCCAGAAATGGCAATAGATGAAAGGTGCAGTTGGTGGTTTTATTATCATATGTCAGAGGATACCGGAAATGAAAGGTTGACTGAAAAGGGTTTGCATTTCTGCTTTGAAAACGACTGGATTAACGGGTGCTTGTATTTCCCCAAATTTGGTGTAAAGAATGGGGATTATTTTGGCAGGAAGAATGACGATGGTGACAACGCAAATAATGATAAAAGAGAACACGCCTCTACATATGACAATGTTTATATAAGTGGTAGGCACAATTTTTTCGTGCCAGACGGAAGTACAATGTTTAATATTAAGAACACAAAAATGTACTGGCATGGGCGCGACACGAACAAGGATAGGAGTTATGACACTAAAGATAAAAATGGTTGGGGGGACATTACTTCATGGGTTGATGAGGATAAAATTTTCACATTTACACGTTCAAGTTTAAAGTGTGGAATAATCACAAAGAAAAAAACAATTCTAAATCAAGATGTTTTTTATTACAGGTGTGGTGGATTACAGTTAATTAATGATAAGACAAATGAAATATTTGGCCCAACCGAACAAGTTGTATATAGAATGCTCTACGCGAGTGACATTATATTACTTGGTAATCTAGAAGATATTTATGACCACTTGCCAAAGCTTTATAATTCATTACCAATAACGACTGCAACATTTCCGCCAATAGGAACGACATTTGATATGAATGAATCCGGTATGAGCAAGCATTGTTATCGCAATCAGGTCACAAAGGGTGTTGACAAAAACGAAGATTTGATTGATGTTTTTTCAAATTACTCATACGGACAAAAAAGTAGTGATGATTACCACAGTGAAATGGCTGGTGGTGATGGTTGGACTAGTAATATATCATACATGGAATATAATTACTCTAGTGATGCAGCGATGGCTTTGTTAAATGGAGCAAAGAGGTGCATAAACATGAGTGATAAAAATTATATAGTTCTTCTTACTCAATTAATAAGAAGGGTGTCACTGTATTTTGAATTGGTTAGGGATGATGTTGATGATATGTTGGCATATGATATTGCAACATTTATTAATACATCAAGAATATGCGAGCTTGATGTCCATAATGATATGACTTTTAAAATCAATAATGTTACAGTGCCGACAAATGGAATAATCGACGCATATGATATTTCACAGAACGAAAATCGCTCTGCATTCGCTTCCATGAACCAATCAATTAAAAAATATGTCATTGATGGTATTGGTAATAGAAAATATATTTCAACACCACTTTCAATCCATGGTTTTGATGGTAGGCTTAGGGATTATATAGCTGATAACAATTTTAATGGTTCAATTAATCTTGCATCTGATTATGTCGACAAATCTTATATGACGTTTAGGTTTGGATACTATGATGGTTGGTTAGGGCCGTTTCGACAGAGTTGTAGCATTTTTCACTATTATAATGGAAAGGGTAAAGAAGAAGAAAATGGAACAACGGCATTAAATTACTTAAACGGGCCATTATATATTCCAAAGAATTCATTCTATTTCTATTTTGGTTTGAGAAGTGGATACTCTGCGCTTGACGTTTTGAGAAACAATTATATAGGTTATGATGAAGAAACCGTATCGAACGACTCTGTTATAAACATTTCACAGAATAGTGCTTTATCATGTGGTGAAAATGGTGAACAATATGGTTCAATAACGGTATTCACATTCAGGGTTTCAAAGCCAATTACGTGGACAGTTACACAGGGTTCAGTGACTATTGCCAATGGTGAAGAAAATACTTTAAGTAGCGAGTTTGTTATAGACGGTCTTCTTGCAGGAAGAAATTATAAGATAACGATAACTGATTCAGATAACAGAACATTTGAATCCAACTTTAATGTAGATGAAGAGGCTGTGTCGGTTCAATACAGTGCAGAAGAAAATCCATATGAGAATAAACATGAACTGATAATCGACATGATAGACAATCGCCTGATAGGTCATTTTAGCGGTTCTAGTTGCAGTTATGATGATAGAGAAGGTACTGGTTGTAACACTGGTGAAACATACTATTACGCTGGCGGTTCTGGAAATAAGTTGAACGCTTTTGTGTATGGTTCAAACGAGTTTGATGACCGAAATAGCGATGACATGAAAGTTCAACTCAAGTTTGACTCTGATTTTGATTCCTGGGAGGCAGATAGAACAAACTTAAGTAAGACAATAAGAATCAAATTCCCAATAGAGGTTGAGGAGGTAAAAATATCATGTGAGGTGTTAAGGACGAAATGTGATGAACAAGATTTTAAACACCCATGCGTTAAGAGCGAATTAACGGTTAGATTCCAGGCTTATGTAAATGCAACACTAGAATTGAACAACATACCTGTGGTTTATCTTGCCGGTTGGTCACCATATGAGTGGTGGTCGCCATCCAATTCATCAGACGTTCCGGATGCGAAATTTATTGATAGTCATGGTTATAATTTTAATCTATTTGATTCACTAAACACAGCGCACCCAGACCAAACAACAACAACATGGATAAGTACAAATGTATCTGGAAGTAGTTACGTAAAATATAGTTTGAATAGGGGCTATAAATTTGTTGATAGTGACACAAATGAAATTCTGAAATATGAAAACCAACTATTATATGTATCAAACATGGTGTCACGTGTTTTTGGTGGAAACCAAATGAAACTTAAAAACGCTGATGACATTAGTGTAGACCATGACTTTTTACCAATTGCGATATCGCCAAACTATAATTTGGGTGATTATAAACAAGTTGTGAATGAATTTCCACTTGACACCTGGGTGTTTAGTGGGGATAATATACAGGTTGCTTCTATTGCCGGTGATGCCGAAAATGAAATAAACATACCACATATCGTTGGTTCAAATTACCCAAGGAGCTATGATAGTGTTACAATGTTAAAGGCTGGAGACCCTGTTGATGAGGTTGTTGTTGGTTATATTAATAACGAAACAATAACGGCAAACTTTGATGAGGGAAACTTGGAGTTTGGTGTTAATTTGTTTGCTTATATGAGCAAAGATTATCACGATGCAGATAAGCCGATAGCAAACATACAGCCAACCGACTTTACTCAAGAGGTTATTGGGAGATATAAACCATATGACGTTTATGGGTATTTTGGCGTTAGAACTGTTGATAAGAGAATGGACTACCAATTTGTTGGAAGGACACCATTGTTATTGCCAAGTGGATATGACTCTTTTAGAAATTTAAATAGCAAGGCTTTTGTACCTGGTAGTGTTGATATTGACCTTTATGGCGGGTTCAGATTGAATTATGTCGGAGATGGTTCTAGCAGAACACTAACGTCATACAGGACTTATGGGGACGAATCTGTTAATAAGTTCTTCGGTTGGGATAACGCAACAAGAGAGACTTGGATTTCAAGTGTTGCTGGCGATGATATTGTTGATTACTTCAATGGTCTTGAAAGTGATGCTGACAAGGAGAATTATGTAAAGAACAAATCAGCACAGGCATCTGTCTATGATTTCAGTTTAATAAACACAAGCGGTGAAAAGAAATGGATTGAGAATAATGCAGAGTGTTGGTTAATGTCCCAATATAAAAAAGCCAAAGATGAAGGGATGGTGAATTCTTGGCTTGAAGATGTTGGAAGTTATGTTTTGGTGGGTTCTAATGATTTCCTTAAAAAAACAGAGCGTGAACAAAAAGTTTTTTTGGGTGACTATTATGAAAGAAAGTACGATGGTCTTACTGCATATGACGCAAAGATTTACTGGCTTAAGAACAAGGCGAAAGAACTTGAAGAGAATTATGAGTGGTTAGGTGAGCATGAAGATGACTTAACCGCTAATACCATAACAGAATTCCTACTTGAGAAATTTGGAGAAAGTGGTGATACATTTGTTGAAGAAGAATTTAATGATGAATATGATGTATTCAGTGGTCTAACTTCTGAAAACGCACAAACTTATTTTGCTGAAGACATGTTTGAAAATATTGCAATTTTAAAGTATTGTACGGATAGGGGTTGGTATAACCAAGCTGGCACTAACATGGGTTGGGTTAAAACAACTGGGGCCACAGAAATAAGTGATGAATATAATAATGCAAGTGATAAAAGAACATGGATTGTTAATAAGTGCGTAGATTATAGGTATGCCATGCTTAATGGGTTGGATGTGGCAAAAAAATATGAGTTTGTCACCGCTTATGGCAGTAATGATACGATTGTAATTAATGGTGATGGTATTGACATTTCTAAAACATTTTTCAATAATTGCGGATGGGTTTCTATTACTGGAACAACAACTAGTGAGCATCCAAACTACCCGAATGCTGATAAGCTTAGGGGCGCCATCATTACCAAGTTTTGTGAACTTGCAGATGTAAATGCGTCTGAAGCACAGGAGTTTGCCCAAGGCATTGATGGTTTTTTAGTATCATCAAAACCATTTAGTGCTAATTCAGAATGGATTAACAGTCAACTTTTAAGTGGTTATGGCCTTTCACTTGCGTTTTATTCTTATCTGTATGATGAACTTAAAGGTGAGTTTGGACCATCCACAAATGATTTTGTTGGCCTTCTTAATCACGTTTATTCAGGTGGAAGTGTTTTACAAAGGTTTGATAGTGCTTTAACAGATAAACAGTATTCTTGGATTAAAGATAAGTGTGGTGACGACCTTGCAGATGAATTTAAAAATGAGTTAGTTGAGAACCAATATAATTGGTTTGTTGGAAATGTAATTACAGAGTGCTATGAGTTCTTCTTTGGGCAGAGTGATGAAGATAAAAAAACTTGGTTGAGTTCATCATTGTTGGCCAATAATTTCAACCAACTCACCACCCAAGAACAAGAAGAGTGGGTAAAAGATAACGCTTTAACGTGGGCGGTTAATTATTTCAACGCTTTAGATAGTAATTCAGAAAAAGAAAGGTGGATATACAGAAATGCTGGTGATTGTGAGTTGTATAAGTACAAATCATTGTCAACACAAGAAGAAATTGATGAGTTTATAGCAAACCATGCCGGTGAATGGGCGATGGTTGACTTTAATGAACTTAGCGAAGAAGACCAGCATGATTTTGTTTTAAGGAATTCAGGAGAACGATTCGTCGATGCTGTTGGTTCCTGGTCAGATTACGATAAGGAAGAGTGGTTTGTTGAAAAACTTGGTGGCCAGATGTATGAAGAATACATTAACCTGAGAGCAAACATGAGTGGTGAAACCAGAACAAAGTGGTTACACGAGAAGTCATCTGATGTTGCTTTGATGGAATTCAATTCATTGCCGCAACAACAGACGTATAGAATAAGGAATTGGATTAATGAAACATTTGGCGATGATGAAAAATATGATAATTATAGCGGTTACGTAGCAAGCGCACAGACCACATGGCTTAATACGAATAAATACGATAACAACGACCATTTCGCTAATGCTAACGATATAAGCGCCAATACTTATAGCAAATCTATTAGGTGGAATATCTACAACGCTGGAAGTAGTAGCAGTATTGCTTCTTATAATAGAAGTGCTTGGGTGAGGAGTAGGGCAAAAACATATGCAAAATATAAGATAACAGAAACACAGAATAATGAAACTCTTAAATCTTGGGTTGTAAATATTGGTAAGGAGTTATTCTATTATGGCACATATTATTTATCTACGACAAACAACATATATAAGAACTTATTATCATCACTCGCATCAAAATACCAGACAATTGCATTTAAGAACTATGAATATTACTCTCATGAACAAATCGACTTTGTATCGTCAAGTACCTTTAATGGCGAAAGTGTTCAAGTGGATGAATTCTATTCATGGTCGAAAGAAAAGCAACTTAATTGGGTTAGTGGCTATACAAAAGAAAAGGTTCAATTATATGTTAGTGAAGCAACAAGCGGAGAAAACACAGAAAATTGGTATGTTTCATCTGATGCAGAAAATTATTTAATTGGTCTTGCAACTGGTATTATAGAAGACATTTATAATCATATAAGTGCCAACACAGAAGAAAGGGATTCATTTATAATAGATTTGTATACCGATTGGGCTAATAATGCATTTTATGCTTTAAGGACTGGTAAAAATACATATTTAACACATGATGGTTTACAGACCGAAGACAATTGGCTGAGTGGAAGCACAATAAGTGGCGTTAGTGCAACAACTCTTAGTGAAAACAGTGGATGTGTCGAGTGGGCAACTGCCGAATATAGTCTTTCCATTCAAAAAGCAAAAGAAGATTGGGTTAAAAACGAAGCAATCGCAAAAATAGATGATGAATATGATAATGTAACTGGAAGTCGTTATTTATTTGTTTGGAAAAAGTGTTTTGAGTGGGCTAGAACTATATATGAAATATTAAGCCAAGAAGAGAAAGAGGCATATCTAAGAGAATTATATGCACAAAGGACTGAAATTGGTTTCTTCGGCTTTGATGATGAACAAGAAGAAAGGTGGATTAGAAAAATTGGTGGAACAAATGCTATAAAAGAGTTCGAAGAATGGGATATAGATGACGCAACAAAATATTTCTTGTCTGAAAACAACGTAAATGAAGCTGCGTTTTATGAGTGTGAAACGGAACAACAAAAAGAAACGTTGCTTAATGAGTATGGTTTGTGTGACCAATATTCGGCAATGACATTAACCACACAAACCATTAAGGATGAATACATACGCAAAAACGCTAAAGAGGCCATTAATGCTGAATATTATGCATTAACATATAAGGATGCAAGGAAATATTGGTTTATTGATGTTTGTGGTGATGTTGAATACTATGCTTACAGTGGTCTTAGTAATGATGATTTAAAAGCAAACTTTATTAACAAACTAGATGGAGATTGGGAATCATTCAGTGTACTGAATGATTCGGATAAAAAGACTTGGATAAAAACAGTTGTTGGTGAAGAGGCGTTTGATGAGTATAGTGGGTTGATAAAGAGTCAGGAGAAAGAATCTTATGTCAGAGAATGTGCAAAAAGTTGGTATGAAAATATATTTAATAATTATTCTGATTCTGGCACTACTATTTATACCAATGTGGTTGGCTATGAAGCATGGAACGATAAAATGTGGTGGATTTATTTCCACTCAGAGGGAAGCGTTAGTGAGAGGGTGGCTTATGCCAGTGATAATTGGAATAATAGTGAAATCAGTGGTATTGTTGTTAGTTCATTAATAAGGGAATTTAATTCAGCAACAAAAGAAGATGCTCGTTACTATTGGTTAAATAACAAGATGTCAGGAATAAACGTGTCAGATGATTCGTTTGCGGATTCATGGGCCAATGCAATGATAGATGAATTTTATCAAATCACCACTCTTTCTAGTGAAAACAAAGAAAAGTGTGGAGAGGCGTTGCACAGGTCTCTTGTTGAAAAATATGGTGGAAACTGGGCCGTGTTCAAAGGTTGGTCAAGCGATAAAAAACAGGCATGGTTAGCGTCCAAGGATGTTGATGGGATATATAATAACATAAGTTACTTGATTAGTCAGAATGCTGGTGATGCGAATGAGGTAATTGATGGTTTGAAGAAGTGGTGGATATACCTAAATGGTGGTGATTGGACTCTGATGAAATTCAACGCTATGCCAGAAAAAGACAAGAGAAGCTTTGTTTACGAAAATGGCGGTGGCCAACTGATTACTGGTGGGCCACAGCGCCTTGAAACGGTTGAAGGCAGGGGTGATGGCGCGAAGTTATTTGATGTGTCATTCTATGAAGAAGGTTCTGATGGCACGTTTGAAGTTTCCGAAAATAAAATAACAGAAAACGACATCAATATTTGGGACATGATTACCGATTATGGCCAATATTACGATGAATTCATACCATTATATACAATGCCATCAGACATTGACCACGTTAAATATTCAATTAGTGATTTGGCCGATGGTGATGCATCGTTTAATGCAAGCTTTACGGATTGTAGCACGGCATTCTCTAATGGGTTCGTTATAGGAGGAAATAATGAAAACCTATCTATTTCGTATGAACCTGGCGTTAAGGTAATTAGGAGTATTGATTTGGCAAAATATGATGTTGGTTATGAGTTCAGTAATATTGGGGCTTGCGCAGAATCAGCAACAACGTCTGCATCCACAAGCGCGTTCACAACAATTTGTGCGTCTTTTGCTGGAACATATTTAGCTGTTAATATTCAGGACGACAATGAGTGGGGTGGGGAAAGATACACAGATGTACGAACTGACGATTATAACGATGGAATATACCCATCATGGGCAGAGTATTCTAACGGTGACATATCCAATGTTTCGAAAAAAGCAGAATTTGCTGCATATGTTTGCGTTCCGAACAGTACTGGATATAGTGTTGTATACTCATATTCATTTAAGATGAGTGATGCGATAAACTATGATAGAACACAATTTGTTTGTCCTTATGGTGTTGATGGCGGGGATGAAATGATTTTTTATCCAATGCCAGATATTGAGTTGTCAGACTCTTCACATGATTTTAAATTCCAACCAGTTGGGCGTGTTGGAGAAGAATGGGAAGATTTGCCATCCAATTCATTCTTAATTATACCAACTAGAAAGATTTATAAGATAAATGCGGCAAACACACAGCTAAAACAGGGTGTTATTTACAATCGTGGATGTACATATTATACAGGTTCCATGTACGCGATTCTTAATGTTGACAGGACAAGCATGTGTATAAGGGTTAACACACCGCTTAGGAGTTCTGGTGAAACAATAAACTACCAAACAAATTCATTAAAGGCGCATGAATTTCATAGTTATAATTGGCACACGTTTGGTGAACTGGATGAGTTATATTGGACTAACTCTGAGAATGGGATAACCGTAAATTATAAACCATCTAGAATGGAGTTCAATGTTAGAAGAAACAACAATGAAATTACCGAAACAACGGTTTATTTCTCAATTAAGAATGGCTTGAGGTATAGAATGAAAATATACTTTGAAGACCAAGATATTTAGTGTTTAACATGAAAACGCAATGCAAGAAAAACTTCTTTTAAATCAAGCAAGGAATGTTGATGCTGGAAAGTCGAACACAACGATGGTTGTAAATTTATCTGGCAGAAAGGACATCATAGTTGATGATGCGTTTAATGACGTCATCAATGAATATAATGTTTACCTTGATGAAAGGGAAAATTGCACAAAAATAAGATTAAGTGCTGATGTTAATTTAATTGCAACAAACATTGCCTTCAACTCGATAACAGAGATTGTAAAAGATGAGGGTAGCAACAAGTGTAGGTGTTTGAATTATCAACCAACAACAATCAACAGTACTGTTGGGAAGTCATCAGGATATACGTGGGGAAACAGCATAACAGACGCTGTTATGGACACACAGATAACCTGGGATGGAAAGGATGACAAAAACTACACATATTTGTGCGGAATAGACATATTTAATAATCACATTTTAAGGTCAAGGTCGAAATGTGCTTCATATTTTAATAAGGGTCAGCAGTATGGTGAAAATTTTAATACAATAGATGAAACACTAACAAGCGTGTATGGTTTCTCAACAAATAAACAATACATGATTAACGGTACCGGAATTCAGTATACAAAAAGATATACAAGAGAGAATACCTATTCATTTCTTGATTCAATTAATGTTAATCTAAAAGAAAACGGTGGGTGGTTAGGTTTTTTGAATAAATCACAAATGCTTGTTAATGGACTGAGCGGAGAAAATTATTATGGCACCGATAGGGTTTTGAACAACCAGTTCGCAAACAGATTTATTGATTTGTTTCCAGGAAGAGACAGGTATTCATTGTTACCACATTACAATGAAAGCAAGAACCGTTATGAGAAGAATTGGGAATGCTGTTTGACTTATCCATACAGTTCAACAACTGAGCATATACCGTTTATAAACCCAAAACTTGACACATTAAGAATAGCATTCATCGATGAAACGGAAGAGAGTGATGATGGAATACATAAGTGTGTTGTTTATTCAATTTCTAAGCATGGTTTGAATGTTGATGATACGATTAATGTTTATCGTTCAAGTGAAGATGGTATGTTTGATGAGCTTGTTGTTGGTGATGTTGTTGTTGACTCAGTTATTGATGACTATGTTTTCACCATAATAACAAATGATTATATTTGCAAGAATTGGGTTAGTGTTTTTGATAAGAATGCACTCGAAGAATATAATGTCTTGCATGTTGGTGAAAACGAATACAGAGTTGAGGTGAATATGACAACCCAGAATGGCTGGTATTATGATGCTGTGACTGATAACTGGAAAAATTATCCAGAAGGTGATATTAGGTTTTATACAGTATTTGCAATAAACGATTTTCTTAACTTGGATTATGAAAGGGTTGCTGGAAATAGGGGCAAAAAGTATTTCCCGTTCTCAAGGTTTGCTGATTGGTTTATGAATAATTTGCAGGGTGGCGGTTCTTCGGTTGATGAGGTTAAGGAGGCATTCAACTCATTAAGCGCTTCATGTGAAATTTATGCAACAAAGGATGAAAATGGTAATTGGATACCGGACGAAAGTTGTTTGACGACAACACTTAATGCTATTGATGAATTAGATTTGCCACTTGCTGCAATGTATTCAACAAGGCCTGGTGAAAACCTTGTTTTTTATATAGAACCCGTTGTTTATAGAACTAACGACGAGAAGTATGGCGATTATGAATCGTTTTTAACACAGTTAGCATTTATATATTTGGATAAGTGTGGGAGTAGTTTTAATGAAGATAGTGCAAACACCCTATTTTTAAATTCAATAAGCGCATATGATTATTATGGCGCATTTGATAAATACTATGAACTTGGTGCCGAAAGCTTTGGTGAATTATACAATGCTATTAGGGCGTGGTACGAAGACGAAACACAAGACGAAGATTACAGACAAACAATTATAGATAATGTAAACGATGTTGAATACGAATTAATAGAGATTGATTCTAAGGAAGTACTAAAAAGAAGACTTGAACAGTATTTTAATAACGAAACTGTTAATGAGGTATACAATTTAAATTCAGAATACAGTCCAGACGGTGGTCATACGACCATAAAAGACACCATAGAAAATAACTATGTTGTAATTGATGATGGTGTATTATCAAATCTTGGTTCCAAGAATCTGTCATTTGCAAAAACCGTTGATGGAATTCAGTGTAAGTATTATGTAAGGGTATTTTCAAGGTTCCCAAATTTTGATTTCTATGACAAGGCTGTTAGCGAGGACGACATATACTCAGGAAATACAGGAGAAAGGCCAATTGATGAATACTCAAAGTCTGAGTACGAAAAACAAAGCACAGTATCTAGAATAGGTTTCGCCAAAAATGTTTATGGTGACGATATGTGTCAGATTGTATATAATGACGATATAGACATATATGCGATAAGAGACAATCTTGGAAGGCCGTTGACTTCTCTTTATTTATCGTTCTTCAAGACGAATTATGGCTATAAGGAATGGTATTATAAGAGAAGCGACAACGAAATACCAGACTACAAAAATGAAAACGTTGAATGGTCAAGGTGTTTTGGTGCATTAAAATGCGGATTTGAGTATTCTCCATACATACAACTCGGTTACACACCAATTGGATTGGGTGAGGATGATGGCTTTGGCAACATTCATTTTATGAACGATGTTGATAACAACTCATTCGTTCGTGGCTTAAACGAGGATTGGCTTGGTGGAGGAAGAAGCAAATATAACCCATCAAGCTACGAATATCAGAATACAGATTTTGATGAAATCGATTTCAGGTCACAAAAGTATTTCTATGGTGATTTCTGTTGCTATTCTCCGTCCGAGTGTTTGGAAACCGTAATTCAGGATTGTTGTAATAGATTTAACAGTGTGCAGCGTGAAATTGGTGGTAGAAAAATTAATTTATACACAAATAAATTTAAGATTGACGAAAACAATCAACCAATTTCTGTTAAATACACATATGTAAACGATTTCTCAAACTCATCGACACTGGTTTACGATAACGAACCGACAAAGCACCCAGAAGGTGTATATTATCATCAAAACTATGAAATCCCAATAAGAACATTCTCTGAAAATGTTACGGAGTTTGTTCCAGACATGATTAAAGTAATAGACTTTGGTAGCATGCAAGCATCAGAAGATGCACCAGAAACAATTATTGTTACAACATCAAAGGAGACGTATTATGATATGAATGCGAGGCCGTGGCTGTATAATAGGAAGACAAACGAACATTATAAGTGTGATATTATTAATGTCCTTGATGTTAACGTATTAAGGTTGGCCCCACATGGCGTTTCTGTTAATGCAATAATATCAGGTGGAAGTGATAGTTATTACGTTTACAGCAAGCCAGAAACCATTCCAGGTTATGCTGAAATGATACCAAAGAATAGTGGTATATTGAGGTGGAGAGAATTGGTTCAAAACGGTTTTGAAGATGTTGAGGGTGTGGTTACAGAATATCCATTCACAAATGGGTGTCTTTATATCAATAGGAATATTAACATATTTTTGAGAAGACAAGACCCATTTGGTTTCTATGGTTTATCAAATAGGGCTATTTATTATGGGGTGGATGTTCTAATGGGTGAGAAGAACCCATACGAAGATGAAGCCATTTTTGACGATACATTTAGAGAAGATTACATAAAATGTTAAAATATAAGTATAGTTTAAATACGTCATATAACACCAAACAGATTTTTCTGGATGATGTGTATATTTCTCCGGACTTGACATTTATTAGTGGCACAACACCAGCAACAAACTCACTTCAATCCGAAAGCGGTGTAATTGTCAGGTCGCCATATTTTCCAAAAGATATGACAACTGAGGTAAAATCTAGAGATATTGTCAAAAGGAATGGCTATATAATGGTTCCCGTAACGCTTCAAGTACAAAGCGCAACAATAAGAGTTGGAGATGACTTGCAAAGCATACAGGTAATGTATTATGTAGAACACAATGGTAACACTTATTACGCATTAACAGGAACTAAAGTATTCACGATTAACAGTGTTGAATATACTGCTACTGATATTTCAACACTTGAAATAATGGATAAGGTATATGTTGAAGACAATAAGGTTGTTGTTAATAACATAACATATAATGTGTTGATAAATAACAATTCACAAGTCTCAATTACCGATTCTATTGGCCAGCCTTATATATTTGGTGATTTGTGGGATGTGTCAAATGTAACATCTGCTTCGACATTTGTTGAAAAACTCAATTTTGGTGATAATTTTGAAGAAAGCATAAAATGCAATTCAATAAATTATTATGGTCATGCGCCTTATATTATATATGAAGGTGAAAAGAAGTACATAGAATACATTTATAATGATTCTGGTGACACAATTGGGTATGGAATAACAAAGGATGATTCCTGGGTTGTTGATGGTGTAGAATATTCTTCATATACAGAAGCCGTAAGTGCTGCTGAAATGGCTGGACTCACACCACTTGCTGTTGTTAAGGAGCCAATTTATTATGTACCAAATGAGGAAATCGATACTGGTGTCGATGGTGAATTTAACATCTACAACAAGCTTAATTATATTGATGAGAATGGCAATGCCTACATGGATATAAGTGGAACCACTTATATTATGTACTTTGAACCATCTGAAATAAGAGATAGTGGTATAATTTGCATAGAAACAGAAGTTAATAACATACCAATCCTGTTGGGCGATAGGATAATCATTCAATCAATGGAAAACTCCGCTGAAGTTGTTGTTAAATATGATGAAGGTGGTTCTGGTTATACATATTTTAACGGAAGAAGGTTCGATGTAATACCAAATCTTTGTGATAGCGTCAATCTTGGTGGGAATGATTTCATGCTTACAGTTGAAAGTGCAAATACCGAATCCGGTATTACCATTGCAAGCACAGAAATGTACGATGGAAGCAAAATGTATTTTGAGGTAAGTGGTGATGGTGAGACAAAAATAGCAAGAAAGGTTGAATATGTAGAAGATGAGTGGCAATATGTCTACACCGTTCAATATAGTGGTGGTGGTGTGGTTTATGCGCCAAGTTCTGCAATTACCGTAGACGAGCATGATGGTGTCCAAATTGACCAATATAGGGCCATTGTTAGACATAAGGAAGTGGTTACTGGTGTTAATTATGCTGATGAAGAGGACGATGATTCTGAGGTAGATGCATCATACGATTATATTATCACAAACACACCACTTGAATATAGGCTTGTTGTTATTGATACGGTTGGAAACAATAAATTGCTTTGTGTTCCAGAAGTTAATCCATACCTGTATGACGATTATGCTGGTGGTGATGTGAAGTATGAGGTTTTAGATTCTATTGTTGGTAATGATTTCATAATTAAGAAAAGAAGCAACATATTCGGTAATAGTGACCTGTATTTTGATACGTGGCTAAAGCCGGCATATGATGAAATGTATTATTCTGGAAGTGGGACTTCTGCCTATGAAGTGTCAAATATATTAACTGATTTGAATTTCTTTGAAAGAAGTTCATATTTCACATTGCCAATCACATTATCAAATGATGTAAGTGACAAGATTGAATATCAAGACCTCGTAATATCAAATTATTATCCAGGAGAGGAAGATATTGCTATCAACAAGCTTGTTGATATGGAAAAAGACATGTATACGCCATTTTTTGTTGATTCAAATGGTGGTAGCGTTAATATGGTTAATAGGATTGATTTCAATCTTCATTTCAGAACAAGAGACCTTGATACGTGGAAGATATTGGAAGATGAGGGTGTTTACAATGGAAGTGGTGACACCACTAATCCAACAACAATGAATTTGGGTGCAAATTATCAGTACTGCAATTATTTCATAACCGATTATTATCCATATTACAATTACGCAAGAAGTGGTGGAACAACAAACCAGAATGATAGCACATACACATTTGGCCCGTTTAGTGGTGATAATTTCTATCAATTAACAAAAAACTCAGATTTGTTGGGATTCCTTTGGTTTACCACAGATGATGTAAAACTAAAGAAAGATAAACTTAGCAAATCGTTCTTGAGGTTAACATTCTTTGACTCAAAGAACCCTGAGAAACAAAATATGTTGGGTACATCGACATTATATTTTGATTGTGATAGATATTTTGACGTTCTAGACAGACAATATGAAAAGACAGATAAGAGCGGCACAAAATACCAGTATGAGTTTGCTGCACAGTCAAGGCAGCCTAATAGAACTGGTAATGATTCATATAACAACCAGGATAAAATAACAATTAATCAAACGGCAGGACCTGGTGTTATGACGGAATGCTTTAAAATACCAAGTGGACAAACATCTGGAGAAACAAGTCTTTATAACCTAATGGTTGGTGAATCAAACCTAAAACTTGATTCTAGAATTACAGTGGAGGATAGGTATCATGGTTCAAACTCAAGTGAGGGATTTTATGCTTATATATTGAAGGCGTTTGCAAATAAAACCAAAAAGCAAACAATCTATATGAAAGCAGAATTCTTCCATGCAGGTGTTGGGGTTAAGATTCCAATGGTTATACCAACAAAATATTCACAAGAAGTATCTGCATATACAGCAATTTCTGGTGAAGAGTGGAATGAAGATGTGTATAAGGATTTTATTGGTGGCTATGACCTAGATTCTGTGTTTGATAGGCTGTATGTACCAATTACAATAGAATATTCAAGAAGCGAGAGAAGGTTTATCTATTCAATCGGAGAAGAAAATAACTACCTTAATGCAATCGCTGATAATTATAGTATGTTGAATAGGACTTGGAGTTTCAATTTATTTGAATTAAAAATAAAACCTTAGAATAAGATAGCGATGGAGATATTAAATAAGAAAATTTCATTAGAACCATATATAACAAGGTTTCCTGTTTGTTATCCTTCGTTATTTAACGGCGAGGTTAATTATTTGAACCCAAATAGCGAAGAGGCGATAAATCTGGCACAGTATGGAAAAATGCCACTTAGTATTAACGAAGATTCTATTCGTCAATACTATGATGACTTCACGGAAGATATGGGAGAAAAGTATGGTGGTAAGGTTTTATCTTATGCTGTGTTACAGAGGTGGTTTACAGAAATGCTAGAATACAGGAAGATGCTGTATAGCAATTCTTGTCATGGAAAATTCGATAACCTTGTTGATTATTACACGAGAACATATGGTGGTGTTGATATTACCAACGCACAACAATTGGATGAAATATATCAATCACATGGTGGTGATGAATTCTATCGTTGGCTTACTTATCATTACTTTGTATTATTAGACCTTGAAGACGTATATTATAGCAAATCTGAAATAATACGAACTGACTATCCTTTATATTCAGATTGGTGTGTTGTAATGATGAATCTTGGAACATCAAAACTAACATATCCAGCCGCAATGAGACTATACGGAAAATTCAGCACTTGGCATGAGTTATATAGTGAGATGAAGGATGAGTGTTCAACAAGTGATTCGTGCTGTGATTGTGTTGATTATTGGTCAATGGGTGGAAATGTTATGTACCAGATATTAAGTGGGTGGACTGGAATTATTAATGGGTATATACTGGAAGACAATGAGGCTGTCAGGGGTTTATCGGATGAAGCCAGGTCATTATTGTATCCAGAATTCGATGTTTCTGTTAATATAAAGTCAAAAGTAGAGGATTTTGGTGTTTTCTCGCCATTTTCCGTCAATTTCAATCCGTATATAACATATACATCTGGAGAAACTTGTATATATGACGATGATGTTTGGATAAAAACAAGTGATACTGATTATGCCCCACCAAGTGGTTGGACAAGATACTCTGAATATTACTATAGAGAACACCCTGGTGAAACCATAAGGCAAATAGATATACCAGATACAAGTGGAAGAACAACATCATCGTTGGATGATTTCGTTATTAATGGTGATACGGTTGATAATCTTGGTAATTTAATGCCTGGATACTTCAGGCCAAGCAGTGCATCTACGGTTGTACAACCAGCAGAGAATTCGTTACTTTCTCTTCCGTATGTTCCTGGAAAATACGCGAATGCGTCAACTATTGTTGGTGGTAATAAGGTTATTGATAAGGTTTATTTTGGTGACGTGCTTTATAGCATAAGATTTTATGGCAAAGATATTAATGGAGATGTTTTAAATGGTAGCGAACAAATCATATCTGCGGATGAAGTTGTGTCTGTTGATGATGTGATGGAAAAATTACAAATATGTGTTGATGCCGTTAATACAGAAAATACCATCCCAAGTGATGGAAAATTATATGCAGACTTTACATATTATAAGGGCTGTACGTTTAGTGTCGGTGACGACAAGACAATTAGTGTATCTGGTGACACTCATTTGACGTGTGTTGACCATTGTACGCTTGAAGAAACAACTTGTCAATATCATTTATCACAGACGGAAGCATATCCGGTAAGATATTACAAAATTGTGAAGAATGAAGAAAGTGTATATTCCGATGACCAGGGTAAATATGTTCAAGCATATATGACTGATTTCTTCTTTAAACCAAGTGGGTTTACACAAACACAAAATGTTGTTTGTCCAGTGTTGAGAAAAGAAGAATTATTGGATTTTTCTATGGTTGAAAAGACGGTGGACAATATTTATATAGATAGGGGATATGTTACAGTCCTCGATAAACTTTTGAGGATTGGTGAGGTGAGAGATTTCGAACAGCTTGAGAATTACGGAAACAAGATGTTTGATATATACAATGTTGATGAGGGTATTATTTAATTTAAACTGAAATAAAGAGTACAGATATGGCAAATGGCGTTTTTGGAACAATGATTCCAACACTTATAGATGACAATAATATACAGAATTACGTTGACATATATTATAGTTATTCACCAACAAGGAACAATACGGATGTTGATGGTGCTCCTTTTGTTAGGGTTCCATATAACGATGTTAATGGTTTTTTAAGTGGGATTCGTTCGACATCAGATGAAGATACTGGAGTTGATAACATTGTTGATGGTTTGTATAACCTTAAATTGCCAGCAAACATTTTTGGTAATAAGGGTTTTTATACAATATACATAAAACCAAGAGAGGTTCCTGTGACAATTTTGGATGTATCAACACTGAAAGATTTCCCAAGTGTCAGGGGTGTTGTTTTGGATTTAAAAGCATTACCAGACGAAATAAAGAACGATGCGTCAAAGAATAATGGCCTTGTTGGTTACAGAATGATATTAAGGGATGGTGATGAAAGGGATAATAATGTTAGAATTGTCACATCAAACAATAAGTGCCAGCCAATCACAAATGTTGCCACGACAACGAATGTGCAAACATACTCATACCAATATAATGAGAATAGCACATTTACGTTCTTAACATTTACGCCGTCAAGTGCCCTTAGTTTTAAGGCAAATTCAACGCCATATATAGGTAAGGCAACACAGAATGCATATTTGGTCAATACACTTTTTGAACCAATTTGTATTGAATTAGAGATGGTTGCTAATGATGCAGATACACTTGCAACAATGATTAGTGGAAGCCAGCTTAGAGACCTTAACAATGGTCTTATCACGACTTATGATGAGAATAACAACATATTCATGCAACATGAAATGTCTACACTCAAGAAGACTGAAACAGGTGTTCCACAATATGAAATCAGGGAGAAGCGTGGAAATAACATTGATTTTTCACAAACAATAACAGATAAACTGCAATAGTTTTTATGATAGGTTACGTAAAAAGTCATTCAAATTATAGAATCCAGGAAAGGCACCAATTGGTTAACAATGGTACCATTTTTGAAAGGGATATAAGCACCGTTGGTGGAGCAAACACATTTGCCAGGGGTTTGGCAACTGTTTATCAAAGTGGAAATTTTGTCATTGTTGTCAACAATTCATCTTCTCCATCAAGACATATCAGAAAATCATCATGGCTTGCGTCTGGTTATAATTCTGATATGTGGGATAATGCAATATTGTCTCAGCATTCTAGTGATGTTTATGGCTCAATTGAAAAGAACATAACACCAAAGAATGACTTTATGGATTTAAGGTCTTTTTCATATTTTGGGAGTTTATCGTCTTTGGTTGAAAACACGGTGTCTAAGATATTAACAACTTATCCATATGAGTTGTTTATCACAAATAAAATTGACGAATTAAATGAAGGGACTCTTGTCATACCAAGTGGAAATTGCTATCCTGTTGAAAACCCTGGTTCAATAGACATCTATAATGAAAATGCACAACAAAATCTTTCTGATGATGTTCTTGGTCATTTTTATAATGGTGGTATCGATAATTATGGTTTATACTTTGACAATGATAATGACCCAATAAGCGGATACGACTTCACATGGAACGTAGAAACGGTTGCAATATACAACTGTGCTGTTGATAAAAATGCAAATGTCAATGTCGGTGATGAATATACTGTAAACGGAAACAAATGGCACGTTTGTGGGGTTGTTGTTACGGACAACAAATATGTGTTTGTTGAATGTTTCGATGTGGATGATGCAGAAATTGACGAAAATGGGTCTTTTGGCGGTGTTTCTTATTCTGGGGCAACAAAGATAACTGGCCCATGCAAAAATATGTTTTTTGCAAAAATAACCATAACAACAAATGTAAATGATACCGAGTCATCTTATGTTATTTATGCTTATTGGGATAATGCACTTAAGGTTAATTACATATTGAATACTGGAGAAAATGATGGAGATATATCAATACACATAAGACCTAGAATGGATTTGTGGTTTTATGATGAATTTATTGATAATCTTGATTTATTTGGAAAGTGTTTGATGGGCGAGTTCAGTGGTATTAAAAATACTGCAAATTTTGAGGTTTTAAGTGAAGGTGATAGTATAACCCAGAGAAACATAGAAACATTTGTGTTCCCAACCACAATAAGCCATTATAACCTTGAGTCTGATGGAATTCAAATGCAGAAATATGTCAATGGCCTTGCTAAGATTGGTGTTTATTATGATGATACATACACCGACAATCTTTACAGAATGATGACGCATGATTCATTAAAGAATCTTGACTGGACAAATACTTTCAATGGCAATGATGGGCCGGCAGATAACGAATACCTTAAAACTGGGAAGAAGTTTTCTGCACTTGTAAGGGTTATGGGTTATGTCTTTGACCAAGAAAAAGCATATATTGACACAATTGGTTATTATAATACCGTAACATACTCAGGAAGGGACAATTTAAGCGACTATTTCCTGACAGATTCTCTTGATACAGACGGTTGGGTTGTTAATTCTGTATACCCATATGATTTAAAGGAATACTCAGCATCAACATCTGGTGAATATGTTGATGTTACAAGTAGTGGAATATGGTCTATTTCTGCACAAACAGGAAACATTTATTCTAGAAAATTTAGCGAAAACACAGCACTTATAATTTCACCTTACTTTGGTGGGCCAAATGCTTACTATGAACATTGTTCTGGGGGTGAGCCAGTGAAGGAAGAAATCCAGAATGAGAATTACAGTGGCCAAACATATGTTGTTGTTGATGGTGATGTTTTGAATGTCATTAAAGACTATTCTGAGGCATATCAGGTTACATTACCAACCATCAATAATGAGTTTATGAAAAGACTTAGAATAAACTCAAAACAGATTTTAAGGAAGAAGGGTACTGTTGAATCAATAGAGTCAATGCTGTCGTTATTTGGTATGAGAAGTAAGAGGTGGTGCGGTTCATCTTCTGATGAGTATGATTTCGATGTCGAGGAATACACCATTTTCACACCGCCAATTGAGGATGAATTTGATAGTCAGCAACACAGAATGTACAAGATGGACTGGTATAACTCATGTAAAACAATACCATACCAAACACAGTCATATCTTAATGGTGAATATATAGAATATCAGGGTTTGCCAGTTGCTTACAGAGATGTTGACAACGAAGGCACAATAACAAGAAAACTCTATCCAAACTTCAACTCAAATGGAATATATGACGGTGATATGTACTATCAGATGAATGGTGGGTGGATGAATTATTACCCATATAGATTTGATGAAGATGATAAGGTGTTCATGATGTTAAAATCTAATGGGTTGGAAGTGTGGCCACATTCTGCTGCAACAGCAAGTTATCTTGGTAAACTGTACATAGCAGATGATAAAATTAAGCTTGGAACTTGTAGTACGATTATTGGGCCGTCTTATTCTTGTTTCATTTCTGATGGTTTTGTTGATAACCATCCAGCAGAAATAGTATCAAATATAAAATTCAAGTCTCCAAAGGGCATTTATCCGGCGGGTTCTATTATTGAGTGCGTTCGTAATGGTTCTAGTTATGCGTGGAAAATTGTTGAGTGGTATGGCAATAGTAATTACAAAAATTACACAGAAACACTTAGAAATGTTCGTGCAGTTAACAATATGAGAGAGTTGGTGTCTCAGCCAATTGGTGATTTAACTGATAATGTAATATATTATGTAACAGATACCAGCGACAGATTTGCTCTTATCAACGGGTATCCGTATGAGATAAAGGATATTGCATTAAGTGGAGAAAATGAGATGTATTTTGAAGCTTATGTATATGATGGCTCAATTTCAGTTGGTGGTGAGCTATATGGTGGCGTGATAACCGTCAGTGACCCAAGAGATGAGGGTGGAATAACACAATACAATCTTGATTTGTATGCTGATGGCTCTGCAATAAAGATATTTTATACCGGAAATAGGGTAAGCGCATTCACACTGTCAGCAGATACTGTTTACAGTGACGATGATATGTCATATGCATTGACACCAGAAACGTCATTATTATTTATAAATGGTTCATATGAGGATGGTGTTGCTGTAAGTCACTATTTTGAATTATCATCTATTGAAGGTAGTGATAAGATTGGAAGTAATGGCTGGCAACAAATAAAGAATGATGATGGTAAATTACAGGTTCTTGATTCAATTGTTGACAAGTATTATGGAAATAATCCGCATTTGGGGAATTATGTATATGATAATGGTAAAGAATACATAAGCAGGTTTGAGCACCTATTTAAATATGCTTATGAAAACAGATATTTTGATGAAACATGTTTCTCAAACGTTGATGATGTATACAATGAGATAAGTGGGTATGGGTTTACTATGTATACGAGTACTGATAGCACAAATCCGCTGATTGCGGACGAAAAAGTCCATGCATTCATTGACAAATACACACCATCACCATCGGTTATTCAATCTTATGATATTGACGACAAATCCTCCATATCACAAATGGATGATTACGCATTTGTTTCAGGTATTACAAACGCAGATGGCGTTTCATCACAAATCATTAACACAAAACAAATGAAGATAAACTTCTACGTTGATGACATTTATGGAAAAGAAGGCCAAGAATATGTAAAATACATACAGTGTAAAGTGATGCCATATGTAGAACAAGTGATACCATCAACTGCTATTGTTAGTGTTGAATTCATGGGAAGAGAAGAATATGAAGCTGGTGAACAAGAAAGCCCTGGGACAGAACCTGTTGTTAATCCAGGCGGCCCAGTTGTTGGACCTGGTAGACTTTAATAAAATAAGCGGAGTTTATTGCTCCGCTTATTCGTTTTCAAACACTTCCTTGTCTTTTTTTATGTCATCAATTGAGTTTATTGATATTTTATAGTATCCATATTCACTTGGCAAATCAACAAATCTGTAATCATAACCTTCGTCCGTTAACTCCCATATTGCATATCCGTGCTCTGATACTGTTTCTCCATAATCTTTTTGTATAACAGAGCCAGAATAAACTATTTTGCAATTTCCTTTATCAATTTCTTGCCTTTTGTGTATGTGACCAGCCAAAACATAGTCGCACCCATCGAATATCTCACTCCCCTGACCGTCTTGAGCCACAGTTCCGTTATATAGTTTTGTACCAACAACTTGGCCATGATATAATCCGAACACGGTACTTTCCGGATGTTCTTTCTTTGCGGAATAGATATCTGGCGCACAATATCCATCATAGAAACTGTATAAAGCCCATATGACGTTATCATCGTTTACAACACCACTGCAATAATCCAATTGTTCGTCAATGAAATATGCGTTTTCGAATTGTGATGCGTGGAAAATACCAGTAAGCGTGTCGGTTCTCGATGTGTTGCTCTCGATAAGGTCATGATTTCCGGCAATACATATAACCTTTGCTATTGATGACAGTGCCCTTATAAAGTATGATGTAAAATCATAAAGCTCATTTGTCACCTGATTCTTTGAGTTTACAAGGTCGCCACAAATAACAATTCTTATTTCATCACCGTCAAGGCCACTTGAATCAACATCATTTCTTATTTCGTCAATAAGTTTTTGTAGTTGGTCATAATACATATCCTTTTTGTTATATGTCGGGATATGAACATCTGCAATTTGATAAATTCTCTTAATCATATATTATATATTTCGTTATTAATCTTTTTTGCCGAATTGATAAACTTAACTATACCGTTTCTCCCCCATAATTGGAATATTTTTGATGGGTCCAGGTCATTTTCATCGACTGGCACATAAATCAGTCTTATTCTATCCTTTAATCTTCCCTGGTTGAGTGTTGAGTATAATTTTTTTGTTGTTTCTATTGCATCACCATCAAGAAACAGATTGATGTTTGCGTTTGCCTTTTCGAAAAGTTCATGGTATAACTTATATTCATCATTTAGCTGTTTTCCAAGAAGCGGAATTGAGTTTGGAACAACAATTGAGTCAAATGGACCTTCAACAAGAGTTATGTCGGCATTCCATACAACCTTTTCCTCATTGAATATAATGCTTTTCCTATCAACTTTTGGGTTATCGTATCGTTGTCTCTTGTCGTTTCCGGTAAAATCCCTTCCCGTCCAATAGTTGAGGTCGCCATATTTGTCGAATGATGGCAAAATAATACGATTTGAACCCTTTTTATTGTCTTCCTGGTATGTTGTATACCCAATGTGAAAATCTTCGATTATGGGCCAATCTATGCCCCTTTTTTGGAGGTATTGAAATGCCCTTGTCTTATCATTTACACCCTTTTGGAATTTCACATAGTTTTTTGGTAGTGCAAGACCGTCATCAATGAGGTCAGCATAATCTCCCGCAAAATCATCTTCGGTGAACTTCAACTCATACAATGATGTTTGTTTGAATTCATTGACTGCGTCTTTATACTGCCTCAGGAGTTCGCTGTTTCCGTATTTTCTGATGAGCTTATAAATCGTCCCTTGCATATTTTCATCTATGCTAGAACATTTCCAGCAATGAAATAGGCCCTTTGCAAGATTGACTTCAAGATGATATTTGTTACGCTCTTGGGTGCCATCTCTTTCTTGACATTTAGGGCACGAGAATTGAAGCTGAAGACTTTCATCAAGCCCAGACTTACTATCTCCAAGAAAAGAGACGAGAATATCGTACATTCTTTTTATTTCAAGTGGTAACATGCTTCTTGTTTCTTATTTTTATTGTTTTTTTTGCCAATAACAATTAAGCCGTTTTCCTTTATGAGCCTTTTTGCGATAAGACTATTTAAATTAAGTGGAATCGACATGTGTCTTCCATCTTTATTTGTATAAATCAAATGACTGCCAGTTTGCCGGTTGAAAGTAAAACCGTTTTTAATGGCCATTTTGCAAAATTCATCACTTTTCCATTGCTTTATTTTCATAGTTTTAATGCATTTTTCGGTGCAAAAATACTAATTTTTTTTCAAATAGACAATATTTATAAGAAAGAATTTTATTATCATGGAAGAAATTAAGTTTACAGACCAGGATGTTTTGAATCAACTAATGGAACATCTCGATTATGAGTATAATGAATTAGGTGTTAGGGCGCAATACATTGGTGGGTATTTCCCAACATCGGATGAGTTGGAAGATAAGCCGAAAAGCCCATTATTGAATTGGTAAAAAATAATTAAATTGCAAATTAATAAAATGGAAAGAAAAATTGGACAATCATATTTACGAAAAGTAATAAAAGAAAGTTTGAAAAAAGCACTAAACGAAATATCAACAGATACATTGTGGAGTGCGCAAAATAAGGCGTATAAAAAATATAAAGTCTATTATGATAAATTCGGACCGAATGACCCAAGAACATTGAAAGCCCGCGAACAATATGATAATTTCAAATACGCTTGGGATAACGAATACATTTCTGGCAACAATAACCGTAAAGCTAGGATGCTGAAGAATAGTGATAATATTGACAGCGGTAAGAGGTCGTATATAAGCGGAATTGGTTGGAGAGATAAGATGAGTGAATCATATTTACATGATGTTATCGTTGAATCAATGAAACATGTCCTAAATGAATCTAATGAGATGAATATCCAATATAATATATAAAAAAAAAATGAGGTTAAAAAATAACCTCATTTTTTTATGATAAGTATGTTATTCTATGTTCTTTTCTATCCCAATAAAGGACATCATATTCAACCTTATTATCTTCGACTTGAATATTATCTGATTTAAACTCAAGTTCTCCATGTCTTTCTTTGTTTATTTGTCCAAGACACGCAACATATGAGTCTGTCGCGTCAAAGTTTTCTTTTTTAAGTTCTCCGTTTTTATCATAAACCCACTGTATTTCTGGGAATAGATTGCTGACTTTTTCGTGTAAGAGGCTTTTCTTGTCAATAGTCCATGGGTAACTACCAAATAATGTATAATTGTTGTTTTTTATATTGGAGACAATCTTTGATGCTTTATATATGTTTTCATCTTTCCCGTACTTCCTGATGGCCATTAGTTCCGGGAATGAATATTCCCTTGCTTCGTAGCTTGAAATGTAGATTGGGACAATTTTAAGTTCATTATAGATACAATCACTTATCATTCCATTGAATCTAAGGAGTGTTGCCACTGTATTTTGGTTATTTGATGACAATAGTGGTTCTTCAATAACAACCTTGTCTATTGGGTATTTTGAGAACCCCCTAATGAATTGTTGGAATTGTTGTTTTTTTAAGAATAATGCTTCAATTCCCTTAATTTTTGATGGTATTTTTGGTGATATGTGTGTCATTTCTGCTATTTTGCCATATTCACTACCATCATCAACCAATATTGTGATTCCTATGCATGCTGTACTAACATCTAGTGCCATCCATACATTTTGTCCTTCTTGTGTCATTATACTTTTGTTAAGATTTATAATAATATATATAAAAAAATTAAAATAATTCAATATTTTGTTTATTATATCGGATAATTTTAGTATTTTTGCAATGATTTTTAGAATTAGATATGAAATTAACGAAGGAAAAAGAATTAAATGAAGCAATAGAGGATTATTGTTCTCTTAATGAAATATCTGATGTTGATGAATTCAAATACAAATGTTTATTAACCGGATTCAATATTGAAAGATACGGGTTATCTCCTGGTGATAACGTAAAGCGCCAGAATGGTGAAATAAAACCGAAAGAAACTGACGCCGAAGTAAGTGGAGATACGAAAACGGAAGAACCAAAGATTGTGAGAAAGAAAAGAAAAATAACAGTTAAAAATACAGACTAAAAAATTATGATAAAAGTTGGAGAAAAAGCAAAAATCAAGGTACAGTGGAATGTTTTACCATATGATTACACACAAGAGAAGGTGAATGAGATAAAATCACTTGTGGCAAAGAAGTATGGAAAATCAAAGGATGATGTTGATGTGATATATAAATTCATAACACCAGACGATAATGATGAAGACTGTGTTTTTTCAAGAAAAACTGTTGCAGAAATACAGAATCCGGAAAATCACAAAGAATTGTTTAAAAAATATCTTGAACAATATCATAAGGGTGAATATGACATGGATATTATAGAGTCCATTGATAACGAAATCAATTCAAAGATTGATTATGAGGTTTTTGATAAGTATAGAAAGTTCTCGATAAAGTGGGTTAAGTGGTCTAATTTCGAATCCTATGGTGGTGACAACAGTTTTGATTTTACAACCCTTCGTGGTTTGGTTCTTTTGAATGGTGACCCAGCAAATCAAAGCGGAAAAACAACATTTGCTGTAGACCTTCTTCATTTTATTTTGTTTGGTAAATCAGGAAAGTATTCAAGATTAGAGGATTTGTTCAATAACACGCTTCCAGAAGAAACGCAGTTATGTGCAGAGGCTTGTATTAGCATTGATGGGTGTGATTATATCATAAAAAGGACACTGACAAGGCCAGCACTCGAAAAAAGAACGTCAAAGAGCAGAACAACACAGAAGGCTGAGTTTTATAGGAAGATTGGTGATACGCTTGAAGAACTTTCCGAATATGTTGAGGAAAATGGGCAAGACGTTAGAGAAACCAACAAGATTATTCGTGAGGCAATTGGCAATGAGAAGGATTTTGACCTTATGATGTGTATCACCGGAAAGAATCTTGATGCACTTATAGATGATACACCAACGAATAGGGGTGTCCTTCTATCAAGGTGGATTGGTTTGTTACCATTGGAGGAGAAATTTAAAGTTGCCAATGACAGGTTTAAAGAATTGAAACAGAATCTTACGATATACAAATATAATAGGGAGGATTTAAACGACGAAATTGCTGCATTTAATGAAGAATTAAAAATCAAGGAGAAGGAAAACTCTGATTTGGAAAAGTCTAACAAGAAGCTTGACGTAGAAATAAAGGAACTGGAAGATAATCAGACAAAATTAACAGAAAGCAAGAAGACAATTGATAAAGATATAATGTCTCTGGATATAACTACATTAGAAAAAAATATAACAGACACAAAAGAAGAGGGAAAGAAAAAGAGGGCCGAATTTAACGAAAATAAGAGGAAGATTGACGAAATTGGTGAAGTTGATTTCTCAAAGGAGGAATATGACGCAGCAGAGAAGGAAAAGAACGAGCTAGAAACAGAACGTGCGAATATTGGCGCTGATTATAAACTGGTAAGGTCAACTATTGACGCATTAAAGAAGGGTGAATTCTGCCCAACTTGCGGTGCAAAACTGAAAGATGTTGACAATTCAAAGAAAATAAAAGAGAAGGAAATCGAGTTGGAAGAATTGGCAAATAAGGGAAAGGGTGTTGCCGATAAGATTAAGAAACTTAAAGAAAAGATTGAGTCAATGAAGAAGAATAAGGAGAATTATGATACATTGAACAATTTAAATGCATCACAATCAGCATTATCTTCCAAAATAGAACTTTTATTAAAGAATTATGAGAATTTAACCAATAAAAAGAAGAAATACAACGAGAATTCTGAAGCAATTGACCAGAATAACAAATTGGATATAGAAATTAACCTTATTAAGGGTAATCTGAAAACAAAACGCGAAATAAGAGACAAAAATCTCATTTCTTTGAGTACCAATAAGGCTAATGTTAAAACTTACACAGAAGAGAAGGAAAAGAGGGAAAAGATATTGAAAGATTACGATAAGGACGAAAACCTGAATAGGAATTGGAAGATTTACCTTGAAATGGTTGGTAAGGATGGTGTAACGAAGATGATTTTAAGGGAAATGTTACCAGTTGTTAATGAGATAATATCACAATTGCTTGATGATGTTTGTGACTTCTCAGTAAATGTCGATATTAACACCAAGAATGAGGTTACCTTTAATTTGATTAGGAATGGTCTTGTTCAGACACTTGATTCTGGTAGTGGTTTTGAAAGAACGGCTTCTGCTTTGGCTCTTAGAAGTGCACTATCGAGAGTTTCAACAATATCAAGAATGAATTTCCTTGTTTTTGATGAGATTCTTGGAAGGGTTGCAAATGTCAATTATGACAACATGAGACTTTTGTATGAAAGGATATTGGAAGATTATGATTTCATTTTCAACATAACACATATAGAAGATGTTAGGGATTGGCACGAACATATTGTTACCGTGACAAAGACAAACGGTGTTTCAAGTTTGCAACAAATTAGAAACACAAGCAAAAAGGTTGAAAAAGTAATAGAAAAACAGCCTAAAAAGAGAGTTAATAAGAAGAGTACAAAAACAACTAAAAAATGATTAACAATGACATAAACAGAAGTGTTGGAAACAATGATTTTACCGAAAGTGTAAAAACATATTATCAGGAATTGAAAAGGTACTCACCAATACCTAAAGATGTTGAGAGGGAATTGCTTGTTAAAGCAAAGGATGGTGATATTGATGCCAGAAACAAAATAATAACAGCCAATTTAAGGTTTGTTTTTGACACAGCAAAGAAGTTTCGTGGAAGTGGTGTTGATATTGGTGATTTGATTTCTGAAGGTAATACCGGAATTATTAGGGCCATTGAAAAGTTTGATTTATCTCAGGACGTTAAATTTTACACATATGCAGCCTGGTGGATAAGACAAAGGATGATGGCTGCTATTGACGAAAAGATGAATGAAGAAAAGAATGAGGTGAATTTTGATGATGAATTTCCGGCAGAAAACCAGACAATTGAAAATGTATCAGTTACCGATGATGATAGTGATTTTTATTATGAAAGCAATGACATTGCCGATGATAGGATAAACTCTTGTGAAATAAAGGAAGAGAATGAGCAAAAGAATTTTGTTGTAAAAAAATTATTGGCCAGTCTGAGTGAAAGGGAAAGGGTTGTTGTTATGAAGTATTTCGGGATTGATGATGGAGGTGATGGTCACAGTCTTGAAGAAATAAGTTCTGACCTAAAACTTAGTACTGAAAGGGTTAGGCAAATAAAAATCAAAGCAATAAACACCATGAGAGAAGAAGTCTTCTCAATTTCAGAGGCGGATTTTCTGTTTAAATGATTTTCATTTTTGTTTATTAAATTTATATATGATGGCCACATTTTGTGGTCATTTTTGTTATTTGTAATATTTATTATATATTATTATAATGAAATAAATTAGATTTTTATGACAAGAAACAAGAAAACAACTAAGGTTGTTGACGAATTAGTTAATGAAGTTGAAGCAGTAGTCGAGAACGATGTTACTGTAGAAGAAAAAAATGAGACATTTGAAACAGAAGCTGAATCCGTTGAAGAGGCTGTAGAGGAAACTTTTGAGGCCCAAGAAGAGGATTTTCCTGTTGAAGAGGTTGTTGAGGTGGAAGAGGAAGAACCTGTTGTTGCTGAAGTACAGGAAGAAGATGCCGAAGAGGTTGTTGAAGAAGAAACACCAGTAGAGCCACAAGAGGAAAATAAACCAGAGCCAGTTGTTGTAAAGAAATCACATAAGCATAGAGGTATTAAGCTTGGCCGTGGTTTTAATTTTACTTGGAATGGCGTTAGTTATAATTAAATCACTATAAAACAAAAATGTCGGACAAATACACAAGACAAATGCTTACGGAAATTCGTAAGAGAATGGATGAATTAAACAAGGTTGAATTACCAACTGATGAGATGGTTGTCGAGCAGAAAAATGTATATGACACCCACAGCATAATCGTTGAAAATGAACAGAATAATGGTAATAATAATGAAATTGTTATTAAGCAAAATGATGTTCAATTTGGTTCTGTAAGAGTTTCTCAAGAAGATGCCATAAGAAAAACGATTGGTGATGTCACATTAAAACCAGATGCCTTGAAATATTATCCAGGCTTAAATGACCTTGTGATAAATGGAGAGGTAACTGGTGTTGGTTTAGTTTTCCAGTTCAGATATAAAGACCCGTCCGGTGATGGCTGTTATATTTGGGCACAAGGTCTCCAAATGAGCGATTCCAACCTTAAGACGATAGAAAAGATAAGGGATGCATTCTTGAATTGGAAACAGTCAATTTCAGAAGATGGTGATTTGTTGGATAAATTAGAAAAACAAGCAAATAAATCAAAATGATAATAAAAGAGAGTGATTTACGAGAAATTATCACGGAGGAACTCACAAAATCTGAAATTTCTTCCATGATTGCCTCCAAAATTGGAGATAATATGAACTCCAGGGAATTTAAAAAGAAGGTTAAGGAACTTGCAGCGGACGTTGTGAACGAAATCTTCAAAATTCTTTGGCAAAGGAATAGTTTCTGGAAATCTGCATCAACAACTTTTTAATACCATGAAAAAGAACATATATATAACAGAGAGTCAATTGCAAATCATTAGAGAATTTGAAAATAAGGAAATTCTCTACAAAGATTTCGAAGATAATTTAAGAACTTATCTTGAGGAGTTGAAAAAGAACCCCTGTAAGCCAAAATATAATGATTTTTTCCAAAAGAATGACATACCAGAAAAGGAATTGCTTGGAAAGATGGTTGACCTTGGCCTTATATCAAGAAAGGATAATATAACTGAACCAATTGGCGGCGATGGCAAGAAGCAAAGTATGCATACACGCTCGTATAAGTTCTTTGGTGAAAATTTTGATGAAAAAGTAGATAAACTTTATAAAACATTCTTCGATGATGGTGAAAGAATTATAAAGGAATGTGATTGCGGCGGTGTTATGGGTGGTGGAGCTTGTGTCGGTGATGTTACGGCACCAGGAGGTTCCACAACCACTGACAGCACTGGTAATTACACTTATGATGTTCCGGTGTTTGGAATACAAAGAAGGGGTATTGGCGTTGGCCGCAAGAAGAAAAAAAAGGACCCGTCTTTGACGAGGCCGAAGGGAAAAGTTGCAATAAGTAACAAATAATGAATAATTTTTGCATAAAAGTAACACATTTTTAGGAAAATTAGATATTTATATGTTAGAAAATGACTTTGCATATTGGTTTTCAGAAATGAGGTCTATGCATCTTTGAAAATAAACTATTAAAATACTAAAGCTATGGATTACATGGATAAAAATGGGGTTTATGACAAAGCAAAGGTCATTGAGGGCATTGTCGACATTGATGAACAGATTCAGGCATTATGCACAAGAGAGGTTATAGATAAAAGCAGATTGACGCGGCTTCGATACGAGCAGATGCTTAGAGGTTTATATATGTGGGAAAGCCCATACGTTTGATAATAAATTATTAATAAAAATATGGAAACCAGAAGTTACAGGTTCGGAGATTTGAGGGAGAAACTTCGTGAGAGTGCTTCAGAGTTCAAACCAAAGTTTGGTGATGGAGTCGAGGACACTGAGAAAGCCCAAAATAAGGAAGCGTACCGAAAGATGAAGGAGGAGACCGAAGAATACAATAAGGGTATTGAATCTCCAGGTGGAAAAAATACCACAAAATCGCTTCATGCAGAAGCAAATAAGGGTATGTCTGACTTGCAATATGACAGCCCAAAACCAGAAGGTTTTGATGAAAATGTTGAAGCACAAATGGGTGGATTTATCAATGCTTCAGACAAGAAGAATCATGAAAAAGAGCCTTTGGGAAATGCAAGTAGAAACCCGAAATTAGCAAAAGAATTGGTTGCTCATGCAAAAGAGGTTGAAGATGCAACCAACAAGCTTTCAAATTCAGGCAAAATGACAGGTGGAATTGATAAGGAACGTCATGATTCAGTTGTTGGTGAATCAAAGAAGACGAGTCTTTTGAAGTTCAAGCACGTTCAGTTTATTTCCGAGAATCACATGCTTTCTCATGTACCAGATGAGTACAAGGTTGAAGGTAAGAAGTTTTATATGCAAGATTGCAAGGGCAATAAGTATTTGGTTGAATGGCATAGTGAACCTGGTGTTGAAAAACAACTGAATGAAAATGTTGTCAATGCAGAAATGGACAGAATTAAGGAGTTATTCAATTATAGTGGAAAGAATAGCAAGACAACCAATTCTGTTAGGATGAATGAAAATAAGGGCGTTGAAGACATGCTTGGTCGTGTCCGTACCCTCATGAAATAATTTAATTAATTAAATTTGGGAGGACATTAAGATGACATTACAAGCTGCGGTAGTATTATTTCTTATTTCAATGGCCGGTAATATCTATCAATTCTGGGCTGGAAAGAAAGGCAGAGACCTTGATGCGATTAAAAAACAAATAGATTTGCTTCAGGAATTGCAAACAGCAAAGGATAAGGCTTATGAAGAAGCGTTGAGAGTTAAAGACCTTCAAATACAACAACTAACCGATGAAGTAAAGGCACAAACCGAATTGATTGAAAAGAACACATCTGAGTTGAAGAAGATGCAAAAGATTGTTACATTTCTTATTGCAAACGGATGTCAAGAATCAAAAACATGCTCAGACCATTGTCCCTATTCTCTTGAAGATTTGGACAAGTTAATAAAAGGTGAGGATGAATAAGTAGTTTTTCATAATTTTTTTGTTTGTTAAGTGTGCGTGTGGTGTATTTTCATCACACGCTTTTTTTATAATAAAAAATTGTTATATATTATATATAATTAAAAAAAAAATGTTAGATGTAGTTGTACCTTGTTCTGATAGTGATGTGGTGATGTTATATAAATCAATACCATGTATAAGGGAAAATGTAGAAGATGGTGTTGGAAAGATATATATTGTTGGTAGTTTTGCCATAAAAGACGCTTGTGAAGATTTGAGTTGTGAGTTCGTTGATGAATTGGCTCTTATTGGTTTTTCTAGACATTGTCTTGTTCAAGTAGACAGAGAAAGAAGGGGGTGGGTGTATCAACAGCTTATAAAACTTTCGTCTGACAAACTCGTTGAGACTGATGATTTCCTTGTTTGTGATTCAGACCACGTGTTATTGAAGCCACACAGGTTTGTTGATGGTGATAAATACATATTCTATACAACAGAAGAGTATCATAAGCCATATTTTGACACAATAAGAAAAATACTTGGTGATGAGTTTAGCAAAATCATGGAATGCTCATTCATTAGTGACAAAATGGTTTTCAATAAGGAAATTCTGAAGAAAATGAAAAAAGAAATTGAGGTGCATTGTGGTAACAACTGGATTAAGTCAATAATATCTGCATGCAAGCCAGGTGTTTTTAGTTGCTTTTCTGAATTTGAGACCTATGGAACATATATAAGAAAGAGATATAAAGATAGGGTAAAGTTGGTTGATGCAAATAGAAAAATTATTTTTGACCCAGATTTACCATATTCAACATTGCCGGAAATAAAAAGCATATATGCTGTATATCACAGTCTTACACAAGGCAAAAAAGCTGGTTGATTTATATTAGAAAATATTTATATTTTAAAAAAGAAGAAAAATGGAATTGTTTTTAAGTTTTATTGGGTTTTTAAAGATATTCGTCCTTGTGATGTCAATATTATACATCCTGAAGGTTTGTTATGATATCGCCAAGGTTGCTACACTACAAGAAGGTAGGGTTGAAATGGGAAAATATGGATTACTTTATCTTGGTTGTGCAATATCTTATATAATGGCAATAATATTTGCTTGATATGTTAGTAGAAATAGGAAAGAATGAATTGTGTGTTGATTATATCAAGTGGTGTGAAGATGTAGCCAATTCGTTGGTTGTTGGAAATGGCGGGTGTTTTACGTCCTTAAGTAAACAACAAATAGATTTGCTAAATAACCTGAAGGATAATAAGTTTAATGTAATTAAATCGTATAGACAAGCGGGAACAACGACACTGATGCTGGTTAAGATTGCATATGATATAACACATGGCACAAAAAATTTTAATCGTGTGTTGTTTATTACAAACTCGATAAGTGCAGCGTCTAATGCCAAAAATACGTTAATGAATATATTAAATCATTGTCATGAAATAATAGGATTTAATAATGTTAAAAGTAAAGAGACAAACATTTTTCATGGTAACAAGGAGACAAACATAGTATTCTCAAATATTGATGCCTTATCTTCTATTGGTTTTAATTGTGATGACATTTATATTGACAATGCTGCATTTCTTGACATGGGTGATAAAACGGGAGGACTTGAAATAATACAAATTGTCAAAGAAATATTAAAATTTGGCAAAAACATAACAATTGCAAGTTGTCCAAATAAGAAATCTGGTTTCTTTTATGATTTGTGGACAAAGGTTATTCGTGGTGATATTGATTACATAGATTTTAATCCAATCTGCTTAAAGTGGTATTTAGAGCCAAGATTTAACAAAAAAATACAAATGGAAAAATGTGGAAATTTGCGAGAAGTAAAAAATATTGGAATGTTATGTGAATGTCTTGAGAACAAGTATTATATTAGCAATCATTGGTTTGAAAGACTATCTTCATTATTGGGCTCGAAATCAATGATTAGTGAAATTAACGCAAGATTTTATTAAAAAATAAAAATAATATGAAAGATTCTATAAATAAAATAAAGGATTATTTCGTCTCAATGGAGATGTATGAGGGTAATTGGGTTGTTTGTGTAAAATTCAAGCCAAAATGGGGTGCATATTCAAGTGAAGACGGAAGAATTAAGGTTGGGCCTGATGAGAAGGTTCCTGACTTATGGTGGTATTGCGGAGCAAATAATGATGTTGATATTGATGAGATAATTAACCTCATTAATGAAACTGTAGAAACAAATTTGGAGGCAATTAAGAAGGTTGAATTGTTTAAACTGAAGGCTGGTGAGTTAAAGCAAATTTTCTCAGATGAAACAATTAGTTTCAAAAAGTTGCAAACGCTTAAATTTGTGTTTGATGACAGTGTTGTTGAAACTGTAAAACAAGAACCGAAGAAAAAGGTCTCCTCAAAGAAGGACTTGATGTCACATGTTGGTGATGTTATTCAGGAACACGATGTATTCACACAAGAAACCGTGAAAGAAGAGGAATCACCAAAAAAGGCGAGGAAATCGAAACAAAAGATTGTTGAAGAACTCAAACCAGTGTCACCAATCAACATGACAGAAGATGAAATAAATGATTTAAGAGGATAATTATGCTGGAAGTCTTTATATATAGTTTAATGTGCTATGGCGTTGCCAATGCAATTGTGTATTATACTGGGCCATGGGATATTTTTGCGAAATTGAGGTCATATGTGAGTGATAATCCAAAATTGGATGAATTATTTTCATGTATGTTTTGTCTTCCAACTAACATTGGCATTATAATGTCCGTTTTAAGCCTTGTGTTTAGTCCTGAGAGACCTTTTACACCATTCACTGCACTATTTAACTCCAATGTAAATATGTGGCCTCTAATTCTGATTTTTGATGGGTTCTATACTGGTGCTGTTGTATCAATTATCGATACCATTGTTAATAGAATTTCAGTTGTAGTAGAAAGTAATGAAAAACAAATTTTGATTGATTAAATGATTGACTTTGAATTAAAGAGGGAGATAGATGGGTTAAAGGGAGACCTTAATATCACAAAGCTGGCAATTAACAGTGTTCAGATTGATATGAAAGAACAATTAGCCGGAGAAATGGGTGAAGATATGTCTGCTGTACTTAATGGGGAAAGGATTGTTAAGGTTGGAACAATTGAGAAGCATAAGTTCAAACTTAAAAGTTGGCTCAAAAAGATTTTTAGAATGTTTTAAAAAAAGACCAGAGAATTAATCTCTGGTCGAATTTTTATTAATCTTTCTTCTTGTCCAATGGGTAAGATTTTCTATTTTTTGGTACCATATGTCATAGCTAAATGTTTTTCTTGTAATATCTCCACCAAAAGTGACATATTTGAGTTTTTTGTTCTTAACTTCCTCATATAGTTCATTGTAGAGTCTCACACTGTCCATATGATTTTTACAAATAACCATGTCAAGCTTGGATGTTGATGATATTAACAATTTGTTTTTGTAGACAACAACCTGTTTCATATTGAATTTATCAGAATTAATCTTTATAAGTTCATCAAATATGAATTGGAATGTTTTTCTTTGTCGTTTTGGATTATAACCATAAACCCAGAATGTCTCTTCCATGTAATATGGTAGTTCATCAATGAAAATCCAGTTATCATTGTCTGTTATACAATCAATGTATTTCCCGTATTCATTTTTGAACTTCCCAACAAATGTGTCAGTTGGTTCTTTCTTTTTTATAAGCATTAACCTATAATCTGCCTCTGTGAAAGTCTTTTCTTTGTGGCTTGAAACGAATTTAACTGGAAATCTAACACCCTTGTTGTACTTTTCCTGAAACTCTTTGAGCTTTTTAAGACCCACGTCAATTGATACGGCAGTATATATATCCTTCAACTGCACACCATTATTTGTTGTTATGATGTGATATGGGCGTTTGAGGCCAACATATACTCTTGGTATTATTGGCTTCTTTTTCTTTGGCCCACGCTTCTTTTTTCTACCCCTCTTCTTTTTGTATGCCATTTTCTATTGACGTTTCTTCTTTAATTGCACGATTAGGTATTGTTTTGAATACCTTTCCCTTATCGATTGCTCAAAGTGTTGTGGCTCAAGGTGAAAATTTTTTATATTCTCCAAGCACCACATAAGGTATAACCCACAATTGCCATCGTTTAAGACACTTCTTAACGTCTTGTCTTTATACTTTCCGAATGAAAATGTATCATCGAGTTTCATGGTTCAATTACTTATTATCCGTCATAGCCATAATAGCCAAATGCGACAACTTCTTCTCCACCAGGGGTTGTGAACCTACTTTCAAATGACTCAAGGTCCATATAACTCCAATCCTGGAAGTTTTCATATGTAACATATTCATCATCACCATCTTCCTTCAGTTCCCTTATTTTATCTGTTACTGGCACCAACTCGTCATTGTGATAATCATAGATAAGTTCACCATTCTTCCACTTCTCATAATCAGAACCTGTGCACATTGTCAATGAATGTGTGCTGCTTGAATTTGTTTCAAAAATTCCTTGTCTTACTTGTTCCATAATTAATTCCCTTTATAATATTCAAATAATATGTTCTTTGCGTTTGTTGTTACATCAACATCATCATCACTGTTGTCGTTTCCTGTTGACACAAAACTCTCAGGGCTGAAAAGATAGTTCATAAGGAGCGTTTCGTCGCTGAACAACTTCTCAACGAAATCCTTAAGTTCAAATCCGTGGTCAATGTAAAAATATCCTCTTCCTTCAACCGGTTCAAAGTAGAAATCACCAGGGCGATATCCTGACTCAATCTTCTTCAATTCTGGATATCTTACCTCAACACCCCACTTTTTGAGTGTATCAACCAATTTTGGCATATATTCCTCAACCCAGCCATTATAAACTATTGCCGTGAAAAGGTAAGATGCCCTTTCAAATATCGTTTGGTATCTATCAAACTCCCAACCGAATTCTCCAAGTTCAAGTTCCAACACCTTTGGAAGGTTGTTCTTAAAATCGTCATCAGTGTTGTTTGCAATGGTAATTGCATGTGTGCTACTACTGTTCGTTTCAAACAGATTTCTTCTAATTTGTTTCATGTTATTTTTCGTTTTTAATTATATTAAACATTTCATCAACTGATTTATCACCAATTTGGTGTTTTGCTAAGACACAGGAGTTTTTAGCGAATCTTCCTTCAACAAGGTCAATATAAAACGTAAAATTCCCATCATCCCCCATATAGAATTCAGACCATTGTTTGTCTGTCATTATTCTCTTAACACTCAATTGCTCAATGGCAAGGTTGTCAAACGATACAGTCTTAAACCAATTCTCTTTTACAATCTCCGGAAGATATGTATACAAGTATCTTTTATTGGCTCTAACCTTTGCATGGTTATTGTTAAGATATGTATTCCCTCTTCTTATTTCCTTATAACCAAGAATGAGTATCTTTAGGCCATTATCCTTTAATTGCTTAAGGTCAGACAGTTTTATAACACCATTGATAACATGAATAACAGCATTTTGGAATTGTTTTACCTTATTGATGAAGTCATCATCATAATGGGAGAATGACACACCAAGGCCATATATTAACTTTTTGTTGACCAAGTCACAGATTAAGTCATAGTTACTCATGAACTGGTTCTGATTAACCGTCATGTTTGCGTAGACTCTCTTTTCCTTTAATTTATTAAGGAATTCGAGCAATTGCGGGTGGTCCATATCATTTCCATTCATGGCAAGTTCTGTATAGGGGTGGAGTGTGTCCAAGAACTTGTAATCCATTATGTTGCCATGCTTTCCCTGTGGTGTACAGCCCTCGTAACAAAACGAGCAAAGTTGTGAGCATTTTTTTGTAAGGAGGCAGTCACAGTTCTCTGCAAATGCTGGCTCAAACGAGTTTTCGTTAGTTTTTCTAATCTTTGTGCCATCATCCATCATGCAGACGATATAATTTCCGTTTTTGTAGAAATGCATAATTTGTCTTTTAATTGGTTTTCGGTGCAAAATTACTATAATTTTTTAAAATGTGCAAAATTTACTAATTTTTTTTTCATTTTATTTTTGTTGTTTTGATATTTATACTAAAAAAAATGAACTAAAAAATATGAACAGTTTAAATTGTTATGGATATAAGGAAAGCACAGGCGGTTTAGTTTCCTTAAAGACACAGTTTAAGGATGAACAGGGTGTGGTTGATAAAAAACAGAACAAGAAAATTAATGAACTAGGAAAGATTATAAAGGGTGAATCGTATCAGAATAATGATGGTCCTGCACACTCAGCGTCTCACCCAAATATTAGTACACAACCTAGTATCTTGCCACAAAAATTTGGAGATTTAGACATTAAAGAAGTTTTAATTCCTCTAAATAGTTCTGCCACTAGCACTGATTTAAACACAAGTACAGAACCATATTATTATTCCTACTACCTTCCGGATGCAATTCCAAGTAATGCGGTGATAATAAATTGCAGTGTGTTTAATAATGAGGTGATGACTAGTGCTATATGCAGTAAAATAGGCACAGACAATTGGAGCATTAAAATTGTTGGTGATTTTATTCCAAGTGTTGATTATACGACATTAAACGCTTTAATACAATATTATTTATCAACAAATAATGGCAATCAAGGTGGAAATCAAAACGAAAACCCATCTGGTGATGTGGAAGACGTTGACGAGATAGGCACGGTTGACAGGTCTTTGTCGAGCCTTAACATTACAATCGATGACAACACACTCTCAAGTGGAACATATACGATGGTTTATGAAGATTCCACAGGAACTCCTTTAGCTGATACGGGGAATATAACACAATTTACGATTAATCAATAAACATTATGGCACAATATACATATAACGGATTTGTTAGACAGAACATTGCACCTGGAAATGCGGAATATATCGGTGTGTATGATAGCAATAATAAAAGGGTTGGCAAAATCCCCTTGGGGAAATTGACCAACGATTTTGGCTCTCCTATATATAAGGTAGGTCTTTTATCTGACATTCATGTAGATACTACCGACTATAATTATCAACAGTACTTAAATTCCTACCCTTATTCAGACGAAGGTGCTGGAGACCTCGAAAGGGCTTTTAAATGGTTTAGTGATGTTGAACATGTGGATATGGTTTGCGCTTGTGGTGATTTATCACAAGGTGGTGGTGATGACGAATTTACAATGACTCAGACGGCGCTTGCAAATTTCCTTCCTTCAATACCATTCTATACCTGTACTGGAAATCATGATTGTGGCGGCGGCCATAGTGGAGCCTCTACATTTCTTAATTTTGTGAGAAGAACACTTGATACTTCAGCACATACCATTGTATCATCGTCTGCATATACCAATTCCTATTATTTTACACATGCTTACCAGAATAGTAGCGGAAACACGGTAAATGATGTTTTTGTATTCTTCTCCATGTATAATTATTCTGCTGGAAATGCATATCTTGCGGATGATTTAACGTGGTTAGGCAATGTACTTGAACAATTTAAGAACAATCGAGTTTTTGTGTTTACTCACTTGTTCTTCCCTGATTATGCCGGAAACTTAGGTCGGGTAAATGGCTCTGGTGGTATCTATCCTGGTGGAAACTGGTTGAGTGGTTCCGGACTTAATGCAATGACAAACCTTTTGGCAAAATATAGGAATGTATATTGGTTTAGTGGGCATTCTCATTGGAAATGGAATTTGCAAATATTCCAAAAGAACGCAAATATAGCCAGATATGGAAACGAAGGCGCTTGGACGATACATCTTCCTTCTTGTGCGCTCCCAATCGATTCTGACTATACTAACACCGGTTCTGAAACAGCATCCAATCGTGTAGAAAAGCCCCTTGAGTCTCAAGGTGGTGTAATGTATGTGTATGAAGATAGAGTTATTATAAGGGGTATTGATTTTAATATTAACTCGTCTCAATATGGAGACACAACACAAGGTTATAAGGGTTCAGACTACATAAGATATGTGCCAATAGCAACATACGAATTACATTCTGGTGTAACATTTAATGATGGTGAAGAAATGAATATTGGTGATTGGGAATCAGGCAGTTTCAGCACAGCTTCTGAAACAGAAAATAAATATTCCATAAGGTCTCCTTATATTCCTATTACTGAAGGCAATCACTACTATCTTTCAACAGTAGCGCCAATAGGCGACCAAACTAATGAAAACTCAATAAGAGAGTTGTCTATTTGGTGTTTTTCGAGTAATGCTGCGAATGAATGTCTTGGCCGTATAACAGGAGTTACAGGGCTTAACACAGCATCATCTAAGATAGGTGGAACAGAGACTTCTTTAAAATACTTTGATAGACCATATGACCATGAGGAACTTACTGATACAATATTTAGTATGTACCCAGATACAAAGTACATAAGAATGAGGTGCTATAGAATGGGAAGCGGGGAAAACGATGTAACAATTGACCCAAGTTTAGGTCAAGGAATTGTTATCACTGAAGCACTTGGTGATGTTCAAAGTGCAGAACCAGAGCCAGACCCAACTCCAGGCCCAACTCCAGACCCAAGTTCAGATGGATATGTAACTTATAGCAATGTTGCGCTTAATGCTGGAAAAGCAGGTGCTGTTATAAACAACGTGGCATCTGACTATGGTAGTGATTACGACGATTATGTTTGTATAACATTCAGTGGGACAAGACAGGGTGTTTGGGTTGACTCTCCTTCATATAATGCTTCACTCGGAAGTGGACAAACTTGTACACTTGTGGTAGAAGATTTGAAGGTATTCTCAGGAGCATATACAAGTTCTGGATTTGACTTTACACAATCCACAATAGCACTTCCAAACTACGTAGGTTTCTATATGCCAGAATCTTATGGTAGTGGTGCTGCAAGATATCAAATTGCAAATAATACCCACCCATCAACAACTGAGAATAATTCAAATGGTAAGACACAGTTCCAGACAAGTAGCAGCTACACTGGTGGAACAATAACCATATTAATGAAGATTAAATTGAATTTCACGCAGACTGCTTAAGCGTGTGAATGTTAATACTCTTGTTAAGAATGGGCAGCCATTAACGTGACTGCTCATTGTTTTTAACAAAATATTTGTATTATATTCAAAAAAAATTGAATTTTTTTTTTATTTAATAAAAAATTAGTATCTTTGCAGCAGAAATGAAATTGAATGGATTATAAAGGGGGTTGGTGTAGCGATAGCCACGTCAGGTTTTGGCTCTGAAGGAAACTGTTTGACTCAGTTACCCCCTACAAAAAAAAACGGTACAATCGTTCTTTTTATAAAATTATGTATATTTATATAAAAACGATTAGACTATGGATAGAAAGTTAATAGAAAACGTACAAAAATTAAGAAAAGAAGGGAAAAGTTTTGGGGAAATATCAAAAATACTTTTGATTACTAAATCAAGAGCTTGTTATTGCAACAAAATTAATCTTGATGAATATGATGAAAAAATATCGTCGCATGAAAAATACATAAATTCGGTGTGTGAGCTTTCTAAGAAATGTAGCAGTATTAATCAAATATTACAAATATTGGGTAAAAAGCCCACAAATGAGTATTATAAACACATAAAGAAAATTTTAGAAGAAAATGAAATTGATACATCACATTTTAACGAAGACGAATCATACGAACCAAATGGAATCAGGAAAAAAATTCCAACAGAGGAATATCTTGTGAAGGGGTCTAAGATTTCTACAACAAAAATAAAGTTAAGACTATTGAAAGAAGGTTTTAAAACATATAAATGTGAAAATCCAGAATGCGGGCTAACAGAATGGTACGGTAAACCAATACCACTGGAGTTGCATCATATTAACGGAGATAGAAGTGATAATAGGATTGAAAATCTACAACTACTATGCCCAAACTGTCATTCTTTTACTGAAAATTATTGTGGTAGAAAATTAAAAAAAATAAAAACAAGTAAGCCGAAAGACAATAAAATTGTTTCAAAAGAGCAATTATTAAAAGATTTTAAAACATATGGGTCTTTCTCTGGAGTTGGGAGAAAATATGGTGTTAGTGATAAAGCAATAGTAAAATGGTGTGGAAAATATGATTTACCTACTTATGCGCTTGAAATGAGAAAATATGTTAGAGATTTTTTCGGCGAAAAAATAAAATGGAAATTCAGTAATGGAAATCCAATTTACTTAAGGAACAGACATAATAATAATAATAATAATAATAATAAATGATAGACCAGGTTCGAATCCTGGTGCTCCAACATTAAATAATATTTATTATGAAGATAAAGAGGTATCAACACTGGACAAAGGATGGGCTTATTTGGAGTCAATGGTTTCCCTGGAACGGGATTGTCGAGGAAAAGTGGCAAATTAAGAACAAACAGAAAAATGAATATAAGGAAGTTTCTGTGGAAGAGTGGAATGAAATAAAGAAACAACAAGAAGAAGAATTAAATAAAAAATATAACTAATATGGAGAATTTGATTGAAAAGTTACATGAGATTGTTGATGAATTCAATTCAATTGAAGCACCAACGAATGAACAGATTAATGACCTTAAGCAAAAGGAATTTGATTTGTTTGGCGAAATTGAAACCATTAAGGAATTATGTGAATACTATGCCGCAGATATGACGCTCGATAGAGCACCACAAGCATTTATTTCAGGAATGTATTCAGGGGTTGTTAATGGTTCAATGTTCATTCTTAATGAAGTCCTGAAGATTATTGAGAAGGAGGAGAAGGATGGAATAAAACTAGCAAACAGGTTAATAGATAAATTAAAGAAAATTGAGGGTGTTGAGGACGAAGAGTAAGAAAAGGAGGAGATTTAATTCCTCCTTTTTTGATATTTATATGTTATAACATAAGCAATATGAGGAACATTATCATAACAGAATCACAATACAACAAATTATTTGAGGGTGTTGATTGGACAAAAAACCAAGATGGTACAATAAACATATCAGTTAACAACAACACAACAGATAAGGAAAATCGCGGAAAGGGCTCTGTTGATACCAGACTTTTTGGTAACAAAAATGATGTTCTTTATGGTGATAATACTGCACATGGCAAAACATCAAGTATTTCAAAAACCGCAAAATCAAAACAGGCTGCAATACAATACTATAATAATGTTATTGCGTTTGTTAAAAATGGCCGAAATGGTAGTATTGAAATGCCAGATAACCTTGAAAGTGCAACAATAACAGCGGTTAATAAATGGTTTGATTCCGGAAAGTCTGACAATTATATCATTGATGCCGCGAAGAAGGCAATAGATAGAATTGAACAAGAAGTGAATCCATACGCTTCAACGGTTAATAGAATACAAAATACAGATTCAGATAGGGTTGCTCGATATATGACAGGAACTGTTAATGGAACAAACATTAAGTATATTGCCCTTTTCACAATGGATGATTTTAATTTCAGTGATGCCATAAAACATGGCACAATGAGACAAAATGATTTAACAGATAAACTTCTTGGTATATCTAAGGATGAGAGAGAAAAAGGAAATAAGAAAACAGAATTTGCACCAATAAATGTAACCTACGACAATAAATACACACCAAACATCGCTCAGAATTTTTCATTGAATGGTGTTAAGGATGGGCATTATAAACAACAATTCGGGCTGAATGGTGACAATGGATATTCGTCTGTTTCGCAATTCCTAGATAAATCTGTGAATTATGCCGCGTATGCATTAAAGAAGGAAGGATTTGTTCCGGACTTTATTATTGCCCCTCCCAGTTCTTCTGAATTTAACACTTATTACTGTACAAATCTAAGTAATAAACTTGGTATACCATTTAAGAAAGACTTCTTTTCAAGAAATCTTATAAATGTAAGGTTTGATGATGGTAGGGATGTTAAATCAATGCTTGAAAAGGGTTTTTCACAGAAAGATGTTATGGATTTTGAAAACCAGGTTAAAAATGTTGCATATAAAGAAATCTCATATTTTGTTTCTGAGCCAATGAGGGAATTAATGAACAATAACATTGAATTATTTTCAAATATATCACTTTCAAGTCATAGTAGGGAAAAAACGCCAATAAACGATGTGTTTAATTGCTTAATGGAATATGCTTATGGTACAGTTGTAAAAGAAATGCAATCAGATGGTGATATTGTTGATAAACACCTAGTCAAAAATTTCATGCAAAAACAAAACAGGTTGTACACAAAGAGTTATGATTCGACACACATTTTAAATGAAATCCAATCAAGAATACAACTTAAAATAGGAAGAAAAGTATTTAATCAATATCTTGTAAAAACATTACAAATAGTAAAGCAATACTCAGATATGTTGAAAGAAAGGGGATATAAACTCCATTTCAATTCAAAGAGAGTAAAGGTCACACAATTTTCTAAAAAATTTAGACCATTCCTTAATAATGTCTATATTGTTGCAGACAATTATCTAAAGAATGGTCAATTGATGTCACAATATAAGAATGCTAAACTTCTTATTTTCGACGAGGATATAAACACTGGCGCCACATTAAAACTTTGTATTGATGCGCTGGAAGAGAAAATACCCGACGCAATAGATAATAACATTCTCTGCTTGGTTAATGCTTATTGTGGCAACAGTTGGTAAACCGTATGTAATATTATTGCCATATCAATACTCCGTGAAATATGTGGTATTACTTTTGATGGTTGATAACAAATCACTATCAAAGAAGTTGTAGTCATCTACGTATTCCTCGTAACCATCATTCTCATATGGATATTCTTTGATGTATTTGGTGATTACTTTCTTACTTTCCTTCATAAGTTTCTTGTAATCGTCATCACTGATGTCACCGTAATTGTCTAGTATGTAGTTTTCAAAACGCTCTACATACTCTGAAATCATGTTCTTTTTGTTTAATTTTCTCATGTGAAAAAATGTTTAATGTTAATATTCTATTTCCATGTTAATTCCAGCATTTTTCTCATCGTTTGTCAATCTACCCCATATGTTGTTAAGCATTGATTCGCTATAGATTGATTTGAATTTTCTATTAACTCTGCTTGAAACATTGCTGAGCACATCTACCTTCACTCCAGTCTCTAAAATGGAGAAAAGGCCATCAAGATTACCAGATTCAATATTTCCTCTATAAACATCATCCATGTTATAGCCATTATAATAGCAATATATCCAGAGGAATGTATTAATGTCAGACATTTCTTCTTTGAAATTGTTTACAATGTCTTCAATTGAATTAAACTGAATCTCTCTGTCAGAGAACAGGTTATTTGAAAAAACAACCATTTCCTGTTCATTGCATTCTCTGATTTTTGAGATTATTTCGTCACAATCATATCCTTCACTGTCATAATGATTCAATATCGACAGCTTTGCCATCAATAATTCATCATCGGTCTTTATCTCTTCACGAGTTTGTTCAACCAACGCCTTGTTAATTTCCGTTAAGAACGGAATGATATTATTCTTTTCCATATCCAAAAACTTTTGCAAAATTATAAAAAAAATCTGGAACTCACAAATTATGGCCCCAGATTATTGTTTTCCTTAACAATATTTAACAATTATATCATTGCTGGAACCTATTATATATGTGGTTCAATTTATTAATCATTTATAGCCTGTTATTATAATATAAATAGAATTATTCCAAAATTGCTTTTGTGTTCATAATTTATTTTCAAAAATTCATTACAAAGATACTAAAAAGTTTTGAAATAAACAATATGAGGTGTAATTTATTCTAGAATTTGATATTTATTAGTGTTATAAGCTGTATAAAATGTTAGACAATTATTACGATTCGTATGGTTATAAAATGCCTGAGCATTTTGTAACAACTGCTGAGATAAAGAAGGTTAAGTTTGCACCAGCAAACCACATTGAACAAAACTTAACAGAAATTGGCTCATTCTTTAGTGAAACTGGCCAAGAAACTGGTGCTTTATCTCAATCACCGTTGTTCTACAAGAAAGGTGAGAAAAAAAATAATGGTGGTGGCGGAGATAATGATGAGTACGAGAAAATGTACTTGACCTTCGAATACTTAGGAGGTGGCCCTAAGGACTCATTAAGAATTTTATTTGCACCTAATGTGTCAACTTCAACACATGCATGGTTAGCTTACTCAATTGATGATGGAGAAACCTGGACGACTACGTACAATGAAAATGGCCATAGTGTTGGTGGGTCAGTTTCCTTCCCTCATGAAGTAGGCCAAAAGATTTTATTTAAAGGTTCAGGTGTTTCTTTATATGAAAATGGATAATCTTGTTATTTTACAAGTGATGGTCATTATAATGTATATGGTAACATAATGTCCCTCCTCTATGCTGATGATTTTGCTGATAAAACTTCCTTCGAAGAAGGCACAAGTGGTAATTTCAGACAATTATTTGCAGGTAATTATGGGTTGGAAGATGCCAAGCTTTTAAGATTACCAGTAACAACATTAACAGAGGCATGTTATGGTGAAATGTTTGCAGGTTGTGCATCATTAACAAATGCACCTACTACACTTCCTGCTACTACATTAGCAAATGAATGTTACCTTGAAATGTTCACAGGTTGTAAATCATTAATAACTGCACCAGAATTACCAGCTACTACGTTGGCAGATTTTTGTTATGATGGCATGTTCTATGGCTGTACATCATTAACTACCACTCCTGAACTTCTTGCAACCACCTTGGCTAACGGTTGTTACGAATATATGTTCTATGAATGTGCGTCATTAAATTATGTCAAGTGTATGGCTACTGAATTTGGAAATGGAAGCACAACAGATTGGTTATTCCGTGTATCAGAGACTGGAACTTTTGTTAAGAAGTCTGGTGTTGAATGGGATGAAGGTAGAAATGGAATTCCAAATGGTTGGACAGTTGAAGAAGTCTAAATATCAAAAATAATGAGCACCCATTAATTTGAGTGCTCATTTTTATTATCTTCTTCCACCTCTTGAACTTGAACGGTCAAAACTTCCACCACCATGAGTACGGCCACCCATATTTTGGTGATTTATTCCATTGTGTGGCCTATAACCGCCATTGTTGTGTGGTTGATGCCCACCCCGATTAAACGAACCTTCTCTGCGTTGTATTTCAGGCCAATTTGGTGCTGAATATCTAACATCAGGTCTTCTATACCCATTATGTGGGTGAACATATCTGCGAGGATAGTGATGAACCACATAAGGATAATAGGTTCTTGGTAAGATAACCCAATTCCATATTCCGTTTGTCAGGCAGTAGTAATATGCTATACCATTAATATACCTAACTGGGTGTGATTCATAACTGTATTCATACACCATTCCATTATTATACATGTAATAATCCTGTGCATAGGTTTCGCATGAGTTAAGACTCAACAATGCGAATGCTGCAAATAAAATCGTAATAAACTTTTTCATTGTCTTAATGTTTTAATATATTATTTTCTTTATATAATATATAGTTTGTTAGGGTAGCAAAATGGGGTATGAAATTCCTAAAAATGATTAGGGAAATCCCTATTTATCTCCTTACATTCCACATTGATGTTGCTGGCCCAACCATAACATCAATATTTGCCCCCTGTTTCTTTTCGATTGTTTCAATCCATTTAAGAGCGATAAAGTCTTCTGCGCTTAATCCAAGTTCTGTTCTATATGCCTTGTCAGCAATTGCCCTCAAACGTTCAGCCTTTTCTCTTGCTTCCTGAACCTCAGCCTCTCTTTCTTGTGTCTGTTTTGCCTGTACAGCCTTTGCTGTGCGATTCATTTCTTCGAGTTGTTCTGTGTTTGGGATTGCGCGACCAATAATCACATTCTTAATTACGACAGGGAACTCCTTTTCATTTGATAACTCAGAAACATAATTCTGCATTTCCTTAAGAACCTTTCTATCAATTTCATTTAATACTTCTCTGTTTGACATAAGGTCGAATGGTGAATGCTGAGATACATAATCACGGACTCTATTACAATAGTGGTTATACAGGTTTGTACTAAACCAGTCTTTGCCGTAATTTTCAAGCAGAATTGGGGTTTTCCCTTCCTTAATCTGTGTGATGATTACAGTGTGGAAATCAAGAGGTGTGTTATCGTTTGATACAAGGTCTTCCATATCCACTTGCTGTTTCTGAGGAATAATCTTGAATGTTTCAGACGATGTTGAAAACACACACCACGTTAAACCTGTCTTTACGGGGTCTTTGTCAACGCTTCCATGGCCAAAAATCCATGGTTTGTAAATTAATACCGCTTCCTCACCAGCGTCAGGGGACACAAAATGACAAGAAGTCAAACAGAACAAAATGCTTGTTAAAAGTAACAAATTAAAAAATCTTTTCATTTCTTTTTTCTTTTTTGTTGTTTATAAATTTTCTTTTTCTTCTAATAATTTCTTAACTTCTTTCCAAATTATTTTTTCTCCAGTATATGGGTCGTATACGAACCTTCTTAAATTTGTTCCATATCTAAAGTCACAATATTCTTTTGGGGTATAGTAACAATCTTTCCCAAGTTCGTCTTTTAAATCTTTTACGGTGACAATTTCGTAATACTCGTAAGAGATATTAAGTACACCAACAGTTGTGTCGTAGCTTGTCATCTTACGTTAAATTTCTCGATTAGTCTTGCGATGTCGTCCTCGTTAATTTCTCTATCCTTATCCTTTGGCTTTTCTTTTTTAACAAATGTTTTTGTTAGCTTTTCAATTCTTTCCTGTTCACAATATGGACATTTTTCACCACGATAATAAACACGGTGTGTTTCACAAAGCTTTTTCATAATTTTCTTTTATTTTTGTTTGTTTCTAATGATTTTTGCTCTTCCTTCAAGTAGCGCTTCTCTAACATTATCGGCGAATTGGCTTGACAACAGTCTATTTGCGCTTGCGCCATGTGTAATTACCTGTTCAATTCTGACAATTGGTATGTTTGGCCATTTTGCAATATCTTCTTTTTGTATTGGGTGATGAAATGAATGGTCTCCAACCACATAGAATAAATAATATTGGATTATTGTTTCGTAATCATTTTCAAGCACCTCCTCGTGAATACAATCCGGTTCTAATAAGCCAAGTATTTCTGATTTATATCCATAATATTTCTGTTCATTTTCAAGAGCATCATTGAACCATATATAGGAATTGGTAGAATAAGATTCTTTATATTGTCGTTTCTTATCCCTCCAGTTCTTTGCTCTTTTATTATATGAATAAAGAACATCACACAACATCTGTTCGGTTACAATTCCCTTTTCCAGATTATCTGTATATGATTTTGGTGTTCTCATAATTAAGTAATCCTGTAAATTTCAGTGCAAAGGTACTAAAACTTTTTTTTATAACAAAGAAAATCTAAATATTTTTTTTATAACATTCAACATATTGATGATAATGAAACAGATTTAATGATAAAGTTTAGAATAATGAATATTATACTTAAAAAGAAATAATAATGGTTTAATATTAAACTATTATTAGTAATATTATATGATATATATTTTAATATAATTTAATATATTTTCAATTATATTATATATATTATTATATATAATATATAATTTTAAGATATTTTAATAATATATTTATACTTAGCAGTACGTACTGTTATAGGATTTTTGTTTTTCTTTTTTATATTTTTGTAGTGAAATTTTGTTTAATTGGAATATTTTTAGTACTTTTGCATCGTAATTTTAATTATAATATAAAAAATGTTGAAATAAAAATGTTAAAATTCAGTTATTACATTGATGATGTTAAGGACAGGGCGTGGTTTGAGTCATCAAATGTTGTTTATGGTGAGTGTGATGAAAGTAACACACAGTTCAAGACGGTAAGGATAGTATTTAAGAATGGCTCTACTTATCAATATAAAGATGTTCATGTTGCTGATTGGGTTTCATTCAAGAATGCTGAGAGTCAGGGAAAGGCATTAAATGAGCATTTCAAAAAGGCTGGTTACAAATATGAAAGGGTTGAAGATGCGAATCTTGACGAGTTAGAAAAAGAGCTTGAATCAAGAGTTTCAATTGATTACATTCTCAAGGTTAATAATGACAAAATGACACTTATTGACAACAAGAAGGGTGTAGAGTTATATACCATGGATTATCCAGGTGAAGAAATTACCACTTCAATTAAGGGGTTATTGGAAAGTTTAAATTATAATATAAAAATAGATTAATATGAACACCAATTTTAATTATTTGAACAATGGTATTGAAAAGCCAAAAGTAACTTATCCGATTTTTCAAATTAACTTATCAAGCCTTGCAACACTTTTTACTGTGTTATTTGTTGGTTTAAAGCTTGGACACATAATAGATTGGAGTTGGGTTTGGGTTATATCTCCATTATGGTTACCATTTGTATTGTTTCTTTCTGCATGGGGAATAATCTGGTTATTTGGCTGGTTATTGTTAAGAAAGAGAAGATAATATGAGCGGAATAAGTAATTTCGTTGATTCTCAATACCTGGATTGTCTCAAGAGAATCAAAAATGAAGGTGTATTAAAGCACACACGAAGTGGTGATGTTTTATCTTTATTTGGAATGTCAATGAGATTTCAATTAAAGTATGGATTTCCTGTATTAACGACAAAGAAAATGTTCATGAAGGGATTTATCCATGAATTGCTTTGGTTCCTAAAGGGGGATACGAACATCAAGTATCTCATTGATAATGGGGTTAATTTCTGGACACCTGATGCGTATAGGTTCTACAATGAACTTGTAAAAAAGCATCTAAGCCTTGTTAATAATTCTCCTCTTGAACTCGGTATTAGTATGGATGAGTTTATAGAAAAAGTAAAAAATCAGGAGAGTATTAAACTGGCAGTAAAAAAGAATTACCACGGAAATCTTGTTCAGATTCAATACACTTATGGTGACCTTGGGCCTGTATATGGGAAACAATGGAGACACTGGGGTGAAAATGATGTTGACCAAATCCAAATGATAATTAACACCCTTAAAAAGAATCCTTTTGACAGGAGAATGTTGCTTACTGGTTATAACCCTGATGTTATTTACGATGTAGCATTGCCACCATGTCATACAATATACATGTTTAATGCTAGACCATTGGAACATATGGAAAGGGTTGAGTGGTGCCAGGATAATATTAATCCAGAATGGTTGGCACCAACAGAACAAACAATGGATGAATACGGCTGTCCAAAATACGCTTTATCGTTATGGTTTATGTGTAGGAGTCAGGATATGGCATTAGGAACACCGGCAAACATAATGTCAGCAAGTTTATTGCTTTCAATGGTAGCTCAGTGTGTAAATATGGTTCCAGACGAAGTTATCTGGAATGGATGTGATTGCCACATATATCTTAATCAAATGGAGGGTGTTGATGAGCAGTTAACAAGAGACCCGCACAAATATTCATTGCCAACATTGAAATTAAATCCAATTGTAAAGGATATTGACATGTTTGAGTATGAAGATATAAAAATAGAGGGTTATGAGAGTTATCCAACAATAAAAATGCCACTTTCCGTTGGCTAATTATATAATTAATGATGATTAATTGGGAGAAATGGAAATAAAGAATTCACAAGAACTTATTGATGTTTTAAATTATATTGATGAGGTATTAAATAATGAGTTTCCGACAAACGAATATACTGCGGAATATCTAATATTGTCTATTCTTGACAATGCAACATGCCATGCTAATATTATAATGGATAATGTTTTGATGTCTGAGAATATGGAATATCTTCGTCAGTATTATTATGATGAGATAAAGTCATATAAGAGGAAGCCATTGCTTGATAACCAGGAGAAAAGGTTTAACAAAGAGTTGACGCAGTTAATGGTTTGTTCCGGTAAGGAAGCATCAGCAAGGGATGTAAGTATTGTTGGAACCGAACATGTCTTGTTGGCGTTGATTAACAGGGATTATGAATTTAATTGTGCAAGGGAACTATTAAAGTCTGGTCTGCAATATGATTACGTTGAAGAAAAGGTTGGTGAGATTGAGGAAGAAAGTTCCAACGAGCAAAACAGAAGACGTTATATCAATAATAACCATAATGATACAAAAATACCATTAAAGTCAGAAATTCATGCTACAACACCAGTAAGAAATGGTGCAACTCCAAACATCAATAAGTATACAATTAATCTTCACGATGAGATAATCAATGGCCATTATGACAAACTTATTGGAAGGGATGATATCTTAAACAACATTATAAAGGTTTTATCAAGGAGAAAGAAGAACAATGTAATATTGGTTGGTAAACCTGGTGTTGGTAAGACAAGTATTGGTTATAAGCTTGCTGAAATGATTGACAATGGAAATGTTCCTGAGATATTAACTGGAAAACAGGTTATTATGCTTGATGTTATGGCTCTCATTAGTGGCACACACTTAAGGGGTATGTTTGAAGAGCGTGTTGATGGTTTATTCAGGGAATTAAAGAATAATCCAAATTATATCCTCTTTATAGATGACATGCAAAATGTTGTAAGAAACACTGGAAAGGATAAAGATGGAGACCTGACAGATGTTATCGGTAAAATCCTTTCTGAGGGTGATGTAAGAGTTGTTGGAACCATATCGTTCAAGGATTACAGAAACGGAATTGAGAATAATTCAGCACTCTCAACAAAACTACAGAAGATAATTGTCGAACCATCAACAAAGGAAGAAACATTTGAAATCTTAAAGCACAATAAATCATATTATGAGAATTTCCATCACGTTAAATTCAATGACGATGTTCTTTATAAGACAATAACCCTTGCAAAAAGGTACATAACAAACAATAATTTACCAGATTCTGCAATTGATGTTATAGACCTTACTGGTGCAAGCATATCATTAAATAACAGGCAAGAAAAAAGCATTAAGAAACTCAAAGAGAAGCTTTCTAAGATGGATGAAGAGAAGATTACCGCAATGAATTGTGGCGATTTTGAGAAACTTGATGAAATATCAAAAAAAGAAAGCGCAATAAATAAGGAATTAAGTGATATAAAGAGAGATATAAATAAAGATGATTCGACTTGGTTAAAAGCAACTGAAGACGATATTGCCGTAACGGTTTCCACAATAAGCAACATACCAGTATCAAAATTAAAGGCCAACGAAAAGGAAACGATACTGCACATATCTGATATATTGAAGAAGGATGTGATTGGTCAGGATGAAGCGATAGAAGAAATATCAAAGGCGATAAAAAGAGCCAGGGCTGGATTCGGTGATAAGTCAAAGGTTATGGCAACATTGTTGTTTCTTGGACAAAGTGGCATAGGAAAGACATTAATTTCAAAGAAGCTGGCAGAAAACATATTTGGAAGTGAAGATTGTCTTGTTCGTTTTGACATGAGTGAATATCAGGATAAATCTGCAATCAATAAACTAATTGGTGCGAGTGCTGGATATGTTGGTTATGACAATGGTGGTTTGCTAACAGAAGCCATTAAGAATAAGCCGTATTGTGTGCTGTTGTTTGATGAAATTGAGAAGGCAGACGAAAGTATTTATAACCTATTTCTCCAACTGTTTGATGAGGGCAGATTAACAGACAATAACGGAACGACAGTTAACTTCAAGAATGTAATTGTTATTATGACATCAAATGTTGGTGCGAAGAAAGCAACCGAACTTGGAGGCGGAATCGGATTTATTAGGAATGAGGATGAAAACAAGAGAGCCATAATTGAAAAGAGCCTTAAATCAAAGTTCAATCCAGAGTTCCTTAATAGAATTGACAAGATTGTCCATTTTAACGCATTAACAGACGACAATATACATACAATTGTCGGTATCGAATTAAATAAGCTGTGTAACAGGGTAAAGGAAAATAATATAGAACTCAAATACGATGACAAGATTGTAGAATATGTTTATAAGCAAGCGTTAGAGCAAAAAGAGTATGGTGCAAGGCCAATAATGAGGATTATACAAGACAATATATCAGATAAAGTTGTTGACCTTGTATTATCGAGCAATAAGCATAAAAGTTCATATAGTGTTACCGTTGATGAGAACAATGAAGTGGTTGCAAAAGTGGAGAAATGTTAATTATAGTTAACAAAACCATGAAAAAATGTTAATTATACTAAACAAATTTGGATAATTAAGAAAATTGTTATAATTTTGCGCTCGAAATTCGATTCAGATATGGAAAAAAGAGAAGAAATAGTTAATTTGGCTGGTCAGATAATAAATGGTATCATGTCATCTGATAGTTCAATATTTTCTAAAATATGTGACAGAACGGCAAGTGATATATCAGCAAAAAGAGCGGTTGAAATGGCTTGGATAATGTCCGAGGAAATCGATAAGAGATTAAACAACGGCTGTTAAAGTTAAAAACGGACTATTTATACATAAAAGTAGAATAACAGTGAAAGTAACTATAACAGAAAATCAAGAACAAATCATTCTCAATAACATACTCAAAGAAGAGTTTGACTATAATGAGAAAAGGTTATTGGTCAAAAAATACCTTGATGATAATTTCAAGAAGGGTAATCTTAACGATGCAAATCAAACTGAGTGTTATGTAAAAATAGAGAACGGCACACCAAAAAGGTCACTTGATAAACAAGGGGTGTTTTATGATGTTCAGCAAAAATTCAGAGATATATTACCGAAAGATGAAAGAGATGAATTTCTTGAAGATGCCATAGATAAATGGATAATCAATAAAATATCTAAGGCTGGAAGTTCTTTAAACAATTAAAAACAATAATAAGGGGAATATAAGGCCTCGAATAGCACCATCAGCAGGAGGCCTTTTGGCAGGATGCTTTATCCCCACACTAAATTTTAAAAAGATGAAGAAACTAATGTTAACAATCGCATTTATGTTTACAGCCATGAGCGTAATCAATGCACAGTCGGATTCAATCCAAACAACGCAAAAAGTTGAAACAAAACATGAACTAACCGGAAAAGCTTCTTATTATGGAAGTGAGTACAAAACTACAAGAAAAACAGCAAATGGAGAGCATTTTAACAAGGATGCTCACACAGCAGCACACAAAACCCTCCCATTCGGGACAATTGTTAAGGTAACAAACCTTAAAAACAACAATTCTGTTACCGTTAGGATAAACGACAGGGGTCCATTTATTAAAGGAAGGGTAATTGATGTGACAACAGGGGCAGCAATGAAGCTTGGGATGATAAATTCTGGTGTTGTACCTGTTGAGATAGAAATAATCTCAATGCCAGAACGAAAGACAAATAGGAAAACTAGTTAATACTAATATATCAAATGACCACCCAAATTCAGGTGGTCATTTTCTTTTTAATCTTCGTTTTTCTCTTCGTATTCATCCTCTTCCTTATATTCTTCATGCATAGATGGGAATCCTCTTTGTGCCCTTATTCTATCAACGAGAACCTTAGGTATAGAAGCAAGAGACATAAATGAACCAAGACAGCCTACAAACACACCGGCATCAATTAAATCCATGTTTAAGACACCATCCATTCTTGCATCCAAAATCATTGAATAGCCAAGGCATATTGACAAGCCAAAAGATATTACCATAGCAACAAGCATTGCAAGGCTTTTTATGCTTGTGAATTGTGTTGGGTCAAGTAATTTTTGGAAGAATCTGATTATGATATTGGGTCTATCTTCCTTTATTTTATTGTTCTTTGACATAATATTTTGCTTTTTAAGTATAAATAGTTCTATTTTTCTTTATTATATCAAATAATTTTAGTATTTTTGCACAAGAAATAAAATATTAATTATGAAGAATTCTGAGTTAATTAAAATTCTCCAGGATTTTGATGGGGATATTGAGGTGACAACAAGTGACAGAAAGGGAACATTTTCGTCAATTAAATGCGTAGAATTGCAAAATTGGGGTGATGAAGGAAAGTATTCATCAGTAACACTGGTTCTTGGTGATTATTCTGATGAAAAATGTATTAAGGAACAAACAGAAGAAGAGGAATTTATTGACAAGGTTAATGAAAACCTTCCAGAACATTATCAAATTGATAAGGAAGAGGCAATCAAGGCAAAAGAAGTGTTTGAGAAGGACCTTAAAACGGAACAAGATGAATACAATGAATGGTTTAAAAGGGAATATGACGTTGTCGCACGTGAGTCAATGAAAGAACTGTTCGAAAATGATGAAAATCTTGACACAAGAACGGATGGTGATTTAAAGTACTACGTTTACAAGAATGGATGGCAAGATGAAATTGATAAGGATTACCTAAACAATAGGAAAGAGTTGCTTTGTATCCTTTATAATAAGCTCAACGATTTGGTTGATAAGAAAATGACCAAGAAGGCAATTGAAAAATATACAAGTGATTATGGAAATTATACTGTGGGTGATAATACAAGTATTTTTGAGTTGGCAGAGAGAATGTTCAAATCCTTAGAAGATGAGTTCTTAAAGTTTATTTAAATGGGAAGGAAGAGGAAGAAGATAGTAAAGGAAGAAAAGAAGTTCATACCATCAACATATCAGGAGGCTATTTTTGATTTTGTTAAGAATGGTAGTGGAAATGCTGTGATTGAAGCTGTTGCTGGTAGCGGCAAGAGCACAACGGCGTTAAAGTGTCTTGAGTTATTAACAAATGGTGAAAAAGTTCTTCTTACATCATTTAATAAGGAAATTGTTACCGAATTAACTGGTAGGATTAAAGACCTTCCCAACAAGGAGAATATTGATTGCAGAACACTCCACAGCCTTGGAAACATGATTCTAAGGCAGAATTATCCACATAAAATAGACCCACAGCCAAATACTTTCAAATATAGCGGTTATATCTACAATAACATCAAAAGCCTATCATATGGATATTATTCAACCTTGGAACAAAAAGATAGGGAGAAATACATTGACAATGTCAGAAGACTTGTTGATTATGGCAGATATTTCTTGTGTGAAACGGTTGATGATTTGGAATTTGTGGAAAAACACTATCACATAACAACATATGAAAACGAGAAAGAGGTTGCGTTGGATATTATGGAATGGGGAAAGAATAATATTGCCACAATCGATTTCACTGATATGATTTGGCTTCCAAATGTTCTTGAATGCAGCACTGAAGGTTGTGATTATGACTGGATAATATGTGATGAGTGCCAAGACACAATGACAGCAGAGAGACTGTTACTGTTAATGTGCAGAAAAGAATCAACCAGGATGTTATTCTTTGGTGAAAAGGTTCAATGCATATATTCATTCATGGGAAGTGATTATAGAAGCTTTGACGAACTGAGAAAGCTTCCCAACACAATATCACTGCCACTGTCAATTTCATACAGATGTTCAAAATCCGTTGTAAACATGGCCAAAAGATTCAATCAAAGCATAGAAGCCAGGGAAGATGCCCCAAACGGAGAGATTAAATATGATGTTAGTATTGATGAAATACAGGATGGCGATATGGTTTTATGCAGACTGAATGCACCACTGCTTCAATTGTATTGCGAAATAACAAAACTTGGAAAACCGGCATATATAAGAGGTAAGGATATTGGTTCAAACCTCATAACGTCAATCAAGAAAACAAAACAAGAAAAGCTGAATAAGGACCTTGAAGCCGTCGGCGTTTTCTCCAGTCTATATTCTGATTTGTTAAGAGATATTGATGTCACAATGAAAAAACATAAGATAACGCTTGATATGGCAATGGATGACATGGATATTTCATCAACATATGATAAAATACAAGCATTGGAGGCAATATCAAACGATGTTTCGACAGCAGAAGAATTAATTGATAAGATAAAGAAGCTTTTCAGTGATAAGGAGAAGAAGGGAATCCAATTATCGACAATACATAAAGCAAAAGGCCTGGAAGCAGATAATGTTTTCATCTGTTGCCCATCAATGTTACCATTAAGGAGTGCCAAGGAAGAATGGGAGTTGGAAGAAGAGGCAAATCTTGAATATGTTGCTTATACAAGAGCAAAGAATAACCTGTCATTTTTGGACGAGAAGGAATTTACCGTATATTCATCAAATGGTCAGCAAAAAGCCTCTGAAATCGAAGAAGTAAAGAGAAAACTAGAGAAATTAACAGGGAAAAAGAGAAAAACAGCGAAAGAAATTATTTCCAACCCAACAAAAATAAATGGTATTAAGGGAAAGTCAATAGATTTGGGAAATATAACAAGCAAGAGAAGTATTAGCGCATTTCAACCACAAAAAATAAGAAGAAAGAAATTACTTTGAGTGATATTTATCCATGTTAGGAAACCTAAAACAGCATGGATAAAATAATTAGTAAAAAAATAGATGAATCTGAATATAGATATGCTCTAATGGGTTATGACTATGAGCCATATAGGGTTGTAAGCATAACAAGAATGGATGATAAAGGAAATTATAGACTTATATTAGAATTAAGAGATGAAAAACAAGAGTAGACAACATAACATTATATCATTCTCAGGAAGAAAGGAGAGTGGAAAGACAGAATTGGCAAACATATGTGTTGAAAATGGGTATGAAAAAAGAAGTTTCGCAACAGCTTTGAAAAAACTAGTATGCTCACTTTTAAATCTACAATCAATTGATGAGTTAAATTCATATAAAAACAAGTCAATTGGCAAAACTGTTGATGATGTTATGATAACCATTCTTGAACAGGAAACCGGTTTTGATAGGGAATACCTTATTGATAAATGTAAGGCAATAACAGAGTATTCTACCGGAAGGGATTGGTTACAGGTTATTGGTACGGATATAATAAGAGAAAAAGACCCTGACTGGCATGTAAGGAAGACATTTGCAACAATGGATGACGAAAAGAAATATGTTATTGACGATACAAGGTTTCCAAATGAATTAAAAGCGCTAAAGGAAATGGGCGCTCAATGTTGGTTTATCATAAGGAATAAAACTGACAACATAAGCAATCACCCAAGTGAGAATTCATTATCGTATCTTGATTTCGATTATATGGTAATTGTAAATAACGGAACGCTTGAGGATTTCAGGAAGAAATGGAAATGCTATCTTGAATACGGTGATATTACAGAGGCTATGAGAAATTGGCTTTTGTCTGCATTGTTTATAAACCCACACACACAAATGAATGATGTAAATATGGGCAAACTATTTGTTTATAGACAATTTCCAGATTTTAACAAAAGCATAAAAATACCAGATGAAATTGTTGAAAATGATGACCACAATGGATTTATTGGTGATGGCGGAGACCCATTTGTAATGGAAAGTTGGAAAAAATATTATAAAAAAGAGGTTTAAACGCCTCTTTTTCTTTTAGTAATATGTTTTTTTAATATTTATTATATATTAGTCTACTACAATGAAAATAATAATAAACGAAAGTCAACTTGACATTTTCCAGAGGCTCGTTGAAGGAGAAGTCCAATTGAACGGTGGAAATGTAAAGGAATACAAAGGCTCAGAGGTTGGCAATAGCGCAACAATAACAGACCCTGACGGAAACAAGAAATACGGAAAAGAGGTTTCTACTGATGAGGACGCCGGTACACTATGCAATCAGAATAATTGGACGGGACCAGTTGTATTTAGAAGAGGATAGAATATGGCACTGATATTAGAAGACGAAAACACCAGATTTAGTGATAATCAGATAATATTACCACAATATCTCGTTGATTGCCTCAAGGAGAGGTTGAAACTATATTCTGGTGACCAGTATAAGAAAACAAAAGGTTACAAACGCCTTCATGCATTGTTGGATAAAGAATACAATAACCCAACTGATAAAAAGGATAGGCAGCATAATGAGAAATATACAATATCATTCTCAGACCTTAAAAGGATTGATTTTGATATTAGAAATATGCAGCAAAACAATAATGCAGAATATGATATGATTGGCGGTGACCTTATGAGGGATTTTGCGCATAATAAATTGGAGAGCTTAAGAAACTCAGTAAAGAAAGTTGGGGTTGTCCCAGAAGTTCCAAAATTAGAGAAAAAGGACACACACCCGCAAGAGCCACAAAAAGTAATAAAGCTTGGGAAGCGTGAAATTACAGTAGAAGACAAGGAATTTGTCAATAAGATAAAAAAGATGATATAAAATGTTACCAAGAAAGGTGAATAGCAGAAGCCTAAAGAGTGAGATTGTTGGTGGCATAAAACAGGAAGTAAACAGTTTTGTTCACAACACTCTAAGAGAACTCGGTATTGATTATGAAAATCGAGAACATGATGACATATTCTATAACCAGGGTTCAACGATTACACCTCTTGAGGTATCTGGAAGAATATTAAGGAATATAACAAGGACAAACCAATATTATTCTGAATTCTATCCTTATCAGGGTATAGAATACCATCAAATGAGGAATTGTAACAAATGGTTTGTACCAAAAACAAGTTCACTGATTGATTATCTGCCAGAATTCGATGTATTCGACAATGAACTTGGAAAATAACTATTTATATAATAATAAATAAAATTATAAAACATAAAATATGGCAACAATTAAAGAAAACGGACAAAGCTATCTTGAACAGGAAGCCCTTGACCTTCGTCATGAACAAATGGGTAGAAGTGATTATAACCCAAATAACGAGTACAACGCTCAACACAAAGACGCTCTCGCAGATGGCGACGAAAGAGGTAAGGGTACAGGTGATTTTGCTGGTCATGGGTGGATTGTACCTGACATGACAAAACCTAGAAGCCAAATGTCTGGCTTATTTAACACTGACGATGGCGGTAATGACTGTGATTATGCTGCAAGAGACGTCATGACAGCACGTTCACTGTATGGCCCAAACAAGCAATATGGCATTGATGTTGTTGTTGATACGTCATTGAATAGGTCAGAAGGCCAATACGATGGTTCTGTAGACCCACTCAAGATACCTTATGCTTGTCCATTTATGTAACAAAAACATATAGAAGGTGGTTTTATATTTAACAGAGGGATTTATAAATGAATCCGTAGCTGGAGACGAAGTTGTTAAAGCGATAGACAACAGAGTTGGTGTTCTCATAACTTATAGTGGTGAGAATAATAATCATGGCGGTGTTAGATATATTGAACCTTATGTTTATGGAGCAACAACACAAAACAACCCAGCAATTAGAGCTTATCAATACTATGGAGATACGAAAAGAGGTGTTCCAAAGTGGAAGTTGTTCAGGCTTGACAGGATAGAATCATGGGAGCCAACAGAAAACCACTTTGAATTAGAACCAAAAGCAAGGGGTTGGGCAGCACAAGCGTTTAATGGGAATGACAAGCTGTTGCCAACAATATATAAGGTTGTTGAACTTGGAGAAGAGCCATTGACTGATTTGGAAAGATTAAGGGCAAAAACAAGACAATTGCAACAAAACAAACCCATTAATATAAAGCAACTTCAGCAAAATCAAAACCAGGGTAATCAGCAACCAGTACAACAAGAGCCAAAGCAAAGTGGACCAATAGGAAACCCAACGCCAGCAAACGGACCAGAAAAGCCAGATAATGTTGGTTCTCAGCCACAGCAATCACAGCCGGTTAAACAGCAAAAACAACAAACACAGCCAGATAACACCGAAAACCCACCAATACAACAAGAGCCCAAGCAAAATGGGCCAATAGTTGGAAATACAACAAATCAAAACGGAAACGAATCTAGTGAAAACGACAAGTTTATCAATAATATGTATAACTGGTGGAAAAACAAACCGGAATCAGAAAAATCAATGTCAGATGAACAATTCAGGGACATGATAAAAAGAAATCTTGAACTAACACAAAAAGAGAAGGAAAAAAGAGGGCTTAATGTGGGTGGTTCGAAATTGAAAAAGTAAGATAGATAATTATATTTTAATAAAATAGAAAATAAAATGGCAGCAAATGCATTAAATAATTTAATGGCTAATAGGAACACAATTAGAAAATTGATGGCCATGGACTCGAATGGGCAAATGGATAAGATGCTTGAAAGCGCAAAGAACAATGGTTCAGTTTCTTATAGCCAAGAGGGTGTTAATTATACACCAAAGATGGGTGGTAATGGTAAGGTTGTTGTAAATGAAAGCATCATGCAAAACTCTAAAATTCCACGTTCTGTTTTAGAATCATTTAAGCAGAACCCAGGAACCCCACTTGAAATGCCGACATCAGTGCTTGATAGCCTTGAATTGGAAAGCCTTGATGTGCTAAGAAATGAGAATGCAGTGAACGAATCAGTGACACCACAACCAGTAGCAAATGGTGCTATTGATTATTCTCTCTTAAGAACCATAATTAACGAGGCCGTGCAAGAAAACGTAAAGAAATATGTCTCCGCAATGGCAAAGAAACTGATGACAGAAAGCACGAAGGGTGTCGGAACGGTTCAAGCAGTTAAAATTGGTGATAAGTTTAGTTTCATTACCGAGAACGGCGATGTATACGAAGCAACATTGAAGTTTAAAACCAATTTAAATGAACAAACAAAGAAAAATTAAAATAAAAAAAAAGTAACTAATTGTGCCAAGTTCTATATCATTTCCTAAAAAAACCCAGCCTTGAAGGTTGGGTTCTTTATTTATTCGTCTGGTTTTAATTGTGATAACTTATCGACGCATTCTTCCGCTTTCTCATAAACACCATTATCGACCTTCTTTGCCATCCTTAGAGACCTCAAATCAATCTTTGCATCCCTATCAATTCTAATTTCGCTATTGGTGATTGCGATTATTGTGCAGTTAAAAAGAAAATTAGAAAACGTTGCCTCGTTGAAGTCCCTAACCTTTGTTATATACTTGCAAACAACCCTATCATCATCATTTTCTTCGTAATAATAGACATTATTAATAAACTCTTCTTTCAAGAGTTTTAGTTGTTTGTTGTGACTCTCAATAAATTCTTCATTAGCCTTATCCATGTTCTCAATAAGTGTTTCTACAGTTGTATCCTTTGGAAACGTCTGCAAGTAGTTGTAAATAATCTCTTGATTTTCCATATTGTTTTAAAAATTTTATACTAATATATAAGCAAAGTTGAAAATAATACAAGAATGCATTATATATTAATAAAGAAAGAATAATATGATTTTAGTTTATATTTTAGCTTTAGTAGGCTGGATTTTAATTCTGTTGTTTGCAACTTATATAACAACAAGAAAACGCAACCAATGTGACGCAACAGTAGATTTAAATCCAAATATTGTCTGGGTGCAGTATATGGATTATTTGTCAACAAAAAGTAAAATCATGAAAAAAGAGTACGAAAAAAGAGTAACCTCAAACCAAATTTTTTCTTGGGACGATGTTCACAATATGGATAGAAATACACATCATAAACTAAACTTGATAGTAACAGGGAAGAAGTCTTCAAACTAAAAAAAAAAATGGCACCAAGAGATAATCATGATGCCACAGGAAAGGAGATATATAGAAAGGTTCATGAAAGAACCTTGGAAATTTCCTCTGTTATAATTCTATCTATTGCGTTTGACAACCTACTTTCACCAACATATTCATCATTATCATAGAAATCCTCTTCTGATGAAATGTATTGTGGTTCAATGTCTGTTTCGAATTCAATTTCATCATCGCCAGGTTGAACCGTGATTTCGTGAGAAGGCATATCTACGTTATCACTATACTTTGGGTCTTGAACCATTGTACCAACAGCACTTCCAGCTAATCCAAGGCCAAGAGCACCAGCACTAAGATAATCAGACCATTTACCCTCATTCAATGTTTCAATAACACTTTCTTTAATAAGAGAATACAATTCCTGTTCACTTAAACGAATTTCATTATTTTTCATACAACAAAGTTTATTGTAATATATAAATAGTAAGGTTTTTTAAAAAATTTTCAATTTTGATAAAAATAATTTATGTTTTTGTTGTTTAGTTTTAAAAATTATAGTAATTTTGCACCAGAAATTTAATTTGAAGAATGGATAAACCGATAGATTATATCATTAGTTATTGTGATTATTCCGATGATGATGTTCGTGATTTATATGAAAATGTAACTGGGCTGGAATACAATAGTAATGTGAATTCTAACTACATAGACATAACACTAACATTGAAATTGATACTGAAAAACCTTAACTTTATAAATAAGGTGTATTTGGTGTGTAAAGACGTTCAGGTTCTCCCAGATTCTACAATTAAATTGATTAATGAATCAAGCGGTAGGATTATCAGGGTTAATGAGTCTGAATTCATGCCGAATGGCTATATAACCTTCTCATCGGCTTGTATTGAACTTTTCATGTGGAGAATACCTGGTCTTTCTGAATACTTCATATACGGAAATGATGACATGATTCCAATGAAACCATTGTTCAAAGAATATTTCTTTAAGGATGGCAAGCCGAGAGCGTCTTTCAACTGGAAGAAATGCCCAAACAATTGTTTATATGACCTACACATGTCGAATGCAACAAATTTGGTTTATGACAGGAGGTCAAATAATAGTGATTATTCACAGGTTTGTTATACACAACACACATTAAGGCCACTGACGAAATCTCTGTGTGAAGAATGTTATTGCAAATATGAAAGGTTTATAATGGGTTCATTACATACGGTAAGATACTTTAATAACATGAATATGGACTTGTATCTTATGTATGGCTTGAAGAATGAATTGGTGTTTGATGAAAAGTTACCATATAAATTTTGTTTTAGAAGTGTTGGCGATGATGAATTAAATAATTGGTTAAAATCCGTTTTAGGTGGTAAAATGAATTACTTAAACGATGTTGAATGTATTAATGACGCATGGTGGGTAACGCAAGAAATGGTTTCAGAAACAAAATCACTTCTGGAAGATTTAATGACTAAAATATTGGAACAACAATGAGTGAAATAAGGCTTATAGATGAAAGCACAGACCTGAAGAAAGTTTTGCACGAACTAAGTTGGGATGCAAGGGTAAATGGAGAACCTTATAAGGTGTTTTTTGCATATGATGACGATGGTGAATATAACCATTCAATAGGTGGTAGACATGACTATGCATGGGCATGTCCTAGATTTGAGGAACCAACATATGAGAACTTAATTCAATTCGATGGTGTTGCTTGTGAATGGGGTTTCAAGGTTGTTGAAAAAACAACATCAAAAACAAAGTGGGATGAAACAGAGGCTTCTTCAAGGTGTCAAATTGACATCTTAAGGAATGGTGAGATATTTGAAAGGTTCGTAACAAGGGATATGTACTATGGCGTGGCTCAAGCACAGTGTAAAATGACAGAATATCCAGAACACCCGTTAGATTTGTGTTCATATGAATTCGATAAAAATTGTGTTGGGAGAAGAATCAAATATAAAGGAATTCCTGCTAAAATTGTAAGGTTTTGTAATGGCGACGCCTCCATTATTATTAAACCAGTAAACGAATCAGATGTTGATGAGTTCTTCAGTGACATACATAAGTCTGATGACGAATACCTTGAAGATTATTGGGACGAGTGGAAGAGTATGGGGGAATTAAAGGTTAGCATTAATAGTGAATTAATTTGGTGGTTTGAAAATTAATAATAAATATAGATATGAGTTTAAGAAGTAAAGAATCATTAGAGAAGTTTTTTGAAAAAAGTAGAGAAAGACAGGCAAAAAAGAGGGCTAAGGAAAAGGAGTTAAATAAATGTGGATATTTCACTGATTATTATGATTCCACATATTTAATTAATCTCATTTCAAGATTAAGTAATAAAAGTGTTTTAACTGAAAGTGAAGAGTTTATGCTTCACAATGCATTTGATTTGTTATACCCAAATGGTTTATAAAATAATAAATGGAGAAACATAAATTAACAGAGGAAGAGATAAAAGAACTGCAAGACATTCTTGTTCAAACTTGCATTGATTTTATCAATAAGAATAACATTGAAGACCTTGAAGAGATTGACTTTTATGTAGATATGTTACAGGAGAGCGCAAAGTATGGCTGTTGGCAACCATGCACGGACTCATCAATTTCTGCATATGGACTTAAGGGTGAATTTCCATCTTGTGAAAGAGAGTTATTATATTCATATTTCTAAATAATTAAAATAAAAAAAAAATGAAAGCAGAAAAAATCACAAAAATTAAAATTTTGTCTGACGACGATAATTCTATGGTCGTATCAAAAATGACACGTATGGGTGTGGCTCGTGGGACCGCACTTGAATTCACTAGCCTAAAAGAATTGAATGGTTTCATAAGATGGCTTAAAGATGTAAAAGATATAATAAAAGATAATCAATAAAAATTAAAAAAAAAGAAAAGAAGATGAAAAAGTTTATTTTGACTTTGGTTGCTTTTGCAACCATGACGATTGCAAGCGCACAGCTTGCAACAGAGAATGCAAAGTTGTTTGACAACGTTTATGCTGGTGCAGAAATTGGTGTGGCAACACCTCTCAATTTTGATGGTGTGTTTCCACTTAACACTGTAGCGGGTCTTAAGGTTGGTAAGGAGCTTACACCTATTTTTGGTGCGGAGGTTGAAGCACAGGTGTTCTTCAATGACAACAATTTCCAACGCTGGACACAGACATTCGTAAAGGGTACAAATCTTACCGTAAACGGTACTGTTAACCTTAATAATCTTTTCTGTGGTTATAAGGGAACCCCTCGTTTGTTTGAGGTAAAGACAAATGTTGGCATGGGATGGCTTCACTTCTGGAAGAGTGGCGATGGCCTCAGTGCAAAGACAGCACTTGATTTCAACTTTAACCTTGGAAAGAAGAAGGCACATACATTGTTTGTTAGCCCAGGCGTTTATTGGAACTTGAAGAACAATAACACAGTTCAGTTCAACAAGGAACACGCACAACTTGCTCTTATGGCTGGCTATGTATACCACTTTAAGACTTCTAATGGAACACATCACTTCAAGGTATATGATGTTGGTGCAATGTCGGCAGAGCTTAACAGACTTTATTCAGAAAACCTAAGTCAGAAGGATGCGCTTGAGAAGAAGCCAGAAAGGGTTGTTGTAACAAAGGTTAGGGAAAAGGTCGTTGAAAAGGTTGAATACGTAAATAACACATTTGTTGTTAATTTTGCACAGAACAGCTATGTACTTAATGATGCAGCAAAGGAAGTTCTCGATAAGGTTGCTGGTTCCGTAGACATTCTTGGTTATGCTTCACCAGAAGGAACAAAAACCTATAACCAGAAACTTTCACAAAAGAGAGCAGATGTTGTTGCCGAATACCTTAAGGAAAAGGGTGTTGATGTTAAGAGTGCAGTTGGTTATGGTTCTGTCGGAAACGCATCAAATCGAATTGTTATTGTAGAAAATGCTGATGGCAAGTAATTTGTTGTTACATGTTTAGAAACCACCTTCATTTGAGGGTGGTTTTTTTTAAAAAACATTGATATAAATCAAGAAAACCATATAAATTAGGTAAAAATTATTATTCATTATTTTGTGTTTCTAAAAATTTTAGTAATTTTGCACCGGATTTAACGATTAATGCAATGATGAATGTTGAAGACATAAGAAAGAGAATTGGTGAGATGGTCGGGAAGAGTGACGATACAATTGGTTATATTTTCCAGATGGTTGTTGAAAAGTTCGCAATAGAACATTTTGGCAGGTTACCATATCTTAATCAGTTGAGCGACAGGATTTACGATAACATTGACCCGACAAATATTGAGGGTTATACAGAGAGTGATGATTTGGCTTTATACAATAGTCATTGTACAGAAGAAGAATACCGTGAGAAGACCCAGAATATTGACTTGGAGAAAACTCTTGAAAAGATAATCGAGAAGTTCCCAGATTCTGTGGTATACAATTATAGAAGGACAAAGCTTGATAGGAAGTTAGTCTTCAATGATAAGTTTATATATTACGATGGTGTTTTCTACATGGATACTCCGGACATACCACAAGAGATATATGATTGCGTGGTTGAAAAGGATTTTAAACCTCAAATTAGGTGGGTTTTGAGAAATTCAAGGGGAAACATAGAGACAAAGTACATGGAAATTACACCAAAGGGAAATATTGATGAGAACTACAATGATGATTTCAAGCCAATTAACGACAAGATTAATAAGTTGATTCATCAGGACGATAGTTGCATAATGATTCTTCATGGTAAGCCTGGTACTGGAAAGACATCTTATATTAGGGACTTAATAGGGACAAATAGTGATGTCATGTTCTACTGGATTGATTCAAGCATGTTTGCATATGTAGACTCATCAGAGTTTATCGAATACATTTCCTCATGTAAGAATGCTGTGTTTGTCTTGGAAGATAGTGAAAGTCTTCTCAAACCAAGAGAGAACCATCACAACCCAGCAATGCAAAGTTTGCTAAACATTTCTGACGGAATTCTTGGTGATAGCCTTAAGCTTAAGTTCATCTGCACATTTAACACAGACCTGCAAAATATAGATAAGGCTATACTCAGAAAGGGTAGGATGAAGATTAAATACGAATTCAAGGATTTGGAGAAAGAAAAGGTTGAAAAACTCTTTGAAAAACTCTCAATTGATAAGTCACTGGCAAAATCAATGCCACTATGTGATGTATACAATTTCCTTGAAGATAATGGAAACACAAACAATCGAACAAAAATTGGTTTTTGATTTAGAGTGATATTTATATATTCGAATAAAATAATTAATTTAAATTTTAAAAGCGATGAAAAAGATTTTATTCTTGATGGTGGCGTTTGTAGCCATGAGTTTTGCAGCTTGCGGTAACCAGACCGACGCTGCTGGTGTTAATGACAGCGACAGTGTTGCCGTTGATAGCGTAGAGGTTTTTGACAGCGTGGCTGTTGATACCGTAGCAGTTGACACCGTGCTTGCTGAGAAATAATTCCAACAAACACTTTATGCCCACCTCATTGAGGTGGGTTTTTTTGTTTTTAATAATGTTGTCTATTTGATATTTATAATAAAATAGGCATATGTCAAACTATACTCTAAATAACGTAAGGCGTTCCATTACTCATATAGATGAGACTGATTATTGGGACATGCATTTAAATTCTCATGGCTCTTGTGGCGATGTGTTGTCAGAAAGCTGTGCAAGTGTTGTTATTGACACGACAAATGATGTGTGTTTAAGTGGGAATGAATTAACGAGTTTAGAAGATTATTTTTATAGTGAGGCTTGTAGTCACGGATTAAAATTGGAAAACATTGGTTACACTGGTGTTGATAACGGTTTAATATCTTACATAAAAGACAGAATAACCAACAGGGAGTTCTATCAGATATACACTCACAGCACTTATGAGATAGAGAGTGGGGACACAAGACTTCACTTGCATGCCGTTACCGGAAACACACAACTGTATGATTATCCAACATCAATAAACGAGGATGGTAGCATAAAGTTAAATGGTGGCTTTTATCAGGGTTTCTTTAGAAGTGATGATGATTATGCCATATTACCAAGCGAGATAAATGGGGAATGGAACCTTGAATTTGATTTAAGAAAGGTTAATTATGAACCAGAAAGTACGAATACATTAAATGATGCACACCCCAACAATAAGGGTATATTCTTCTATATTGGTACAAGAGCAGAAAACAAATGGGTTTACCTTTATGAAGGCCTGGAAATAAGTGGAACCACATTTGGCGATTGCGAATTAGAGGAAGAGGGTGATTCTGTGTTTGATTTGGTTGATGATGACATTGAATTAAGCGCACAAACATATGAAACATCAAATGGGTTTGATATATTCTCGCCAAATGATGATTATATTGAAAGTGACAACAAGTTTTTAATATTTGACAGAACATCAAGCGGAATCACAATTCACAATTATGAAGGTAATGAGGTTGTTGTTCTTAAGACAAAAAAGAATGGATTTAATGGAAACCTCTTCCTATATATGGATAGGACACCAACAGGTTATACCGTTCATAATATAGATAAACTTGAAAGTGGTTACACAGACACATATGACGAACAAACCCTATATAATGACATTTATAATAATGCATTGGCGTTCGTGATTAATGATGATGGCTCAATAGGGTACAGATTCCTTGTTAAAAGCTGTTCAGGAGACCCACAGTGGCATTATGAGGTGCTCAGTGGTAATTCATACCCAGGAATCATAAAAGAAGACGTATGGACGAAAATAAGGGTAAAAATAAGGGCATCAGAAACCGGAATAAGAATTATGTTCTATGTTAATGGAAAATTGAAGTACATTACATCAGAGTTACCAAAATTAAATCTGCATGCTCTGGATGAAATAAAAGAGAAACAAGAAGGTGTTGCATATAATATATCACTTGGTGGAGGAACACAAGGATTGGCAGAGACCATAATGCCAGATTATATGTTGAACCCAACAAAGATATATCCAATTGAAGAGAACTTTGCAGGTACATTCATTGGGGATATTAAAGGATTTAAATTCTATACATGTTAAAAATTTATAAGATAATATATGGAAAGCATAAAGTTTTATAAACTCGTATCACCATATCCAGAAGACGTTACAATGAATTGTAAACTCACAACGGCTGATATTGATGATAATTTTCTGGCATTCAAGGATAATGACATAAGCGCAGCGACATTCGATTGCGAAAACATGATTATTGACATTATCAGAAACAACGGAGATGAGATAAGTGTGGATATTTCGTGTGTTCGTGATGAATTTGATGAAAAATTAGAAGAACTTGTTTCTGGATTAACGCCACAATCAATTGATATTAATTTAAACGGAAGCTTGTCTGATGATGGTATATTAACACTTAACTGGACGGATACATCAGGAGAACACTCAACAACTATAAGTGGTTTCCTTTGTGAAGATTCGCAAGGTGGTTCGGTACACGATTCAACACTTCATGGCGCAGGAACTGAATGTAATCCTCTTGGAATATCAAATGTCGAAAAAACAGGATACTATAAGACTGTTAATGAACTTGTGCCGAAAGGCGGTTACAACGAAAAAAATCAACAGAAGGGTTCTGGTTCATTTGAAGAACCAGAAATAGGTTATAGAGTTGTTCATTATGAACCATTTTCTCTATTTGGTAGATTGTATTCAAAAGAAGGTTTGGAGGCAGTAAAAGAGGCCCTTGCAAGAGAATTAAGTGCTTGGAGAGTCCCAACACAAGAAGATTGGGACAAACTACTTACATATGCAGATGTCTGTGATGATGTTATCAGTGGTGATTCCGTTTCCATTGAAGATGCACAAGGTGAAGTGTGTGGAAAAATGCTCAAGAGCGTTGATTATTGGCAAGGCAATGAAAACCTTGATTTATATGGATTCTTTGCAACACCAAGTGGATACATTTCAGCATCATCAGCAAATGGTATAAGCACAATGTGTGGTTTCTGGACTGATACAGAATACGAACCTGGACACAATTTCATTAAAGGGTTTACTTCAGATAGTGATGGTGTTTTCCAATTCTTTGACACTGGTGATGTTTGGTGTTCAATAAGACTTGTTAGAGATATTTGTGGTGATTATGCTAGTGACTTTGAGAATATTCTTGGAAATACATATAAAGTGATAAACTTCCCAGAGTTAAAACAAGCGTGGATTGCAATAAATCTTAATTTTGACTCTAATTCTCTTTCTGTTTCCGGTGAATCAAATTGTGTATTAATTGATTATGATAGAGAAATAAACGGTGGTGATGATTTTATTGCTCAGAGGGGTTTGTCTGATAACGATGAAATTCCAATCACGCTTTATAAATGCATACTTAGTCATTGGAACGGACAATATTGGGACTCAAAGCAATTGAACAACGGTGATAAATTCAATCTTATTACAGGGGGTGATGGTGATTTATACTATAGAGGCACATCTGACTATTATAAAATCATAGAATGTACCTGTATTGAAGATGAGTTTGGGAATCAAGAAATTATTTTTGGTACATATTATGATTGGGTTGAAGATGTGAAAAGAATGGTAATCGATGCCGGTGAATATTAGTGTTATCTAGAAAACAAGTCCATGTAACAATTGGATAAGGTTTTTAATTTCTTAAAATAATAGCAAGACCTCAATTAATTTTGGGGTCTTTTTTTTATTATGTCATTTTTTTTTAGTATCTTTGCCATGAAATTATAAAAGAATTGAGATATGTTTAAAGAAGAAATGACTTATGGATATGGTGATGTATGCATACTCGACGCCATAACAAGTGATGTTGAACATCGTTCTGAGTGTAACACAAAGAAGGACGGAATGTTGCCGATATTCACAGCACCAATGAGTTCTGTATTAAATGAAAAAAACTACAAGGTGTTTAAAGACAATGGCATAATTCCAATTATACCAAGAACAGTAAATATAGAAAAAAGAAATGAATTAGTAAAAAGCGGTATTTGGGTTTCATATTCATTAAATGAATTCAAAACTTTTGTCAGTGAAAATGAATCTGTTAACCCAGAAACAAAAATTTGTATTGACCTGGCAAAGGGCAATTTAACAACAATTTTTGAAATTGCAAAGCAAGCAAAGGAAAAATATGGCAATAACATTATTTTGATGACTGGAAACATTTCAAATCCAGAAACATATAAGGAATATTGTAGGGCTGGGATTGATTATGTTAGGTTGGCCATTGGTTCTGGCGCTGGTTGCCTTTCTGCAAGTAATTTAGGGGTTCATATGGGTATTGCAACCCTAATAAATGAAACATATAAGCAAAAGAAGGAAGTTGAATCTGATATTCAGAACCTTTTTACATCTTATAAGTGTGTGACCAAGATTATTGCTGATGGTGGTATTAGGAATTATGATGATGTAAATAAAGCTTTAGCACTTGGCGCAGATTATGTTATGATTGGTGGGCTGTTATCTTCCCTAATTGAATCTTGTGCAGAAACATTCTATTTTTCAACAGTAGGTCATGTTGAGCTTCGTGAAAAGAATTTTGTTGACCAATTTGATAAAAATACTGTCATTGAAGAAAATGATGGTGTTTTCCAAATTACATCATTGGATGCTAAGAATGAACCAGTCTGTTCAATTCAAGTAAAAAAACTCTATAAAAGGTTTTATGGCATGGCATCAAAGCAGGGCCAAATTGATTTATTTGGGAAGAAGAAGAGGACTTCAGAAGGTAAGGAAGTTATACTTGAATGTAAGACATCTATAAAAAAGTGGACAGAAAACATGAATGATTTCCTCGCATCAGCGATGTCTTATTGTGATGTAACGGATGTAAACGATTTCAACCCAGAAAATGTTGAAACAAGATTATTAAGCCAAAGAGAACAAGCAGCAATTAATAAATAAATTATAATTATAATTATATGGAAAATATTAAAATTAGAATGTTTTTGGGTGGCACATGTGCCGAAACAACATGGAGAGACGAATTAATGCCGCTTTTGGATGAAAAGGGTATTGAATACTTCAACCCAGTGGTGAAAGATTGGACACCAGAATGCCAGGAAGTTGAGGAAGAAGAAAAAAATCACAAGTGCAATGTCCATCTCTATGTAATCACAAAAGAAATGATGGGGACATATTCAATTGCAGAAATTGTTCATTCTGCACATCTTGCAAACATGTATGGAACATCTGTTGATTATGTTGTGTTTGCTGTATTGGATGAAGGGACTTGGGAAAAGCATGAAAGGAAGTCATTTGATGCAATTATGAGGTTGGTTAATAATATTGCGCCAAACAAGTCAATAACATGCTATGTAAATAATATGCGTGAATTGTCAAACAAACTTTAAATCATGTTACACGTATCAGATATTGAAGCAAGACTTGCATTGTGTCCAGAACCACCAGAGGTTAAGGAAATGCGAGATAGAATAACAGACGCATTCAAAGACCTTGAGTTCTTTGAAGAACCACATAAATACCTATTACATAAGCCAAATGGTGATGCTATAGAATTGCCGTCAGTTAGCTCTGTATTAAAGCAATTTGAGCCAGAGGTTGATTGGGATGCAATAAGGATAAAGAAAGCAGCAAAAGAAGGTATTGACCCAGAGGTGTTGAAACGTGCATGGAGAGAGAATAATCTTAAATCAACATCTAATGGAACAATAGTTCATGAGTTTTCTGAGGCTGCAATGCTATTCTTTCAAGGTAGATTTGACGAAATGCCTGAATACACAAAACATAGACAGTTTGAAGATGGCTATTTGATACCTTATGGCAATAAACAGATTGCGGCATCAAAGTTTTACGAAGATATGCTTAATAACCATAATGTGTGGCCTGTAATGCCTGAGGCAAAGGTGTATAGTTGTTATAATGATACGCTGCACCTTAAGAATGATTATTGCGGCACGTTTGACATGTTATTCGCAGCAAGGGGAAAAGATGGTATTATAAAGCCATTTTTAGCAGACTGGAAGACAAACGCATCATTGACAAATTCATACAATAGAGCTTATGGAAAGATGTTATTGCCGCCATTTGATAATATGGTTGACGAATCACTGTCTCACTATACATTACAATTAAGCCTGTATTCATTGTGTCTTGAACAGCTTGGATATAAAATGACACATAGGATAATCGTATGGCTTAAAGAAGACGGAACGTATGATAAGATACCTGTTGATGATGTTACTGACACGTTGAAAGATGTGATTTAGTCATAAAAAGAGCAACCGGATTAAAGTTGCTCTTTTTGTTTTGAGAATATGTTTAATGCTTCTCTTATTGCATCGTCCATGTCATAATACTTATAAGCGCCAAGTCTGCCACAAAATATCATATTAGGAAACCTTTCCTTTGCCAATTCCTTGTATTTTTCATATAATGTGTTATTCTTATCATCATTAATTGTATAATAAGGTTCATTGTCTCCATTATATGGTCTTGGGTATTCTTTTGTTACTATTGTGTAGCTTTTGTTTGTATCATTGAAGTGTTTATGTTCAATCGTTCTTGTATATTTGACTTCATAATTGGCTTCATTAATGACAGCAAAATCTTGATAGTATTGCTTTTCTAATTTCTTTGTGCTGAATTCAAGGCTTCTATATTCAAGCTTTCCAAGTTCATAATTAAAGAATTCATCAATTGGCCCTGTATTATATATTATATCATATGTGGAGAAATCAAAATCTTTGGTTACCTTTATTCCGGTTTTTCTTTTTGTGCCCTGTAATAGTGATTCTATTAAGCTTGTATATCCTTCAATGGGAATACCCTGGTATGTATCATCAAAATAATCATTGTTGAATGTTTTTCTTAATGGTAACCTCTTGAACACATCTTTATTTATTTCATCGATTGATTTCCCCCATTGTTTTGAACTATATCCATGGAAAAGAGCCTCGTGAATCTTATCAATGTGTTCCTGTTTTATATCATCTGGATTTGATATGTTAAAGAACTCATTGAATGTGTTCATGTTTATTGGCAGACTATAGAGCTTGTCATTATATCTTGTTTTAACCTGATGCCTGTAGTTATTGAAATGCACAAATTGGTTAACAAAATCCCACACCTCTTTGTCAGAAGTGTGGAATATGTGTGCACCATATTTATGAACACATATACCATCAATATTTTCGGTGTATATGTTTCCACCAAAATGGTCTCTCTTTTCTATAACCGTTACTCTATCGCCATTATCCTTGTGCTTTTTGGCTAGTGTAGCCCCAGTTAAGCCACTTCCTATTACTAGTATATTTTTCATCTATGTTAACGTTGTTGTTATATAAATTACCAACTTCTGCTTTATAGCAATTTTCAACGCCAAACTTTTGCCTATAATAAAGTTCTGTTAACCATTCCAACAGGAACCCTTCTAGCCTGATTTGCCACTCAAAACCAAATGGCATGTTATGTATATATGGATTCTTCTCCATTTTCTTCTTCACATCCTCATTGTTTTTATAACCCTGAAGCTTGTCAAAATGGTCAAGAACACTGAAACACATTTCGCACATCTCAAGAAAATCTTCTTTTTTCATTGCGAAGATATTGCAAGCATATTGATAATGGTCATTTAAAAGGTCGTTGAATGTATACCAATACTCTGGCGCAACATATTTAACACATTTAATAAACATGTCTATATCATCACTTGGGTGGTCAAAATACATACCCCTTTTGTTATAAATCCTATCGTCATTTGTGTGGTCAAACGGTTTCTTTACAATTGCGCCACAACTGTCAATTATTTGCGGCATAAACCTCTCACACCCAACAAATTCCGTGAAATATCTCCTGTAATGCCCAAAGCAAATGTAGTCTGGTATCAATTCTGGGTGGTTGTACAAATATCTCATACCACACCCTTCACCATAGCAGACGTTGTGTGATTTTGTAAACTCATCATCTGATATGTCGATGATTTCATTTGTTTTATAGGAAATACCCTTATTTTGAGCCAAAATAACATATTTCTTATCTTCTGGGATGAAGTTTTCAATTGGCTTATGGGCGCACAAGAACACTTTTATATTATCTGTCTTGAGGCAGTTTATTTTTTCAGTTTTTCTCCACCAACTTCCCTTAAAGCAATGCTGTGCAAAGCATTCATCACTAGAAACGCTGAAATATTTATCAACATTCAATATGTTTATTGTTTTGTCATCCTTAATTTCATTTGATAGTTTATTGATTGGATTAAATTTATAATCAGACCAGCACCATTTCATAATAAGGGGAGCAATTGTATTTTTTTCAGTTGTAAAGTGCTCGTCACAATTATTATAATAGTCTAAAATCTTTTTGAAAGCATCATCCCCCTGTTCACATCCAATAATCGCAGCATCAAGATAGTTGTTGTAACGGTAAGTCCATTCCTTTGTTAGAATTCTTTTTAAATTAAGCAATTCATCGAATGATTTGTAAACCATCACATCACAATCCAGGTATATGCCGCCATAATTGTAAAGAGCCCAAAACCTAACATAGTCTGAACAAAACGCATACTCATTATGCTCTCTATGCCATTTTGTGAATTCACAAATGTTCCAATCAAATCGTTCATCATTCCAGTTTATGAACTCATAATCAGGAAGATGTTTCTTCCAGCTTTCCAAACACGATTTAATGTCTTCCGGCATGTTTTCTTCACTGCTTATCCAGCAGTAGTGTATTATTTTTGGTATCATAAAATATTTGTATTTACACTCATAATTGGCATTTTTGCCTGTGATTTACAACACCCATCAATCCAAGATTTATGGCGATAAAAGGTGTCTGTTAAATATTCTAGCAGAAAACCCTGAAGTCTTGACTGCCAATCTACCTTATCTATATTTAATTTCTTTTCCTGACTTAGTTTTTCCATGTGTTTTCTCACATCTTCATTGTTTTTATAACCCTGTTTCTCATCGAATCTATCAAGTACCCTGAAACAGAATTCACACATTTCAAGGAAGTCATCCTTTTTCATCGCAAAGCAGTTGCAGTAATAACCATTTTTATCTTTAAGAAACTCATTAAAAGAGTCCCAATATTCTGGAGCAACTTCTTTTACACACTCAATCAAAGCGTTTACATCCTCTCTTGGGTGGTCGTATCTCGCCACAGCCTTGTTATTTATCCTAAAATCTGTAGTGAAATCAAGCGGAGTATTTATTATCGCATTTTTCCTGTCAATAAATTTAGGCATTGAGTTTTCCATTCCGATAAATCTTACGAAAACCCTTCTATAGTGGCCGAATCCAATATAATCTGGTATTAAATCTGGGTGCTTATATAAATATCTCATTGCAGCCCCTTCACTATAACAAACATTGTGGGTTTTAACAAATTCATCTTTTGATATGTCGATTATTTCATGAAAGTTGTCATTGCAGGAGTTATCAACATTTCCTGTTACATCCAATATAACATATCTTTTATTTCTTGGCAAAAAGTTTTCAATCGGTTTGTGAGCGCATAAAAATATTTTGAAATTGGAGTGTTTAAGAAAATTTTTGATTAAATTGGTGTGCCAACTATTTTTAAAATTATGTTTGGCAAAAACATCCTCACTATCGCTATCGAAATATTTGTTAACGTCAAGGAAATATATCTTGTTTTCATCATCTTTTACATCTTCCAGGGAATAAACAACTTTTTCCTTGTAATTTTTATCGATAACGCTACGCATTACATATGGAGACACAACAAATTTATTTAAATCAAACCTCTTTTTCGTTTTATTATACCACTCAATAACTTTACCAAATAACACATCGCCCTTTTCACAACCCATTATTGCTGCCTCTGGAAAGTTGTTTTCTTTATAATATATTTCCTTTGTTAAAATTCTTTTTAAATTAAGCAACTCATCAAACGATTTGTAAACCATCACATCGCAATCTAGGTATATGCCACCATAATTGTAAAGAGCCCAAAACCTAACATAGTCAGAACAGAATGCATATAAGTTATTTTCCCTACAGTGTTTTGTGAATTCACAAATGTTCCAGTCAAAATTTTTGTCATTCCAATTTATGAACTCATAATCAGGAAGGTATTTATGCCAACTCTCAACACAGGCTTTGATGTCTTCTGGCATGTTTTCTTCTCCACTAATCCAACAATAGTGTATTATTTTTGGTATCATATATAATGTTATGTCTATACAATAATATATACTGTTTTTTCAAAATTAACCAAATTTATCAAACTTTTTTCCTAATTCAGATTTTTTTAGTACTTTTGCAATGAATTTAATATGAAAACGTATGGATAAATCAACAAGAAAAAGAGACATGGAAATTGAAAAAGCCATTGCAAAGTTTTGTGATAAGCATATGTATTGCAATGGCATGAGTTTCAAAAGGTGTGATGATAGTAAACTACAAAGAAGTGGTATAGATGGTTACTTGACAATACCATCACTTGGGATTGAGCATGAGCCGGCTGACGAGAAGTGTTGCACACATTACGTAAATCTGGCATTGTCAACATACGTAATGGAACTCTCACAAATAACAAGAGAAGGCGAGGAAGTTGATGGGTGGTTTCTTGATAAAAACAGCAAAACTAAATATTATATAATAATGTACCCACATGCAGAGGTTCAAATGTATTATAGATTCAATAATAATCACAATAAAAAAGAACTTCTTCCAGAGTGGGTTGATATCACAGAAAAAAATATAACAGGAATTGAATACTATATCATTAAAAAATCCAATATAATGAAATATTTGGAAGAAAAATGTGGTTTTGATGAAAAAAGATTAAGAAACGGCGTAAAATACCTAAGAGAAAATAAAGAAGTAGATTCTGTCCCAATAGGACATGGGGTTAAATTCGATAAAGTAAAAATACAAGAAAGCCCAATTAATTTATGCATAGAAAGATGGGTGTTTAACGATATTTGCGAAAAACATGGATTTGCAAGCAAATTCGACAATGAAAGAAACAAAAATTAGTGTGGCAATATTTATTATTATAAATAATACCATACATGTTAGACCAATATTATGATTCATATGGCTATAAGCCTTCAGAAGCGTTTATAACAACAGCAGAATTAAGAGACATTAAATTCTCTCCAGTTACACGTGTTGATAGAAAACGCACTGAACTCCAAGCATTCTTTAGCGAACAAGGACAAGAAATTATCGATTTGAGACAGTCACCACTGTTACTGAAACAACCGGTAACAAGAGGACATGATTATGCTAACGATTATTTAACCCTTGAAATACTTGAAGACGGAACTATTAGTTTCTCTCTTGATGATAAAACATCAAAAGAAGATTTTAAGAGTTTCAGCTACTCATTAGATAATGGAAAAAACTGGTTTACCACTGTTAACACACATGATGGTGGCGGTGGCTGCGGTGGCGGTGGCCGAACAGGTGGTGAGGATGGCAAAATTCTAGATTTGCAAGTTGGAACCAAGGAAAATGATACCAAACAAGGTGGTTTCAACGATGATGAATACAGAATGTTTGAGGACTGGTTTTTTGACAGTGGCTTGTTAATGGCCGGAACAGACCATATTGAGGTTTCCATTGATGTATCTGCTGGTGATAAAATATTGTGGAAAGCAGATTCAACACGTTATAAGGATTCTTATTTTAAGTCAACTTGTAAATTCAATGTATCCGGAAATATAATGTCAATGGTTTATGGGGATGATTTTGTTGGAAAAACAACCTTCCCAACCGATTCTACAATAATTAGTGGCTTATTTGTATTTACCGATGTTGTTGATGCCTCAAAATTAATATTACCAGCAACAAAGTTAACAGAGTATTGTTATGAAGGAATGTTTTATAGATGCGAATCTTTGGTAAAAGCTCCAGAATTGCCAGCGAAAGATGTTTCTATATTATGCTATAGGGAAATGTTCAGGGGATGCATATCACTAACTAACGCGCCAAAACTTCCAGCAACTACATTAGCCGATGAATGTTATGCATATATGTTTAGTGAATGTGAATCTTTAATTAAGGCGCCAGAATTGCCGGCAACTAATTTGGCTTATGCGTGTTATGGATGCATGTTTGCTGATTGTACTTCATTAACTAAGGCACCAGTTTTGCCAGCAACAGAGTTGTCTAATTGGTGTTATTGCGAGATGTTTGCTGGTTGTACTTTATTAACTAAGGCACCAGAATTACCAGCAACAACTCTTGCGGATGGGTGTTATTGTGTTATGTTTGCTGATTGTGAATCCTTAACAACAGCACCTGAACTGCCAGCAACAACATTAACAGAGGCATGTTATGGTGAAATGTTTGCAGGTTGTAAATCATTAACTACCGCCCCTGAACTTCCAGCTACTACGTTGGCAGATGGATGTTACTATGAAATGTTTGTAGGTTGCGCATCATTAACTACTGCACCTGAACTTCCAGCAACAACATTAACAGAGGCATGTTATGGTGAAATGTTTGCAGGTTGTACATCATTAACTACCGCCCCTGAACTGCCAGCTACTACATTAGTAGAAGGTTGTTACGAATATATGTTCTATGAATGTGCGTCATTAAATTATGTCAAGTGTATGGCTACTGAATTCGGTGCGGATAGCACAATAGATTGGTTAGTTGATGTAGCTGAGACTGGAACATTTGTCAAGAAAGCTGGTGTTGAATGGGATGAAGGTGAAAGTGGAATTCCAGATGGTTGGACAGTTGAAGAAGTATAATTAAAAAAAAAGAACCACTTCAATGCGAGGTGGTTTTTTTCATTCACATTTCACGAATGTATATCCTTCAATTGAGTCGATTTCTCCATTAAGAACTTTATGGACATAATAATAAGTAAGGTCCAAATCTCTTAGGGCATCAATTATGAATGGATAATGTTTATAGAGTTTGTTTGTTCCGGCAATGTAACAATCAATACCTTTATTTTCCCTATCTTCATATTTACATTGAATCTTCTTCCTGGGGAAATATTTCTTTAATTCAACATTATGCTTCAATGACCACTTATATAGATATGGGTGGTTTTTGTAGAACTCCTTTACATTCTTGTAATATTGGCTCTTTTCTTCAATCTCTTTTATTCTCTTGTCAAATGGTATCATAACATAAAATAAATATAAAGAAATTTAAAAAATGTTGAATATTTAATAAAAATGACATAAAAAAAGGTGAACCTTAATTGATTCACCATTATTATTTGCAATTAATTTGTTTCTACCAATTTTCTCCACCATTAATTGGTGTGTTGTGTGCATTACAATGTAAGAATTGTTCTGCTTCTTCGTAAACCTTATTTGCCCACTGATATAAGTCAAATGCAGCCCTATCGTCTACATCTTCAAAGTCACTTTCATTTTTGCCCTTAACCATTTCTCCACAAGCAGACATAATTGTTTCTAGTGGCTTTGTATCACCCCACCAAACATATTCCTCGTTTAAAACCTTATTTACAGATTCTTTCACAATTCTATGAAGGTCACTCTCTGTTAATCTAATTACTTGTTTATTTTCCATATTATAATAGTATTTTATTTATTGATTCAATTCCCTAAGTATTTTCTTAATCGACTCATTTATAACCCGATGAAGGTAATTTTCAGTTAGTTTAGTTTGTTTTCTTATTGATTCACTCAAACTTATTTGACACCTGTTCAGATAGATTCTGTTATTTGGCGACATTTGTATTGTTCCTGTTACGTTTAGTTTTTGTCCTTCAGTAAAATCAATTCCAAACTTATTTCTATCCGTTCCATATTCCATTGTGTAGATTAAGAAGTCAAAACCATCATCTGTTGTTACTATGATTGAATTTTGGAAAACTTTTTTAACTGTTACATTACAATTTCTAAGTCTTTGTCCAACATCATAATTATTTTTCTGCATTGATTGTTGGATTTCATTTTCTCCAATATTTTCTATTTTTGGCCTGTCAATAACTGTAAATTTACTGTCTCTACGGTTATATTTGCTATATGGTCCTGAAATTGAAATTTTATCACCAACAGATACGGTTGGTGTATCAAATTCATACCACATAATACCGTATTTTTCTTCTCCGTTATATGTGTCGGAAGCCTTTGCCATTATAATGTTATAGGTTTTAACCTGGCTTACTTTTATAACTGTACCATAGAATGTCTTATAGCCTCCAAATTCACCATATGGTATGATGTTACCATTTTCATCAGCAACTTGATTTCGTACACGTAGTGTGGCGAACCTGAAATATTTGTTTAGAGCATATGGAATAACCCACTTAGGAACCTTGCGAAACGAATCAACGTTACCACTTGTAAATGCGAGTCCGAATGCCTTTATCTTTTGGTCAAAATCACTGGAATAATCGTCAATGCTTTCAAAGAATGAATGGGCGTTTGCTATAAAGTCGTTGTATTTGTTGTCTATTTCATTCTTATTTTTTTCAAAATACTCATTGAATTCATCCGTATTTATCATACCATATGCAAGCTCATATTTAAACTTGGTGGCAGTCAGAATGTTTGATTGCATCATAGAGGCGATAATTTTTTTCATCATATCTTCCTTTATGTTAAAATCATCATTCTTTTGTGCAAAAATCTCACCAATGTGGTCAAGACCCACCATGAAATTTTGCAACTTATTTATGATGTCAATACCAAACGCTTTTTGCGCACATGTTCTACCATAATAATGCAACTTATCATTTTCGTCCATGAAAATGAAATACAAATCCCTGCTTGATTTTCTTCCACAACTATCACACCTCAAATTTGAACTTGTAGATTTAAGATAATTCGCTAACTCAATATTGCTTGCAAATTCATCTGTGAGTTTAACATCAGCATATTGCCCACCACTTTCTTCTGAATTGATAAATGGAACAACCATTCCAACATATCTCAAACCACCAAGCTGGTATCCAGATAACTCGAAAGACACTCGTGTGGTATATCCAGTTGCTTTAAATTCACCAATCTTAATATATTTATGTGTGACGCCTGGTACGGGTCTTGAGTCTAATAATTTGCATGATGGGTGGAAATCATATGAACCATTTCCATATTTTTGTTCACACCATGGCCTTAATTCTTTTTCCTCTTCTTCTGCAATATTTCTCATTCTTGGATTTCCAGTCGATGCATTCATAGATGGAATGTTAAATTCAGCACAAACTTCACACACATACTCCACTGGCTTAATTTGAGTGTGTTGCATCTGGATATTCTCATCAAGATTGTTCATCTTGCTCTCGAACGCATTTAATGTGTCATCAAGGTGGTTTTTCATTATTTCCAACCTGTTTTGGACATATTTTTTCATGCTTTCCATATTGTTTACATCAACACCGTTTTGTGGAAGAATTTCCCAATTGCCATTTTCATGGTTTTTATGAAATATGCCAGCAAGTAGGGAGCGTTTTATTGTCATGTCCTTTGTGTTTGTAATGGCCTCATTTTCACCATTATTCCACACATTTTCTTCTCTCAATAATTGTCCAACAGACTTTTTTACAATAACCCTCAAATCATCTTCTGTAATCCTGATTCTTTTCATATTATATCTTTAATTTGATTTTTTATTTTTTCTAAAAGACTTTCCGTATCTATTCTTTAAATAATTTTCATTATGTTCAAGCTGGTCTTTCACATATTGTTTCCACTCTTCAGGTGTCATTCTTTCCTTTTTCTTTTTATTGTCTTCCATTTTACCCTTGTAATTATCACTTGTCCATAAACCGAAATCATTCATTGGACCCTGGTGGAAATATGTGTCTTTTGCCATATCATAGAATCTATCGCTTCTTGTTTTATGGTTCCAACCATTAGCCATTCTCCTTTGTGCGGTCTTCTTGTCGACTTCACCACCCCAAGTAAAACCATAGTTAGGGTTATGTGGGTCACCCCTGTCTATACCTACGAGGAGGCATGAGCCGTCATTGGCTTTATATGTTACGAAGAACGCCTTCATGTCCCAATCACTTCTTTGTCTTGTGTATCTGTCTGATGCTTTCAGTTGTTGCATTTTTTCAAATGCTTGGTTTTCTGCCTTTGTGACTTTGAATTCAGGCATTTCATATGTAAGTCCTTGCTTTTCGCACCATTTTTTGTTTATTTCCTCTCTTCTGAGTTCTTCATCGGTTAGTGGTCGTTTGATATCCTGAAACTCTTCTGTATATAATATATCCTTATCTTTAACATCACCAAGTCCTGGTTGTGAGACACGTTTATCCACCAAACCGTCATATTCAGGTTCGGTATAGATTCTTTTTACACCACCGTGTTGAGAAAACCATTGCCTTAATTCATTTGATTTAAAACCTTCGTTTAATGTGTTTAATACACCACGAACGGATTCCTTTATGATGTTATGGAGTTGTGATTCTGTAATCCTTACAAGATTCTTAGCCATTATTATTATCTATTTAAATATAAATATCTTTAATCAACTATTTATTGATATAATATGCGTTTCAAATGAATTTCTTTATAAGACATATAGATGACACATCAATACCAGGAAGTCAGAAGGTATTGCCAATTTTATCAATGATGGTCATAAATGACGGAAGGCATGATTATCATAAATTCCATGAAATGATACAGAATGCCGATATAACATTTTCAATGACCGATACTGAAAATGGTGTTTATAAGGTTGCAAATTCTCCAGCATTCATTAAGAAACTTGATGATACATGTTGTCAGGACCAATTCCTTGTTTGTTATCAATTTACAAAGAGGGAAATACAGACACCAGGAACATACAGAGGATTCTTCACAATAAAATTCGGAGAAGACCTCAAGAATGATGATTGTGAATATCCAAATGGTGTATTAAAAGTTCCAATCAGAGACGAACTTTACATTATTGTGGAATAAGGGCGAAACCATTATCAACCTCCTTTTTGCCATTCTCATACTTAAGCCAATTGCCATCCACAAAATAGTAATTGGCTTCTGTTTTTCCATATTCAGCAAAATCAGAATAATATTCAGGATTCTTTGTATATAACCTCTTTCTGAAGTTATCATATAATTCCTGGCACAAGAATGGTGGTTTAATCTTATCAGCCTCGTTTGAGAATGTTATTGACATTAACAACTCATCACCATCATTGTGCTTAAGATAATCCCTGTAATAAGATAGGCAACGTTGATATAATTTTATCCACTCAATATGGTTCTTGTACATAAGATATGCTGGATGATTTTTCTCTTTTGTTTTACCTTCTGCCATATCAATCATCCATTGGCATTCCAAAACTTGCTTGTTAAGCCTTTTTGGGTCTAAAATCTTTGCTGTCTTATATGGCGAATCAATAATGAATATTGTCATACTATTTTGTATTCTACCTCGTCTTTTTTAAGAATTTCCTCTATATCATCAATATTTTGTTCAGTAACTTTCTCGCTATCTATGAGAAGGATTCCATACATATTCATTCCAATGATGTATTTCATATAATCGTCGAATTGTTCACTAACGAAGCTTTCGATATATCCATCATCATTTGTTGTTACGATTTCCCAATAAGGCATATCACAATTGTAGTCAATCCATTCAATTGCATCCATTTCAGGGTCTTCTGATGTGCCATCAGCCTCATATATCTTTGCGAGATGGGCAACCATAAGAAAATAATCATAAACGATTTTACCCTCATCAGATATTCCGATTATTGCGTCAATATAATCCGGGTCAATGCAGAATTTGACCTCATCATAATCAGAGTCTTTAAGGAATTTTTTTAACTCCTCAACGTCTTTGAAATTACATTTAAACATAAAATTTATCTATTTTTCGCTGCAAAAGTACTAAAAATATTTTAAATGAAAAAAATAATAGAACAAAAGTTTAGTCTGATTGACTATTTATATTATAATAATGTGCTATTGAATAATGTCAGTAAAAAATAAAATTACGGTTCAACTTTTAAGAAGTCACGAAGTCATTCATGACCCATCCTCTGAAATTAGCCGTCATTTTGGCGGTAACAATCGCCCTAAAACCCCTAATGTTAATGATTTGGAGTTGGGTGAGGTAACACTTAACGTGGCTAAGAATTATGAGATAATTGGTATTAAGAATAGTAATGGCGAGTTTGTTTATCTTCCGTTTAATCTTGCGGTAAGAATGTTAGATGCGGAGGATAATATTGATAATTTAACCCAATTTGCGATAACCAATATAAATGCCTTAAGTTCATCAACAATTTCTCTTTATAATAACCTTGAGGAATTTAAGGTTGAAATTAGAAACGAATTAACACAACAAACAACCAGACTTGATAATAAAATCAACAATTTAAGTTCAAACACCTTTACGGTTATAGGTGATTTGAAAACACAGGTTGATGATGATTTCGATGCGCTTAATGACAAGATAAATTCATTGAGCGGTTATATGGGCGGTGATGTGAGCGCGTTATATGATTATGTGGATGAAAGAGACGCAGTATTACTGAACAAAATAATCGTTTTAAGCGGAGAAACAAAGATTTTTAGCTCAAACACAATAACAGCAATAGACGAGCTTAATTCAAGAGTTGACTCAGCAAGCGCATATACAACAACGGTTAGCGGAAATCTTTATACATACATAAATGAAAAAGATGGTGAAATTATTGATAGACTGAATAATTTCCCATTATCAGCAATATCTGACATACAACTTGTTGATAATGAATATTTCTATGGGGAAATAGATAGAAGCGAACCACAAGATTCTTGCTATATCCAAACACTTGTTGATGGTGTACTTGTTACATTACATGGAGATTGGCAACCTGATGGGGAAAATCTAATATGGGAGATTTCAGATTATCAAGTTATTAGCGGAACACCACAACACATACCAGATTTAACACAGCCGGTAACAGCAGACACAGAGGAAACACAAGTTACACATTTGAGCTTTGTTGACACAAATGGAGATGTGCTTTCGCTTAACGCAGAAGCAGCACACCTATCATGTTCGACATATACGTTACACGCAACCGCAACTGGTCAAACATCTCAAACAACAAGTGAAATGGGGAACCATAAAATATCACTTGATTATGAAAACATAGCATCAGCATATTATGTGTATGTTCCAGATGCACCAGAAGACCTTGAAGTTTATTTTTATGACAACATTACAAGCTCAACACCAGTTAATCTTTCATTATACCAACCATATGATAATGTGTGGGAATTGCCAGATGGAGGAGCCACAACAAGTAGTGCAATAGCCCTTGTTTCTGCTAGCCACCAACAACCAATAATACTTGAAGCAAAGTTTTGTTCACGCGGTGGTGGTGGGTATACGAAGTCACAGATTACAATATGTGCCGGTTCTTTAGATGGTGGAATACCAGTTAGAGTTACAGATGAAGACCCGAATCAGGTATATGAGGTACTCGCAAAAGACGGTGACGTTTGGACAAACCAAGTAATCGGTGTCGCATCAAAAACAAGATACGGAATCGTAAAGGTTGGGGACAATATTAATGTTAGCGATGGCGTTATAAGTATTACCGTTGACCAGGAACCTGTTAGCGCAAGCACAAACCCAATCGCAAGTAGTGTTGTTTACAATATGGCTGAGTCAATGAACACGCTTACAAATGAAGAAATGGATATATTGCTTGGTGGTCCATTACCAGTCTATCTGATGGATGAAAATGATGAAATGGTGCTTGATGAAGATGGTAACTTCATTGAATTAATCTAATTAAATAATAAAACAATAATAAAACAACCACTGAAGAATGTTAGTAAGAGCTAAAAAAATAGACGCAACCGCTGAAGAACTTAATACCCTGCTTCTTGAGGATACCGATAACGGGGTTATCGATACTCTTCCGGAAGTCTTTGAGTATCTTCAAAACGGAGGCGGTGGTGGAAGTGGCTGCACAATAAATTCAATCCCAGATGCGGATATTGATATAATATGTACATAATTTTTTAAAAACAATTCAATAAATATGGCAACAAAAAAATATTTAGACGAACAAGGGTTACAAACCCTATGGGCGAAAATCAAACTTAGGGCTGATGGGAAAATAGTTGTTTCAAGTTCAAGTACTGGAAAGACGGATACTCACCAAGTAGTCTTAAACCCATACCTAAATTTTGTTCAGAATGATTCAGTAAAAAGCCATCAGCAATTCTCTGGTGCTGGATATACCGTAATTTCTGGTGAAACAGGTAAGGTGACGATTAGAACCGACATACCGGAAGCAACCCCATCAACAGAGGGTGTCGGTGGTTCTGCCGGTTTGATGTCAGCAGAGGATAAGGAAAAGATTGACCAGCTTGCTGGTGGTGGTTCTTATGCACCAAATAGATTGGCAAATGGTGCAACATCTGGTGTTGTTTATACAACAAGTACTATTAATAAAGACAACGTACTTTCAGCTTATACAGCAACACCAATCAAAAATGGTATTCCTTACTATCAGGACATTCATGCAACATATGAAGGCCACTACACACCAGACAGCCCAACGGCAACACCAATAACATTAACTGCTCATGGCGCATTTGCTAGTGGTACAACCTATAGCATCCCAATGGATATCTCGCTTGGTCTTGACGGTAAGGGCCACGTAATTAATATAACAGGAAACACATACGTTCTTGGGCGAGTTTCAGGTTCAACAGAGACAAATGGTGGTGGCATGGGTCTAATGACCGTTGCTGACAAGGATAAACTGAATAGTATTGAAGCCGGTGCAACAGAGGGAACAACACTTGCCGGACACTACACACCAGATTTCGACCACGAAATATCAGGTAGTGAAACAGAAATTCCACTATCAGTGACAACATCAACGACCACAACAACCGGTAGTGTGGTGACATCTGTAACAGTAGGTAGAGATGCAAAGGGTCACGTTTTGGGTGTTTCTGCTAACACGATGACCCTCGGAAAAGCATCCAACACCACATTTGGTCTTGTTTCAACAGATAGTACCATAACAGCATCTACTAACGGTCTTACGGCAGCGCCAATTATTAGTGGCAAGGTTTATTATAAATCTGGTGTTAACAATGCAGATGAGCACTACACACCAGTAACAGGAAGTGGTCTATACACCGTAGACACATCAGGTGCAACGCCAACAACATATGCTGGATTGAGTGCAGATACTGGAGTAACTGTTGTAGACAGAGTTGGTGTGGTTTATGATTCAAAGGGACACCAGATTAAAGACTCAAAAATACTTGCAACAATTTCAATACCAAATGCAACCAAAACTCATGGTGGTTTATTGTCTTATGAATGGGCTCAAAAATTATCTAGTGTTGCATATAGTGCACAGGTTAATACAATCGAGTCAATTGTTGTTGGTAATACAACATTTGGTCCAACAGGTCTTACAAACAAACAAGCAGACCTAACATCGGCAATTACTGACCTTATTGATGCAGAAGTTGCAAGCGCAGTAACACCTAAGGGAACAAAGACATTTGCACAACTCGCTGGAATAACAATGTCTGAGGCAACTCTTGGAGATATGTACAACATTTCCGATAGCTTTACTATTGATAGTAGATTCAAGGAATATGACCCGGACAACCCAAAAACATACCCAGCAGGTTCAAACGTTGTATGTGTTGAAGATGATTCCACAAACCCAGTATCATACAAGTGGGATGTGATGGGTGGTTTTGTTGACTTATCAAGTTATGCCACAAGCAGTTGGGTAACCACAAACTTTGTTGGTACAGGAACCACTGAATTTGTTAGGGAAAGTGAAATGAGTGCGATAACAGATGCGTTTATTAATGCCCTAAGTTAGCTTGAATAATAAGCATTTAGGGCTATATATTAAGAGAGGAGAAAAATCAATATGATTCAATATCTAGACGATACTGGCTTAACCACACTATGGAATAAAATTAAGTCGACATTCTATACAAAGACGGAGCTTGAGAATGTTGTGTCTCACGAGGCATCAGCAGGAACGGCTCCTGAAGGTGGTTATGGCAATGACATAGAGGAAATCCTTGATGCGGTACTTGGAGAAGACACACTTCCACTGCAAAGAAAGGTTGTTGTCGAAAGTGCAAGCGGCACCACGCTTAGTGCTGCCACCAGTACCTATTATAAATTTAATAATGAAGTTGGAACGCTGGCAATAACATTGCCAGCACCAACAGATTTGACGCACCTGACAAGTGTTGTATTCGCATTTACCACAAGTTCAAGCCCTGGTGTAACATTTACAGCAACCGAAATCGATGGAAATACACCAGACATATATGCACAAGACGGTTTTTCCATTGAAGCATCCACAACTTATGAAATCAATGCAATTTTTAATGGCGAATCTTGGGTTCTTGCAGCAATCGTAATAAGCTCAACAACAATTTGAAACCATGATTACGCTGGATAGGAGAAGAGAATGCAAGTTAGTTCCATATGAAAAACAATATTTAACGTTTGAAGCTTTAGAGGATGCTACGTTTAGTATTCCGGCTTCCACATATTATAGTTTAAATGGTGGAATTACCTGGACATCATTGGCTGCAAGTACGGCAACTCCCACACTACACTCTGGAGAGAAAATTCTTTGGAAAAAGACAGCGTCATCAATAAACACCACATTCACGGCAACTGGTACATTCAAAGTTTATGGTAATATAATGTCTTTGATATATGGAGATAACTTTGTAGGCAAGGTTACATTTACGGCAAATAGTGTATTCAATAACTTATTTAAAGGAAATACATATGTGGTTGATGCAAGTAATCTCATACTTCCTGCAACAACATTGAGAACAAGTTGCTATGCCAATATGTTCAGTGGCTGTTCTTCTTTAGTGCACGCCCCAAAAGAATTACCTTCCGCAACACAAGCACTATACTCTTGCCAATCTATGTTCATAAATTGTTCTAACCTTACAGAAACACCATTCATGCCATCTTTGACTCTAGGCTCTTATTCGTATTCAAACATGTTTAGGCATTGCACCAAATTAAATTATGTTAAGTGTTTAGCAACACAGTGGGAATCAAATTCAACATGGGTGTGGTTGGATAGTGTTGCAAGTAGCGGAACGTTTGTAAAAAATGTAAACGCAACATGGGGTCGTGATGGTAGCGGAATCCCAAGCAGTTGGAACGTAATTAATGATATGAGGGATTATCTACCGGCTGGCTATAAACAAGTAGAATACATTGAAAACACAAGCAATGCATATATAAACACTGGTGTTCTTGCCTCAAGCGATATTCAAATGACATTAGACGTTTATATTCCAACAACGAATGCGAGTGTTAATAGTTATTTAATTGGTGGTTATCCTGTAGTAAACCAGGAAACACCAAGAGTCTGTTTATATAGGTTCAGCACAAACGCTATATATTTCACATATAACACCACATCAACTTCATATACAAGGGCAACAGGTAACCAGAGGATAAAAATTGAAATAAACAAAAACACATTTAAAATAAACAGCAATTTCGAACAGACCGTTGCAGAAGATACATTTACAACATCAACATATATTACACTATTAGGAAGTTCATGGATTAGAAGCATGAACGATTCTTATTCCGTCTATGGTAAGATATATGGCGCGACAATTGGTGATGTTAGGAACTTTGTCCCATGTATAAGCCCAGACAATGTGGTTGGTCTTTACGATATAATAGGTCATCAATTTTACTCAAGCCCAAATGGAACACCTTTTGTTGCTGGCAATGTTGTGAAATAAATTATTAATTTAAGCATTATGAGTGTAGCAAGCAAAGCATTAGAAATATTAGTAGCCAAAGATGATATTAAGGCTGCAATTGAATCAAAGGGTGTTACTGTTGGTAATGCCCCACTTGACCAATATGCAAATAAAATTGGACAAATAAGTGGTGGTGGAGGAGGATTTAGATGTACTAATAAAATGCTTGGAAACGGAGAGCTAATTTGGGCAGGAAATACTTCATATCAGTACACTTTTGATGGCACCCTTCAAGAAGCCGGTATAGGGCTTATAAGTAATTGGGGCGGTCAGCCTTTATCTTTGTCTAGTGAGGCGTCTCGTGTTTTTGTTAGTTACAATACTCTTTCTTTTTCAGATATACATACAGCATCTGGTGGTATATCTTATGATGGGCATCACTCTCCTTCTCTAATTTCATCATCTCTTACATTTACAGATGGAGAGTATTACAGTGTAACTGTTAGTATTGACAATACTGGAGTACTATCAACTCATCAAACCATTAGTGGCGACAGTGAATGGCAATATTGTAATTTTGTTATATTTTTTAGAGGTACTGATGGAACTATAGATTTTGATATAGTACCAATGGCGTTAATGGGTGAAATGGATTAAACTAGCTGATAATAATATTTAAAAACTAATACTCAAGTAAAATGGGAGAAACTAAACAATATGGCATATTACAATCAAACAACAGATGAAAGTGTGGGATGTAATGTTTCAGATTACTGTGCAAGATTGATTAATAATATGGCATGAAACGGATTAAAATTAATCAATTGTTAAAACACTAAAAATTATGATTAATTTTGCTTGTATGATGTATTTATAAAGAAGAAGATAATTAGACATGACAATTGATTGGTTAAAAGATACGATAACTGGGGTTAAATTTTATCCCATAACACACGAAGATGCCGTTATTGACAGTAATGGCAATACCCTCTCGACAAAGATTAGTGTTATGGAGAGAACCACCAATAAGGTTACAAGCCTATCCAGTGGCAGCACACATACACAATACCCATCAGCAAAGTGTGTTTTCGATGCAATAAATTTGGTTAGTGGTTCTGTTATCTCATCTTATACAGGCCTCTCAAATCTTCCAATTTTAAACACAAATAACACTACTAGCTTAACTGCAAGTTCTAATGAAACAATAACTGGAACCATTAAGCTTCATAAGGTATCAAAGACTGGTAGTTATGATGACTTATTGAACAAGCCTACCATACCAACTGTTGGTGCGTTAACCACAACTGCAACAACCGCACAGGCAACTGCAAGTTCTGAATCATTTAGCAACGCAATTAGTTTGCACAAAGTTGCCAAGACTGGTACATACAGTGATTTGATTGGTACACCAACAATACCAACTGTTGGCACGTTAACCACAACTGCAACAACAACACAGTCTACGGCAAGTTCCGAATCATTTAGCAGTGCAATTAGCTTACATAAAATATCAAAAACAGGTAAATATGGTGATTTGCTTGACAAACCTACGCTTGGTACGGCTTCATCAAAACCTGAGGAATATTTTGCTGGAAGCGGCCACACTCATGCAGTTACTATAACAGCAAGTACCGACAACCCACAGGTACAATTACAGGCCAATGAAACATATAAACTAACAGTCGGACAAAGTAATTGTACGTTTAAGACACCACCAGATACACACTATACAGCAACACCGGTTGCTGGTGTTCAGACAGCCACAACGAACGCAACCAGCGATGTTGCTGACCCATATGTTAACATTATTGAGAACAGCGCTAAATCAGGTGGCATACGAATTAGTGGTGCTGGTGGAACGAGTGTTAAAGCCAAAAACGGGGTTGTAACAATTTCAAGTGATGTCACACCACCTTCTGCATTAAGCTCGTCTTATGTGGCTGCAACTGACAGTTCCTCCCCTACTACTGGAGACTCATTTGAAACATCAATTTCGAAATTGCATGGATTGGCGAATTCATTAATTGCACATTCTGGCGATGTCGACGAATCGTTGGCAGTATTGTCTGGAATATCATTTGATGACGTGGTTGAGGTTTTGGGTTCCGACTGGTCTGCTGCTGATGAATTGGACCATGGTGTATATAAGGTTTTATTCCGTGCAAATAGTGGTGGCATAAAAGGCGGTGAACAAACTCGTGGGGTGATTACTATTGGTACCGGTGTCTTGGTTACTGGCGTTGATAACAACCAACTGAAACAAATTCTTGTATACAAAGGTGGAATACAATATAGACTATATACAGGAAGTTCTTGGCAATCCTGGCAGGATTTTTATTTAACTTCTGATGATATTAGCGGAAAAGAAGATGTTTCGAATAAAGTAACAAATCTATCAAGTGGCAGCACAGATACACAATACCCGTCTGCAAAATGTGTTTTCGATGCGATTAACCTTGTTAGCGGCTCAGCAATAACATCCTACGATTCATTGTCAAACAGGCCTAGGATTAATACAACGAATACAACTGCGCAAGCAACAAGTGGTGATGAGACACTTACCGGTTTGGTTAACTTACATAAGGTTGCAAAAACTGGTACGTATAGTGACCTGATTGGCACACCGACAATACCATCCGCACCAGGTACATTAAACACAAACGTATCAACAGCCCAAGCAACGGCAAGTTCAGAGTCGCTTAGTGGCACGATTAAACTTCATAAGGTTGCAAAAACCGGCACATATACCGATTTGTTAGACAGACCGACACTTGGTACGGCTTCGGAGAAAGATATTTCTTATTTTGCGCTTTCTGCCCACACACACGGCAACATTACAAGTGGTGGCACAATTACAGCCGACACAACCGTTGCAAGTGGTATGAAACTCGTAACCACGAACGCAAGTGGTTATGTTGTTCGTTCAAGCGTTACGTTTGGCACAGATGCGACAAAAGCGCTAACAAACAGTGGAACGTGGGCAAGTTTCCAAGCACCAATCACAAGTTCAAATAAATTGTCTTCTGATTTGGTTGATGATACAAACCACACAAACAAGTTTGTTACTGCCACACAAATAACGTCGTGGGAAAATCATGTTGGTGATAGTTCATCAAGAAGCCCGTCAAGTGGATTCTATAAAATTGGTGTATCACAATACGGTCACATTTCTGGTGTGACTGCTGTCACAAAATCAGATATTACAGCATTAGATATTCCTGGTCAAGACACAACAACTGAATCATGTTCTGATAACACAGACAGTAAAATATTCCTTATAGGAACCACGGCACAAACAACTGCTGGCGGGTCTTTAACAACATATAGCCACGACACTGCATATGTTGGTGCTGATGGTTGTTTGTATAGTAACAGTGCAAAAGTTGCAACTCTAGACTCAAATGGTAAAGTGCCATCAACACAATTACCATCATATGTCGATGATGTTGTTGAGGGATATTATAATAGTGGTGATGGAAAATTCTATTCTGGAAAAACAGGAAATACATATTCAGGTGTCATTACTGGTGAGAGTGGAAAGATATACATAGACTTAGGTGATAACAATAAATCATATAGGTGGGGTGGAAGCGCATATTCTGAAATCGTTGCAAGCCCAGGAACTACTGATAATGTACCAGAAGGAAGTACAAACCTTTATTTTACAAACCAACGCGCTCAATCTGCCGTATCTGGGCAATTAGCAACAAAGATAGACAAGGTAACATCAACTGATAATGCTG